CGGCGCCGTAGACGCCTTCGATATAGCCCAGAGCCAGCTCCTGGCGTTCCTCGTCGATGTAGCGGATGTGGCGGGGGTTGTCGGCGGCGGTGATGCGGATGTTCAGTCCCGGCAGAACTTCCAGGGTCAGACCATCCAGACGATCCAGCGGGAACACCTTGGGGGTCGGCGCGGACGGTTGACCTTCATCGATGAATTCGGACACGAGTTAACTCCCTTAATTGATGGTTTTGTTGGTGGGTTCGGTTTTGGTAGCAGCTTCGATCATGCGCTGACGATCCATCATGCGCAGCGCGGCAGCATGGTTGTAGTGGACGATGAGATACATGCCATCGATGAATCCACGTGCGAAGAACATGCTACCGTCAGGGTTGGCCGCTACACGCATCTCCACGCCAGTCAGCAGCTGGATGTAGCACGCCCAATGCAGCCACATCACGTAGCGATTGGTGACTGTCTGGATACCCACCGATTCGGGCAGCTCTTTCCAGACAGTGGCGTCCATGGCGGTATCGGGATCAGGCTGAAGTGGGACGCCGACGAACTTGGCACTCTCCAACTCCTGCCCAGTCACCGATCCGGGTTCGAGAAGCAGGATGCCGAAGAGCGCCCAGTCCATTCCGTCACGCGTTTCCATACCCACGTTGGCCATGCGGGTCATGAAACCCTTCTCGCCGTCGGGGTATGTCTGGAAGGCCAGATGCAGGGGACTGCTGTCGGTGATGCCCATCAGCCGTTCCTGCGCTTCTTCGGTCTTGACGCTGGCGGCCAGGAGGGACTCGATCAGGTAATCGGGCCAACGCTGTTTGCTCAGCACCTCCCACAGATCGTTGCTGCGGGAGAGATGGATGTCTTTTTCAGTCATGAGTTTACTCTACATGTCGAGTGAGGTGCATTTGTAAGATGGGGCGGGGCTGTATAGGAACAGCCCCTTCCAGGGACTTTTTACGTCAGTAATTCTCAGGATCGCGATCGCTCAGGATCGTCAAGATGACGTTTCCTTCCAAATCACGAGCGGCTTGACGGGAGAGCGCCACTTCCATCTTCGCACCATTGGCGCGATAGAAGACCAGCTCTTCGCGCTTGGACTTGACGACCATGATCGGACCGTTCGAATAGGAGTTGAGCGGATGGTTGTTTTTCTCGTCGAAAACTCCGCTCCCGTAAACACGGACCTCCACGCCGGGTTTATTGCGAATCAGCTCGGCCAGAGCGGTGTAGAACAGGACAGGCGGAACATCGCCTTGGCGAGGATAATTGTAATCGTGCGACACGAGTTTACTCCTGGTTGGTATTTTCGGAATCGCGAGCAGGTTCGTACCCGCTCGATTTGACGAGACCCGACTGATCGTCCTGAAGCAACGCAGCGGTCTCGCCAGACACCCAGATCGTGTGTCCGTCGAACATACGGTCACGAGAGACCTTCGACGTCAGTCCCATCTCGACCATGACCACTCCATCGACCCGGACGATGACCATGTGCTCAAAGAGCATGCAGAGCACCACGTCATGACCTGCAGCTCGCAAGGTACGAATCAGTGGCGCCATGAGCTCCAGACCTTCAGTGTCGGTGAGCTCTTTCTCCAACATCAGCGGTTCGCCTTCGCTGAAGGATCTCGGCTGCACGTACTCCCGTGGCGGGATGACTACCGGCTCCTGCTGGAACAGCTGGGCGTAGTGCAGATGGAATACACCCATCACGCCATCGCGGTTGATGAACACCGAGATACGCTCGGAATGATGGGTCGCCGTAACCAGCAGCTGACGCTCGACGGCCAACTTGATCAAGCGCTCGAAGACCAGTGCCGGCACGGCGGTGAACTTGGCCGGCGTACGCAGATCCTTGGCGTATTTGGAGATGGCCTTCATGACCTGATTGTTATCGTGCGGACTGATCTGGCCGTACAGGCCGCAGATGATGTCCGTCCAGGTCTGCCGGGTTTCCAGGTACATCGTCTCGTAACTGATGACCCGCTGGCAGGTTTCGAAATCCAACGCTACCGCACTGATGACGCTTTCGACGGGCGGCTCTTCATCACGCACCACGAACTTGGAAGTGACGCTGTCGATCGAATCGACCATGAAGCTCGGCTTCTGCGTGGTTTCCAGATTGTGGATCTGTGCGGTGGTGATACTCTCCAGATGAGCGCAGCGCAGCAGCTCCAGATCGTTGGGATCGAAGCCGGCCTCGAGATATGCCTTTTTCTGGGAGTCGTAGTGGAGCATCAGATGGCGGCGAGCGAAAGCGTCACTAACTTTGTTATTGTCTTGCACGAGTTTACTCCGGGGATTCGTCAGGGGGCGGTTTTTCGTATAGCGCGATTGAGGTGCATCAATCCTAGGTAGGAATAGATCCAGTTTACGACATATGTACCGCGAGCATAGCTGATTTGAAACTGCTGCTTCTCGGGATCGTGAGACACATGCAGTTTCTTATTGCTAATTACTTGTAACATGCGTTCAAAGATAACCAGGCTGTCGGGCACGACAATCTGCCCGTCAAACTCGGTGTGGGCGATTTCCATCACCGTTTCCAGGATCGAGTACTGATTCTCTCCCTCCATGTAAGGAAGGGTCTCGCCCACTTTTTCTGCAATTTCCGCCATCACTTCGAGCGCTTTCTGGCGATCACCGACCCAATACAAACGGTAAAAGATGGTGGGCGCCCCGTGTTCGACAAACTGAAGTTGCGTGGTACATTCAACCTGCAGATCCGATGCAGTGTCTTGCACTTTGAGTGGAGAACGAGTGGAGTCAAATAGCAAGGTCCCTCGGTCCGAGTTGTTGAGGATGTCGGCCATCGATTCGTGGGATCGAGCGAACAAATCAAAGTCCGCCGCAAGCATCCCTGACGACAACGCGCCACCGCGCTGCGTCGCATATGCGCGACGCAGCTGAATCCTGGAAAAATTCGATGTGTTCATGTATCGGTCTCGGCATAAACTCCCCTCCTGACGTGAGTCAGGAGGGGAGGGAAAGCTACAGTGAGGCAGCGTAGAAGCTATGGCCGTCGATGGTGATCGTTCGAGTCATGGCGCGCGGCGCCCTCAAACGTGCTTGACGGAACTGGATGCTGTCGCCTACCGGGTTTTCGACCCGGCCTTCCATGATGTCGATGGCGACCTTACGCGATGCTTCGTACATGGCCGGGTAGCGGATCTTTGCAGCCGCTTTGCCACAGGCCCAGGAGAATTGACAGCCGTGCTTGCGATCGTACGCAACGCCACAGGCGGTCTTGGGGTATTGAGGATGACCCATGCGATTGAGGACTACATAGCCCACACCAATCTGGCCAATCTCACGTTCGGAACGACTTTCGTGGTAGATCACATCGGTCAGACACCTGATCTCGGCAGCGGTCATGACGATGTTGGCTCTCTGATAGAGCGCAGGGTTCAAGGGAATGGTTCGCTCACGGACGGTCAGTTCCGGAGTCTTGATCGCCACTTCCTGTTGTGCGATGTGCGGGTACTGGATTTCCGGCTGGACGAACTCGGTCTTAGCTGTCGGCAGGAAATGAGGTTTGACGGTGGAGCAGGCGCTGGAGGTCAGGGTGAAGAGGGTAATGACCAGCAGCTTGGTGAAAAGAGACTTCATACGGGGATGACTCTAAAAGGGCTAGGCCCTACAGGAACGTCGTACTCGGCATCTCAGCTTGGCACTGACCTGAAGGGAGCGTTAAGGTAAACGCTAGTGACTCCAGTGGAAAGAGGGTGGAATTGTCGTATAACATAGCGGACGCATTAAGCGTCCGCCATATCCCATGCCAGGATCTCCATCATCCCATCGGGACGACGGACCAGACGCGGAACCAGCTTGAATTCGGCGTCTTTGATGACGGCCTTGGCGATGTTCTGCTTCGGTCCGTACAGCAACACGTCGGCCGACAGGTGTACGCCGTCGGGGCAGCGATCCTTGTAGCGGCGACGGATCTCGATGGCGAAACCGACCTGGGTATCATCGACGGTGTTCAGTCGAAGCTGCCAGGCCGAATCGGACATGTCCTTCGGACGGTACGGCTCATCGACCTCGCCGTAGATGGTGCGATCGACCTTGGTGTGACGCTCGATCAGGTTGAACAGCTCTTCACGGCGAATCATCACGCCGCGTGCTGCCAGGTCCTTGGTGGTGACGTCGAACGAAAGACGCGTGCGCGTCGGGCTGAGCTTTTCAGTCCTCATGCGGTGCAGTTCCCAGGTAAGTGACCTCAACGGGCATGACTCCGTCGGGGCGAATGAACAACCTCGTAGTGAGCGTAGCGTATTCCCGCAGGCCGGTTCGATCAAACTTGAAACCGTGGCCCGAAGGAGCAGCCACGCAGTCAGGTTCGACGCACAGTCGATAGAGGTGACGGCCCGCCATCAGCTCGAAATTGAACTTCCCCAGATAGGAGGGCAGTTCGATATAGGTCGGATGGTCGGACGGATGTGCAATGATCGGGCAATAGAACTGTTCGATGTTCTGGCGAGTGATCAGTTCCTCTTCCTGAGTCCAGAAGTAACAGAGCTGTTCGCTCTTACTGTCCAGGTTGAGATGCCCCCTGGGCCAGATCGTCAAATCTGGCCGCAGGTACTGGATGTTGCGCCCCGTCAGGCGAAACACGGCGCCACTCCCAACATGTCCAGCCGCTCGTTGAGCTTGCGGAACTGATCGGGGAACTGCGTGTACGCGTCACCGCGTTCACGACGGGCCGTCACGATGCCCAGGCCGCCATCGGGCGACCACTTACGGCGCATCAGCTTGTTGCGGTAGTGCTTGATCTCCTTCGCCTCGGCAGTGCCACGGATGGTGGCCAGGCGACGGTTGAAACGAGCACGTGCCTGCTCTTCGGTTTCCTGACGCGCGGCCGGCTTGGTCGGTGCTGCGGCGCGCAGACTGGCGAAGGCATTGCGGATCTTGTTCGATGCCATGTTGAATACCTCTAAAGGTCATAAGAAATGGATGGGTGTAAGAAAACACCCACCCTAGGGAGGGTTTACTCGGGGCCAGCCAGGCGGCCGGTGTCGGGACGGAACTTGCCGTAGCGGCCGTTGATCGGGTAGTACTTGTTGGCCAGATCGGTCAGTCGGGCGGCGGGAATGCCGTAGTCCGAGCTGACGCCGATCTTGGTGTACATCTGGGAGTTGTGGGTGTAGCAGTTGACCTCACCATCGCGGTAGGTCACCAGGACGATGTCGGAGCGAACCCAGCGTTTCTCGACGTGGGCGATGTCCCTGGCATGCTCGTTGGTCAACAACGCCGCCACGAAGGCGATGTTCGATGCCGGCTTGTGGGGACCGAGGCTGTCGTACATCTTGACGACATCACCGACCTGCGGAACGTAGTGGCTCGACAGACGATCGTCGATGTACTCGTTGAAGGCCGGCATGGCCGCTTCGATGCAGCGCTTCTGGAACATACCGAAAGCGCGGTCGATCTCGTTCAGTGCCGGCAGGACGTAGTCGTTCAGCCGTTCCTTGTCCAGCTCACCCGGCAAGGCCAGGCCGTCGGCATCCACCAGACGCAGGGTGTAGTGCTTCAGGCAGGCCGAGGTCTTGCAGCGATCGTCGTGGGTGGCAGCCACCTTATGCTGGATGCGCCCGTCCGACTTCAGGTGAAGCTTGACTTCCTCCCCGAACACGCCGGCGAGAATGGTGACCGCCATCAGCGAGTCGGTGATATCTTTCTCAAGTGCCATGCGTTGTTACTCCTAGAGTTCGCGGAAATGGACAGGGGTTTCGGTTTCGTACTGGGCGATGTCATCCGGCCAGGGCGCGGTAGCGTGGAGCAGGATGTCGTGACCCAGCTCGGCGCTGGGCAGACCCTGGACCACCGTGAAGTCGGCACTGATACGGTCGTCAGTGGCCTTGGAGACGGCACGCAGGATCTCCATGGGGGTCAGATCGAAGACGCTGTCCAGGAGCTCTGCGGTGGCCGCTCCGCCGCCCCAGAACAGGCGACGCTCGCCGTACTCGTGGATGACGACCTTGCCAGACAGGAACTGCAGCTCGTGGATGCGCTTGTCGGTGAACACCAGGGCCTTACTGTGCTTCTGACCCTTACTGTTGCCGGCCAGGTAGTCGGAGAAGTGCTCGATGACTCCTTCCGGCGTGAGGCCCTTGTGTTCCATCATCCAGTGGGCATGGCCGAAGTTGTGCAGCCCACCGGTGCCGGAGGTGACCAGGATCTTTTCGCGCTTGCCGGTATCTTCGGCCTTGAACTTGATGCGGTCGCGCTTCTTGGGCACGATCAGCTTGTTCACGCGTTCGGGCTTGGATTCGCCGACGCGATGGCGGTGACGGTCGGCATACAGCCGGTTGGTTTGGTGATCGTAAATGATGAGGGTCATCGGAAGATTCCGGAGTGAGGGCATAAAACCCAGTCCGATACGCGGACTGGGCTAGGAATTAGCGAAGCAGTTCCTGGAGCATGCAGATGCGTTCGAAGTCGGCGATGGTGCGAACCAGGCCACGGCGGATGGTTGCGTCATCGGTAGTCTTCATTTCCTGCTGAAGCGCTCTGATCTTCAGACGCGCTTGGACCGGGTTGAGCTGCTGAACTTCGACACCGTACTTGACGGAGTAATAGCCGAAGATCAGGAATTGAGCTCTCACGCGGGCGCAGGGACGCAGATCGGTTGTCGGGTAAATCGATGTTTCTTCCAGCGGGTCAGCTGCTTGTTTCATGACGATCGGTGTACGTGGTGAGCTCATATTATCGCTCAACGAAACCGAGACGGACAGGGAACAGGCGGTAGCAGCAGTCATCAGAGTTAACTCCCGTTTTGATGATGGAGTAACGGAGGGTTCCATTACAAAAGCATGTTATGTGTCTGTAAATCGGTTGAATAACAAAAAAAAAACGAGCCCCGAAGGGCTCGTCTTATACCGTTAGGCCTTCAACGCCCAACCGCCGATGTTCAGCGGGTCGGGGGTCGTTTCCGTGACCGTGCCGAGTTCGGCACAGTAGGCGATCCACTGACGGCGCAGATCCGATTGGGTCTCGTCGTTGCTGGCGTCTTTGACCGCCGGATCGAACGCCCGGAAGAAATGTTCCAGCCAGCGACCTTCGTCTTCAGCGCTCCAGTTGGGCATGCAGCAGCTGCGGAAGAAGTTGATCACGAAGCTGTAGTTGTCCCGGAGGTTGTTGACGAACGGGTAGGACAGCTCTTCCTGATTGAAGCCGGACACAACAGCCTTGGTCCGCAGGAATTGCATCAGCAACGTGGTGCGACGGTTGTACAGCAGGGCCGTTTCCGATCCCCACCTGTCGCTCTTGGCGCGACTCGCCTTGTCGGTCAGCTCACCCAGGCCGACGATCAGTTCCTTGCGGTAGATCGGAATGAGTTCACGGTCCAGATGGTACAGCCTGCGCGGAGCGTCGGACTCGACCAGCTTCCATTCCAGCTTGTTGGTGATCGCCCCCAGGTAGGGACGATAGGCCTTGTCATAAGGCTGCTCTTCCACGAAGCGATGCGTGTAGCCACGCTCGTTGATGATGTCCGGGTAGCAGATGTAGGACAGGAACGGATTGTGACCGTTCTGGACGAAGAGCTGCACGCGCAGACAGCTTCCCTTAGGACGATAGTCGATCAGCAGACACACCGGCGGTTGTGGCTTCTGGGTGCGCAGGAAGATCATCTCGGACTGCACTTCTTCCGGCTTGGTGAACAGGGAACGGCACAGTTCGAACGTGGTCAGGACCCAGGCGAGATCGATTTCCTGATGGGCTTGCGGCACACGCTTGTGAAGTTCGATGTGGAGCATGGTGTTTCCTTGGGTTGGGCACTACGGGGTCTAGGGGGCGTTACGGCATCCGTGCGGTATAAAACCGCCTCCCATGAAGGGAGGCGGTTTACTTCACTCACTTATTCGCCAACAGGTTCATCGTCCGTAAGATGCTTCAGGAGCATCGAACGGTAGATATCGGCCTTTCCGGTTTCGATCATGATCCTGTTGATGAAGCGCTGGAAATGCTCCAGCGGGACTGTGGTTGCGCGGAGCAGCGTAGCCAAAGCCGTGACGAATTCCAGATCGTAATCATCTTTGGGCTCACCGACTTCCGGCCCATCGGAAGAACGCATGGCCAGATCACGCAGCTTCTGGAAAGCGAACAAAGCCGACACGGTGGCTTCGTGGTCGGCGTAACAGACACTTTCCTGTTGCGTGAACTGACGCGTGATCAGATCGCGCAGGCCCTGAAGCATGGGATGGATCGAGGCAACTGCCGGATAGGGATGTCGATTCCCGCGACTGTCGTCCCAGAGGCGGTCGCCGAAGAGCTTCATGAGCTGACCGACAGCCACAACGGGGTCGACCGGCAGCGCATATACCGCGCGGTGCGTCCTTTTGGTCTCTGTGACCGTATCCCAGTAGTGTGCCACCCCACCTTCCGGAGCGCCATTGGTGGAAAGGACCCGGATGAAACGCCCCGTGTAAGGACGCTGACCCTCCACTTCCATGACGATGGTGTTTTCCGACACGACGATGGTCGTGGAACGATTCTCCAAGTGCATGTACCACTGCCGGGGATCGCGCGGATTGAGCCACATCCGTCCCATCCAAAGATGGTTGTAGCTGACGTTGTCGTCCGGAGCGGTGTTGCTGTACACGACACCGAACTCGACCTGAGTCAGGCTGTCGTATCCGGGGAGGTCCTTGAGATAGCGTTTGCCGATATCCCGGACCATTTCAAAAATCTCGTCGTAGACGCGATTGAAATTCTGACTGAGACTCGGGTCGAAGTCGGCTGTGAAATGGGCGACGTTTTCGACCACGGACATTTGCATTGCGATGTTGCTCATATTGCCCTCCATTGGGCGTTTGGTGTATTGAGTGAGAGCCACAGGGCGGCGTGGATCACGCGGGTGAATCGATCAGCCCTTGCGGGGACGGATCGCTTTTACAGCAGCGGCCGAAGATTCCTTGGCCATCTCCAGATCGTACTGCGTCTGAAGGTTCATCCAGAATTGGGCGGTGGTGTTGAAATAACGACCCAGGCGCAGGGCTGTATCGGCAGTGACCGAACGCTTCTTACCCAGGATCTCCGAGATCCTTGCCGGAGTGACGAACAGGGCAAATGCCAATGCTCGGCCCGTCATGTTGAAAGGTGTCAGAAATTCTTCCTGGAGGATTTCGCCGGGATGTACCGGCTTGAGCTTATACTTCGGCATGTTCACCTCTAAGAAGCGCCCTCCTCAAAAAGGAGGGCGCGAAGGAATCAGTCTACGAACTGCTTGTAGACCTTCGGGATTTCATCCCGGATCAGTTCGAACAGGTACATGTCCGACTGATACAGATCGATCGTCAGCCCATGGTTCCGGGCATGGAAGGCTCCGGACGCCAGCGCATTGGTGAAGATCGTGTCGATACCGAACCAGACCATCATCGTTGCGAACTGACTGACGATCAGATCGTCGTAGTCGCGATAGTCGGCCACACCGAGATGGCTGTAGCCACCCACGAGTCCGAAAATGCCGGCTTCGGCACACAGCACGCGATAGGCAGCGGCGGCGGCATTGAGCAGGCGCTTGCTGGGATGTGGATCAGGAGACTTCAGTCCCTGGTAACGATTCTTCTCACACAGCTGCATGATGTTGGACATCACGCGGAACGCCGGCGTTTCGGCTGGCGTAAGATCGTTACGATCGGTACCGCGTTTCAGGACGTACAGCATCAGTTGAGTGTAAGCCGTTCGTGCGCCTGCGGGAAGCATTGTGGTTGCGAAGGACTCGAAGCGACGGACTCGCGTCAAGCTCCACATACCTACCGCACCTTCTGAAGTGTATTTCCAGCTACGGCTGAAGTGAGCTTCCAGGTTCGGGGTCTCGATCGCCACTCGCTGATGATCGATCTTGATGGTGCGACCACGACTGCTCAGATGCAGTGTCGCCGTACTGGCCCGGTTCGGACTCGATGCGCTCATGAGCGTACCGACCCAAAGTTCATGGAAAGTGGGCGGAATGAAACTCACCGTCGCACCACCGCGCTTGGCCTTACGTTTCCGACGACCGCTACTGGTACTGGCGTAGACAACCGCCAGCTCCACCGTCTGATCCATCGGGTCGATCGAAGGACTCTCGAGAACTTTCCGATAGGCTTCGACAGCCGGCAGGAAGACCTCCTGATAGATCCGATCAACCGAATCGTGATTGTCATCGGCCGGGTTGGCGGTACCTTCCGTGCGGAAGACCAGGTCGTTGATTTCGTTACTCATTGCAGTGCCTCCTTGGGCATCATTTACAGCGATGGCGAGAGCCTCTTTGGGATCGCCGGGTGGATCCTCCTCCCCGAAGGGAGGAGGGGTGAAACTGTTACTGCTTGCAGCCCAACAGTTCGATCAGCCGCATCCTGTCAGCCTCGTAACCTTCAGCGGTGTACTCCTCATCATCCGCCAGCCGCTCGGAGAAGCACTGCAGGGCCAGAGCGTAGTTGCGTGCAAACTCCACGCCAAAGGTCGGCTTCAGGGATTCGACCACGGTCACGCCGAAACGTTCGAAGAACGGGACGGACAGGGTCTGCCGCCAAAGATTGTTGAGGACATGCGAGCTGCAGATCGTCGGCAACGTGGCGTGTGCGAACTGCGCCAAACGCGCCAGCGTCCGGTAGTAGCGTTCGGCACTGTCACCGACGTCGGCGATCGAATCGATCAGGCCGTCGTACATCCCCACGTCCTCCGCAACCATCGGCGACACCGTCTCCTTGTCAAATCGACCATTCGAACGGAGACCATTCACGGTGAACAGACGGATGTCAGCGATATAACGATGGTTGCGGTTTTCCCAGGCATAGGGAGTTCTGCGCAGCAGCCTCATCAACTGCTGGACGGCCGCCACCTTGGTGACGGGCCGATACGCGGACATGTTAACCGCCACTCCATGTGCCGGATGCAGGGACTCAGTGAGGAACAGGCCGGTGGTCGGATCGTATTTTCGGGTGACCCTCGACGTGGCCTTGGTCAACCGCCATACCGGATCCTTCGTCAGGCTTTCACGAACGCGCTCATATTCGAACTTACTGGGGTGTTCGAGCATCGTATCGACATCGCGGGTACCGTCGAACTCCATCACCGTCATCTTTGAAGGCGTCACCTCGGCAACACCGCCGTTGAAATTGACACGGATACTGAGACCGTCGTAACGATCGTAGCGGTGCGTACGAGCCAGGGCGGCGTAGGGAAGCCCTTTGTGGTGATAGCAGAAACCGATCTGGATGAAGTGATGTTCCCTGCCCTGGGCAACCTCATTGGCGATCTGCGTCGCCAGGTCCTGGAACGCGCCGCTGGGCATGCCAGCTTCGTCGATCCATTCCGAGGGGGTCTCGAGGTAGGTGTAGAGCATGGTCTTACCGTCTTCACGGTAGGTGCCCTGGACAGATGCGGTGTTTTCGGTATTCATTTGACGCTGTCTCTTGATTGAGAAGGAAAGTGAAACGGCGGGGAGATCCCTAAGTGGAGTCCACGCATATGGGTAGTATGTGTCTGTAATCGATTAGCTTAATCGCGGACAAAAAGAGGAGGGCATCGCCCTCCTCGTAATGTGCCGTTTGGTTCATCGGGTCGATGTCAGCCAGAGCCTGGTCATGCTATCGAGCTGTTCCGGGTCGGTAACATCAACGACCTGGTCGAGCTGGACATCGATATCGGGATGGGGAGCGTAGCTGACATCCACCCGACAGAATTCGATACCGTCAGCCAGACTGACGACGGTGATCTCGTCACGACCATCAGCGCGATTGCGCAGGTTGGTCATGATCGTGCTGAACTGCCGCGGATAGGGCAGCTTCGGTTCGGGCAATTCGCCGGAGACGTCTTCGTCATCCAGGTACATCGGTTTTGCGGAGGAGGGCGGTTCTTTCTTGGACATGTGGGTAGGTTGTGGCGTTGGGCTCATTGGGTAGGGGACCCCGATACGGAAGTAGAAAGCGACATAGAAAACTCCCCACCCGAAGGTGGGGAGTATGGATCAGTCGATTTCTTTTTGCCAGCCGGCAGCACGCAACTCACGACGTGACAATGCGGCAGCTGCGTTACCGTAATGGCGACGCGGATTACCACACCCACTGCATGAGCAGAGCGTACGCGTATTTACTCGCACGCGCGACCACTTAAGAATCCACTCCTTATCCACATAGGGGGAGTATTCCTGACGGACGCACTTAGCGAAGATACGATTATGATGATGCCGGCGATCGGCGCGAGAGAATTTCGACATGAGATGGTCCTCGATGTAAGCCCCCTGCACGTCGCGCGCAGGGGCTGCTTATGTGAGCACCCATCAGTTGGTAGTACATCCGATTTACTCCTTTTCGGAGAGAGGCTTCGGCGGCCAGCTACGGCCGGCCTTGTGTGCCTTCCCACGTTCACGGTAGGCGATCAGCATGTCGCGTACGATACCGCTTCGGATCACGTCTTCTTCGGTGAACGTAGCCACGCCCATCCCCGGAACGCCACGTGCCAGATCCAGCGCGTCCACCATGCCCGACTGGCCGGGGATATCGACCTGGTCGATGTCGCCGTTGAGGACCAGCTTGGAGTTCTCGCCCAGGCGAGTCAAGATGGTCTTCATTTCCTTCGGGGTGGTGTTCTGCGCTTCGTCCAGAATCACGAAGCAATCGTCGAACGTGCGGCCACGTACATGCTGCAGCGCGAGGAAACGGATCGACGGATGCGCGCCATTGAACTTGGCTTGCATTGCCGCTTCGCCGTAGTGCTCGCGGAGAACCTTCAGGAACGGTTCGGCCCACGGAGCCATCTTCTCATGCAGCTCGCCCGGCAGGGCGCCCAGAGACTTGCCCATTTCCACCAGAGGACGCAGGATCACAAGGCCTTTGTACTGGCCCTTGTCAATCTGCTCGCAGGCGTATTTGACCGAGACATGGGTCTTGCCCGTACCAGCCGGGCCAACGCCGAACGAGATCACGTGATCCTTGATGCACTTGAGGTAACCCTTCTGCGCATCATTACGGCAGACCAGAGGAGCATTGGTTTGGCGCGTCCAGGCTTCATCAGCCTTGTGACGTGCAGACCTCGGCTTGCCTCGGGGCTGGACAGACGGTTCCCCACCGTTCTGATCCAGCTGCTTGTCATTCCGCCGCTTCTGGTTCTTCGACTGCGTCTTTGCCATGGGAATAATCCCCTAGTGCGTGAGTGACCCTCGGTTGGTTCGAGGGAGTAGATCGGTACTGCATATGATCATGGCTCACGAACGAAAAAAAAAACTCCCCACCTAAATGGGGAGTTTTCTTCAGGCCTTACCAGGGACCTCGGCATTGACCGGCCACTGACCGAAACGAATCAATGCCATCAGGTCCAGTACGAAGATCCCATAGAAGTGGGCAACCTTCTGGAGAGTTGAATCTCGACCGTCCGTCCAACGCTCCTCAATTGCTTCGAGGGACGTCGAGGCAATGCCCATTCCAGCGGCAGCCTGTCCTCTGGTCAAGCCACGTTGCTCGCGAAGACGGATCAACTCCTTGGATGCGAATTGATCCGTTTCCGTCAACTCCCTACGGGTGTATCCCCTCATTCCTTCTCGACCTGATGCGCATGGCCGCCCATGAGCTGGTCACGTTCGGCCGATCCACCCATCGTCATCTTGACGCCGGCCACAGCCAAGGACCTCTGGACCAAGTCCAGTGTCCGTCCGCGGGGAGACGTCGACTTTTCCCGTGGAGCGAAACGCTTGGTCTTCAGGATCGACGCGACCTTGCCCTGGCCTGGGCGAAGGTGCAGCATTTTGTCACTGACGGCGATCAGCGCATCGATCTGCTTCTGCCGTTCGACCTGGTGGGTGTTGCGGATCGGAAGCAGGGGATGTTGGCGTTTTACCTTGCCCTTGAAGCGATGGACGAAGCGGCCGCGCAGGCGCGGGGCGTTGATGGCCGCGATCTGCTCAGGGGTCGGACCGTGCAGGCGCACTTCGCTTTCGCTCATCATGCGGATGGGGTTACTACGGCCGGGGATCTGATTGTACATGAAGTTCACTCCAGTTAGAGGGTAGGGGGGATTTCGGTCAAACGGGCGGAACGGAGACGCACCACGCGCTCGCCGATTGCAATCAGTGCTTTGATCGCAAGTTGCTGTTCCATCTGATGGGTATGTCGGACAGGCTTGAGCGGATGACGGCGCAACGGTTTACCTTTGTGGCGAAGCACGTACGCGCCACGCAGACGAATGACACCCTCCTTACGGAGTTCTTCATTCGGCTTTCCATCGAAGGGCCAGCCGAAGCTGGCCTCAACGCCGTTGGTCTGGTTTGTGACGATCACCGGTGGCGGCTCCATCGGCATTTCCGCAATGATGGTTTTGCCCATAGAGCTCACTCCAGGGTATTGAGGTCATCCAGCGCCTGCTGTGCATGTTCGCGGGCGGTGGCGTTATCGCAGAAACGGCCGAAGCTCAGAGCGTAGATCTGCTTCCAGAACTCGGCATCGACGGTACGGGGAATGGTAGGAGGGGTAATGGGTCCTTGGGAAATGACGGGATGTGGCGGGGTGTGCGGTTCGAAGTCCAGTGCGCCCTGACCATCGTCTTCGTCAGCAACAGTCTGCGCCGACGTTTCGGTCGTCTGGGTCGTTTCCGGATCAGCTTCAGCTGCGACTTCGGTTTTGGTTGTGGAGGCGCCGAGTTCCTGCATGCTCTGGTTCATGCGCATGTGGCCATGGGCGATCATCGTCTTGAGCAGATTCAGATCGGTGACCTGCACGATGTTGCGGTGCCGTTCCCTGACGTACGGGACGTGGGTGACGAAGTAGAAGATGTTCTCCCCGATGGCGTGTGCCTCGATGACATACCCGCACTTGGGCGAATAGGTCTCGACCGGGTAACGCATCTTCAGAACCGCATCGGTGATCGCCGAGTTGTGGGTACGCAGGATCGGACGCACGAACTTGTCACCCGGCAGCGCTTGGATCATCGGGCCGTACTTGAAGCGCCCACCGGCCTGTTCCAGAACAGTCGCCTCGCTCTCGAGAGACATGTAGATCTGATCCTGCGGGGTGACCGAAGCAAACCAATCCTTGCTCCAGATGATTTCCAGGTCCTCGGAGGGTTTGGGTTCGTGTTGGGGATCGGTTCCCGAGAGCGGGGAATCGGGCACTTCGATGTCATCGTCAACGGCCACGACCACTCCTTCGAACTCTCCCTGATGGGAGGCCAGGCGGTGCTGAGTATCGTCTTCGTTGTCGAACGCGGACTTGACCTTTTCCCACGCTTCCATCGCTGCACGCACCTGCACAACGTCACGCAGGTACACGATTCCACGTTCCGTTCCAGTCACCCGAACCTTCGTCTGGGTGATGTAGTAGTCGGTGAAGTCACGATGGATGTGCGCTTCGAGCATGTAGCCGATGCGCTCAGGCCAGAACTTGACCACGTTCGCCGCACGGTCTTCAGCCCAGACGAGATTCTCGTTGGAGCTGCGCATGTAACGCACCACACTGCCCGGATGGGCGGCCTTCAGGTAGCCGTAGTCCTCACGCATGCCATGGACGTAGGGGATGGTCTTGTGGACGACTCCTTCGTTGGGATAGCGAGCCTGGATCACCCGCTCGGCCAGAACCGAAGACCGCCATGTTTCCGGCAGACCCAACGGATCAGTCGGTTCTTCAACCTTCACCACCGGCTGGTTGTAGCGACGTTCGATCTTCTCCAGGAACTCCGGCGTCTCATCCGACTCACCACGCTTGAGGATACCGTACTTCTTCTCCAGGATCCCTTCCAGCCCCTTCGGACCGATGTTGTTGCCCAGGCTGTACAGATTCTGGCGCGGCAGCGTATGGAGCGTGGACGTGGACAGATTGCGCGTGATCGCAAACACGGCAATCTTGTCGGCGCAGAAATGACGGACCTTTTCCATCTCCGCCAGATTGCCCTCGTAGAACTCCACCTCCATTTCCGCTTCAGGACTCATCCCGTACGTGTGTTTCGGGAACGCCGCGATCTCATCCAGCTTCAGACCAACGACACCAACGGTTTTTGCACTCGACATGATCGTCCAGTTTCCTTTTGATTGAAGTGGAACAGCCTGACAGGATAGAGCCAGGCTGTATGGATTGCTTAGAAGTTGGGCAGACTGCCCAACGAAATGGTGCGATTGCGAATCAACGTGATGAAAGCGTCCAGTGCCGCTTCGGTGGCTTCACGCAGATGGGCGGCGCTGTCTTCATAGTTGCCGCTGACGGTGATGGTGTAGCCCCCCATTGGATGCATCGACACACCGGCCATCCCACGCGTTTCGCCGATCATGTACTCGAAGGACAGTCGACTGTCGAGATGATCGCCCAAACGCCAGCTGTTGGAGCGGGTCGACCACAGACGATCCAGGTATTCGTCGTACTGCTGCGGTACATCGATAGTCGTGTTGAAGGCATGGATGAGCGGATGGACGCGCAGTTCACGGATGTACTTGAGCAGCTCCGCCAGTGCGGTGGCCTCATCCCAGAGCTCGGCCGGGTTCTTCACGTCGTACGGCTGCAGCACCGTGATCGCTTCGTAATTCGGATGGCCGATCACGAAAACCGGTCCTTCAGACAGCGTATTCGGAACGGCTACCATGCAGGAGCCCCAACCTTCGAGCGTTTCGAGGTTACGGCAGCAGGACATGAAGAAGCCATGCTGGTTGATGTCGTCCATCATCTGTCGGGTCCTCGACAGGCCGACGAACTGTCGGTTTTCCGGTCCTGGTCCCGAGGGGTAGATGTGTTCCGGCAGCCAGGAGTTGGTGCTGGAACAATAACGGATCTTGTTCATCAGCCCGCCCAGTCGACCCAGCTCCTCGTGGGTGACTTTTGGGACGATGTGTAGAGCGAGTGAGAAAACACCGGCGACATGGAAGGTGTGGTGTTTTTGGTCGGACATTAGGATTACCTCAGTTGCGGACATAAAGCCCTACCCGAGTTAGACTCAGGTAGGGAAGGGGACTACTTATGCGGGGAGCACTTCGTCGAGGCGGTTGAGCCACACGGAGAGCTGGTTGGCAGCCATCGCGCCGGTGAAGGCGGTCTTCTGACCACCCTGACGGACGGCGAACACGGTCGGGACGCTGGTAACGCCCAGCGCCTTGACTTCGGCCAGCAGATCATCGGCCTTGACCGAGTAGTACTTGGCTTTGGGCTGGCCAGCGGCCAGTTCTTCCATGCGCGGAGCCTGCTGCTTGCACGGGCCACACCAGGTCGCCCAGAACTTGATGACCACCGGACCATCGACAGCCTTGACGGCATCTTCGATCTCGGCGACGGTGTTCAGGGGGACGTACTTGCTCTCACTCATGGGGTTTTCCTTGTTCGGGTTTGGAGGATGATCTCATCGATCGCATAAGATCACCTTCCGGTATTTCTTTTCAGACGGCTACTTTGGCCGCCTTGTGGAATCGCTTGGGCAGATCCTTGACATCGGGCGAGTTGATGTACATCACCGTCTCACACTTGCGGAAAGCCAGGAACTCAGCAATGGCTTTCCAGAACGCGGGCGTCTCTTTGCTCGTGTCGACTTCATGCCAGCTACGGCCACCGCCACGAACGTACGCACGAAGTTCCGTACCCGATATCAGTTCCACTTTGAAGTGGGCGTTGGGCTCGACCTTACTATGCAGTGGCAGCTTTCCCAACTTGTGATTCATGACGATGGTCTTGTCTCGGCTTCCGAACATTCGATACCCCGTGGTCAAAAATAAAGGGGACCCGTAGGTCCCCGTCTTATGCCGTCTTCGGCAGCGAATAGTGGATGTTGGTGTCGGCAGGACAGTGCCGCAAACGAACATCCTTTCCAGCGCCGTAGCAGTTCCAGTCCGCGACGATCTCGTTCCGGGTAGGGCGTATCACACGACCGTACTTGTTGACGTGGTCATGTGCCTCCTGAGGCAGGCGAGAGCAATTGTAACCCAGACGCCAACCCTCAGGAGGTGGGAACCGCCACCAGAACCGCTTATACCAAACCTCATACACCAGAGCGAATTGCTGTTCCTTAGTCAGCTCTTCGCAAGAGAGCCAACGGAGAAGGTGTTTGAGGAGGTCGATCATGCGCGTCGCACCATGCGGCGTGCGAGGTCTTCACGCATCTCGATGTCGCGGGTATGGTCGGCCACCCGCATACGCCCCGCCAGATCGCGCAGGAAGCTCGTCAGGCGACTTTCTTCACGCACCGGTACCGACACATCCATCAGCTTACGTTCGACCACAGCACACGTGTCAGTGTACCAGTACGCAGCGATCACCGGCCAGCCAGCTTCCAGAGCGTGGGAGTACATCTTGAACAGGAATGCCTGTCCCGGATTACGACCGCCGCGCACCATCCAGCGGTTGGCCACACGGAAGTTTATCTTGGTGATCAGATGCTCACCGTCAACGACTTCACGAACGGTGATGTACCCGTCAGCGTATTCATCTTCGATCTCGGCCCAGGTGATCAGGCCGGTCTTACCGTGGTAGAACAGGATGTCCATGTACCACTGACTGAGGGACTCAGCGTGTTCGTGGAGTTTCTGCGCCCCGTAAGACAGGGCGATGAGTGCAGACATCACTTGCTTGTAGAGAAAGTTGAACATTGCAGTTGCTCCTGGTTAACCAGAGGGATTGGTATCACCGGGGTATTAAGGGTTTGAAATTATTTCGGTTGGGACCTTTACGACAGACCGTAGAAACCGCCCCGCAGACGATCCAAAAGGTCCTTTTCCATCCTTGCGTAGAACTCGGACATGGTCTGAGACATACCCAATTTCATTGCTCGAGGATCGGAGAATTGGACGGGCATCTTTCCCTCTTTCAGGGCGGTGGTAGCGTTAGGACCAAATGTAGATATTGCATCGCGGATCTGGTCCTCACTGTAATCGTACCCGGTAACGATATCGACACTCTCTACTTCCGGATCCTTCAGACTGTCCTCGACAATCCGTTCAGTCACCTTCAGACCGTTAACGTGGCTAACATTGACCTGAGCCACCTCCGTGCACGTGGTACGGTAGACGTTACGCATCGTCGGCCAGACAGTGGCCGTCTTCTCCGAAGTGTCCAGCTTCGCCGATACGAACTCGGTATCGGCCTGTATCTTCGGACGACCACAATCGTCGTCGTCCACACTCATTTTACCTGACATGTCGGTTCCAGTTACGGTTGGGGACGGAGCTTACGGACGAGCGGCTCGTGGGGAGGTCCGTCGCGCCAGAGCTTCTCACGCATCGGGGTGCGGTGTCGACTCACCTTCGCCTCGGTGATCTTCGATTCCCTATGCTTCTCCAGTTCCTGACTCAGCAACATCTTGAACTTAACCGATTCAGGAGAGCTCGGATCGATATAGAAATCGATGATCGAGCCTTCGTTGCGCATCATGATGTCCATATCGAAGAAATTGCGCCTGGCGATAGCGCCCATCACACGCTCAGTGATGTTTTCCAACCTTTTGGCTTGGTCGGCATCTCCAGCCATATGCGGTTTTAGACGGACCGTTTCATAGACCGTCTCCCAAAACAGCTTGATGAGATCCGGATCTTCCCCGCTTTCGATCTCACGAGATAGCACGAATAGCTCGTTCGGGTTCAGACCGATGACACGACCATACATCCGAAGACGGTCGTATCGGCAACCGTTAAAGGGGGGTTCGGACTCTAGCTTTGGTGACATCGCGTTCCTCCAAATGTCTCACCATCAGCTGGGCAGTGAAGCAGCCAGCCGGGTATTCGTTGATGCTCAACTCGTAGGTCACGCGGACTTGGATCGGCGGATCCTCACCCTTGTAGCCGTTGAAGAAGATCGCAGGATGGTATTGTCCCGAACGAGGATCGTAAAGATCCATCTTCAGGTGCTTTTCTTTCAGCACACGGAATTGGATCACCTCGAAATCGTTCTGGAACATCGGGGCTGGGAATGCCTGTCCCCACGGACCCCACGAGTTGAGGTAGCGCACGAAGTCCACCGACAGCTCAGCCGGTTCCAGACCACCATCGGTCAGGATCACCGCTTCGAGCAGGTCATCGGTCAGCCACTCATTGGCCACCTCAGCAAACGCCTGGGTGAACTTCTCCACCTTGGACTTGTCCAGCGACAGACCAGCTGCCATAGCGTGTCCACCGAACTTCTTCATCAGTCCGGGATTACGACTGTCGACCAACGCCAACGCATCACGCAGGTGGAAGCCTGGGATCGAACGACACGAGCCACGCAGCTCTGTGGAGCCTTCCGAGCCAGGAGCCAAGGCAACCACCGGTCGATACAGGTTCTCCTTCAGACGCGACGCTACGAGGCCCACAACGCCGGAGTGCCAGTTCTCCTTGTAGACGACCACGCCCTTGGACGAACCGACCTCGGTTTCCTCTACGATCTGCTCGGCTTCTTTGATCATCTCGCCCTGCAGATCCTTACGCGCCGTGTTGATCTCCTTCAGGCGATCGGCATAGAACGTGGACAGGATCGGATCATCGGTGGTCAGACACAGCACACCTTCACGCATGTCTTCCAGTCGGCCGGCCGCGTTGATACTCGGAGCGATACTGAAAGCAATGTCAGTGGAAGTCAGCTGCTCCGGATCGATCTTGGCATTGGCCATCATGGCCAGCAGACCCTTGGAACACTGCTTGCGACGGATACGAGCCAGACCTGCCGAAACGATCAGGCGGTTGTTCGCATCCAGCGGCACCAGATCGGCGATGGTGCCCACCGCAACCAGATCCAGCAGACTGGCCAGTGACGGTTCCGGACGGGCCTCAGTGAACCACCCAGCGAGCCTGAGGTGCTTGGCCGTAGCCATCAGCACGTAGAACATCACGCCCACGCCAGCGAGCATCTTGGAGGGGAACGGATCGCCCACCAGATTCGGATTGACGATGGCGTCTGCCGGAGGCAGGACTTCCGGCGGAAGGTGGTGATCGGTGATGACCACCGTGATGCCCAGGTCTTTGGCCGCTTTCACGCCATCGACCGAAGCCACGCCCGAATCGACCGTGACGATCAGGTCGGGCTTGGGGTTCATATCGGCGATCAGCTCCGGCGAGACACCATAGCCGTGCTTGAACCGATTGGGGATGGAGAAGTCCAACTTCTGGCAGCCCAGCATCTTCAGACCACGGAACGCTACCGATGTGCCGGTAGCGCCGTCACAGTCGTAATCGCCAGCGATGATGATCGACTTGTCATTCATGATCGCTTGGGCCAGCAACGAAGCGGCATTGTCGATACCGCCCAGCTGCCCGTAGGGGATGAGCTGGGCGAGTTTGGTTTCGATGTCTGCCAGTGCCATCACTCCACGCGCTGCGTAGATACGTGCGATGACGTCAGGGATATTCGGCCAGTTCGCAGAATCGTAGGCGGGGACAACGCGGGGACGGACAGCAACTTTGTTGGACATGATTACTTCTCGTAGGAATCGAAGTTCGATCTCACCTGTACGGGCTGTACGGGATTTCGATCAGGTGGTTGGAGATCTCACCCGTGCGGACATTGCGTGACAGCAGACGAACACCCCAACCAGATTTTTGCTGCAGGTACTCGACGGCCAGCAGATGGATCTGGAAGTGGGTGCCCTGCGGAGATTCGTATCGTGCACCCCAGTTGAATCCGAAGGCATCGCGCAGGGCGCGAACGACCGAAGGGTGGCCCGGCTGATCCGCACCATTGAGCCTGAGGCCGGCGTCAGCCAGCGCCTTCCGAGCGTAGTCCTCGAAAATGCTCGGAGCAGGACTGGTGAACGACGGATAACAGTACACCCGGAACGAGCCATCCAGACGGTTGGTGAGATGGATCAGGAAATCGTCACCCGCCGCAGTCATGTCTTCATCAGACGGCCAATCGAAATCGACATCTTCGAAGGGATAGCTGTGCTTCTGGATCATCTCCAGACGAATCGAGCGAGGGTCGGGATTGGCCCTGGACGACGGGCGTTTGACGAACAGCACTGGCGTGGTCATCGCATCGAAGATGTGATGGAAACGATTGGTGGCGATGATCGCCTTGCCCTTGGTGAAAGAGGTCATATAACTGTCCATGAGGGTAAAAAATCTAAGTGTGCTGGCACAAACCCCACTCCCCTAATGGAGAGTGGGGCTCGTATGCCGACGTCAGCTGAAGATCGTCTTGAGGATGTCCTTGGCACGGGTATGCCAGGGTTTCATCCGCCAGGTCGCCAGCCCGATTCCCGTGGATATCAGGAACAACGCTACCGGCGTCCACCACGGAGCGGCCATCTCCCCGCTCCGCAAATAAACCCAGGCCATGAAGAACGAACCGACCAGCGAGTAGACGGTAGCGGACAGGCAGAGGAAGAGCAGAGTGCCCCAGAGAAGTGTCGTGATCAGCCAGAACCACGCGACCAGGAACTCCACCAGGGACTTGAGGCGGGGATACGGTTGTTTGTACGCGTACATGGGGGTCTCTTTGGATTCGGACATCTTCCATCCTAGAACCCGCCCGTTTAACGGGCGGACATTCATTACGTGTGGATGTGGTACCGACGTTCCACGACGTCCAGGCTACCATCGGGCTGCTGGTCGATACGGTAAACGTCTTCAGCGCGATGCGACCCGCTGAACTTGTTGACATGGATCACCAACGTCACCGGATACTCCGCCCCAGCCAGCAGTTCGGCCAGGATCTTCCGATCCAGGTCGACTTGCGGATTGGACGGATTGCCCTTGGCGATGTCACCGGCCAAGTGCTTGATGAACCAACCCTTCAGTTCCGGATTGGAATCGAGCTGTCCAGCTGCATGTAGATCACGACATTGCTTGCAGAGGATTACCTCACCCTCCCGACGCACTCGTTCGGCACTGGTGGGTTCGGGAGGTCTTCCGTCATAGCAGGGCATCAGCTATTTCCCCTCTGGTAAATGAGCTCCGGGGTCAGACCGACCTCGAAGGATTTCTTGTTCACGCCGATGCGGGAGGTGGTGAAGTAGACCTTACCTTCCTCCATGCGCTGTACGAACGTCATGTCGGCATGCGCCGCCATTGCGGAGTCGAGCATGTCATTGGCCACTACGTGCTCCAACCACTCGATGTCGCGACCGTACCAATCGCCCGATCGGAAGGAACGGTTGGTATTGTCCGGCAACGCAGCACCGACCGCCAGGTGGAAGTCGTACCTGTTGCGGACGATATTGAACTCGCTCAGGTTGCGCTCACCCGTCTTGGCCATGTTCCCGAGGCCGTCGATGCTGTCCACCACAACCAGCTTCAGGTTCGTGAGATCACGATCATTGACCTGGTTGAGGATGTCGGCCAATACATTACCGTCGACATGGCCCGGATTGGGTGCCAACAACGACATCTGCCACCCCAGGCTCTTGAGCGTGTCCATGATGAACTGGCGCATCGCCGTTGCTTCCACCGTGATCGGATCGGCAACCTGGCCGGTCTTGTGGAGGAACAGACGCTGGTAGATCATGGCTGCGATCGGCTCGATGTCCATATGGCTGACCATCATGCAGACCCTGTAGTACACGCCGGTCGGCGGACGATTGTTGATCACCGCATCGACCATCATGTTCACCAGATGGCCCTGACCGAAGTTCTTCGGCGGCGCGAACCACAGCGAGGTCTTGCTCATCTCCAGGCCACCGTCCAGGGCGTCATCGAGCGGCTCGATGCCGGTCACCATACGACGGCTGTCACGGAACTGGCGCAGCGAGAAATTGCGGCCGGCCAGCGTGGCAGACCATTGCTGCTTGCCGTATTCGATTCCATCGGCACGGAGAATGGTGGCGCGCTCCATCATCTTTTCGAAGTCGCGTTTACCGTTCAACAGCTCCGGCGATTCGCTGAAGTAGTTGTACTGTCTGTGGGGATCATCGTCTCGCGACGTGTAGAAGCCCACAAAACCTTCTTCCTTCGAAACCAGCTCTTCGATGAACCCAGCGGCATGAACCTTGTCGCCGATCAGGAAAAGCTCGTGCAGGCTGTTGCTGTGCTCGAAGCAGGACTGGGCGATGAGGATCGGCTCCTCAGAACCTTCGTTGTCCAGGTACGGCACCAGCCAGTGGATGAAGTTCTCCAGTTGATCGGACGTGTGTCGGCCGGCGCTGGCCCAGACCAGGTCGTAGCGGCCATCTACGCGCTGGGTCAGCGAATACAGCTCGTTCTTCTCGGCCTTTCTTTCCTGACCGTAGGGAAAGTAGACGGACTCGCCGCGGATCAACAACGAAGCCCAGTCCTCGCTGGTGAAGTAGGCGGTGTTCGGCTCGTCCTGGATGGACACCAACAGGTTTTCGAGATGGTTCTCGAAGCCCGGCAGGAACTTGCCATCGTAGTCGCTACGACTACCGTCCTGGAACAACATGTACTTCAGGACAGCCAGGTAGCTCTCCGGCAGATCGGCGCTGAGGACGAGCTTGCCCTTGAAACCGGTGTAGTGACCCATCATTCTGCTCCGTAGATGCGACGAGCTTCTTCCAGCCCGAACGAGAACGTGACCTGGTGCGAGCGATCCAGATAAACCTCATCGGCCGGCTTATCGGGGAACTGGCCCAGGTTCACCAGGACCGACCCGCTGTCGATGTCGATGCCAAAGACGGTGTCTTCGGGGAATTCACCCTTGAGCAGCGCCTGGCCGTCTTCGAGCTGCTTGCGGGTCACGATGACTTCGTGACTGCCGGTGTCGGCGAAGGCCTGGTGTTGATCTTCGATGTTGTTGAAGCTGGTGCCCTCCAGTTCCAGCGGACCATCCACATCGGAGGTCGGGAACAGACGGAAGAGGGTATTGGGATCGTTGGACATGGTGGTTCCTTGATGCAAGAGAGGGGATGGTGAATCAGACGGTCAGTTCACTGACCTTGGCGAGTGCTTCTTTTCCGGTGAGCTTGAGATGGCCATACGCGATGGCCGCCGGAATGACCGTACCGAAGACGATACGTTCCACTCGAGCGCCCAGCTGTTCAAACAGGCTGAGCGAGCTCTGCGTGAACAGGAAGTCCTTCAGGTTCGAACCTGGCGCTTCCAGATAGCTGAGTTGGATCTCGTGCCCACGAGTAACCACGCCGCCTTCGGAGCTTTCGATATTTCCGATGTGGAGACCGTAGCCACACGCGACGGCTGCCTTGGGCATGTTGTGGCAGAACTTCTCCCACGTCACGCCCTTCAGGGCAGGCACGAGTTTGGCGCAGCGAGCGTACTCACTGCGCAGACCTTCGTTGAGCGCTGCGTGGATCTTCTTGGTTTCTTCGGAGGAAAGTGCCACTTCAGGGCTCCTAGTTGACAGGGAAAATGCGGACAGGCAGGCCGGCGTAGGTTCGCTTCTCGAGATCCCAATGCTTTCGCTGAGTTTCGGACAGCGAGTGGACGTAGCGTTCCAGTGCCTGCACCTGGTCGTGACCTTCGATGATGACCGAGCCCCCGCTGAAGCCTTCGACTTCGAGCTGGTACTTCTCATCGCCTGGGATCTCACCGTAGACGCGAGTAACGGTGAACGGCTGACCACAGTACGTCTGGGCAGACAGCTCCCAGAGCTTGTGCTGATCTTCAGGCAGGTCCTGGACGTGGGCGATCATGGCCGCTGGGCGTGAGGTGCCGAAGACGCGGAACGTGGAGTTCGGCATGCCGTCGATCACGACCTCGTAGGTCTTGCGAGTCCAGAACTTTTCGTGTCCTGCCACCGGGTTTTCTGCCGGCTCAGGCTGGAATTCGACAGGGAGCGGCAGTACGTTGGCACCAGCGTACTTACCGGCCAGCAGATCACGAACGTGCTTGACGTAGACCTTCGCCCAGCCATCCTCATGGATGAGTGGGACGTTGTAGGGTACGGACACCTCATTCAGTCTCCCGAACGACTCCTCCACCAGGCTCTCGAACATGGCCAGGATTTCGAGGTCGGACGGGCTTTCCGGAACGACTTCCGTCTTGGACATCACCATTTGGCTCAGGGCGCTGAAGAAGATGTTGCCGAACTCGAGTTTCTGGACGAAGGCCCCGTGGTCAGTCAACACCTTCAGTTCCGATTTGGCGCGCTCGGTCCAGACGAACTTACCTTCGCCATTACGCAGCGCCGGTACCTTGATGAATCCGGAGTCGGAAAGACCGGGCACGTAGGTGCCGCGATCGAAGCGCACCATGACGAAGATCGGATTTGAAATGTGTTCAGCAATGTCGTCCCATTCCGGGCCGAGCTGGTGGCCGTAGCGGTCACGCCATTGAGCATATTCCTTGATCAGGAGGTCGTTCAGGAACATCGGGTCAAGTATCATAACTTCCCTTAGTTGCGGTTGTGGAGCCGGTCGATCTCTTTGTCAGCTTCGACCAGATCACTGGCGGTGGGATTCCACGGGGAGGTCAGCAACAACTGACCCAGGTCCCGCAGCGAGGTCGACTCGACCTGACCGTCGTGGTTGACCACGTACAGCTTTTCGGTCGATTCGGTCGGATCGGACATGTTGACCACCTGGATGATGATCGACACACGCTGACCTTCAGCCAGCAGACTGCCGAACAGAACGCCCAGCGAGTCCTTCGTACCGGCCACGTAGCCGGAACTGACGGTGAACTCGGTCGGGTCGTCAGGATTGTACTGGACGTTCTGGAACACCCCGCCCAGGGCCGCATGTGCGGTCTCGTGATCAGCCACACGGAACGGCAGGGTGTAGGTCACCCCGAACTCCGCGCGTTCTTCCTCGGCTTCCAGACCCGCCGACAGGCCGAAGGCGATCAGCGCCTGTTCCTGGAAGAACAGCGTGGCGAACTGACCTTGCTCGAAGGCGATGCTGGTGGCCTTGTAGCCGTCCAGGGTCTTGTCGTGGTGCAGGTCACCCGTACGACGATCGATCAAGACCAACTCGCCGTCTTCTGCGGACATACCCCAGACGTTGAGCATGTCCGGGTGGGCTTCCAGGACAGCCTGGTTCTGGCGGAACTGTTCCGGGTCCACCAGCAGCACCGTGGCGAACTGACGGTCCTGCATGTCCTCGGAGGACACTTCGCGGGTGGTCGGTGCCAGGCGGCCGTCGAGGTCGATGACGTAATAGATATCAGCGTTCATGGTGGAGGTTGTCGAAGATGTTGAGGAGGGTGGAGATGAGGACCATTACCGGCAGATCCGGCCATGCGATCTTGGCATCGGTCAGCAGACCGTTGACGCCGTTGACGTCGTCTTCACCCCAGGCGTTGACCCGGAGGAACCTTTCACGCATCTTCACCGGAGTGTAGTCGCCACGACCGACATGCCAGGCCAGACGGCTCATGACCGTAACAGCCATTTCGTTGTTCTTGGCGATCTTGAACAGACCGTTGATCTGCGTGGCCACATCGGGCTGACCACCGATCACGTGCTCCACGTGCAGATCGGTCAGTTCCGTACGCAGCAGGCCGCCACGGGTGAAGTTGTAGGCCAGGCGATAGGTCTTGTCACGGGACCTGCCGTAGCCGAAGATGACATCCGGGACACCCACGGAGCGACGATAGAGCGTCAAGTCCTTCAGAACCGTTTCGGCCGGTCGAGGATCTTCGCGCAGTACCGTCGACAGCAGCGCACTGCCGGCATCTTCTTCGGGAGCCACGTACATCACCGAGAGGATCTTGCCGTCGAAGGAGACGACCGAGCTGGCTTCGCCCTGCTTTTCGACGATGCTGATCGGTAGCGGGTTCTTCATCTTGGAGAAGGTCACCGGCTCACCGTTACGCGTCAGTTCCTGCGTGCTCGGGTTGAAGATGAACAGCTCAACTGCAGGCTTTCTTTTGAACATGGTCAGTCCTTGATTACTTGGCGGAAGGTTTGTGTGGCGTTTGTCCTACACTGCACTGTGGTACCTGCTGCCCCGAACCGTAATACTTGAGGTAGAAGTAGGGGCCCACAGTCACTGCAGCCAGAATGCCGAGGCCGAGCGCGACGAGCAAGATGAACACCACTTCGATGGGGGTCAGGCCCTTGTTGCTACGAAGCATGGGATCTCCCTTAACGCCAGGTGTGTACGCCGCCATCGCAGACGTATTCGTTTTGGATCTGCAGTTCCTGCGTGGGTGTGTGTACGGTCTTCCCGTCAGACGACCATCCCGTGCGTACGACGGTCTTGGTCGTCATCTGCTGCTTGCCGGTGGCCGTGCAGTGGTTCTGGGCGAACCACACATCCAGTTCCTTGTTGCGCTTGTGATTCTGCCAGGCCGGAATGAGGATCATGGCCAGAATCGCGATGATGGCGATCGCGATGATCAGTTCGACCAGGGTGAAGCCTTTGCTACGGTAACGCATGTGTCCCCCTCGGACAGAAAGCAGGGAGGCCGTAGCCTCCCTGCGCGATGGATCAGAAGCTCGCGCTCGGACCGTAGGAGCCACCCGGCTGCTTCTTCGGAGCCTCGACCTTCGGAGCGTCAACCGGCTTGGCCACGTCCGCCCACGCCGCGCGGCGAGCTTCGGCCTGGTCCAGACCCAGCACGGCGGCGAGCTTGTCCACTTCTTCCAGCGTCGCCTTTGCTTCGCCCTTGCTGATCTGCGTCAGGCGCTTGGCCGTGATGTTCAGGAAGCTTGCTGCTGCCTTCAGATCCTTTCCTTCGAGCGCTTCGGCCACCATTGCGGGGAACTGCAGTTGCTTCGACATTGCGCACCTTCTTTTTGGAGTTGATTTTCTGGAACGGGGGTGGGTCGGGATAGATGATCGGATCGTACGGGAGATTGCCCCCGTCGTTCCAAGAATCCAACGGCACGAACTCCGTCAGATCTATTGCCAGGAGCCGGTCTTCGTCCAGGGCGACACGATGCCCATAGAGAACCAGTTCGGCAGAGCCCTTCCCGTCGGGCACCACCCTCCACAGGCGCAGATAACCGCCGCTGTCGGTATCGCGTGCTGCACACGCAGCAGCCACAGCCATCGGGTTGAATCGATAGCCCGACTTACGGAACTTGGCAACGTTGGTTTCCTGCTTGAAGGTCATCGCGATATCGATGACCGTCTCCAGCCATGCTGAGCCGGAACCGACTACCGTCAGCGAGGGAGCATTTTCCCCTTCAACGTAGTTGCCATGTTTGCCGTATTTCATCCGACATTCGAACATGTTGCATTCGACTTCGAAGAGACCGTGTACGCAGATCAGGATGACCGTGAAGCTGAAATCGATACGCAGCAGTCCCAAGCCGCGCAGCTCCTCGAAATAGTCCAGGGCGTTGTCCAGCTGGGAGCCCTTGTAGAGCATGTTCATGAACAGGTCGACTTCGTTGCGGTGACCTGAGAAAGCGTATCCCAGACAGACGTCCTGATGCTCCCCACGTTCGGAAACTACCGGCAACTTCTCGGTCAGCATATGGACCTTGTTCATATCGGCCATGTCGTTCACATCGAGGTTACCTCGCGAACGCACAGCCGAATCGGCGACGATGTAGCCGTTGTGGACGACGATGCACGTCATGGGGTCTTGCTCCAGTCGGTGAACTTGGACAGGTTCAGCCACACGCGGTTGGTGTACTGCGCGTCGACCTTCGTGTCCTTGGTCATGAGCAGATCACCCAGACGCGACACGCCCACGACCTGCCAACGCTGACCATCGTAGGTCACGAACAACTGCTCATTGCCGATGACCTTTCTGCGATACAGCTGGAACTCGTAATGGCCCAGCCGGCACAGATTCAGGTAGTAGTGCGGGTAGACCAGGTCGTCGTGGCCGATGAGGTGGTAGGTCGAGTTCAGGAACTCATTGACGTCCAACCCACCGACGTCACTGGCCATCGCCAGCGGCGAGACCATCACGTCGCAGTAGATGTGCTCCAGGTAGGCCGCTGCCAACGAACGGTCGGCGAAGGATTCCTCGATGTACAGCTTCTTGAGCTCGGCCAGGAAAGCGCGCAGTCGATCGCTGCCGCACAACTGCTGTTCTTCGGCCTGGATAAGTACATCACGCACGCTCGAATGGGCGATCGCCTTCAGAGCCAGTCGGATACCCGACAGCGTAGCCTCGAAGTTCTCCAACGCATCGCCCAGCTCCAGACCCGAACGAACGTGGCGCCAGAGTTCCTTACCGGAGAAGAAGTTGAAGTAATGGACGTTGCTCTTCTCATCGGAGAGCAACTCCCGCAGAGGCTCGATATGTGCATCGATCAGGTTCTGGGCGAACTCGTCGTATTTGGCTGCAACTGCTTTGGGGATCATGATTCAGTCCTTGGGGTGGTGAGCTCTCTAATAAGCTCAGGGGTATACATTCGGATATTATGGGTTTGAGAATCCTTTCACTGCGATCTAGTGAAAAATGAAAAGGCGGTATATAGCCCTCCCCACCGAAGTGGGGAGGGTACTATGTCTTACAGGGCGCCGGGAACCGGCTCTGCGAACGGGTTGAACCTGCACATCGAGTTGACCACGTAGTCGTAGATTGTCTGGCAGGACTTCGGCAGCTGGTCTTCGGACTTGATACCCGGCAGGGCTTCCTGGATGCGTGCCCAGTTCATCACCGGGAATACAGCCACCAGCGGACTGTTGGCCAGGTCCGGGAACTCCTCGCCGATCAACTTGACCGCCTCACCGATCGAACCGGCACGGCAAGCACGCCAGGCCGAGATCTTGTCCTCGTCCAGGTACTTGCGCATGTCCACGACCATGTAGTCCTGGACGCGACCGGGCGTGGTCATCAGGCGCCATTCCTGCATCAGACGAAGAGAAGACTCGTCGATGATGAGCTGGCTGTCCAGGTCGGGTTTGAACACCGGGGGTGTGAAGACCTCGTCCATCAGTAGACGGTCTCCACCGGCAGCATCACGGTCAGTTCACGGAACACTGACCTGCGGTCGTAACCCACCGTGACCGCCCAGTAGTGCTTGGGCTTGCTGGCCTTGACCGACGCCACGGTGTAGTGGACGTCCACCGTCAGCGAGCGGCGGTCGTTGAGTTCGACGTCGGCCTTGATGGCGACCTTCAGGGCGGCCTTGAACTTCATCACCGCCAGGCGCTGCTTGCCTTTGCGGTCGTTGAGCGACAGGGTCGGCAGGTATTCGCCGATCAGGCGCTTGATGCTCTTGTTGATGCGGCGGAAATCGGCGGGTTCGGGAGCGCTCGGGAAAGGCTTGTACAGGGACATGGTCATTCCTTGGGTAGGGCAGTTTTGAGGACCTCAGAAATCAACTGCTCGTAGGTTTCCACGGCGGCGTCTTCGCCGACGAGATAGACCTCGCAGTTGTAATCCTGAGAATGTACGACGAACTCCAGCTTGTAACCCTGGTCCTGCATTCGTTTGGCCAGAGCTACAACCATTGGACAGTCCCATCCCGGAGGGGATAGGTGGAGTGTCGTCGTGGGAACCTCCGGCGGGGGAGCCGGAGGCGTGTAGGTGGGGATGAACATCAATAGACAGGATCGATGTGCAACACTTCCACCAGGTACTCGAACACGCAAACGCCCTGGACTGGCGTACGCGGGGTCAGACGCAGCGTGGCGCGACGGTTGTCACGTTCATCGGTATCACCCAGATACAGCTCGACGATGAAATGGCCGGCTTCTTCGCGGCATTCGGCCAGGTCGTTGAACAGCTCCTGGTACGAACGGGCCTGATCCTGCGGGACATACTGACGGGTCCAGGCCAGCGGAACGTTGTGTTGGGCGTTGGTTTCGCCCAAGATCAGATCCCGCACCTGCGCCGGCAGATCGCTCACGTCGAACTGGAAACCGCCGATCATTCGACGGAAGTGATGCCGCAGCTCGGTGCCGATATCGCGATCTTCGTTGGACATTCCCTTGATGCTGACCACCCGCATGTTGAGCTTGGGGTAGTCCGCCTCGACGCTGTCGTCAGTCGGCTGGTCGTCGTAGCGCTTCCAGGTGATGACGTTCCAGCTGACCGGGCCGATATGGATCCGGTTGCTCTCGAAGCGGACCGAGCCGTCGCTCTTGAGTCGGATGGACAGTGAGCGATTGGAGGGGTCGGTCAGTTGGGTGTCCAGCTCGACCGTATCGACACCCGAATTGGCGATGAGCTTTTCCATCACGTCCTTATCGAGCTTACCGGAAGCCTCCGGACCACGGAATTTTTGGATCTTCAGTGGGGTGGAGGTCATCGGCACGCCGTCCTGGTAACGGTCCCAGGCCCTGCGAGCCAGTTCCTCCAGGATCTTGCTGGCGTAGAGTTCACACAAGCTGGTGACGGCCTCCTGCTGTTCAGCGGGAAGGTTGGTGAGATCGAGCGGGGTGTCCATGACTCAGTCCTTGATGTAGAAGTTGGTGGCGTGACGCAGACGGATTTTCCGCAAGCGGGACAGTTCGGGATTGTTTTCGACGATGGTCCTCACGTGCTCGGCGGCACGCTCCACACGCTCATGCGAGCCAGGTCCGATCTGCAACCGGGCGAGATCTTCCATCCGCTGGGCGCGGCGCAGTCCACGGACGGCGAAGCGCTTCTTGCGACCGGTCCAGAGGACCGTTGGCAGCGGCGGATAGTTCTTGCGTCCCTTGACCTTCTTACCCTTGTGACGGAAGATGAACTGACCAATGATCAGCATCGACTCTTCCTTTTGGGAGAAGGTCTTGAACGTGGGGCGGTAGTGGTAGTCATACTCCATCTGGATTACCTTCAGCTGTAAGTGAGGACGAGGTAGCGGCAGTAATCCTTCTTACCATCCTCCTCGCGGTACTGGATGGCGTAGACGGAATCGTCAACGGAGATATCACGGTAAACGTTGATCGCCGATTCCGATGCTGCGAACAGATGGTCGGCATGGAAGATCGCTGCCAGGAAATCGCCACGTTTGCGCGTGAGGACGTGGCTGAGCTGATCCACCTCCGCACGCAACATTGCGATGGCGCTTCCGTCAGACCACGAACGTGTCCATGCGCCGGCATAGAGCGCAGGCATGTGCTGGGCCGTCAAGAACACCTTGCCCTCGTGGGTGAAATTCCACAGCTTTAGATCGTCATCGTACTTGGCAGTGACCGCACTCGGCAGTTCTTCGCTGTCTTCCGGATGGCTCAGCGCTGCCGAGCTGATGACCACGCTCATCCACGCAAAGCGATTGGCCAGGATGTCGGACATCCCTAACGCCATGAACTTGGCACGCTGCCAGTCGACAGCGAGTGGGTAGCGGTCGATCACCGCAGTGCGCATGTCTTCGGGACTGAGCACATCGCCCTTCAAGGACGCAAGCAACAACGTAGTTATGTCCATTCCGGATTCCAGATCGGATGTTTACGGCGATGACTGCGCTTGTGCATGTGCACAAAACGCCCCCGCAACGGTTGGTGGGAAGGCACGTACCCCAGCTGGTTTGTCACCAGCGTCTGATACTCGGTCAGATGAGCCTGCTGTTCGGTCAAGTGCTTGACCGCAGCCAGCATCGCATCGTGCATTGCCCGCTGCCCCGTCTCACGACGAGGAAGCAAGGCCAGACCCACATCCGGACCCGCCGACAGCAGGTTCGCATGCAGCTCAGCGATGTTGAGCTGGACAGCTACGCCGGTGTGGGGCTCAACATAAACGAGCGGGTGATCGAAACCGATGTTCTCCAGGACTTTTCGGTAGAATTCGACCGGATCGTTTTGCATCATCTCCAGAGACTTCAACGCCTCTTCAGGATCGCGCGGCTTTTCAAAGCTTGGGATCGTCACGACACCAGACCTCCAGATGGGCTTCCAGGATTCTCCCCGCCTGCCTGGATATGAGGACGTTGAGAACTGGCGGTATCCACAACACCACCAGCAGGAACGCGTACAGGATCATCAGCGGCAAGCATGGCGGCCAGGACGCCACAAGCCATGCAGTGGCCGCCACGACCATCGCCAGGATTACCCCGAGGATGCCGAGGGATGACGTGAAGAACAGGCGATTGAAGAAGATGCTGTAATCCTTCCAAATCGCTTGCGGTACGGTGTACCGCTTACCTCGGAACATGATGTTGACATCAACCATGAGGTTTCCTTCCCTTGTAGATGCGAATTGCCATATAGCCGTCGACCACCAGGATCAACAGCCCGCCTAAAGTAACAAACACGTAAGGCATTTGAAACTCTCCCCCAATCAGGCAATATGGTGCGGTTTAGTGCAACGCAGACTCCACGTGTCGGCGATCGGTTTTGTCGGCGATCACGTCGCGATGTAGGATAAGGACGATGTCCTGCTCATCGCAAAGCGGCAGGCCGCGGGCGAACACAGTCAGATCGCCATCGGGTTTCCAGAACAACGCATACTCGACCGCGTTTTCGATAGTCGCAGACAGGAAATCGCGCTGGACCCATTCCAACAGCGGAATGTTGGCCGGTTGTTCATCCCCGAAGATCGATTTACGCCACTCAGCGTAGGCTGTGCGCATCGGGCCTGTCGGCGAGAGGTCTCCCGGACTCTGGTGCCACGTCGCCCCCTCAATACCTTCCCACGAAGAATTCGGCGAGTCCGGAGCGACGCTCACCAGGTGCTTGCCGCTTGCCGCAAATATCCAACGTTCGACTTCGAGGTTACGGCCGGGTTCAGAGACGCTGGCGCTGATCAACTGCATCGACAGGTCATTGTCCACTCGGGCATCTATGGGAAGCTCTTGGTTGACGCGGTTGGTGGTTACCTTCAGGACATGGACGTAGAACTCAGGCATCCCCGTTCCAAGCAGAGCCGCGCAGATCACCTCGTTGGTGATTTCACTTTCGTTCATGATGACCTCAGTTCAACTGTGGCTTGATGAGTTTGGCCGTACGATCGATGTACGGGTTGGGCTCGATGATGAGCAGCGAGTAGTCACCGTCGATCTCGCACACGAGATGGAGCTGGATGTCCTGCTCGGTCTCGGTGGAGCAGTCGACGACTTCGGCATACATCGCATCGCTGAGTTCGAGCATGTAGCCCAGCAGCGCCATCGTTCCGACGTGCTGGAGGGGTACGATCTTCTGGTCGAGGGCGTCCAGGCTCAGGCGCCACTGGTCGAACTGATCGGACAGCTCATCGGCTGACGGCTTTTCCTTGGGGATCTTGGCGACCTTGGGATCGCGACGATCCAGCTCGAGCAGCTGCCAGCACGGAATGGTGTCGTTGAGGTTCTGGCTCTTGATCCACGCGTTCGTGGCGACAGCTGCCATCACCCTGCGGTGACCGGATTCGTCGTTTCCGGAATACCAGTTGAAGACCGCGTAGGGATGGGGCAGGTCGGGGTTGCGCGGGCCGTCATCGACGATACACTGGCAGCTGTGGCGAAACGCTGCTGCGATCTTGGGGGCGATACCCATACCTTCAGCAAACTTGGTGTAATGCACAAGAGGTCTCCTGCTAGGGCCGGTCCCTTACGGAACCGGCCGGGTGGGGGATTACAGCTTTTCGAAGAACTCGTCGACTTCGGCCTTCGTGTCGACGTCGGCAACCCACTGCCACTGGCCGGCTTCCGGCACGTGCTTGTAGATGCCGTAGAACTGCGGCTCCTGACCTTCGGCCGGGGCGACGACGCTCTTGTGCTCGATACCGGTTTCTTCGCCAGCTTCGAAGATCTCCACACGGGGACCGTAGGTGTAGTAGACACCATCGGCCTTGGAGTACAGGGTGTCGCTCGGGGGAATCGGCGGCAGCGAATCGGTGTTGATCAGGGACATGGGCGTCTCTCGGTTGTGCCTTTCGGCGGAAGATGACTGCATAATAACGGTGGGGCATAAAGCCCCACCGATTTATGGCGTGATTTGACTACCTGGCGTCGGAGGACACTCAGTTTTCCTCCGACGGTTTTTCGAAGATCATGCGCATGGCTTCGGAGTCCAGCAGCGTGGGAAGGTTGTCGGCGGTATACGTGACGATGTAGGACGACTTTTCAGTGTCTTCATCGAAGAACAACGCAACGAACTTTCCGTTCTCGATCCCGTGACTGATATAGCGCACCTTCGGGCTTTCCACGATCTTGGACAGAACGTGAATCATGAACGAGAACAGCCCGGCGTCCCTCAACTCAGGGAACTGCCCAGTCACGTAAGTAGCCAGCTCCTGGAGCAGGTTGTTGGGAACTGCCGCAGCGTCGATCGGTACGGCAGCGACCGGCTCCATCACGACCGACCCGAACTCCGTGTGTGCCTGGACGGCAAACTCGGGGATCAGGTTCGGCCGCAGGTCCGTACGGATCCGGAACTCAGACTTCCCATCCGGGGACCACTGCAGATCGAAACCCAGGTCTTTCCAGGTCGCCTGAGTTACCGGCGCACCGACCTTGTACAGGTTGTACAGGACGTTCATGAAAGCGCAGGTCGGCTCGTTACCGTCGCCGATGTTGGTGAAGAGTTCGATCCAGGTCGCCGCGATGTTCTCGCGGCTCGTGATCACCGGATTGATCTTGGGGAATTGGATGACGTTGCTCATTCGGCCAGTTCCGGCTCGTAACGGCCGGTGGAGAACGGCAGGCGCTCCATCAGGTCCAGCCGCTGATCTTCAGGGATCTGGTCGATCACGCCCATGAGCAGCTGGCAGTAGACCTTGGTCGTCGGGTTGGCATACTCGGCGATCAGCTTCAGGCTCGTGCCATGGACGATCAGAGCGTGGCGCCAGAACGGGGCCACGTCATTCGGGAGCGGTTCGACTGTCGCTTCGTCATCGGACAGCATACGGCTGTCCAGGCCGGCGATGAGGATGCGCTTCTTGGAGAACGCGACGATGTGGTCCATCGTCAGCAGTTCGTCCAGGACCTTGTAGTTGGATTGTTGGGTGAATCGCATGTTGACCTCAGTAACCGTAGCAGGTGGGTTGGATCGGACCGATGTAGCCGAACTCGTAGGTGCAGCGAGCACCGAGCGCGATCTCCGGTCGGAAGGTGATGAACTTGCGCACCTTACCGTCCGGTTCGGTGATGATCACCACTACCGTCTCGGGACGATACTCGGACTGCGACGATGCGGTCTTGGCCTGTTGGGGGCAACCCACCAGAGCGGCAGCCGTCACCACGGCCAGAATCAGATTGCGCATTATCTCAGTTTCTCTTTCTCAATGAAGCGGCTGATGTGACGCCAGAGCTTCTCCCCGTAATGTAGCGGGAGGAAGTATGGCCAGAAGAGGATGATGAGCAGTCCCCAGATCGGGTTCCGGAAGAACGCTGGCCGATTATTGTACGACATGGCCCAGACGAACATCATCATCACGCCGTAGACATAACCGGCGAGAAGAACTATGAGGGTATCAGGCATACCTACCTCTGCGATGTCGGTTTGGTATACGTGCCCGTAAGCGGATCGATGAGTCGAAGTTGCAAATCAGTGACGAATCCGAATCGATCGCAGTAGTGAACGTCTTCTTTGCGGATCAGGATTCCGCCGCAACGCTGGGCAATCAGAGCGACATCGGTGGTCGCTTTGGCCCAGAAGACCGGAGCGATCGAGAAGTCCAACGGCGCGTTGAGTGTTGAACTGATCCACAAGCGGCCGCGAGCAGGACGACCACCCAACGAAGACAACTCGCGGACGATATACTCCGGACCACGGAAGCCGAATTCGGAGGTGATCTCCTGGAGGATACCGGCGACTTCCGGCTGGACCCACCAGATGTAGAAGGGCAGCTCACTGTTCCGCTGTTTGATGAGCAAATCGGCTGCGGACACCGCGTCTGAAAGGACTTCCTCGAGCAGATCCGACTTATTCGGAAGTTTGGTGTTCCAGGACTCTTCAGACTTCTGAAGCTGCGGACGGTTGGGGAGACGGGGATCGGACATGGCTACCTCCTTAGCGACGGCGCGGGAACGAACCGACGATACGACCGGTGGAGTCGTAGCAGACGCGATCGCAAGCCAGGCGACCATGATCGACGTCATTCACGTCCCCCTCCGGCAGCCAACGACGGACTTCATCGATGGAACCGATTTCCTTACCGTTGGTGTCGATGCACTTGTTGTGACGGTGGTTACAGGCAACAGCCTGCGGCACGTAGCCACCTTCCGGGGTACGGTTGGCAGCACGCGGGATGAAGTTCGGAACCGGAGCTTCTTCCGGATCCACGACGGTCAGACTGACCTTGAACGAAACGGACTCCGGAGGACCAGCCAGGACAGTGGCGGGGACCAGAGCGAGAGCGGCGAGCAGGAAGATCTTGTACATGAGAGTTAACTCCTTGGTGGTTGGGGGACTATCCCACGGATGTTATGTTTATCAAATCCGATGGGATAGTCCCTCCATCACTTAGACTACCAGCGGCCCGTGAGCGTAGAACAACGTCCCGTCCGGAACTTCCCACGTCTCACCATCGACCAGGGGGTGGTACACCCGCAACACCTCCCCCAGGACACTGTGTCGACGCAGGTAGATCTCGCCTGAGTCCACGCTTTCCAAAATGGCGTAATCGGACACCATGATTTCCATGTCGGGACCGTCTTCCCACGAAGCTCCAAGTGGAACCCAGCGACCCGGCTTATTATCGCGACCGTTCAACCACTGGATCACGTTCTCGTGGGCATCGAAGCCATAGTACGTGCACTTGCGGTTGAAGTTGTAATCCTCACCAGTCCATTCTTTCAGAACCGTCAGGATCTTCTCGAGCACCTTACCCAGTGCCGCAGGTGGGACGTGATGGCTCAACTTGGCGCTGTAGTTGATCAGCTCCATGGAGTAACCATTGGCCAGCTCGGTGCGCAACTTCCAGTGCAACTGGTGTCGTGCAGCGATCTCGACCACTTTCTTCAGGAGGATCGTGTTTCGTCTGGAACCGAACTGCACGTACTCTTCGGTTTCATCCACGTAGCGCATATCAATCCTTGAGTTTGCCGACATACGGCACGAGAGGAAGTGGGATCAGTCCAGTCAGATCGATGTAGATCACTCTTGGTTCGAAAGCGAAGTTGAGGATGTGGTGATGGCGATAACAGAAGAGTCGGTGACGACCATCCACGAGGTGACCATCGACACACACCAGCGGCGGAAGATCACCGATCGCCGATTTCATCCGCTCCAAGTAGGCGTCATCGCGACTGTCGGAAGGGTGATTGTTGATCACCACCTCCGGGAAGTTGCTGAGGAACGTACTCTTCAATGGCAGTGTCCGCCCCAGAGGAGTGAGCTCGTTGTCCACCATCAACAACTCCCGCTTACCGGCATCTTCGAACATGTCCAAGATGAGCGTCATCTGATCTTCGGGAAGTTCCGAAAGTGACATCGTGTACGACAACATGGTGATCTCCCTCAGGACGAGATGGTGGATTCGAAAGGAACGCTCTTGAAGTACTTGAGGTCCTCGTCTTCCGGGATGTTGATCTCCACCTGGCTCGGATCGATCAGTCGAGCCGCCTTACGGGCGACGTATTTGATCATGTCGGCCATATGGATCAAATCTTCGGCATCGGTCAGGCTGAGATCTTGCAGCATGTTGCTGCAGGTCCTGCCGTCGTAACGCATGAACATCACGTAGACTGGAACGTTGGTAAGGGAGTTCGGATCGAACCCGCCCACCATACGACCTTCCGTGTCCTCACGCTCGGCCTCCGTCACCCGCCACACAATCGCATGCAGACGATGCGACAGCTCGGCAGACGGAGTCCACGCCCACTGGATGACGAAACCAAAACCGTCCGTGTCGCGGCACAGCGCCAGTTCCGTCTCGAACACTTCTTTCTTTTTGTCCGACATCACACTCTCCTTAGGTGCGCGGCAGTACCACACCGGTCTGCTGCATGTACTTGCCGTCGCGATCCTTGTAGGAGGTCTCGCACTGTTCGTTGCCCTGGAAGAACAGCATCTGGGCAACACCCTCACCGGCGTAGATCTTGGCCGGCAGGTTGGTGGTATTGGAGAACTCCAACGTCACCTCGCCTTCCCATTCCGGCTCCAGCGGGGTAATCCCCACCACGATGCCGCAACGAGCATACGTCGACTTGCCCAGGCAGACCACCAGCGTGTCACGCGGGATACGGAAGTATTCCATCGTCCGTGCCAGAACGAACGAGTTCGGCGGGATGATGCAGTAGTCGCCTTCCACATCGACGAAGCTCTTCTCATCGAAGTTCTTCGGATCGACGATGGTGGAGTGGATGTTCGTGAAGACCTTGAACTGCCGGCCACAGCGAACATCATAGCCGTAGCTGGACGTACCGTAGGAGATGATCTTCTCCGGTTCCGGCATGCCTTCCTCGACCATCCGCTCATAGACCAGCTTGGCGGTGGAGCGTGCGGTTTCGCGTTGTTCCTCGATGAGGTCGAACGCGATGTGGTCGGGCAGATTCGGATAGTCGTCCGGACTGAGCTTGTTCACTTCACGCAGGCGTTCTTCGGTGATCGACTCGAGCGTGATCTGGCGGTAACGCACCTGACCGGGCTCGAACGGTTCAATCATCGGCGCAGGCCACTCGGCCAGACGACGCTCGGCCTCGGCCAGTGCCATCTTGGCGCGTTCGGAGTTGGGCTCGCCGACCTGATAGTAGAGATGGCTGCGCCAATCACGATCGTTGTTGAGCGAATCGGCGATGGCCTTCAGGCTCGGAGTCTGACACAGCTTGCGGATCTGGCGATCGGAAAGCAGGCCGCCACGGGGAATGATGCGATTGTTCATGGGTAAAAAACCTTTGAGATAGAAAGCCCCTCCCCTTTCGGGGAGGGGCGTGACTGTGCCTAGTTAGGCGCGCAGACGGTCACCGGTGACGTCGACACCAACGGTGTCTTCACCCTCACCACTCTCGAGGTTGGCAGCGTTGGCGGCCTTGGCCCGCTGATCCATGATCTCCGAGTAGTGGTTGTCGAACTTGTACTCGCCGGTGTAGCTGGCGCCGAGCTTCGGGGTGAAGTTGTTGATGATCTTGAACTTGTAGGTGATCTCGTACTCACCGAAGGTCTCGGTGAAGCCGGCATCGCCGCCGTTCTCGTGGTTCTTGTAGTAGTCGACGGTTTCGACCAACGGCAGTTCGATGTCGAACAGGTTGTCGATGTCGCCCTTCAAGCAGCCACGTGCCGTGAGCGTGGTGGTATCCCAGCGGACGGTTTCCGGACGGATGAAGACCGGGGTGCCGTCCTTGTAGATCGTCAGGACCTGGGGTTCCACACGACCCCAACGCGGCACGTTCATGATCTCCAGGAAGTCGTAGATCTCCTTGTCGGACTTGCACGGACGGATCATCTTGGCCACGCTGCACAGCATGTCCCACGAGATGTTGTGGGTGCTGACGTAGCGGGTCAGGCCGGCAATCTGTGCCGGGGTCAGCTGGAAGTGCTCACCCACTTCCAAGGCCGCATCGGTACGCAGATCCGAGAAGGTCAGACGGTAGCGGAAGCGACCCGGACGGTCGTAGATCATGTCCGGGAATTCCTTCTTCTCGTTGCCGGTCACGACGAACAGGACGCCGGTCAGGGTGCTGTCGGAGAACAGCGGCAGCAGGCGAGCACGTTCACCCTCGTCGTAGAACTTGCCGAACTCGTCGAAGTACACCATGCACGGGCCGGTGGCGGCGATGATGTGGCGCAGCATGTCCGGACCCAGCGGCTGGGAGATCATGATCACCGGCAGCCCACCGCCGATCATCCAGTTGCCCAGATCTTCAGCGAACATCGACTTGCCCGAGCCCTTCAGGCCGGCCAGCAGCACGCCCAGGGACGGATTGTGACGATCGTAGTCGTCCTTGATGCGTTCCATGTGGCGGTTGTGGTGGCCGAAGCGCTTTTCCGGCACGGTGAAGGTCGCACTGACCTTGTTCCAGCGGATCTCGATGCCGGTGATCGGGTTGGACTCGACGACGATCTCGTAGACCGCTGCCGGCAGGTGATCCACCGGCGGGGTCGAAGCGTCGTGGAGACGGAAGTTGTAGTGGCCGCCGCGATCCATGAACTGCTTTTCGAACTTGGAGTTGCTGGACATCGTGTAATCCTTTTGTTTTTCTGAGAGTGAGGAGTGTTGCTAGGTACTACAGGGGGAAAGTGTTAGCCGACACCGGCAGCTGCGGCCTGGGCGATCGCTCCGAACAGGGACGCCATTTCCTGACGATCCTCTTCATCCATATCTTCCATTTCATCGCGGATGCCTGCATGGAAGTCCGGGCTGTTGGCCGACGTGTAGCCACGGCCCGCCGACAGATCGAACGGGGTATCGCCCGTTTCTTTCTTACCGACGCTGCGGGGACGGTTTTCGAAGTGCACGAACGCACGGTCTTCCGGATCGCGGATACGCGAGTTGGACATCACCGCGAACACGCGGGAACTGCCGCCGCCGGTGGGTGCCACGCGGAAGGTCAGCTTGAAATCGCCAACTGAGATGGTGATGTCCGCTTCGGCCTTGCGATACCAGTCGCGGGATTCCTGCAGCGGGATCTGGACGATACGCTCGATGTCGAACTTCTCGCCCTCCAGGCAGGTGACCGTCAGGTGCTGACCATCGTAGGCGGCCTTGTCGAAGCGCAGACGCTTGCCGTTCTCCACGAGCTTGACCACGTTCACGCCCGACCAACCCCAACGCGGTACGTTGATGATTTCCAGACGATCGCGGATCTCGTCTTCGGTCTTGGCGCCCTTGATGTGTTCAGCCACCGAGGCCAGCGTGTCGTAGCCGATGCGATCAGTGCGCACGTAGCGCATCAGGCCAACAGTCTGCCATTCTTCCAGGCCGTGTGCGGCAGCCACTTCAGCCACGTCTTCAGCCGACAGGCCGGCGAAGTGCAGGCGGTAGCGGAAACGACCGGGACGATCGACCATCGGGTCGGAGAACTCGTTGTAGTCGTTGGCCGTGACAACGAACATCACACCGCGCATGTCCGAATCGGAGAACAGCGCGATCATCTTGTCGCGCAGGCTTGTCTTTTCGTAGGTCTTGCCGAATTCATCGAAGTAGATGATGCACGGCCCGACTGCCTGCACGACCTTGCGGATGAACGGTGCGGGGATGGACGACATGACCATCAGCACCGGAACGCCCTGGGCGCGAATGCCCCAATTGCCGAGGTCTTCGGCAAACAGGGACTTACCGGCACCCTTGATGCCGACGAGCATCACACCCATCGACGGACTTTCGTGGTGGTAGTTCTCCTGGATCAGGCTCAGGTACTTCTCGTGAGCGCCGTAGCGGGCGCCGCCCTGTTCGAAGTGGGTGCCGCGCTTGGACAGGCGCAGTTGGACACCCTGCTGGGTTTCGATCATCTCGATCTCGTACACCGCCGGGTCCAACTTGGTGGTGGTACGGGACGGATCGAAATGTTCGAACGTCTTGAACGTTCCGTGATCATGGAACTGACTCTGCATGTGCATGAGGCTACTCTTTGGGCTTAACAGGAGCTTTGCTTTTCGGGAGCAAAGCACGGAGCTCGCGACGGCGGACGCGCTCTTCAGGAGTCACGTCACGCCCTTTGCGAACGAGTGCAACAAACTCAGCGTAGTCACGTTTACGCTGAGCTTTCGCGATGGGACCTTCGGACATCAGATGTGTTTGACGCCGTTGAACGGGTCGCGCTTGGCCGGAATCTCGAAGTCGATATCCACGGGGATATCCTTGTACCAGCAGACCATCGTGACGTGACCGCGGATACGTGTGACCTGACGGTAGCGGATGTTGGTGAAGAGCAGTTCGGGGTTCTTCGCCACCAGTTCGCGGATGACGAACTCGTTGGCCTCCAACGGATCGTAGAACTTGTCGTCAGCGCGCTGCTTGCGCAACAGCTTAGCACGGGCGGCCCAGAACTGCTGGCGGATGTCGTCCGGAACGATCTTGTTGCGCAGATGGTGCGGGACAATGCGCACGATGTGCAGCAGCATGTCGCAGGGACGATGACCGACAAGCCTGGCCTTCCAGACCGCAGACTTCAGGCCGACCGTGAAGTTGTTGCGGGCTGGCCAATCCCTCAGGCCGGCACCGCCGTTGAAATCGGAAGGACTCAGAAAGACCTGGAACTGCCTGTCGAGCGATTGGGCCAGGAACTTGAACAGGTCGGCCCTGGTGAACTTCATGCTCGGATCGTAGCGCATCTGCAGATGGATCGGCGGACCCTTGATTTTGCGTCCCATGGTCAGTCCTTCTTTTTGTTGTTCTTGCCGAAGTCGCGATGGATGACATTACCCACGGTCTGTTCGACCGGAGCTTCCTGATCTTCCTGGTTGGACGGCTCGTCCTGCACGGCACCGATCTGACCCGGACGGATCAGCGGACGGCGTTCGGTCGTCGGACGACCCTTGACGACCGGACGGTTCGGATCACCCACCACACGGCCCACGCCGGTGTTGTGGTCGAACACGGCGATGATGTCAGCCGTGGGGAAGGTCAGGTGCGACGAGCGGCCAGAGAAGCGGCAGGTCATCGAGGCGGTCCCATCATGCAGCGAGAGGTTGGCCAGGGCCTTCGCACCCACGTTCAGGACGATCAGTCCTTCTTCGAGGTAGTTCGGCGGGATGAACCCGCTGATGTTTTCCGTACGGACCTGCAGGTACGGCAGACCATCGGCGGCGATGATCGCATTGATCATGGCCTGCGCCAGGTACGTTTCGAAGTCGTAGTGAACCGGGGTGCTATTCGTATCGTCCATCGTTTCCTTACCCGTTGTTGTTTCGTGCAATCGATTCGCGGACCCACTCGTTGAAGCGGGTGTCGTAGCTCAGACCCAACAGCGTGCCGTAACCGTGCGGGTCACGTGCGCTGAAGGAGTAATCAATCTCACCGCCACGGCGCTGCATCTCACCAATGAACCGGCTAACCGACTCGAGGTAGGGACGCATTTCTTCCAGCGCTGGCTCCTGCATCGTGCGCGCCACCATCAGGCGATGTTCGCCCGCCGGAGGACGTGCCATGCACTGGACCAGATAGATCAGGCGGTTGGCGTCTTCACGCGTCTTGGCGCCCCAGGGAATCAGGACGGCTGCCGGTTCGCGAATGGGCGCATCTGCCCACCACGAAACGGCCATTGGCGATGGGCAGTCAATCAGTCCGTTGTTGAGCAGAAAATGCGTGTACATCACGGACGATCTTTTCGGCAGCATCGAATCAATGACCGGTGCTGGGGACTGTACCAACTCACGAGATGGCGATCTCAGGGTAAACAGATAGGCGTTCATAGGACTCCAGAAAAGCGGCGACCTCCCGAAGGAAGTCGCCGCATTGGTTACAACACGTCGATGTGGCTTTTCTTCAGCAGGGTTTCAGCGAACTCAGCGATATCCCGATTCAGGATACCTTGCTCCATGTACGGCTTCAGCGTGACGGTGATATGTGCCGCCATCACCCGCTTGACCGCTCTGGGCGCTTTGGAGTGCAACTTTTCGTACTGCCGACGACACTGATCCGATTCGATCTTGAAACGGCGATCGCCGGTGTCCAAGAGACGATAATCGTAGATCAGCATCCGATGGAACTTCTCCACCATCTCCCAGAGCAACTCCATGCGCTCGATTCGCTTTTCCTTGAACCATTCGCGCAGGCGGAAAAGGAACAACGACCCGAAAGCCAACAGAGCGGCAGGCGCCACGATCTGAAGCCACAGCGGATCCTGACCTTGCTCGGTGGATGCTATCGCCACAATGGTCAAAGTCGCGCACAACAAACCGAACAGGAGATAACAGAGAACCTCCTCCTTTTTGTTCAGTCGGTTGCCCAGTGAACGGATGTCGAATTCGTGCATGGAGTTTTCCGGTTAGTAGTCGGTGAAGATGGTGCTCGGCAGTTTCGGTTCAGCGAACAGGATGGACTTCAGGAACTTGCCCTTGACGAAGTTCTTGGACTTGCCGTTGATCACAACGGTGCAGTCTTCGGCGACCTTGATGACGTGGTATTCCACGCCGTCGACTTCGTTGGGGTACACGGCCGCCTTGACGCCGTTGTCCAGGTACTTCTGCAGGCCCTGCTCGGCGATGATCGGATCGGTGTCGAACTTGGACATGTTCGATGCGAAGATCGCTTCCTGGTCAGCGATGACGTCCACACCGACGATGCGCGAGATGCGATCGGTCAGCAGCACGATGCTCTCGGCCAGGCGCTGGATCAGCGGCAGATCCAGATCACCGGTGTGCTGGGCGGTGCGCACCAGATCCATGGTCAGCGAGTGGGACGGCAGCAACTGAGTGCGGAACAGCAGCGAGGCGAACTCGAGGCGTTCCTCACGGGACGCGCTGGTGACGTCGTCGATGGTGATCGAGTCGAAATCGATCGACGGGATGTTGAACTCCAGACCCAGACGAGCGAACAGGCCGTCGTAGGTCACGATCGTGTCACCCAGACCGTCACGCAGGAGCTTGTACATCTCCTGACTGAAGCCATCCTTCTCGAAGCGGGAGAACTCGGTGTGAGCCTCCATCACTTCTTCGTGGATGATGTCCATCTGCTGCTTGGCGATGCCCAGGAACTCCGGCGTATTCAGCACGGAGTAGTTGCCGGGGACGGCATTGACCTGCTTGTTCATGGCCAGGTGGTACTCCAGATCCTCGATGCGGGAGAACGAGAACATGCTCGGAGACGAAACGATGGTGCGGGTGGCGTGCATGAGATGCCTTCATGGCAGTGGATGACATCTCATTACGTCCCCCTATATCCACCGTCCACTGGCCGGGAACTTTTTACGGTTTCTGGCTCAGGTTGAACTTCAGGGCGCTCACTCGCTGTATCGCGTACATCATCGGTACATCGAAATGGGCGGCCACTTTCACCCACGCCACGCGCTCCACACACGGCAAGAACGTCTTGAGGAATTCACGCAGTTCTTTGTCGGGGATCAACAACTCCCCGGTGAAACGCTGCGAGAAGATTTCGTGGGGATCGTTGTGGGTGGTGCCCAGGTCATTGTCGGTGACCTTCCACGACGGACCCGGCTGCTCGGACAGGAACAGACCAAACACACGGGACACGAACACCCGGCGATTGGCACTGGACATTGCATACTTCCTGCCTGTGCTGATGCGCATGACCATTCCGTCACCGCTTTCCGTCAACTCAGCGCCGTTGTAGGGCTGGCCAATGTAGTTGACGACCTTGATACCGGCCTTGGTAAGCATGGCCTCCACGTCAACCGGGAAGCCAGGTACAGCGTATTCCCGTCGGAACGTTGCAAGCGGGATGTGATGATCTCTCACGTGGACACCTCGATCAGGCTTTTGTTTGCGATAAGTCATGGTGAAAGGGATTGGTTAGTTCATTGGGATAGTATGTGGCTGAAAACCGTTGGGATGATGGCGGCATAAATAGGAGAGCCGACGCCCGAAGACGCCGGCTCTCCCACCCCTCGGTGCAACGCAAGGTTTCAAACACTTCCCTCAGGAATCTGACCGCACCCTCCACCCTTTGGGGGCTTCGACGGCGCTGCACCCGTGAGCTGCAGCTATGCCACTCGGCTACGCGGTACGATACGGGCGTGCACTCCCGTACAGATTACTGAAGGCTGCGTTCGTCACCGGGTCGTCATCAAATGTACCTGCCGTGGCATCTAGCACCGGCATTAACACAGGACGCCTTCCCGTAACACAACTTGGCCATCGTGGTGTGATAGCCCGTACGAATGTAGACATGGATGGAAATCCGATGCAACGCCACCACGCGCCCATCGTGAAATATCCAAATCAATCTGTATACTGTCAAGCAGTTCGTGAGAGCCTGACAGGCGAGGAGGCGCTGCCCCTCTAAACTATTGGGTTAACGACATCGACCCACTACATCATGTGACCACCAGGTAAAATTTTCCAACCTGAGTGATTCCTTACCCCGCCCCATCATATGGTTTTCGAACCACCTTTCAACTAACAGATGGGCAAACAGGGGCAAGTGGGATGGACGAAGTATCGCGCGCAACAGCGCTCAAAGCACGGTTGGCATTTGTGAAGATCACTGTCGTCGAGGGCAGTTCTCTTCCTTACCGTGTGGAGCGCAAGCGTAACGGTACCATGGACGGAGGCCCGTTCCTGACGAGGGAGCAGGCCGAGGAGTGCATCCTCAAATTGGACTTGGAAAAGATCTCTCAGAAGGCGACGCGTAAGACGGGCGGCGTCGGTCCGAAACCTGGCCGGAGTTCCTACAAGGAACCTCGCTACGCGGAATACCGCTGAGACAAAAAAAAAGCCACCCCGGTTAGGGGTGGCTTTTTATGCCGCCGTTACAGCTTGGCGATGGAGCCCATCTCGGTGACTACGAAATCGGCTGGCTTGAAGCCGTAGATTCCGAAGACCATATCCGAACGTAAGCGACGCTCCGTATCGACCAGTCGGTGGCCGCCCACATCATCCCTTTCTACTGGCACGTGGATATTGACGAGGTCGTAAACTTCGTTGTCGAACATCCATGCGATCTGCGCGGACGGGATCAGCCCAGCGCCGATGATCTTGACCACATGGTCGCGGATGGCCGACATGGCCATGAACAGCGTATTGCACACCAGCGCAGGATTGGCACCTGCCGGGGTACGCAGGTCAGTGACCATCAGCAGCAATTCGCCGAAACTCATCGACGGATCCAGCCAGTCGACCATCACCTGTACGGGGGTGTTGTTTCCGTCGAAGATGGTGAAGACGATACGGCCGGGGATCAGGTTCTTCGGGTTGCGAATGCAGGTTGCTGCAATGTAGATCTTTGACATGTCGAGTTAAACTCCTTGATTGTCACTGCGAGAGGTGTGGGGGAGATGAAAGGATGGATCAGCGCGGGTCGTCTGTCAAGCCTTCGATGAAACGGGCATTGATGACCATCTGAGATCGGGGAAGTAGGGTCAACGGAGGCAGCGTGTTGGGCTCGTAGACTTTCTCCCAAGTATTGGTCTCATCGAAGACGATGACCACATCATCGGGGCCGCCGATGTCTTGCAGGGAGTAGTCCACGCAGATCAGGTCGATAGATCCATCAGCTGGGGTGGAGTCGTTGTTGACCCATCCCATCCGATACCCATGGTAGCTGATCGTTCCACGGGGGTAGATCTTGGCGAAGTCATCCATGATAGCCTTCACACGCTTTCTGTCTTGGAAGACCCATGGTTCTTTGTCGGCCATGACTACTCCTTCGGCACCGGCAGCTTCTCGGGCGGCTGCCCGTCACGATCGACGCGTGGCGCGTTGTACGGCTCCAGGCCGGGCTTCCACAGCCAGACGTTGGTGCTGGGGTTGTAGGACATGCAACGCAGGTCCTGAGCGCACTCACGCGTTTTCACACTGGCGAGGTCAGTGCCCTTGTACTTGGCCAGCTGCGCCTCCAGGTCACCCACCTTATCCGCCTGACGGAAACTCAGGATGGAAAAGGCGATGACGCTCACCAGGACCAGAATCTGCAGTGCGCGAACATGCCACTTCGAATCGTGATTGTTGTTGGAGTTGTAGGACATGTGGCTCTCCTTAGCGGGCCGGGTAGAAATGGGTGGCGGTGACGACCATGGCGATGTTCACCATGACCCACACCAGACAGATACCGAAGACAGCCTGGGCAGCGTGCGGCAGGCCAGTCAGATGGAAGGCCAGCGCGCTGGTGCCCATCACAACCACACCGACGGCGAGCAGCCACACCGGCATGATCAGGCTGCGGTTCCAACGGGTCGGACGACCCATGATCGAGGTGACGATGCCCACCACGTACAGAGCAGCGATCGGGGCAAAGCACAGCAGGAACATGGAAGCGAAGAGGGTGTCGATCTTGTTCATGAGTTTACTCTTGAATGTAGGAAGGAGGTTGGAGCGTGGGGAGGGTGGATCAGATGTAACTATTGGTCATGTTCTTTTCTTTGAGGACGCAGTTGGCAATGCACTTCTTCGCCTGTGACTTGGAGATGACGTCGCACGATCGCACGAGCTCATCCCAGTCGTTGTACTTGACGGCGGTCGGTCCGACCGGCACACGTTCCAGGCACTGGTTGAACAGCTCGACGCGCTTTTCCTGGTCGACACCGTATACTTCAGTGTAGGTAGGATCGCGTCGGATACAGCCAGTCAGTACGACGCCGGCGAGTAGTGCGAAGATGAGTTTCTTGATCATCGGGATTCCTAGTCGTAGGGAGGGAAGTTGAAGCGTCTGCCCCACTTTTCCATGCCTTTGAAGATGAAGGGAGTGGTGATGGCCATGAAGGCCAGAATGCCCATGCCGATGACCACTTCGGAAGTGGACAGACTGTAATGTCCAACCCCCAATGCGAACCCGCCAAAGGCAGCTCCGAGTCCCCAGATGAACGCGAGACCGGACAGGAGCATATAGACGCTCAGATGGAGCCAACGGAACATGAGAGATTCTCCTTATTCGGTTGCACGCATCCGCTCACGGTCAGCTTCTGCGCGTGAGATACGGAAGTTGATGAACGCCTGCTCATTCGCGTTGGCGATCTCCGCACGGGAGAATGCATCCTGCGAACGCTTCAGGCACTTCTCGATCTCGGCCACGTACTGGACGAGATAGAAGGCGATCAGGCGCTGGGCTTCAGCGAACCGCAGGCCGGCGGCATTGATCTTCGCACACAGACGTTCGGCGTGCTTCTTCGGGAGGTTGTCCTCGAGGATCTTGCCGTCCATCATGATACGGAAGTAGAGGAATTCTTCGTCGACTTGTCCGTTCTCGAAGTTCGGGCAGAGGTGTAGTGTGGCACGTTCGGTGGCCATGGTCAATCCTTGAAATGCTAAACAAGAAGGGGCTCCCGAAGGAGCCCCCGTTGGGTCAGACGCGGTAGCTGTGCTCGACCAGCTTACGCAGCAGGCTGGCGCCTGCGGTATCCAGCGAGAACTTCCGACGCAGCCAGTAGATGCGCGGGTTGCCCGGCTTGATGTCCATCAGCTCGTCCATCCAGTTGGTGCTGGGGACTTCGCCCAGATGGCCGCCCTCGACCATCTTCTTGGACATCCGGTTGAACGAAGCCGGATCGCCACTGCGAACCACCTTGAACTCGTTCAGTCGGGTGTAGTCCATCATGATCTTCTCGTACTGCTCCGGGACATTGTCCTTGACAGCAGCGTTGAAGAGGATGGCGAACTCACTGATGTCCGCACGAGCCTGATCGCAGAAGCGTTCCAGACCGTCTTCATATTCCCGCATACGCGGGGTCCACTGATCTTCCGGATAGCCCATCGTGGAAATGCGAACGGGACCGCCCATGGTGTTGCTCCTTAGTTGACTGAGGAAAGTGAGCACAGTATACATCAGTTAACGCTCGCGTCAAGCTTTTCTACTGCTACTCGTGGAAGTGTTATGTATATCAAATTCATTGGGATCGCCCTAAACGCGGCATAAGCCGAGGGCCTCCTGAGAGGCCCTCAGAGCTCACTGGCCGAGTATCTCGTACTCACGGGCCGCACGACGGTACAAGACCGCCATACGGCTGTGACGGTGCCTATCCTCCGGGGTGCAGAGAGGATTGCGCATCGCTGCAGCATGAGCCTCAGCGATTGCTGACGCCGACGACGAATTCAGGTACAGTACTTGCAGTCCGATATCATCGGCGAGATACTTGAGCATCCCACGCGCCGTAGCGGTATCCTGCAGGTGCTGGACGGCCGGGTCATTTCCCGGCGTTGGCTGATTTTCGGGCATCTTCGATCTCCTGGAGCTTACGATCGTGCTCTTTGAACAGGGCGCTATTCTTAGCGTCCCACCGGCGCCAGCTTTGCAGGCTTACCCCTCTTGACACGGCCTCAGCGTTGTTCCGGAGGCCTGCTTCGAGGAGGTCAAACAGAGTAGCTTCGGTGGCGGAGTTGTCATCTCCGACGGTGCTTCCGGCCAGGGCAGTCCCGAGTTCACCGGCACCAGCACCTCTTCCTTCGAGGGACTCGTTCCACAGGCGGACAACAGAGCCAGGCAGACGCAGGCCACCAAGGTCTTGAGAGACAATCGAACGTAGCGCATTGATGTTGCCCTCCTTACGGGCCAAAGACGCTTGCGCATCGGCAAGGTCCTTTTGGGTCTGGTTGATGATCTGTTGCTGAGCCAGAAGCGCGGCCGCACGATCCTTCTCAGCTTTCTCGGTAGCTTCCTTCGCCGCCTGCTTGTGGGCGGCGAGTTTGTCTTCCGATTCTTTTTTGGCCTTCTCAGCTGCAGCGATGATGGGCGCATCGATGTCCAGCTGAGCGGACTTGCCAGATTCCACGCCATGGCTATGGATCTTGCAACCGCCGAACACGAGCAGGCCGAGCAAGGCGAGATACGCCAAGTTTCGGGGTTTGATCAGGAAAGCAAGGATAGCAGCCATAGTGGGTCTCGGTAATGGGTTGTCCCAAATAATGGGGTACGGAAGTTTTTACACACATTCTATGACTTCACAGTGGTGCTAACCCCCATGATCGATCTTACTCAACCGCCGCGTCAGGTACTGGCCGACCTGATCAACGCGTCGAACGATGAGAAGCTGCAAGTCAGCGATGTCGATTTTGGCGTTCCGACTGCCAATACCGACCATTCCCGAAATACCAAGATCGTTGTCACGGCCAAAGCGACTTCTCCGTGGGATACCTACCAGGTGTTCTACTACAATCGCATGGACATCGGCGCCAACATCTTCTCCACGCTCAACACCGACTTCACCTACGTCCCAGGCATGACCAAAGCGGATCTGATCGGAATGATCAATACCCGCTGGAGTATCAACCTGACCGACGATGACTACACGATGTCGGATCTGCCCGAAGGCAACGGAACTGTCACGGTCACCGCAAAGCCGGGCTCGCTCAACTACATCGGTTCTGGCGATGTCCGACTGATCGCCGACAAGATTCCGTTGGCTGACGCATTCCCGAACAACGTGTTGAACGGTCTCACGTACACGCCGCCGGTCGGCCCGTAAGCGCACAGAAAGCTCCTCCCTGCTTGCGCAGGGAGGAGCGATCTATGCCGTCAGTTGATGACGCCCACTGCAAACGATGTCAGCACGCGCGGAACCACGGTGTTGGTACGACGGGCGAACACGCGGAACTTGTACTGACCCAGAGGAGCGCCAGCACCGTTACGCAAGACCGTACCCAGAACCGAGGAGATGTCGCCCACACTGATCGGACCTTGGACCAGACCCGGTGAGATTTCCGACAGCGTACGGCGTGCCGGAAGACCCATGCCGACCAGAGCAATGCTCGTTTCATCGCGCAAGATCTCGAACGTCGCTTCCGTACCATCCGGCCCGGTCACTCCCAACCACACTCGGTACTTGAGCAGGAAGTCCACAGCGGGAGTTTCCTTCGACCCCAGTGCGATCATGACCTTCCAGTCATTGGCGCCGGCCAGTGCGAGATTGTAGTTGTAGCCGGACGAATCCGGTGCAACTGCGACATCACCGTTACCCACACGCGGGGAAGCGGCCACTTCGATTTCCGAGTTGGTGGAAACCACGAAGTTGGTAGCCGGGTAAGCGCCATTGCCAGGCTGATACAGATTGCCCGAGCTCAGGAAACTCGGCGACTGATTCGTCGCTACGGTGGGGGCATCCAGACCTGCACCACCCGTACCGGGAACCGGCAGTCCGTCCAGAGCGAACGAGCTGAAGGTGTCCTTGTACAGCGGGCGATCTGGGGTCAGTTCGATCTTGACGGTACCAATCCATGCCAGGCTCGCCGGATTGGCTGCGATGTTGACCGTCACCGGCAACGTCGTCGAATCCACCGGGCCGTCCACAATGTCTTCGGCTGCCAACTTCAGGCTGAACATCTGGTTCAATCGCGGGATGATGTCCAACTTCGACTCGGGGCCGTCGTTGGGAACCATCAGCTCGGTCGCACCACCTTCGGTCGGAGGCATGGCAGTGCCCATGTCCAAACGAGTGTAACGCAACGTACGACGACCACGGAAGCCCGAGGACATCACACCGACTGCGACGATGTTGGTATTGCGAGCGGGAACGCCGCTGGGTACGGGAGTCTCGAAGTCGAGGTTCTCCGTACTCAGGAAGAGCTCCTGTCCAGCTTCGTTGATCAGATCAACGATGAGCTCTTTGCTGGGCTTGTTCAGATGACCCATGGCACGCTCCCTTTATCAGGCGCCGACATCGCCGCCCGGAGGGACGAAGTCGATCAGACCAACGATGGCCACGGCCAGGCCGGCCGAGGTCCATGCCGGGCTGGTCATGCGCAGGGTCATCATCGTGCCCGGACCGAAAACACTCGGCTGGGTGAGATCCGATGCGGTGACCGAGCCGGTGTCGGAGTTGGCCGGGAACGTGATGGTGAACTTGGCACCGCCCACATTCAGTTCCAGGATGACCGGCTGACCGCTGGTGGCGGCGAGCTTGAAGTACGAACCGGTCAGGTTCGGGTCGAGCGAGATCGGCTGGATGTTCAGCGAACGGAACATGATTTCAGCACCGGCGCTGTAACGGGCCAGGTCTTCACCGGACCACATCACCGTATCGATACGGTTGCCGTTGCGCTGACGGATCTCTTCCTGCAGACCACGCATCGACGGGATGATGCCCGACTCGGTCTGTACCGGCTGATCGGCGGGGTTGTTGATGATTTCGCTGAGCTTGTTGACCTCGACCTTCAGACGGGCGATTTCAGCTGCCTGTTGCTCGAGGATTTCGGTCTGGGTCGGGGGTGCGGTTTCGGCCATTGCCGTAGTCCTCTATCAATAGAAAGCGGTGAACGCCAGGGGGATGTCGAACTGAACTACCTGACGCAGCTCGTCGACTTGACTTGCAACCAGTTCCGGATCATCCAGACGCCAGTTCACGTTGACCGTGAGGTTGGCAGTGCCGTAGTATCCGTAGGAGTCCACTGGGGACTTCACGGGGATCTGGTAGGACAGCTCGCCACCGGACACATCGAAGTTACCCACGACCTGGATATCGTGCTCATCCAGATAGATACCGTACTTGCGACGGTACATGTCCAAGGCGACTTCGAACGTATCGGTGTCTTCGACCGTTACATTGACCGAAGGCGTGATGACCTCGGACAACTGACGGCGATCGTACAAGACGTAGACGCGACCAGCATGGGTGAACTCCATGGTGGTGCGTAGCGAGACGCGGGTGTTGCGACCGCTGGCGTCTCCCGTCAGTACTTCGGGTTTGGTGATATCCATGAAGTCGGTGGTCGTGACGTCCACCGAGCTCTTGGCGTTGAGCATCTCCATCAGGTTTTCCAATGGAGTCTTGCCGAAATCTACACTCATCGGAAATGTCCTTTAGTAGATGCGCTTTTGTTGCAGGCCGCCTGGAGTCGGTCGGATCTCACGATCCTTCTGACTCTTAAGCACGATCACAGCCAGATCACACATGCGAGTGGATACCCTGACGCGATAAATTGCGTGGCTATGAACCTCGGACAGATACAGCGGTTTGGTCATGTCTTTCAGACGTGCCGAACGTGCGTACTGTCCGACCAATTCCGTCAGGCGCATTGGCGACTTGGAAGCGCGGGCGACTACGAAATTCAGTTCGGACACGCGAAGCGGACTGACAACCTGATGAATCGCCTGATGCCCGATGAACGGGATCTGGTAATTCGTGGTCATTCGGTAGATCGCTTGATGGCCAAACTCTGAGGCGCGGTATTCGCTCATGACGGTCTCCTATTACGGGACCGTCGCGTTCAGCCGCACGATCGGGGTACGGATGTCGGCTTCGTCGATGCCCACCAGACGAGACAGGAGGTAGGGGTTGTAGCCGTTTCCTGTGGCGATGTTGGACGGCGGAGCCAGCGAACCGCTGCCATCGGACTTGCGCAGTTCGGCTGTCAAGATGCGGCCTGCGTCGCGATCACGGCTAGCGCGAATCACTACTTCCGAGGCCAGGGTCTTGAACGGCGTGTTGACGCCGGCAACCTTCGCACTCATTGCGCCTGCATCGGCCGGCGAGGCGTAGTAGGTCGCATCGTCGAAATCGGTCAACGTGTCCGACGCAGTGGCGTTGCCTTCCTTCTCCCACGCACCCGGCGTCACCGTTGAGATCTTGCTCGGCAGAATCAACTGCGGACCAATCCCCTTGTCGAACAAACCGGCGTTCGCATCGGAGATGATGATGTCCGAATACAATGAGGCGATGGTCACCTGCGCATTCAGGATATTGATGCCGTAGAAGAAACTGATGCCTGTGGTGTTGAGTCGATTATCGACATTGGTCGCGGTTTCGATCAGATCGCCATCGATATACAGTTCGAAATCGTAGGTACCTGCGGCAGCGCCGAGCCTACGGATCGCACGGATTTCGATGTGGTACTCGCGACCAGCCACCAGGTAGGGATACTTCGTGACCGGGATGGCCGGGTTGTTGAAGAATGAGAGCTGGATGGCGGTGTCCGTTGTTGACGAACGAATCTTCAACATGACAAGGGCAGCGCCAGCATCGCCCGAATAGATCGAGAACAGCGGCACTACGTTGTTGCTGGTATTGATTCCCGGCAAGACCTTGTAGGTGAATGCCGTGCAGACCATCCCGCCTTCGGCCGGTGCGGTCAGGGGAGTGATGTTTCGCAGGTAGGCGTTCGTGTTTTGGTTGCCCATGCGCTTGACGACGAACGCATTACGCTCATACACCGAACCAGGGGACATCTTGTGGGCCGCCTGTCCCGACACACCAATCTGATTGTTGAGCGTGGGGCTAGAAGCAACGGCAGTACTGACGACCCGGAAATCCGGAGCGTAATGGGTCTTTTCGATACCGGCGCCGTTGACGATGTAACCGCCTGCGTCGACGTTACCGGGGTAGAGATCGAACCCCAACATATATTTCAGAGCCACGGGATTATCTCCTCAGGAAACTTTGAGCTGGACGGCCAACTTACCACTATCGGCGAACTCCAGCGCGGCCGCTCCTGCGACAGTGTTGGGGACGAGGTTCACGATGCGTTGGTAATTCATGACGCCGGTCACCGCGCGGTTGGGATCGTTGGCCACGATCGCACCATCGGACATCCTGGTCAGGCTGGTGGACAACTGCATCGGGGCCGAAGCGGGAACGTCACGCCGTACGCGACCATACATCATCACGCCGTTGACTTCGGCGCCCACCGGCAATCGCAGATTGTAATTGGCGGTCATCGGTGTCTTGTCCAGCGCCGAGGTGACGTAGGTCGCGTCGTTACCATCGGTAAGGGCTTGGATCATCGGCACACCGCCGAACGTGTCCCATCCCGATGCGGTCACCGTTTCCAGCGCCGCCGGCAGAATTACCTGCGGACCCAGCGGAGCAGTCCAGTTACCGTCAGCATCCACACAGCTGCTGATCATCAGATCGGAAAGACCGAAGGAGTTGGTGTAGGTCGCCGCCTGCGTTGCCGTGGCCTGGATCGTGAACCGAAGACGACTCTGGGCAATGGTGGTCTGCGACACACTCCATGGCTTGGCTGCGTACAGCAGATCGCCATTGACGTAGAGCTTGACATCCACAACCGCGTTACCGGTACCGGGATTCTCCCAGCCAATCTCAACTTCGAAATGAGTCGGCTGGCCCTTGATGATGTCCGGACAGAGGTTTGGACTGATACCACTGATAGCCCAGTACGAACGGCTTCCGGCGACCGCCCTCGTCACAAGTGGCGTTGAGCTCGATCCGAAGAACACATCGACGTTCGACGCCGGCATCGCAATCGGCGCAGCGGGATTGGGATACTCAGTAAAGTCGGTCAAGTTGAAGCCAAAACGAATGCCGTACTTGGCACCAACGACACCGGGATTGCCACGGTCAGGGATACCTGCCGTCCAGAAGGTCGTTTTCAGGTTCGTGTTGTTACCACGACCCGCTTGGAAGACGAACGTATTGCGGCGTTCCGCACCGACACCGATCTTGTGTCGCTCCAGGCCCGTCACACCGGCATTGTTGTAGCCGAAGTTGGCTTCCGACGGCAACGTCCACGGATAACCGTAGGTCAGACTGGTCAGTTCGTCTGCGATCGGGGTGCCGGCGTGGGCGCCCAGGATCGGGTCGTCCGCATCGACGCCCGATCCACCCTTAGTCCCGGTCCCGAAGATGTCGAAGCCGAGAAAATTCAAAACACGTTTCATAGGCTCCTCGTGATGCCTTAGTAAATGCGATGTTGCATGAGACCGCCCGGTACCGGACGAATCACGCGATCCTTCTGGCTCTTCAGGACGATAACCGCCACTTCGTTCAGTCGCGTCTTGACCTGCACCGACACCACCGTCTGCGCAACGATCTTGGAAGAGTACAAAGGCTTGGACATGTCTTTCAGACGTGCCGAGCGCAGGTACTGTACTGCCAACATTGTTACGCGAGCAGGAGACGAAACGCCTCGCATGCTTTGAGCGGCGAGCATCATCACTCTCGAATCAGCGATGGGGGTGAAGACACTCTGGCCGACCAACAGTGGAACTCGATAACTGGTGGTCAGCCGGTATACGGACTGCAGCGCGATCTTTGTTGCGAAATACTCGCTCATGATCGCCTCCTATTACGGCGTGGTGGCGGTCAATCGCACAGTGGGGGCGCGAAGGTCGGCCTCGGATGCGTTGATCACGCGAGGCAGCAGGTAGTTGTTGTATCCGTTGGCCGTGGCGATGTTCTGCGTCGCAACCAGGTTGTCGCCGGCACTACCCAGCAGGTCCACCGACAGCGTACGGCCCGCATCGCGGTCACGGCTGGCACGAATCACCACCTCGGTGGCACGGGCCGGATAGCTCACCAGCGGCGCTGCAACTTTGATTGACATCGAACCTGCATCGTTGGGCGATGCGTAGTAGGTGGTGTCGTCATTGTCGCTGAGGGTATCCACTGGGGTGGCGTTACCTTCCTTCTCCCAGTTGCCCGGAGTCACTGCCGAAACCTTCGTCGGCAACACCAGCTGGGGACCGATACCGGCAGCGAACAGAGTGCCACCCGGCTCGGAAATGAGGATGTCGCCCAGCAGCATCGTCATGGTGAGATTGGCGTTGATCGACGCATTGCCGAACATGAACTTCACGCCGGCCGTTTCGATGGGGACGTCCGCAAATCCGGGCGAGTTGATGACAAATTCGCCATCGATGTAAAGGTCTGCGGTGATCCTACCGACCGGATCATTCAACCGGCGATAGATTCGAACCTCTATGTGATACTCTCGACCGACCGTCAGATACGGGTACGTGGTGAGCGGCAATGCAGCGGTCCTCCAGATGATCTGGAGTGTGGCATCCGATGCAGCCTGAAGACGCAGGAGAATACCGCCACCGACGGTGCCGTTGACCGAAGAGGTCAGAGTGACGACGTTGTAGGCGTAGCCGGCTGTGTTGACGCCCGGCAGAACCTTCAGGGTGAATGCGCAGGCAACGATGTCGCCTGCGTTCGGAGCCTTGTAGGTTTCCTTGGTGCGGGCGATCAGCGCCGTACTCTGCGAGCCGGAGCGACGGAAGACCAGTGCGTTGCGCTCGACCGCAGAGCCCAGACCGAGCTTGTGTTCGGGCAGTCCAGTCACGCCGTAGCTGTTGTTGGCTGCGGGGGTACGGACTTCCTCGAAGAGGTTGGCGTAGTGGGTACCAGCAATGCCCTGACCTTGGATCGGGAACTTGTTGGCGTCGGCTGCACCCGGATACATGTCAAATCCGGCCATCAGCTTGAGAGTCATGATTGTCCCCTTAGGCGACGAAGTTGTAGTTGATGCTGAGCTTGCCGGTGTCGGCAAAGGCCAGTCGGTCGATACCGGCCTGGGTGTTGGGGAGAATCGACATCACCCGCTGGTACTGCGGATTGGCACCCACCGTGAACGATGCGGCAGTTCCCGGCAGCGCAACGCTATCCAGAGTGCGGGTACCATCCACCTTCACGGAGAAAGGAGCGGACGCTGCGACGCTCCTGGATGTACGCATGTAGACGTTGAGACCATTCAGTTCAGCACCCACGGGGAGCTGGAGATCCACGTCGACCTTCATCGGCGTGCGCGGCTGCGGGGACTGGACGTAGGTTCCATCGTCCGCATCGGTGAGCGCCACTGCGGCACTGCTACCGGTCACCGACCAATTCGCGCCTGTGAACCCCGTCACTTGGGCCGTCTTGACGATCTGCGGACCCAGCGGTGGGATACGTTCGAGGGCGGCGTTGAATGGATTGGAGACCACCAGGTCAGAGATACCGAACGAATTGAACCAGGTGCCGGCACCGCTGGGAGGGCAGTTCAGACGCATCCGGTATTCGTAGATCGACGTTTGTCCGATCGACCACGCGATGAGGCCGTTTACCACCAGATCGCCATTGATCCAAATGTTCAGTCTCAGATCGGCGTTACTGCTGGCCGGGGGATTTTCGCAGATCAGTTCGATTTCGAAATGGGTCGGCACACCCTTGACGATTTCCGGGTACTGCGTATTGGGGACCTGGGGGACCTGCCAATAGCTCTTGCCGTTTATCACGGCTCGCTGGACTGCCGTGAATACGTTGGTTGACAACATCAACGTGACGACAGGATTGGCAGCCACCGGAGCGGCCGGGTTGAGGAATTCGGTGAAGTCGGTGAGATAGAACGCATACCGGATGCCCGTCTTCACACCTGCCACTCCCGGCGAACGTCGACCAGCAGCGGTGTAGACATTGACCATCGCCGTCGAATTCGTCGATCGACCGCAATTCATCACCAGCGTGTTACGCCGATCTGCACCGGTACCGACACGGTGCTTTTCCAGGTTCGTGACACCGGCATTGTTGACCTGGAAGCTGCCGTCAGTGACGGTGGGCCAAGCCAGCCCGTACACGACCGACAGCTCCTCACCGATGGGAGTGTTCCAGGTGTTTACGCCGGTGGGATCGTCTTTGTCCGCGCCTGCGCCACCCTTGACCGCGCCGCCAAACAGATCGAATCCGTTGAACGAATAGATGTTGTTATCCATGGGGAGGTTCCTTAAACCTTGACCTTGATTTGGAGGTTGTCCAGCGTCGGTCCCTGCAGCACTGCCATGTCCGAGGTGAGGGATGGCATGTACTTGGTCAGCAGAGCATCAGCGACAGTCGTACCGAACGAGACGGTACCCGGCTGGATCTCCGAACTGCCCGTAACGATCGTGGTCGCCATCGGGCGAGATGCGCCGACGTCACGGGATCCACGTGCGACCACCTGGAGGCCGTTGAGGATTGAACCCTGGTGCAGGTTCAGGTCAAACATTGCGTTGACGGTGGCTTCACCCAAGGGCGACTGGATGTAGCTGGCATCGCTACCATCGGTCAGAGCCGTGGTCACATCTGCCGCACCGGTCAGATCCCAACTGGCAGCATCGGCGGCCACGGCGGTCTTGTACAGAACCGATTGCGGTCCCAGACGGTCATTGTACGGCGGCTCACCTTCGTGGTTGACCACGTAGATGTCGCCGATCGCCATGTACATCGGGAACGGATTGGAGCCGTGGTCCGGATAACCCACTTCGATGCCAACCGTGGCACCAGACAGCGCCAGACCGCCCAGGGAGCGATCCCAGGTGTAGATCAGCTGTTCGTCGATGTAGACCCTGGCCGACACCGGGTTGGACGAAGCGGGATTCTCGGGGGCGTCGTAGAACAGCTCGACCTCGATGTAATACTCGCGGTTGCGTTCGACGTCCATCAGCTCCGTACCGATGGCGAGCTTACCGTCATTACGACGGTTGATCAGGCCCATACGGCTGGTGTTACGCCAGGCCGAGACCATAGCGTAACCCAAGGTAGGCTCCTGCCCGGTCAGATCCTTGTAGGTGAAGCCAGCGATCACACGCCAGCTACGATTGGTGTTGGCATTGAAGTTCTCCACCAGCATCATACGTGCACCAGCGGTGATGTTCAGCACCGGAGTGTTGCGGAAGATGATGATCGGATTGCGCTTCTCACCAGCCTTACCGATCTGGTGCTGCGGCAGCCCCGTGACGCCGATGGCGTTCTGCGCCGGGAGCTTGGAATACAGGTAAGTGGTCAGTGCGGCATTGCGGGTACCGACCAGTCCCACGCCGTTCGCAGGTGCCGTCGCAGCTACGCCGTCAGCGCCCTGCACGCCCGAGCCAACCCCGTCAAACGAGTAGAAAGCTTGCAGTGACATGGGGGATTTTCCTCAGTTATTAGAAAAAGTATCGACATAGTATGGGGGTCTCCCCACCCGTCCCTGGAGCAAGTTAATGAGCGATTTGACCAAACCCTTCAAGACACTTCTCGTTGAGATGATCAACGAAGTGAACCCGGACGGTACCCAGATCAAGGCCGCAGATTTCACCGTCGGCGCGCCGTCGGCATCGTCCGCCCAGCCCGGCAAGAACACCGCGCTGGTGGTCACCGGTGAGCAGACCGCTGGCTACACGGGTACCCAAACCATCTACTACAACCGCCTGGATATCGGTTCGGACATCGGCGCCACTGGCGACCGCATCTTCGACGCCGAAGGCAAGACCAAGGTCTCCCACGTCATCACCGAGTTCAACGCTCGGTTCAAGACGAACCTGGTCGCCGGCAAGGATTACACCGAAGCCGACCTGCCGACCTTCGCCGGCAACCCCGGTGAGCAGCATGACGTCATCGTCACGATGCTGGCCGGCTCGGAGATGTTCATCAACTCGGTCACCCTGACCGTGAAGATCGCTACCCGCGACATCGCCGAAGTGATCGTGAACAACAACCTGAACGGCCTGACCTACGAGCCGTAACGGAACAGCTACAGCCTCTCTCCTTAGTGGGGGAGGCTGTAGTTTTTATGCCGTATTCTATGATGTAACTCTAGTATTCAAGCCCTGAGTGACTTAGTCACTGAGGTCAATTCAATTTCGGATAAAGTGTCAAAAGGGACAAAATGAAAGGCATCCAAAACGCGCTGAATCATCTCGATGAAAGCGCCGATCAACAGTCACTGGAGCAGATGGTCGATGCCGGTTTGGCACTGGCCACCGTTGGTCTGGAGGAGTATCACCAGATCCAGAAGGACGTCTCCCGTGTCATGGAACTGGCTGCCGCGTGCGAAGCGCTGGAGCAGTCGGGTCAGTTCAACCGTGCCGCTGCTGTGGTGCTGATGTCCAGCCTGGAAGCCCTGGGTCACGACTTCGGCGACGTGGCCGCAATGGAATCCCTGGATGACACCGCTCTGGCGAATCTGGGCATGGAAGGTCTGGGCGATGTTCTGCGTAAGGTCGGTAACCGACTGCGCGAATGGTGGCAGCGTCGCCGCTACGCTACCGAAGAACAGACCGGTAACCTGCGCAAGCTCGGCGAGAAGGCCGCCAAGGAAATCGCCGCCACCCGCAACAAGCTGGAAGAAGTCGGTTCGGAACGCCGCACCTTCTCGATCAGCTCGATCGCCAATCCGCTGCGCCTGGGCGATGGTCAGCCCGATGCGAACGCCGTGGCGTCCTGGGTGTCCGACCTGGTTGCCACCACCCGCAAGACCCTGAGCGTCGGTCAGCAGCTGACCAAGGCTGCCGAAAGCCTGGCGCAGACCATCGACCTGTCTTCGGACGCCGCCTACGAGAAGACGGCCGTCAAGAAGTTCCCGTCGATCATGAACCTGTGGCTGAAGGCTCCGCCGTCCAAGGGAATGGCCGAAGGCGTTTCCGTGTCCATCGGCACGCTCGCCGACGCCGACAAGAAGACCATCCTGGCCGGCGATGGCTACAAAGTCAAGGGTCGCTTCGGTGCGATCGTGTGGGCTCGTGAGGGCAAGAAGCCGAACAAGGGTCCGGAACAGCACGCCACCAAGGCCGACGCTCTGAAGTGGCTGGACGCTGCCGAGAAGTTCTTCGAAGAACTCAGCAAGGGCAACCTCATCAAGCTGTCCAACGTGGCCTACGATGAGTACTACAACAGCCAGGTCAACCTGTACCTGATCGAAGCCGGCGAAGGTCGAGAGACCCGTCTGGTCCACAACCTGGAAAAGCGCAAGCTGCGCGTGGGTGATCTGCAGGCCCTGACCGTGCCGGGCTGGTCCTACTTCGAGGAAGGTGTGTTCTACTCGTGGTGGTCCGGCGCTGCTGGCGCTCGTGCGCTGATCACTGCCGCTCGCCGCGTTGCGGTGGAAGGCAAGTAATACACTGGCCCCTGCTCGCAAGAGCAGGGGCTTTGTGCTGCCATCCTATGATCTCGCTTACTGTGCCCTGCCCATGAACACTTTTTTGAAACGGACCTTCGGCATTATCTTTGCTGAAGAGACTCAAGGGTACATCACCCTCAACAGCGTCAATGCCAATGCGTTGCGCGCTGATTTGATGTCGGCCTGGTCTACCAGCCGCATCGAGAACTACATGTTCACGGAGATGAAGTCGAACCGCCTCAAGTTCGCCTCGTTCTTCGCACCGGATGTTCATTTCATCCTCCAGACCCTGATAGATCGTCAGCGTAAGGTGCATGTCAACAAGCGCCATCTGACCGATGCAATCAAGGCGTTGGAAGAGAACACATGGTTGAGCTCGATCAATGCTCCCACGGTGTCCAAGTTCAACCGGGCGCGTTTGCAGAAGTTCTACAAGACGCCGCTGGATCACCAGAATGACTTCTTCACTGCCTACGATCGATACACCCAGGCTTACGGTCTGAATGGTTATCTGCTGTCGGCGCGTGCGGGTTCGGGTAAGACACTGACCGATCTGATGGTTGCAGAGATGCTCGATGCCAAGACGGTCATCATCGTCTCTCCCAACAATGCCGTTGAGTCGGTGTGGGCCAAGACACTTCAGACCGAATACCGTGTACCGGAACCGTTCTGGCTGGCTGGTCGTGGTAAAGCCTACAACGGACAGCGGTTCTTGATCTCCCATTACGAAGGTCTGCCGGAACTGCTGCGTGAAGTCAAAGCCGCCAAGCTGACCGAAGATGTCGTGGTCGTGCTCGATGAGTGCCACAACCTCAACGACATCAAAGCGCAGCGTACTCAGCTGTTCATTGAACTGTGTCAGTACACTCAGTCCAAAGACATCATCTGGGCCTCGGGTACTCCGGTCAAGGCGATGGGCTATGAGGTCATCCCGCTGTTGCGCACGATCGATCCGTTGTTCACCCTGGACGTGGAAGAGCGCTTCAAGAAGATCTTCGGTCGCGAGTCCAAGCGCGCACTGGACATCCTGCGTAACCGCATGGGCATGATCACCTACAAGGTCGAAGGGTTGCCCGTCAAGAACGAAGTGACCGACATCGATGTGCAGGTCGTGATCCCTGATGGTCAGAAGTACACGCTCGATGCGATCTCTCAGGAGATGCGTGAGTTCATCGAAGATCGGATGGAGTACTACGAGAAGAACTTCAAAAAGTTCGAAGCCGACTACAACCGGATGTTGGATATCCACTCCAAGGGGTTGAAGGGCACCGATCTGGAGGACTTCCAGAAGTACCAGACGTACATCCGCACGATCCGCAAGGGTTACAGCGCTGAGCTCCACAAAGCCGAAGCGGCGTACTGCAACTACTACGAGCTCAAGCGGATCATCCCGTCCCTACCGCAGTCGATGCGTGAAGAGTTCCGTAGCGTTCGCTCGGTCATCAAATACGTCGAGCTGAAGGTGATGGGTGAGGCGCTGGGTGGTGTGCTGGGCCGTAAGCGTGCTGAAGTCCATCGGGCGATGATCCAACACGCCAACCTGGAACAGTACGTCAATGACGCAGTAGCCAAGACGCTGATCTTCACCAGCTACGTGTCGGTCGTCAAGGACATGGACGCCTACTTCCGAAAGCTCCGGTTCAATCCCGTGCTTGTCTACGGCGAGACGAACAAAGAGCTGACCTCGATGCTCAAAGCGTTCGAGAACCGGGCGGAGTTGAACCCGGCAATCGCCACGTACATGTCTCTGTCCACGGCTGTGCCGATGACGATGGCTTCTACGGCCATCATGTTCAATCAGCCCTTCCGTGATCACGAACGTACACAGGCACGTGCACGACTGGACCGTCTGGGTCAGAAGAACCCGGTAACGTTCGTCAACGTGTACCTGGATACGGGAACCGCACCGAACATCTCCACCCGCTCGCTTGACATCCTGAATTGGAGCAAGGAACAGGTCATCAAGATCATGGGTGCAGATACGCAACTGTTGGGCAGTACGCTTGACACTCTGGTGGCCTCCACCGAGAGCGAGCGCTGTGAGGAGTTGTGGGGACCTGAACGTGATCTGCTGGATGCGGACGCTGCGATGGAATCGCTGTTGGAAGACCTGACGTAACCAAAAAAAAAAGCATACGCTTCCCCTCCCCACCGAAGTGGGGAGGGGTTCTATGCTGCTTATCAGCGCCTGAAGTAGTCGATGATCTTGTCCACCCAGCTGTCCTGCTCAACAGGCTGAGCGATTTCCGGTGCCGACTTGGTGGGCGCCACCCACCTCGGTGGTGCATCACTGAGATCTGCGGCCGTGCGGTTGAAAAGACAGTAGAAGGTGTCGCACCCTATCGGCTTGCCCTCCAACATCATGTAGTAATCCAGGTGGTCGGGCGGGATCGTATTGGCTTTGATTTCCGCACGGCTGTAACGGGAGGTCAGATCCATGACTCCAAGCAGTCCGTAGAACAGGCACTGGTCGTCTTCGTTGATGAAGAACTGTCCGATACGATTGCGGATTGCATGGCACTCCAGGTAGGCCTGCTTTTCCGACATGTCCCTCCAATGCGCCGGATCCATCACCGACTCCAGGTAATCGATAATCGTAGCCAGCTGGGCGATAGCCAGTTCGAGCGTCGGGTTACCTTCCGTATCGGCGTTTTCCATCACGTGCTCGTGCGTGTCGGAGAACAGCTTCATCAGGTGACGGAAGTAGACGACCCAGGTCGTAGCCGCACGGATACTCAGCGTGGCCAGACACTCCCTGGTGGTTCCCAACACCACCAACCGCATGTGCTGGGGAACGCTGTAGCGGTCGGGCTTGGCCTTGTAATGCTGCATGTGCATCGCCTTGCCATGCGGAATGTGCGGATTCACCCGATCACCCAGTCGCGAGTGCAGGCTATCGTTACCCCGCTTCGGTGGCCAGAACTCGGTATCGCGATCGCGGAAGTTCGGCGCGCCTGAATAGATCAGGAACATCACCAACGACTTACGCTGTTCTTCCTCGCTCTGCGCGTCAGTCATGTAGTAGCGTTCACGTCTTTCCAAGGAAGACATATACAATGACAGGGACAGGTACTGGTCCCGCTCATCTTCTTCCCCCTTCCGGGCTTGGGACATCTCCGAGTCCTTTTCTCCACCGATGTTGAGCATCCATCTCGCATCGTTTCCACAGCCAAGCAGTTCGTGGATGTGGTCAATCGATCGGCCCGGTCCCTGCATCCATTCAACGACATTCTCGTAGGCATCTCCGCGCTTGGAGTAGTCGTTACGCAGAGGCATCGCGCCCACCATCGACGCCAGTTCTGGACCCTGAGGATCGACCTCGAGGATGCCGTCTGGCGTCAGTAGACGCTGTTCGATCTCATCGATATCGTAGCCAGGGAATCCCGTCAGGACCACGACCTTCTGACCGCTACATTCGCTAAGGTAGTGGCGAGCTGAACGGTCCTCGGGCTGGTACTGCTCCAGCTGGGTCAACACCCCCATCGGCATCGCTACCTTGAGGTAACTGCCGCCGTATCCGCACTCAAGGCGAGTCAGCTTCACTGGCAGCACCGACTCCTCCACGTAGACGAACGAAGGTGACGGCACCAACTGCGGGACCCATTGGACAGCGTCATCGATGCTGTAGCTGGCCCAGCAACCGATACGATACTGCTGTCTTTGTGGCAACAGTTCCATGACCGGGGGATTGATCTTCGGAAGGGTGACTCGGTACCCGGCCAACGGAGCACGACGATAGAACAGGCCGATCTCGGCCATGTCCGGAGGGGTGGTGCCTTCATCATAGACCAAGACCCGCTGCTTGGCCATGAACTGCTTGACCTCCTCGACATCGTCCTTCGTATAGACCAGCTCATCGAAGCTGATGGCCAGGTTTTCGAACCTGGTGCTGTAGTCGTCGAAGTACTTCAGCGTGTGACTGTAGTAATCGAAGTTGGCCAGCGACCGGGTGTCCGATTCGTGGACGGACAGTCTGGCCTTCAATCCGGCCAGCTCCCGCACTCGGAATGTCACATTGGACAGCTTGATGGGTTGGTCGATCAGGCCGGTCAGTGACGTGGGGCGGTTCAGACCGACCCCACCTTCGGCTTGCAACTTGAGCCACTTGGCTTCCGAATCCACCAGCGAGAGTTGATTGTTGTCAGACATGTCGGGCCTTGTTCGAGGAGAAGTAAGTGATGAGATGCTCGATGATCGGGTAATCGAGCTTGAAGAAGTGATCTCGGGAAGTGATCATGCAATCCGGGAGTTCGCCGTCATATGCCCCGTATGCGTGGCTGGCGATATCTTCGATGATCTCGTGTTGGGTGTTGCCGAGATTAAAGTAGACACCGGACTTGGCATCCAGGATCGGTCCGAAGAAACGGTGCTTCCGCATGCGATTGGACCAGAAGTCCATCAGCTGGACCAGTACCTTTCGGTAGACGTTCAGGCGAGCCACTACCGGCAGGCCGTAGGTCACCCGATCCAGGTCAGACTTCAGCTCGAACAGATCCTGCAGGTCCTCGTTGAGCTGACGCGCACCATTCGGATAGATGTTGTCCTTGTCCAGGTTGTGGATCAGATCTCGAAGCGTGATGGCCAGCTCATCGAGCATTTCCGTCATACGCGTTTTGATCGCCAGGCAGAGCTGACGTCCCAGGCCCGCATTGAAGTGGAACTCGTACTTGGGAATTTCGCTCGACCTGTAGCCCGTATTGGATCGGGTGAGGGTGTAGAAGTGATGGCTGTACGGCTTCTCCAGTGCCTTGATGCCCATGCCCAGCACGAATGCCATGGCGTGGGTATATGGGTTGTTCTTATCCGGATCCAACCGCGCATTCATCATACGGTGCAGCGGAGCGTACAGTTCCAAGAACCGCTTGGTAAGATTGAAGTGATAGCGGGTGTAGTCGGTAACGTCATCGTCACCTTCTTCGAAGTTCAGTTCGTCCGCCGACTCGACGGTCTGCCATCCCAGGGGCTTGAGGACCTGCTCGACGACCTGATCCTGGTCGAACAGGATGTTCGGATAGACCTGAAGGAAACACTCGTTGCGTGCATACATCAGATTCGGCAACTTGCCGACACGGAACATATCCCTAGCCGGAACCCAGATCCAGAGATCGGACATTCCGGGATTCTTGTGAATCTCCAAGTAAGGCTCGCCGGGGAACGTATACAACTTCAGAGTCCACAGACTCAGCAGCGGCAGCGTCGGATCGGGATCCTCCACGAACGTCAGCGGGAACTGAGGATCGACTTGGGGATCGACTTGACGATAGCCGGGGAGGTAGTTGTAAATCCCATCGACTTCGACTCCACGCCTGACCAGATAATCCTCGATCAGTGGGCCAGTCGTGTCCTTGAAGTGCTGGCGAGCGGACTTCATCTCGGCCACTCGACACTGCGGACCCAGGAACTTCGACATGACCTCCGTTCCGGTGATGAACACCATGACGTTGAGCGACATCAAGAACCTGCGCAGTTCCAATACGTCCTGGTCGGTGTAGTTGCGGTTGTTGAAGCACACCGTCAACTCGCTCAACTCCATCAGATGGTCATCGAAGTGCTGCAGCACGAAATGGAAGTACTCGTGCGCATCCAGATCGAACTTGCGGGTCTGTCCGATATCGCGATAGTAGTTCAGGTCCTGGAATGTCACCTTGTTGCCCGAGGGCAGATCGATCGTCGTACCGATCAGCTGCGATAGCGATACAGGCTTGAAGGCCTGGATGACCGGACCCAACCCCAACGAACGCGGAGTCATGTGACCATCGGGATTGGCGGAGATCGTGGTATCGGACATGGAGTGAGGCCTTTTGTTGTAATCAAATAGTGAGGCGGAAAAATAAGGGCATAGAAGTCCCCAGGCTCCCTTTACAGGAGCCTGGGGCTTTTTTACTTTGCCAGGGAACTGAGGTAGCGGTCGTTGAACACAACCAGCAGTGCCATTGCGCCACACATCGGGATTCCCGCCAGCGCACTGAAGAACAGCGCATAGATGATCGGGATGGCGATGAACAACGCACGGGTCAACTCAGGACCACGGGCGGGCCGGCTCAGCCATACGACTGTCCGGAACACGAAGTTGTCTGTTTTACGCTGCGGCAGCAATCCCCAAATCGCTACCGATGCGAATCCGATGATGACGAAGAACAAGATCATCAGGATGATTACCACGTTACACCTCTTTCTACTTCGGGGTTGGGGGTAGGGTCGTAAAGAGGGCAGGGAACTTGGCGAGCATCTCCTTCTCAAGGAGTTGTCGATGTAGTTCAGCCTGGGCATCGTCTGTGACATCCTCATTACCGAGGATTAAACCGTCACAAATGATATTGGTTTTTACGTCCTGTTTTTCCATGAGCCTTCCTTGATGGAGTAGTTAGGAGGACAGGTGTCCTGAGGTTCTGCGGATGGAGAGGCAAATGTCACGTACCGTTTCCGCGTCACGGTAGTGCATGTCCAATTCTTTCATCAACGCCGGCATGGGGCCGGTGAGAAAGCTTTCGAAATCCCACTCGGGACTGATGATGAGATCACGCACCCGATACAAGCGGTGAATGACTTCGGCCGAAGAGTTGTAAGGGTCACGATGGAGGTCGTTGTAAAGCCGGACCAGATAACTACGGATCTGTCGAAGGTCGTAGTGTTTCCGGGCATCGATCTGTCGCGCTTTCAATGCGGCTGCAATGATGGAGCGCTCCAGTTCATCCATGAAATCGTTTCGGTACTTTGCAGGGTTACTCATCGTAATGCCTCACGAGTTGACTCAGGAAAGAATGCAGGGGGCAGTTACGCCCCCTGCACGGACACTTGCTCAGTTGGAACGACCGGCCTTGACGTGGGCGGAAGCACCGTTGCTTCCGGTAACCACAGCCACGGACGGCTGTACCACCTGCTGAGCGGCCTGGGGTACTTCAGCCTGCGCGATCGGTCGGGACTCGATCATGTTCGGCTTGGGATGGATCAGGGACGATTCACGCCCACGACCATCCATCGACGTTGCACCATCCACCAACCCCATCTTCAGGCACGCCTGCTTGGTGGTTTCGTTGGTGTTGCAGGTCTCCCAGACGCTCATCGAACGCAGCAGCTCGGCATCACGACTCCGGCCCTGCGCGTACGCGAGTTGGGACTCGCGGCCGAACTGGTCCGAACGGGTGATGGATTCGCAGTGCGGGTTGCCCTTCGGTCCGTTGTAGACGAAGGAGAACACCCGCGAGGTGGCGCCGACGCCTACGGAGTTCTGGCAGTTGTTCTGCGAGAAACTACCGTAACCGACGACCGAAAGCGGGACCTGTGCCCGCACGTCCTGCGTGTAGCTGCCGCTGTACTCGACCGTCCCCGAGCTCATCTGGTTCACCGTTGCCTGTACGCCCTGGTTCATGGCGCCAGACTGGGAGGACGTGGATGAGCTGGAGTTGGACGTGTTGGTGCTGGTAAGTGAACTGTCCTGCGCCCACGCGGGAGCAGAAACAGCCAGGCCGAGTACGGCCAGGAACATCATCTGTTTCATGACACTTCCCCCTACGACGATAAAGAGTGGAGGCGACCCATGTCGGATCGCCTCCCTCTCACTCGCCGGCCTGGTCGCTTACGGGTTGTTGTAGCTGTACACGCCGATGTTGTACGCGGCGCCCAGATACACGTAGCCGGTCACGTCGGAGCCGGTGTAGGTGGTGGCGTGGTTGCCGGTGGCCTTGGCGGAGTAGTCACCACCCACCTGGCCCTCGGCGGTACCGGCAGCGTTGCCGACGGTGAAGCCGCCGGAGACGTTGTACACGGTGTTGCTGCCACCGGAGTTGGTGTTGGCATAGCCCTTGCCGATCTCGGCGTTGGAGTACGCGCTGGTGGCGCCTGCGCCGGTGTTGACCTGGGCGCTGAAGCCGGTACCCTGGACGTTGGACTGCGCCATGCCGCCACCGCCGGTGGAGGAGCTGGCGTTGCCGGTGGCGCTGGAGGCGTAGTCGGTCTTGGTATAGCCGGCACCGCCGACGACACCCACACCTGCGGAACCACCGGTGCCGGCCGACTGGGCCATCGCGACGGACGAGACGGCCAGCAGGGCCACGGCCAGCATGCTCTTGATCATCTTCATGTTCATCACTCTCTCTAGGCGGGGATGAGGAGTGTGCACGCCCTCCCGCCAAAGGGACGCGCACGGGGACAACTCGAATGCGTCATTGCGAATAAACGTTAAGCCTTAGCTCATGCGGTGGAGGTGGGTCAGCAGGCTTTCCAGGGTTTCCCTGTAGTTGAAAGCCAGGATCGTGTCGCCGTCCGGATCGAGCAGCTCGAACACTGCGTCCTCATCGTCGGACAGATCTTCGATGCTGTACTTGCCATCGCGCGGATGGTTCAGATGCTCGACGAGCTCATCGGCATCGGCCGGCTCACTGAGGCAGATCAGAACCACGCCATCGGGGCAGTGGACTTCGAAGACGTCGTCGCCGCGATCGTCATGGGTGTATTCGGTCTTGTACATGGTCAGTCCTTGAGAATGAACGAGTTGTTCTGCAGTTGCAGAACGTCGGAGAACAACATGCCTTCGCCCAGGATCAACGGCCTGGCACGACGACGGCCGTGGAGGTCATCGAGCAGGCTGTCCCACATGCGCTCTGCGATGTTGGCAAAGCGCGCGTCGAAAGCGCGTGCACGATCGATCCACTCGGCCTTGACTTCGGTGGAGGGGTAGACCAAGAAATAGTCCAGGCCATGGTCCTCCAGGCCGTTCAGGATGCGCGGAGAGGCGAACACGACGCAAGGTTTACCTTCGTCATGGGCCTGCTTGGCCAGGAGCACAGCGCGCTCTGCAGCGCGAAGATCGGACTCGCTAACACGGGCATCCACCAACAGCCCAGCGTTTTGCTTGACAAACTCGCTGTCGCCCGAATACGGGAAGGTGGCGGCGATTTTCATGAGGCTCCTTTGATGGAATAGTAGCGGTCGGTAATCGCCTGAGCGATGTTCCGCGCCAGTTTGATGTCGGATTCGGAAGGGTTGTTGAACGTGACCATCGGGGCCATCCCAAAGATGTATCCGGCTAAGCTGTCATCAGACGTGTAGTAGATCTCAGCATAGTAGACCTCATCCTTAGGTATCCCGTAATCGCCAGATTTTTTGTCGAGCGTCACGTGAGCCGGCTTGTACGGGTCGTTCAGCATCATGGCAATCGTGTCAGCGGCGACGAAATCCGGGACCGTCCAAAGCAGGGTGTCGCCGTTGAGCATCACGTCGCAACCTACTGCTGAATACCAGTCCTCCGAAGACAGCATCGTCTGCTCTTCATTTTCCTCTTCTTCGTCTTCCTCGACGGACTTGAGGGTTTCCGACAGAATCTCGCTGACCTCTCTTTCGCGATCAGCGAGTCTTTTGCAGAGCGGCATCGCTGCGATAGCTCTACCCCACTCTTCGCGTGCTTCTTCGGTCAAAACTTCGGTGGAGTAACCCAGTTCACCGTGGCCCTTAACCGTTATCTGTTCGTAGGCGTCCCTTTCAATTTTCTTGGGGACGTCATCGTCCTCAGCAGACAACTTAGTCATGGAGTTTACTCTCTGTTTATCGACTTTAAGTCGTCGGTAGGATTGGGGAGGACGTCTTTGAGTCCATTGTCCGGGGCGTTGCTGTAATAGAGCGTAAGGTGCTTAGCCGTAACGGCCTGGATATCGGCCCACATGCTGTTATGCCCGCGGCCTGGCTCGAAACTCTTGCGAAGTTCATCAAGTACCTCTTCGAACGTTTCGTTCTTAGCGGGTACGGTTTCGTCCACGTCGATTTTCTTGGGCGAGGTCGATTCTTCGCGAGGCAGTTTCTTACTCATCGGGGAAATCTCTGGTAGTATCGCCGAGTGATCATCGCGGCGATTTGTTCGATCTCTGACTTGCTGCCGGACATACCGACGACGGCCAGCTGCATGTTGGTGTTAGGATCCACCGAGATCAGAGCGTACCCCATGCCGGCATTTTCGCTGACGACGTACATCGTAGCTGGGTGCGACGGATTGTTCAGCTGATCGACGATCGATCTGGCCGAGAACACATCGGTGAGTACCCACTCGTACTCATGATCTTCGGAATAGATAGAAACTTCCATCCCGAGATTTTGGTAAACCATCTCGAACTTGGGTGAACGATCCCTCAGTTCGTCTTCCCGTACAGTTACTACCCGCTTGATGTCGTCTTGAGTTCCGGACTTACGGGATTTAAGTCCGCTGTCGTCATGCGGAGAGGTGGGTCGAACTTCCAAGCTACCTAGGTACCTCTCCCTGTATTCGAACGTCCCGATCTTCAGGGGGTCGCGATCATTGACCGCCTGTAGCTTCTTACTCATCACTCCTCCGGAGGTTTATTTTTGAGACCATCGTTGGAGATCGCCTCCGACCGTTTGAGTCGGTCGTCACCTGGAAGGAACGGCCCTCTGAATATGTCCGCAGGGTTCCTCGGAGGATCGTCCACATCTCTGGGCGAGAGCTCACGGAGCTGTTCGAGATAGTTCGCAAATGCCCCGTCGTCGTTTCCAGACCTCTCATCGTTCGAGATTTTCCTGGGGGTCGACTCGGGGACTTGCTGAAGTTTACTCTGCGGCTTCCAAAGTGCAGAATAACGAATGAGTGGTCCCATATCACGTATCGCCATCGGACGGTTTCCTTCCACGTCGTTGCTCGTAACGCTCGTTGATGACTACCGCGATCGAGGTGGCCACCTCCAACGTATCGTAGCGACCTAACGTATCGTCGTACCCGCCCCTATCGGTGAGGTTGTCAATGTCGTAGTAAGTGTTTTGATCACTACCCTGACCAAACGTTGAGATATCGACTACGACCCTCTGTTGAGGATTGTTGAGTGCATCCACCGTATTCTGGGCATAGAACATCCGACCTTCGCTCTGCCACTGATACAACCCGTCTTGAGAGAAGATCTCATAACGATCGCCGTCCAGGTAGCGGTAGGCGAAGTAAGGTTCGGTGGCTTTGAGATCGTCCTCGACTTCATCCTTGGACGACTTGAGTTCGGACTGCGGATCTTCTTTCCGGATCTTGGGGTGGAGAATCTCAGGTTCGAGATCGCTGGCCGCGACGATGGTTTCGCTGTAGTGACGACCTATTCCGGAATTCTCATTGGAACGAACCCACCACGCTCGATCCTGACCGATTTTCTTCGGGACCTTATCGTCTTCCGGCTTGATCTTGCTCATGGCACGATAATCAGCTTGCGCTGCCGGTAGTTGTCGCGCAGATCCTGGTAGATCTCCGGTTCCACATTGACGCAGCCGGCCGTGACGGTCCGCTGTGCGGCGGTGGTACCGTAGTAGAGTTCTTCCCTGCGCCGACGCGGATCGCGCGTGTAGGTGGAATGGATGGCGTTCCAGCTGCGGTCGTCCTGGTCGTACATCAGCACGTCACCGCCGTAGCCCGGCTGTTCGGTGTACAGGATCGACATGTCGTACGTTCCCGGAATCGTGTTCTCACCCACGAGCGCCGGATGGCACACGTTGGCAAAGCAGATCAGGGCCTTGGCGATGAAAACGGTAACTGCGTCCATGGGTTCTCACTTCTTCTGAGGAGGGGTGGTCGGGGGCGTGCTCGACTTCAGCAAACGACTCAGGTCGGGACTGAGGAGCTTCTCCAGCATCTTACGATCTTCTTGCGACATAACTCACTTCGGGTCAGTGTTGAGGTCGGTCAACCACTGGCGAACATCAAAGTTCGGACAGAGCTTGGCGACGTTGGGGAGTTCTCGATGGCCTCGGATAGAAGCCTCGGGCCATATGGAGCGAAGCATCGCCACCACGAGTTCCATGGTTTTACGTTGTTGGGGAGTCCGGGTATCTTCGAACTCACCTCCGACGTAGGCAACACCGATGCTTTTCTGATTGAAGCCGTAAGCGTGCGCTCCAGGGGTTGACACAGGACGTCCCAACTCCAGCGTACCATCCAGACGGATCAGGTAGTGATATCCGATATCGTCCCATCCACGAGCAAGATGCGCTGCGCGAATGTCACGTACAGTGGAATCCTTACCCTTAGGACAGGCCGTGCAGTGCAGCACGATCAGGTCAATCTCACGCATCACTGACTCCATAGGGCGCGGTATTCGGGGCGATCGGTGTAGCCGACGATTTCCATCTGAGCCTCGCTCACGAGTTCAGATACGATGACGTGCTGATTCAAGCCCTGCTCATACAGGTCGAAGACATAGAGCGTGGCGAGTTTACGTCGCAACTCCAGCTCTTTGTTTTCGCTATCGACGACCATGCTGCGCAGGTCTTGAGACAGGATGAACTTGTCTGGCGGAACGTAGATCTTGCACTTGCGCCAGAACTTGAGAGATTGTTCCTCATCCCGCCCATGCTGGGCAAACAGGAACTGACGGGTCATGCCGGAGGTAGCGCAAAGTCCAGCCACCAGTTTCTGGCCAACACCGTCTCCACGGTGGCCAGGGTTGACGTACGCATTGAGCTCGCCCGTTTCACGGACGGCGATTGCGGCCCCTACTGGAGTGTCGTCGATATACGCCAACGACACCGCAAATTGATCAGGTTTCTCCAAGGCCTCTTCGAACAGGTACTTCATTGTCCCATCGAAAGCGAAGAGGCCATTGTCGAGTGCGATCTTTGCCAGTCGGTCCGCATTGCCAGCGCAGACGTGACTGAACATCGTTACTCGTCCTGGATCGGCGAAGCTTCGTTCAGCTCGCGGATGTACTCGCGCTTCTGTTCCGGAGTCATGGCCTTCCAGCGCTCTTCGGCCGCTTTGACATCGCGGTCGATCTTTTCCAGCAGCGCCTGCGGAAACTTCAGATCAATCAATTCTTCGGACATGTTTGTAGCCTTCATCAATCGCGCTCAGGGGCGCGGGGAAGAATGAACATCACGTTGTGCTTGCCCAGGGTTGCGGCAAGCTCCTTGATCAACTCAGGGTTCTCCGGAGGATCACGGCGATGCAACATGGTGATCGGGTCGAGGGAACGAATGAGTGCGCAGCAGCGATCGTACTCTGCACGTTCCTTCGGGGACATGGCTGCCAGACGCGCCTCGTGGGCGTCGATACTGGATTTGATCTCGGCAAAGCTACGCATCACAGTTTCCCTTCGCGGAGGTCTTGGGCGAGTTCACGCATGCGGTTGGCGATGGTGTGGAATCCACCCTCACCTTTGGTCCAGCCTTCGAAGATGGCGGCCATGCGTTCGGCGTATTTTGCGGCTTCTTCAACCGTCATCAGTCGGTCGTTTTCATTCAGTCCCACGGATATCTCCCATCTTCCCACGGATACTTCCCCGTCCTGACGAACGCGCGATGCTCCGCCTGACGTTCGGCAGCGAAACGTTTGTTCAGCTCCTTCATCTCCGCACGCTTGGCCGGTGAGAGCTGACGATGCGGCTTGGGCTTGTAGCGGATCTTCTTCTTGCTCATCTGAACATCCTGTTGGGGGAAAGGGGGCGATCAATGACCGCCCCCGTACTGCTTATTCCTTACCCTTGCGGGCGGGGACTTCCACGTAGCGAATTTCCGGCTCGACAGTGCCGATCTCGCACAGCGCCAACTGGATGTTGGTCACTATGCGGGTGTTCGACGAGGAGCTGCCCATACCGGCCTGGCCCCAATCACCGTTGCCGCTACCGCCGCCCAGCGCGATGTTGCGGTTGGACGACACACCAGCCATCGAAGCGAAAATGATCTTCTGGTGACCGAACATACGGTAACCCGGACGATCCTTCAGCGGCTGGATGTAGTACGGCTGCAGGTCACCATTGGCGTCACGCTTCTCCACCAGGTCGTACGTGTAGCCCTGGTGGATACGCACCTTCTTGACCAGGCCGATGAACATGCCCAGCACTTCGGTCTGACGCACATCCTGCAGCGGACCGCAGGCAGTGGTTTCCTTGATGATGTTGCCGATCGCCATCGTCGAGGGCGGGGTCATCGGGACCACGCTCGGGATGAAGATCGACTTGTACGAGGAACGGTTGGAGCTGTCGATGTTGACGGCGTTGTTACCGCCGCTGTTGTTGGCCGAAGAACCGGACGAGGTGGTATTGCCGCCGCTGTTGGAGCCGTTGCTCAGGGCGTTGGTGTTGCGGCTCGACTGACCATTGGTGTTGGAGCTGCTCTGGCCCTGCGAGTTGGCGTTGCTCTGCGACTGACCCAACGTGTTGGTCGAGTTGCCCGAGTTGTCGTTGGACTGACCCTGGCCCAGGCTGTTGGTGTTGTTGCCCGTGGTCGCCGAGTTGTTGCCGCCTGCCAGCGTGTTGCTGCTGGAGGTATTGCCCCCTGTCAGATTCGAGTTCGAGGTGTTGTTACCGCCGGCCACGTTGTTGGCGTTGCCGTTGGTATTGCTCGAATTGCCGCCGTTCATGTTGCTGGTGTTGTTGCCACCCGTCAACGCACCGCCCGTCAGGGTGTTACCACCCGTGTTGTTGGTGTTGCTGACATCACCACCGGTGACGGAATTGCCACCGGTGACGTTGGTGTTGGCACCACCGGTCATGGTGTTGCCGCCCGAGCTGGAACCGCCGGTGGTCAGGTTGTTGCCGCCGGAGTTGCTCGAGGTGTTGCCAACCGAGGAGCGGTTGTCGTTGTCGTTGTTGCTGAGGTTGCCCGTGGCCGAACCGCCGGCGCCGCCCGTGGCGTTGCCGCCCTGGGAGCTGGTGTTACCACCAGTGATGGTGCCGTTGATTTCGCCGGTGGTCGTGGACGAGTTCTGCGACGAGTTGTCGTAGCTGCCCGTCATCGAGTTGCCGGACTGGTTCGAGTTGGAGCTGGTTCCGGACTGGCTGGCGTTGGAATGGCTGCCATTGGCACTGGACGAATTGTCCGTGTCGCCCATTACCTGGGTTTGGTTGGTGCAAGAAGCGGTGCCGGCCGGACAGCCCTGCGGGTCCTGTGCAACCGCAGTGGCGGAAACGGCGAGCAGGGCACTGGCGAATGCCAATGCGATTTTGTTCGTGATCTTCATCGATACCTCGGTTGAGATGAATACTTCTAGTTGTTAATAGCCGTACTTCTTTTCCGCTTCTTTCCTGAGCGTTATAGCTTCCCCCATTGAATCCCGAAGACCTAGGAAAACTTGCTGGCCTTCCAAGTTGTTGATACTGGCTGCCCACCGCCCACTTTGCTTGTGGAGATAAACCCCCGTTACTCCGGAGACGTTATCTCTACGGAGGTCGCGGTTTCTTTGGTTGAGCTCCTGGGCGGCGTCCCTCAGATTTTCGATCCGGTTATCGGCCTTCACTCGATTGATATGATCAATCTGTCCTGCCGGCCATTCGCCGTGGTTGATCAGCCATACCAATCGATGCGCCTTGTAGGTCTTGCCATCTGCACGTATGCAGATGTAGCCATCCTTATCGATAGTTCCCGCAACGGCGCCTGCCCTTACGGTACTTCTCGAGTTTTTCCAGCACAGTTGACCTGTCGTCGAATTGTATTCGAGAATTTCACGGGCGCGCTCGGCCGTTATCGTCTCTCCTGCCATGCGATTCTCTTTTTTTTTGTAGCGGTGAATCAGGAGAAGTTGAAAGCGTCGACGCGATCGGGGAACGTGAGGGCCACGATGTCGAACATCGAGGTCGGCTTGCTCCAGGACAATTCCTGCTCAGCCTTCAGATTGATCTCGTGATCATCTTCGATGGCAAAGGAGAACTTGAGGACATCGTCGAACTGGGACGCGGACATCGAATCCAACTTCTTGCTCAGATTCTCCATGGCTTCAGCCGGCGTATCGCCGATAGCAGCGGGGAACCAGGGCAGAGTCAGTATCGAACGCGCGCCACTGTACTCATCGTCGCCATTGTGCAGATTTGCGATCAGCATGTCCGCCAGCTTTGTCCGAATCTGGATGGCGTAGTAGCCGTCGCTGTAGCGACTGCCGTTGATGACGATGGGCAAGACGTTACCTTCCATCTCCAACAGCATTTTCATGCTGCCCATCAGCTTGCGATTTTCCTCGACGCTCATTGTCGTTAGCTCTCTTCTTCTCTTGGAATGCATCTTCGATGCCCTGCTGAACAGGGTGTTTACCGCAGCCCACCAACAGGAGGGCTAGGACAAGCATTACAGCTCGCATAGCACACTCCTGTCAGTGGGATGGTCTTACGGCGCCGGCTCTTCAGTCGGCGGAGTTTCCGGATCCGGATCCGGCTCGGGTTCCACGACGATCGGCGGCGGTGCGTCGACGATCGGCAGGATGTTCCAGAGGTTGTTGTTGTAGATCAGCGTGCGGACCGTGTCACGGTAGTCCTCGATCGCCTTGATCTGCTCGGGGGTCAGGTTCGGCTCGCGCAGCATCCATTCCAGACGGCCGAGGATGGAGCCGGCGTGGAGGAACGGACGATCGGTCGACGGGGCACCATCGCGCTGGGTGAGTACCGTCATCGGCAGATGATCGTCGCGGGTGTCCACGTCGACCCAGGTCGGGAACTGGGTATTCCAGATCTCGCCCAGGCCAGTCATGAAGCGGAGCGATCGGCCATCGGCCGGAGCGGTCGGATCGACCGACAGTTGCGTGACGTGTTCTTCCACGCAGTCCAGCAGTGCGGTGTCGGTGGAGATCAGCGTATCGATGTGCGGCCGATACACGAGGTTGTCGGCGGCGTCGCCACTCGTGAAGTTCTCACGAATGACGAGATAGCGATTGCTGACGAAGTAGTACTGGGTCATCACAATTCCTTGATGATGGTTGAATGAGACGGAAGTCTCAATGGGATAGTTTATATTTGAGATTCTTTGGGATCAGGCCAAAAAATAAACTACCCGGTAAACCCCCAGCCCAAGCTTACACCTGGGCTGGGGGAATTCGGTTTTACTTCTGCTGCAGCGGATCGATCGGTGCCTGGATGCCGGCATTGACCGATTCGGTGCGCAGGTCGGCCTTGAACTTGGCCTCCAGGAAGAACCACAGCACCAGGCTGCTGAACGCATAGACGTCCAGCATCGCCGAAACCATGACAGCGAAGTCGATGGTCTCGATCTTGACGCCACAGTAGATCGTGGCGGCCAAGTAGGCAGCGACGGCGATGGCGTAGTGCCAGCGGCCGAAGCGGGTACGGCGGTTGATGTAGAAGCGGTTGGAGTGCTGGGTCAGCTTCCACAGCGAAGCCGGCTTGTTGTTGGCCATCGCATAGGCCAGGTTGAGGTTGGTAGCCGTACCGATGACGGCAATGGCGAACAGCATCAGGATGTTGAACATGAGAGTTACCTCTTGGAAGTGAATGATGGGTGATGCGAGAAAAGAACCGGAGTTTACTCGTCGAACTCGAACTCCGGGCCGGTGGCGTAAGCGTCGTCGCTGTCTTCGCCGTCCGACTCATCGAAGTTCGTATTGCTCTTTGCGGCATTGGGACTCTCATCGTATTTGGTACGAATGTAAGTCTGCAGCCAAGTCTCACCTTTTACTACGACGATCTTTGTCATTGTTGCTCCTCGGATGTTTTTCTTATCTAAGTGAAGGGCATAGAACGGGGAGGTTGCCCTCCCCTTCTATGTTACAGCTGGTGCGTGTCGATCGTCTTGTGCGTGACGAACTTGCTCACGTTGCCGATGCGCACGTAGGTCGCCCACGGGACGAACTTCAGACGCACGGGCAATTCGAGCGCGCTGATGGTGAAACTGGCCAGACGCTGGATCGCTTCCAGGCTCGCGCCGGTTTCGATCAGCGTACGGAACATGTTCCGACGCGACTCATCGAGCTCGACGTAGAACGTGGTGTCCTCGGTCACCAGAGCGGTCATTTCCACCGCGCGCTTTTCCCAGTAGTTGGTACGCTGGGCTTCGCTCGGGCTGGTGTCGTTGGGTTCGAAGCCGTGATCGAGCCAGTCGATCAGCGGGATCATCTCACCCTGCCGGCAGACATCGCCGCTGGGGTGGAGGTTGGCCGCGTCATCAACGAATGCGATGTTGATCTGGCGACGATCGGCGCGAGGACCAGTCTGAGCCTGCGTCATGTACGACGACAGCTCGGGGATCTCTCTTTCTTCAGACATGTGGATTACCTTCTCGGCTTCTTCAGAGCTTTCTTCTGCATCCGCCGTTGATTGCGAGGGGTCATCTTGGATTGGTAGTCGGGAACCGGCTGGATTTCGTACCCGTCGTACCCGCCCCTGTGAGGGACGAAGTTGCGGTCGACCGGAATGGCAGTGGCAGCCAGTGCGAGCGCCAATCCCCTGCCAATCACCGAACTGCTGTGGTGACTGGTGATCAGTATCGCGCGCTCCCGTTTTTCAGGGAGCGACGATTCGGTGGGTGAGATTTCTTTTACCGTTCCCTCGGCGTAAAGGGGGATTTCATCTTTCATGACGGATTCCTTTGTCCTATGTCACCGAGGTATTATGGATTTGAAATCTATTGGGATCGACCCTTAGGTAGCCGACACGAACACCGGGCCGTAGGAGGCGTTGACAGCCTCGTGGTGGGAGACGATGTAGAACGAGCTCATGTTGTCGTCGACGTGCTTCAGACGTGCTTCAGTGTCGCCACGGGCGATCATCACCGAGTTCAACTCGATGGCGTACCACTCGCCCACCGAGATGACGTCGTCGGCACGAACCGGCTGACCATCGGCCAACAGAATCACGAAAGCCTGCACGCCGCCGCTGAACATCAGACGCACGATCGGATGGGACTCCACCAGACCATCGACTTCGGTGGGATCCAGGACGCCGACCTTCAGCATCCGGCCAGCGATCTTCAACTCACCCAGGTCCTTCAGGTACTGGGTCGGATCGAAGTCCTTGACAACGTCACCGAAGTCAACGGGGGTGGTCATGCCGCCCAGAGTGATCTGCAGGAACTGGCCATCCGGATTGGTGACGCGCTCCCAGGCACTGTACGGGATCTTGTATTCGACCTCGTGCAGGGTGATCGAGTCGATACGCATGCCAGTACCCTGGCGCATCATCATCGAGTTCAACACCTCGCCCAGCATCTCCATGGTCTCGACACCACTCAGTTCCGGATTGTAGGCATAGCCTTCGATCGGGAACTTGCTCAACACCACCGGCCACACGTCGTTCTTGTCGTCGATGAAGACCATCGTCTTGGGCCTCAGATCCCACGACTCGGCCAGCGACAGGCGGTAGGAGGAACCACCTTCTTCCGGACTCTGGTTGGCCAGGAACAGCGCGTTGATCGAACCGAGCGCGGTTTTCAAGCACGCACGACGACGGTTCTGGTCAGCGGTCGGCTTGGAACGGGTGTCGTTGACCAAGCTGATGACGAACACGCCACCATCGGTCTCCTCGACAGTGATGCCTTCGATGAAGTCCATCTGCTCGCTGTAATGCGACTTGACTTCTTCGATGATCGCCGGTGCGTTGTTGCCGACCAGGAGCGTCGTGCCGTGCGCATCGAGGGCTTCAACCACATCACCGAAGGAGATGACCGAGTCCTTCAGTGCTTCGCTGACCCATTCGTCGTCGAAGCGCGGCTTACCGGCAGCGTCGTTCTTGATCTGCGCCATGAGTTCGGCGTAGGGCATGACCTTGGCGATGGCCGAATCCAGACGCGCCTTGGAACGCTCGGCGAGGTAGGCGGTGTAGTCCGGGTAAGTGGTCGGATCGAACTTCTGGGTCCGCAGGAATGCCGCGTTGACCATGGCGATCACGTCGAGGTCGCTGCGCAGCTCCGGATGGTTCTCCAGAATGTGCGCATCGAAGGCTTCGACGTAGGCAGTGTAGTTCCGCCAGATACCTTCGATCAACATCGACGCCAGCGTCGTGCTGCCGCGGAGTACGGTGTTCATTTCTTCGTCGGTGGGGGTGGGGTCGGTGAAGGATGCCACGATCGGTGACTCGCCGCTTTCCGATTTCTGGGGGGAGAAGCTGCCCTTCAAGAACACGCCGATCACGTTGGGATCGTGAGCGACCACCTCGAGCGAATCGACGCCACCTGTGAAGTGAACTTCAACGCCCTCTGCCCGACCGCCGGCATGGCTGGCACCTTCGGGACGCTCCTCGCTGTCCAGGTAGTCCTTGAACGGAATGTGGACGTCGTTGACGATCACCCAGCCATTCTCCTGGCGCAGCACCAGTCCGGAGATGGCTTCCATCACGAACGCGTCGGACATGGAGGCCAGGCCGGCACCGATTGCGTCTTCTTTGAGAATGCTGTCGATGGGGTGACCTTCGATGCCGACCGTCACAACCTTGCTGAACAGGTTGGTACCGCCGAGCGGGAAGTAGGTGTGATCCACCGACACGGTCTTTCCGTCGAACTGCAACTCGTGCTTGCGCACGGTGCTGTCAGCGTTGGGGCCGTTCTTGGCCGCGGTGACGTCGTTGAGATCGCGATTGATGATTGGGAAGCTGCTCATGGATCAGTCACCGGTGTGGTTGGTGGTCAGGATTTCCAGCTGCCGACGAACCTCAGTGGGGCTGGCGTGGTGGGCCAGCATCAGGCCAGTGGCCGGGTTGAAGCGCAGGCTCTCATGGAGACCACCCTTCACAGAGACGTCCAGTTGAATCAGGCGCATCTCAGCGAAGAGCGCGCGACCATAGTCGATCGCATTGTTGCTCGCACGGCTCTGCATCTCAGCAGTGCGGCGCGGACGGATCGCTGCGATCGATTCGATCTTGACGCCCTTGGGGAAAAACACACCCCACAGTCGACGGATCGTATCGTCGGGACGATCGATTTCGGCCAGCAGGAATCGGGTCGTCGGAAAGAGCGTAGCGCCCACGTACTGATTTTCGAAGACGACATCTTCGATCACCTGGTCGATCGTGTCGGCCGAGATGAGACCGCTGACGCTGGCAGTCATCGATGCATGCTGGTGGTCCGTGTAACGCTGGAAGACCATGGAATCGCCGCGCGGGACTCGGATCTCACCCACATCCGACACTTCATCCGTATCGATGTCGGGGAGGAGATCGAACAGGCGCTGCAGTGCGCTTTTCGGCTGGCCGGGCACCCCAGGCACCAGACCAACGATGACGCGCTGACGATTATCGGGATTGCTGTTGCTCATGACATCTCACTCGTGATGAGGCTCAGCGCAGGGTGAGCCTTGGGGATGATCTCGATGAACTCGTTGGGGTCATCGAGGGTTTGTTTGTAGTGGTCTTCCAGATCACAGCCGGCGATGTCGGCGAACTGGATGGTGCGGTCGTAGTCCATCTCCGGGTACATCAGCTGGATGTACTCGTGGACCTGCGGAGACTTCAGAGCACCCAGGCTGCAGCTGAGGTTGATGCGGCCCTTACGGACAACCGCGGCATCGAAGATCTCCGGCCGGTTGGTCGTCATGAACACCAACTTGTTGTCCAGCGAGAACAGACCGTCCAGTGCCTGGAGCATACCCGACAAAGTGACGCCAGAAAGATTGATCGAGAACTTACCGCTCTCTTCTTTCTTCTCGACTTCCTCGGGGATTCCCGGTCCAGAAATTTCTTCGAGCTTGCCGGGAGTCGGCATGTCCGGAAGATTGCCACCATACAGGTTGGTGCCCAGACCGGAACGTGCGTGGATGGACTCGACGTCGTCGAAGTCTTCCAGTGCAATGATCGAGTTGTCCGGTGCGGTCATCAACGCATCGCGCAGCATCGTGTCGGTCATACTCGCCAGATGCAGCAGGCACAGATCACGCTTGTAGTGTCCTGCGAACGCTTTGATCAGGCTGGTCTTGCCGCTACCCGGAATACCATGGAGCATCACCGTCAGCTTATACGCAAAGCCACGGTCGTAGTACCACTGCGCACTCTCCAGCCACTTGTCGATGGTGCTGATGAGTTTGCTCTTGACTTCCGGATCGACCACGACAGTCTTCAGGTCGCGCTTGCGCACCACGCCGACACGCTTCCAGTCCTTCTCGAAGACATAGATGCCGATTTCGTTCTCGCGCTTTCGGTAGCGGAACTCTTCGATCATCTTCTCGATCAGACCACGGTTGCGACCGAGCATCGTAATGCTGATTTCGTAGTGGAGCTGATACGAGGCGCCAGTATTCTCCAGACGCTTACGCGAGATCCAGATCGGACGACCCTTGTAGATGCAGAAGTGCTGCCCGTCGCCAATGCCAACGACCGTACCATCTTCACCGTTGGGCCCATGCTCGGACCATCCACCGTTCAACGACAGCGTGCGTGAGAACGCCTTCCATTTGGACTGTTCAAACCACCGCAGGAAGTTGTTGAAGGATTCCATGTTGGAACCCATCGACGTGTTGTTGATGTACAGCGTGGTCGTGCACTGACGCTTGACGAAAGTCCAGATCGCTGCCGGGATGCTCCTGAAGAAGAACACCACGACAGTCATGCCGTACATACCAACCAGAGCCACCATCCAGGGGTTGGCCTTCATCATCGCACCGTAATGGTCGATGATATTTCGAATGAGTTCCATGGGGCTCACTTTGGTGAGGAGTTAGGCACTGCCAAGCTGTCTCATGCAAACTGACAACCACACAAGGCCCAGGTAGAAGATAGCCATAGCGCCGACGGTTTCCCAACCGGTGCTATGACCTACGATCCAAAGAATCATCATGCAGAGGCTGGCAATGAATGCCACACCGCAAAGCATCGCGATTCCGATGGCCTTGAAGAGCACGTACATCTTAGGAGAGCACGTACAGATCAGTGCCGGTACGTTCATGGAGCATGTCGCTCCAATACGCCAGGTGACGTTCACCGATGTGCTTCAGCAGTGACGGCATGTCCCACAGGACCAGCCTGACCTGGGGCTTCATCAGCAACTTCGGCTGGAGCTTCAGGTCGTTACGGATCTCGTCGATCGTGATGAACTGGTAGCGCTTCCAGCGATTGCGCTCGGGCATGTCTTCCGGCTGGGATGCCATCAGGCCAGGGATGATGCCGGCCTCGGTCACGACGATCTTGGTGTCCGACGTGGAACCGATCGTACGCAGGTACCTCAGTCGATCGTTGCTGTGCTCGCCGAAGTTCAGCTTGATGCAGTTCTTGAAGCCGTCAAACGGATCAATGTCTTGCATTGGTCTTTCCTTTGGCTTTCTTGGCCAGTCGTCGAGCGTTGCGGGCGGTCAGTGGCCTTGCGCCATCAGTTTGCTGAGCGACAACACGGCCGTTGACGCTGTGTAGTGGAATGCCACGATCGGCGGTGGACGACGTCTTAGGCTTGCCGTCAGCACGGGTCCAGCGACGGGACTTGGCGGGCTTACGCCAGAAGGCGAGACGCCTGAAGAATTCTCTGATTGCGTTGAACACATGCATTCCCCATCGGTGAAAAAAAAAATAAGGTCCGTTAAGCTCCAGGGTACTATCCAAGTTTCAATGCAGCGACCAGTCCCGGCGGAAGGGGGACTAGGCTGCTGACTTGATGATCTCCCAACCCGTCGGCCAGCAGTTTCGCTGGAGCTTAACAAGACCTGTCAATAGATCTGTCCCCTGGATAATTTTCCTCTGTCTCTGCATAAAACCCCAGACACGTTTCCGTGTCTGGGGAGTCGTATGCCCTATCAGGGCCGCTTGGCCATGGCCGCAGCCAGGGTCTTCAGCGGCGGTTCTTTCTTCAGCGTTTCGACAGCCACGCGGGTAGCAGCGATCGCATCGTCCACGAAGGCGTTCTTGAACGCACGACCGATGTTGGACACCGGGGTGTACGCACGGAAGAAGCCGATCTGGATTTCAGCGCGCTTGTCCCAGTCCACCTGGGTCTCGTCGTGGATCACATCACCGCCGTTCTCCAGACCCAGTGCCCACAGCGCGTGCTGGGTGAACATCGGGATCATGCCCCACATGCAGTCGGCATCACGGATGTACTCGTAATGCTTGATCGCATCTGCCGGCGTATCGGCCGGGTAGGTGTGCGGGGTGTGCGGGAAGCGCGTGGACAGGATCATGTCCTTGGCCATCTCCACGCACTCGTTCGGATAGCGGTTGATGATCGAGCTGTTGCGCAGCGCGTCGATTGCACGATCGATGTTGTCGCGGTTGGTGGAGTCCAGCCAGGTATCCGGATAACCGGCGTGATCCAGGTCATGGAACACCGAGGCGATCTCGGCAGCCTTGGCGATGATACCCACGCTGGACAGGCCATCGAGCTTGCGCAGGGTCACCACCATGCGCAGCAGGGCACGGACGTGGATGCCGTTGTGGAACGGCAGGCGCGCGTTCTGGCCGTTGGTCTCGTACAGGTTCAGCTCGGCCTTGTACAGACGTTCGATGTCGTTCTTGGGCCAGCTTTCGAGGAAGCGTTGTTTGAAGGTTTTCATGTTCGGATCAGTAGGCAGGGAATGGGACGTGGACTTTCGGAACCGCTGTCCCATCGGGGACCATGGCCAGATAACCTTCGCGCTCCATGTTCGCATTGGCCTCCAGGACCTCATGAACGAGCTGGCGCGGAGGGTACGGCATCTGCAGGGAGTAGACCACCGGTGACGTCGAGATGTCGTGCCCGGTCACCGGGCACCGCCACCGACCCGGCCCAACGTAGGTCACTGGCCGGATGTGGACAGTAAACCCATTGTCCTCCATGTTAGGGTTGAAGAAACCGTAGACGATCGTGTTGGGCTTCGGCGGGTGTTTGCGAGCCGAAATCCACTCGGGAGTTCCATTGAGATGGGACATGTCAGCCCTTTGGTGGGTAGAAGGTATCCGGCAGTTCCGCTTTGCGATTACCGATTCGGAATTCGTAATCTCTGAACTTGGCCCAGGGCGAGCTGGGACACGTCATCTTTATCAAATGCCGATGATACTCTCGCTTGAAGTTGCGTAGCCGATCACGCGGCCAGTTCTCGGGAATAGCTCTGGCATTGGCATCGATCCACGTCTCGCGTATCAGCCGCAGTATGTGCAGATCCGTGAGATAATCACGCAGATGCGGGTTGGATGCGACACACACCAACTCCTTGGCCGAATTGGTTAACGGGACTCTCTTCAGAGTGTGCGTCTTCCTCAGGTGCGCTTCTTTCCTCAACCGATACTCTCTGGCTAATTGCTCGTCGGTCTTCGGTGTGGGTCCGTAGAGGCGCCACAGGCACCATCCCAGGAAGCCCGCCAGCAAAACCAGGACGGTCACGGATTCGACCATCACCCTCTCCTCTTGAGACCGACGCGCTTCAAGGCGCTGTTGGGGATCTCGCCGGTGAGCTTCCAGCGCAGGTGCTCCCACCAGGTCATGAAGCATGCCTTGCCGTTGGGAGCGATGACCATACGACCGTCGACCTTCTTGTGGACGCGCACATCGCTGTCCGGTTTCGGGGATTTGATGCTCACGGTATTCTCCTGTGTTGACCGACGATCTGGCAAAAAGAAAAGGCAGGGACGAGCCCTGCCTTTAGGAAAGAGTGGGTTTAATTCCACGCTGGCGACCAGCAGCGTTGCATTTGAGTCACTGCATCGGTTGCACCCACAGCTGCCGACGCCACTTAGCTCCCTACTACTGACAACAACTCAGTGCGGTGAGTCCCGCCCACAAGACGTCTCAACGACTTAACCCGCATATGTTCGTTGAGCTCTTGGTCCCATGGGAGGGGAGTTGCTGCTTACCAGCCGATCTTTCGAACCCGAGGACCTGGTGTGGATCCTCATCTGGGTAGATTGGGAGATCTAAGAGGTGATCACACACATTCGATTGGACAGTGCTTTCTGAGACGGGACTCGAACCCGCATATGGCCTAAGGCCGCACCCACTGCCAGGCACCAGAGAGCGACGTTACCCCTCTGGCTGCACCTCACCCATTTAAGGGATTCAACACGTGAAATCCTATTCCACCACTCGTTGAATGTGTGTGATCATGGAACTTAATCGGCGCGGACGACCACGAGGGTTTCCAGGGCGCCGTCGCGCACGTTCTTGACGTAGGCCGTGACGGTGGCCGACGGGTCGGGATCGGCCGGGTCGAGGCTGATGGTGACGCGGCGGCGCTTGATCAGCTTGGCGGCGGTCAGCAGCCACTCGCGCTGTTCTTCGGTGGCACTCATGAACGTATCGAGTCCCACACCGAAGGTTTCGGCGATCTCGCTTTCCTGGTAAGCGGTGACGATCGGATGGAGTTCCTCGTGTCGAGCATTGTGCTCGGCGTCGATATCGAACGTCTCATCCGTCAGGGGCTTGCCGACGCGTTGCTGGGCATCGGCGTAGGTCGGCATCGGACCATGACCACCGTCACTCACCCAGTTGGCGATGTCGAGGAAGTTCTGCACGAGAATCGGGAACTGTGCCCGATGACGCTCACGGATGCGATCGAGCACCGCCTGCAGTTCCGAGTCGACTTCGATCTTGTCGGCCGACGCCTGGAGGACTTCGGCCAGCGGGCGGTCTTCGTTCTCAGCGGCCGGATCGACTTCGGTGTCGACCTCGTCCACATCACCACCGTCCTCGACGCTGACCGGCTCGCGGAACGCTTCGATGCGGTCGGACAGGACTTCGGCAAGATCGGCCATCAGGCCGTACTGGCGGGTCAGGCGGTCCCGTTCGTACTCGTGCAGGTCGGCGAACGTGGTCGTGTCCAGGAAAGCCCGCAGCTTGACGGTACGGTTCTTCAGCTCGACGTATTCGGCAACCACGCGGATCTGGTGCGGTTGCAGGCCGGAGACGTCGGGCAGTTCCAGGTAGGCCGCATCGAATGCCGATTCCGGCGACCAGCTGATGTAGCCGTCGGCGTACTTGACGGCGTAGCCCGGATCTTCCACGGTGCTGGCACCACGGTTGATGGTCTGCGTCTGCGGCCAGGCGGTGACGATCTTCGTACCGACGTAAGTCTTGGTCATGTTGTTCTCGTGTCAGTCTTCGCCGATACGCTGATCGCTCGGCAGGGAAAGGTAGTCGACGATGTGACCCACCATCAAGGCGAGGGCCACTCCCACTGCTACATAGAAGAGACCCTCGCCCATGTCAGTCGACCTTAGCGGCCGGCAGCCATGTTCGGCAGGGTGGCGATGACCGCTTCATTGGTCAGCTTGATGTACTCCGCCACGGTCCACTGGGCCGGGTCGGGCACGTAGTCGCCGGAGGCCAGGCGCACCGTCATGGCGGTCAGGCCGCGCAGCAGGTGGTTCTGGATTTCGCCGATCAGCGAGTTGCGGCGGTAGAACGCGACCATCGGGTCGGCGCACTCGATGGTGAAGCCGCGGCCCAGGCTGTTGAAGCGGAAGGCGCCGTCCGGCGACCAGATTTCCGCGTCGACGTTGACGTGGATTTCCAGGCCGTTCGGGACTTCGCTGGTGCTGCGCTCGAAGATCACGTCGCTGGTGTTGCCGCCTTCGCGGATGATTTCGCGCTTGAACAGGTCCGCGATCGCTTCCAGGCGGTCGAGGTCCATGCCAGCGTTGCCGACGATCTTGATGAGCTGGGTGAAATGGTTCACTGATGAAACTCCATGTGTTGGTTGGTGACGGAAACCGTCAGATGATGGCTCGCAGGTAGTGGGAACTACCGACAGTCGGGAGAAAATTACTCAACCATCCCGCCGCCACGAGGACGCTCTCCGTCATCGGGCGGCCCCTTCAGGCACGCCAGCATGAGCGGCAGGACGAACAGTGCCATCCCCAAGACGATTCCCACGCACATACCGACGGACGACCAGAATGCTTCTGACATCACTTTCTCCTGGGCCACATGGTACAGATGACCATCAAAATGGCGATGATCCCCTGAAGGATGATCAGACCGACAGCGATGAGCTCCACGCCAGTCATCAGTTCTCTTTCCTGAGTTTGGCAATGCGGCTCTTGATGTCGGAGAGCTTTGCCTTGAGGGAATTGAGGTCACCCCACTTCTGAGTCAGACATTCAACCCCACCACCGTAATGGAGTTTGAAGTTGACGAAGGCGGGGTAACGGCCGTAGCCGCTACGATGATCGACGATACCTTCACCGATGTCTTTCCGGGACCAGCCACGGCCGATCAGGAAATCCTTCAGAGCCTTACGGTAACCTGCCTGGGTCCGCACCAGGAAACTGGAACCTCCCACGTACTCCATGTTCGGCTGGGTATAGACCTTCGGAGATTCCGTCTCCTCTTCGATGGCGGTTCCGTTTTCGACCATCTTCAGGACTCGAAGGACCTCCACGGCATCCGGATGGTCGGCGGCGATATCCTGCAGCCATACATGCACGTTGGTGCAGTTGATCCACATGACCGGATACGAGCCATGACCATTGGGCATAGGCTCACGGCTGTCGTGGGGATCGATAGCGATGACGGACGGATACGTCTTGGGATAGAGCCCCTTGGCAAACCAATCTTCCGGGTGGCCGGTACGGAACACCCCCTCGGCACGAGAGAAGCCCTTCTCGCCGAATACCAGGTACTTGTTACCGCTGGGGAGGATGTAAACCTTCTCACCCAGTTTCTTCTTGACCCTGGTCTCGGTATTGCCGTTCTTCAGGCGATGCCGGAGGCTGGCGATCGCATCGTTCAGGTCACGCTCCACGACGCTCGGACCAAACTTCTTGGATAAGCGGCGACGGAAGGCGATTGCGCGACTGAGTGCGCGGACCTGTGTGCTGTTGACGGCGTCCTCAACCATGTCGGCCTCAACCAGCGGGAATGGAACCTCGCACTCCCGGCGGGCAGTGATGCCCAGGTAGATCTGATCGAGCGGCTTCTGGGCGCATTCCGGACACGGATGGTATCCCGTACCTCCCAGACCAAGCTTGCGCTCTTCGGCCGATGCCTTTTCGACATTCACACCGATTGGGTAGTTGTCGTAGAAGTGGTCGATGCAGCACTTGGGGTAACCGTAGTGTCGCCCCATTGACTCCCTGGTCTGTTCTTCTTCAATCTGCGTCATCTTCGATACTCTCCCTATAAAGTCTCTGCTGCGTTTCCATGAGGTCGAGCAGCGACTGTTGGATTTTAACTCCGGCGGCTTTCCACTTCATGATGAACTCGGAGGTTCCGAGGAAATACACCAACTGAAGTTTTCCGTCGGCCTGGAAGTCCTGTTCCTGTAGCGGGAAGGGTACATCGGAGAACCGATTGGCGCAGATGTAATCGTAGAGTTCCTGGGTGGTCTTCTTCTGGCACTCCGGACACGGGCGATAACCCGTACCGATCATCCCGATCCTGACCTCGTCGTCAGATTCTTTACCGTAGAGCCAATCGCGGTCGAACCAGAACGCATTGTGGCAGCAGGGCGGGTAACCAAACCACTGAGCGAAATGGATCCTCTTTCCGTCGACCGTATCGAGCATGGGGATGTCGTCAGCGTGACGCGCTCCGGGGAATTCGTGTATGTTCGACATCATCACCACCTTCTCTTTTTCTTTGGATCGAATGAATCCCAGACTCCTCGGACTCCCTCGATTAGGAGAAACAAGGACACCCCCAGCAGAATGTAGCCCATCAACGGATCTTCTTCGGGATCTGGATCAGTGTGAATTCAGCGTAGCGACGGAAGTCTTTCGCATCGACCATTCTGGGAACGATGTACCACTGATCGTTCAGGCCGATCAGCTTGGCGTTGTAGTCCATCGGCTTACCGTCGAGCTTTCCGCAGTTGCCGTACAGCATTCCCCAACGGTGCATGAAGCGATAGAACTCACCGACCATTTCGTCGGTGATCCGCTTCTTGTCGTTGGCGACGATTGGCATCGGGGAGGAGGTAGATGCTGCGATATAGACCCGCAGTGTCGATCGACCGAAACCATCTTCTTCGATGGTCACCCCGTCGTTGAATTCGAAGATGCGGTTGAAGTCGTCCACGAACTGTTTGGCTGCCAGTCCCCGGAACGATTTAGGCGATTTGATCTTGAAGAGTTTGAGGAGCATCATTATTCCTATCGAGTGATTTGTGGCGTCAGCAAGAGTTCAGCCCAACCCTGCAGGAACTGCCTGACCGGAGCGGAGTAGGTCTCAGTGTATGTGAGTACAACTGGTGATCTTACCCTGCTGTACTTTCGCCGTGGATAGTTCTTACGGCCCCGCAGTTTGCGGCCTTTGTGACGGTAGGTATACTGACCGCCACGCACCCCACCCGACTCAAACGACGCAGTGTTGATCCACGACATCGGGCGCCGCATTTCCTTCCGGTAGCGACCTTCGATATACCAGTGATCTGCGATCTCGTTCGGATCACCGAACTCCTTGATCATGTCGAGCTTGAGTTGTTTCAGCGATCTGGCTCGGCGCTTATGGTGGTCGATCTCGCGCGTATCGGAATGCTTGTAGACGACCAAATACGTCTTCAGGAGTGACATTTGAAACTCTCGGTTTTCGGGTCAACAAATGAAGGTTCGGCATAAAAAGCCCCTCCCTTTCGGGAGGGGCGTACGTCACTCTACATCACTGAGCCGGAGGTGCGGTCTGGTTCAACTCGATGCGGGCGGCGCCGGCTTTGGCGATGGCCAGCTGCTTGCCCAGCTCGCCCAGGCCCTTGGATTCGTACACGGCCATGGCGGTGGCAGCGTCGATGGCCATACGGGTCTGTTCTTCCGGCAGGATCACGAAGGTCATCGAGTTCAGCGTCACGCCACGCTTGCCCAACACTTCGTTGGCGTTCTTGAACAGGACGTCTTCGAACTCGCTCGGGTTGAACTTGACGATGTCTTCCTTACCGGTGTTGGACGTCACCAGCTCACGCAGACGTACGTCGATGACCACGTTCTCGGCCGATTCGTAGGGCGACTTGCCCTTGGCACTGGAATTGGCGTCGTCGCCGTCGGACGTGGAGGATTTCATCCGGCCCAGGAACTTGGCGTTCTCGATATACAGCAGCGGATCGGTGATCTGGTAGTCGTAGTTGATCTGCACCCGCACCAGGACGTTGTTGGCGAACTGGGTGAGGAATTCAGCATCGCCCTGCATCGGATAGTCCGGCAGCGTGATGTTGTACCCGCACGGGTTGGCCGTGTTGGTGGGGATGCGCGAACCGGTCGGGATCACCACCCAGGTGCGACCGCAGTTTTCGGTCTGCAGGACCTTCACGTTGGACGGGGCACGGCTGCAGGCAGCAATGACGAATACCAGCATCATGCCGGCGAGAATACGGGACAGGTTCTTCATGGGGCGGTTTGGACTCGGGTGGTGAGGATGTGATAGATCGCCGATCCCAGCAGGACCAGCACGAGGAAATGGAACAGACCGGTCATGACCGAAGACACGAACGGGTAATACCCCAGATACAGCCAGTAGTCGACGATCTGGTATGCAACGACTGCGAAGATCGCGACGAAGATCAGCAGCGCGATGTATTTGATGGTTTTGGTCACGGCTGGTCCTTGACTTATTTGTAGTTGGAGCTGGTGGAGCGCGTTTCAACCTCATAGCCGATCTGCCGGCCATGTCGTCCCTTCGCATACACGTTGGATCTCACAGTACCGGACTTGGCATCAAAGTAGTAAATGACCTTATCGTGGTGCAGGTGCATGTCGCCGGCTTCGTGTGGACCTCTGAGCACTTGGATGAACGGGATACCCGGCGAATACTCCACGATCTTCGTCGGCATGACCCAAAGGTCAAACGTCCTACCCAGCCAGTTGCGGATACCCAACCAGACGAGGATCTGGTAGAGCATGTTCCGCCACCACGAAGGGTAGATCGTCTTCTTCAGCTTGATCGAGATATCCATTATCCCTCACTGGATTTTTCGGTGCGATAGGTTTGGACCACGTCGTACACCATGGCCACGATCCCGGCGCACACGAGTGCGCCGGACACTATGTCGGACAGGGTCATCTATCAGACCGCCACCGGCGCCTTGATTGCCGGATGGTACTGGTAGTTTTCGATACGGATATCGTCGAAGGCGAAGTCGTCGATGTTCTTGATCTCCGGATTGAGCCACAGCTTGGGCAGCGGCATCGGGTCACGGGTCAGCTGCAGCGAGGCCTGATGGATGTGGTTCGAGTAGACGTGGGCATCGCCGATCGTGTGGACGAAGTCGCCGACGGCCATGTTCACGACCTGTGCGATCATCGCCGTCAACAACGCGTAGGAAGCGATATTGAAAGGAATCCCAAGCACGACGTCGCCTGAACGCTGATACAGTTGGCAGGACAGACGACGCGAGGGTGCGCCGACACGGTCCAGGATCCGTTCCAGTTCCTCACGCTTGGCATCCATCGCGGTCTGGTTCTCCGTCGACGAGTCTGCACGGAACTCACTACCGGCGCGGTCCAGTTCCTGCCAGACCTTCTGCACTTCGAGACGATCGCTTTCCGTGGCGGTCGGTGACTTCATGAAGTGCTTGTAACGATCGGGTAGGTACATCGGCAGTGCGTAGAACTGGAACATCGTGTGGCACGGCATCAGCGCCATCTGTTCCAGGTCAGCCACGTTCCAGGCCGAGACCACCAGCCGGCGGCTGTCGGGGTTGGTCTTGAGCTCGTTGATGAGCCAGGCGATCTGGTCGTAGGTCTTGCCGTCGGCACCTTCCCACGAACGCCACTGCTTGCCGTAGATCGGACCCAGGTCGCCCTTGCGTTTCACCTGGACGCGGAATGTCGGCTCGATACCCATCTTGGCAAACCATTCGTTCAGATGGTCACCGTAAGGCTCGCTGCGGTAATCGTGAACGTATCCGTCAACATCTTCGATGCTAGGGCCGCCTAGCGAAACTTGGCGAATTTCCGGCGGCAGCGTGTGGGTGAGGTCGGCCGGGAAATGCCCTGCTGCGGATTTGATGTTTTCCCATTCCCGCTTGATGTTGTAATGGCACTTGGTCAGTACCAGGAACTCGTCTTCCGGTGTGGCCCACTCGTTCCAGATACGCACGCCGTTGGCGCGCAGGGACTCGTTGTTGGTATCGCCCTTCAGGAACCACAGCAACTCGTGGATGATCGAGCGCAGATGCAGCTGCTTGGTGGTGCAAAGAGGGAATCCGACACTGAGGTCGAATCGCATCTGCCAGCCGAAGATCGATGTGGTGCCCGTGCCGGTGCGGTCACCCTTGTAGGTTCCGTTCAAACCAGCGCGGAGAAGATCGAGGTACTGTTTCATCGAGGGTAGGGTCCTTGGGGTGTATAGAACCCGCCCCTCCGAAGAGAGGCGGGCGGATAAATTAAGCTGCGGGGATGAACGCGCCGGTCGGAGTCCCGATGACCTGATTCATCTCATTGAAGGCCAGCTGGGCCAGGTCGATGAGGTTCAACTCATGGTGGAGCTCGCCCAGGATCGAGAAGGTCGTGTGGACCGGGTTCACCGTACCAGGGAAGGGAGCATCACCCTCAGCCAACGGCGCTACCGTCGTGGTGACGTCCCGGTGGGGGAACGTCGAGGTGCGCACGTGCTGAATACGACCCTTCTTGAGCAGCCAGGCATCGACCACCTTGGTGTGCGTCGGATCGGGCTCGAACATCAGGATCTCGATCGGCAGCCCCATTTCACGGTAGCCGCGCAGCGCAGTGTAGATCGTCTTTCCGTACTGCTCACCGACGACGAATTCCTGCTGATATCCTTCTTGGACATCGTCGATGAGGCCGCCGTTGTTACTTTCGACAGCCTTGATCTTGGTGCGAAGGATACGGAGCTCCAGGATCTCCTGGAGTGCTTTCTGTGCGACGTTGCCACCATCGACACCCATCATCCGGATGATCAGCTGGCGGGGCACGTAGGGCGACCCTTGGATGAAATTGTTGATATCCGGCACTGCGACTTTGTTACTCATGACACGTTCCTTTAGGAAGTTACGGGAGTTGGATCCACCCAGGGTGTTCCTCCGTTAAGAGAGACCTGGTTAATGTGTATGTCCAACACAAAATGGATCGCTCCTGTAAAATCCTACCGAGCTTACGTGCGGATGCTCGCCCGGAACGTACTACGCATGCGGCTGAAGTACGCCAACATGTCATGGCCCTTGGCCGTGACCATCGCAATCCCGGAGCCGTCACGATTCGGGTGACGGTCCTCCCAGTCATGGGCATACAGCGCCAGCTTATCTTCGGTACGCATCAGTGCATGCTCATCACACCGACGACGGAACTCGGCGACAGCTTCATCGCCCTTGCCGTGGAAGTACGTCAACGAAGAGATCAGATCGTTCACGCCGATGTTGGTGTCCAGACGCAGGCCGATAGCGAAGACGACTTCGTCCTTGTCATTGTGAGCATAGCGCCAGAACAGCAGCTGTTGCTGGACCAACATCTTGATCGCGTCAGGGATACGCGGATCCGACTGTACGGGCTTCATCTTGGCGCGCTCGGTCCTCAGATCCACCACCAGCTGACGATTAGCTACCAGCACACGCTGGTAGCGCTCGTTCAGTCGCTGATGTTCCTGGACCGCATTGCGCTGGGATTCGGGTAGGCCGGCTCGACGACCATACAGAACCAGCTGCATCAGCTTGCCTTCGTCCGCTTCAGGGTAGCGATTCTTCCAACGGGCCAGCTGGTCCCTGAACGACTCGACCTTGTAACTGTCCGTCACCCGCCAGAACAGTCGCGGCTTGATTTCCCTGGACCGGCCGAAACTCTTGGAAACCGAGTGGAGCTTCCAGGGATTGTTGTAGAAATCGAGCGAGCCGCCATGTTGGACGAGGAAATCGAAAATCGCCTTCTCATCGGCAAATTCGAAACGCCACATCGTCCGATGCTCATAGACGATCGGGTGACCGCCGACGTTGTTCAGGACGCACGGCTCACCGGGCGTACGGGCGATGTCCAGGACGTACTTGCGGCTACGGAAGCGGGCGATTTTGGGTTCGGTCATGTCAGCTCTTCGGTCGGTCGAAAGGACGGGCAGGCAGCGCGGGTTTGGCTGGTCCGTACGGCAGGATCTTGATGGTCTTTCGCGTGTAGGTTGGCATCGGGAACTGACCCCAGAATTCCGGCCCCACACGAGCGGTTGAGTTCTTCAGCGCCTCGGCGCGCCGCTTGGATCTCTTGGACATCTCCAGCTCCTGACTTCAGATGGCTTCACGAATGCCGTAGTGAATTTCGGCACGGTTCTCATCGGTGATGTCAGTGCGCGGATACATCCGCCGCAAGGCATCCAGATGTTCCTGGAACGTACTGTCGCCCGCAATGAAGCTGGCGTAGGGGATCGTCCAGGGTACGGTCGACTCATCGGACCAGCGCAGGATGAATGCGATCTTACGGTCATCATCACTGTACTTGAAGGAAGCCTCGATGATTTCCAACAGCGATCCGGCTGTCTCGAGTAGACGATGGGTGATGACGCCATCTTCATTGATTTCGTGGATGAACTCGTAGGTGGTTTTCATGCGGTCCCCTATATCGGAAGAGAAAGCGGGCCCGAAGGCCTGCTTTTTTTTGTCAGATGGCAATCGACGGCATCTCGATCGCCGCGCTGATCTGGTCGATCATCTCCTGCATTTCCGGAGTGCGGAAATCGCCACGGATATACTGCGTCTCGTGTCGGGGCAGGTACTTGCGCAGGTGGAACTTTTTCTTCTCCACCTGGACCGAGGCAATCCAGTTGTAGATCTCATGCAGTTCAGGCGTGGAGATGAAATCGCCGTCGACCACGTTGACGAAGGCGAAGTAGATGTCCTGACCGTGCGAGATGGCCGTACGCTGGAGCGTGCGATGGATTGCGTTCTCGGCAGCCAGCATCAGCGACTGGCGTTCCTGCTGCGCCGCCAGCAACAGCTGATTCAGTCGAACATTCTCATGACGAGCATTGCCGGCGTCACGTCGAGCCAACGCAACCTCACCACGATAATGCGCAACCTTCTCACGCTCTTCCATCAGTTTTTCCATCAGCTTGACGTTGCGGTAACGCGTCAGCGGATGGTAGGCGACATCGCCACAGCGCTTACCATGCAGCACGTTGAAGATCGCGTGCTGGAGCTCGTAGTACTGACGCTCGGACGACATGGTGAGCTTGAAGAAATCAGCCACCGAATCGAAGTAACGCTGCCACTGATGGATGCGCTCTTCGACGTCACGGGAGCTGATCGTTCCCTTCTCGATCTCCTTCATCAGGTGAAGGTTCTCGTTGTGGGCCACTCCCAGCGTCTCGATCGTCCAGTTGTCGTCCAGCGCCGTCAGAAGCAGTTGCAGGATCTGGCTCGGCTCGGTTGACGAGTGCACGATCCCCTCCTGACCTTCCTTCCCCATCACGATCGTGATCTCCTTCTTGTTGCGGAAGATCCGATACTGTTTCTTGTTGTTTTTCTTGCGCATCTTGTTTCTCACTCAGGCTGAAGTTTGCGTTGAGCTTACTCCGCGATTCCTCGCAGAGCTTCTCGATGTTGTTGTAAAGCCAGCGGATCATCCGCTGCTGGACAGCCTCTTCGTACAGGTTGAACACCGGCACGTCGTGTTTACGCGCCACCTGCACGGCAGTATTCGTACCGCCTTCTACCAGACCTTGCTTCCCTTTGGGCTTGGCGTAGAAGATGCAGAACTTGGAGGGCAGTTTCAAACTACCGCCCAGTACCTGCATTGGATTTCGGGAGTGCAGGAGAATCCCGCCACGACCCAATCCATTCCACGACCCGCGTGCCGAAAGAGCAAGCTGGCATGATTCTTCGTATGCGTCAAACATACGGGCATCGAAGATCCGTTCTTCCTGATTAGGTGTTACCCAACCAAACTCCTCCTTGTTAAACATCTGATGGTCGGGCAGGTAGTCCTCAAACCCAACATCCCCGTATTGATCGCTACGACGTGCACCACGACGGAAAGCAGAATCTGCCCCTGGTGCCGCTCCCGAACGACCACGGAAGCCCAGCGAACACAGCAGCTCCGCAATCAGTTCCATCAACAGCAACATCGATTCGGTAGTCTCGCGACTCCCAACTCCAGAGTAAAAGCGCATGGCAAACCTGCGTGTAAGGATCAATGACTAAGGGACCTATCTGGATTTTTACCAGACGTTGTGAGCGAGGCTCCAAAAAGGTAGTATGTGTCTGAAAAATGGTAGCGGCATAAAGCGGGGCCGAAGCCCCGCTCGCTTATGTGCTCAGTAATTCTCGCTGAGCTCAACACCCACCATCAGACTGCGGAAGTCCTTGATCAGTTCCGCATACATCGCAGCGCGATTTTCGATCGAACCGTAGAACTCCGGATCATCCGGCAGTTCACGGACACGCTGGTAGAAGTCGTAGACGGCCTTCGGCGTGATGTTGTTCAGACCACGCTTGGACCAATACGGATGAGCCAATGCGCGCCAAACCACTCGGGTGATCGGACACTTGACGTCACGGTAATTTCCCGTCGGTTCGGAACTGGGGTTGACAACCCGACCCCAGAAGAACTTGGCGCGATGTTGACTGCCGTACTCATCCGATTCCTGATCGGCAACCAGACCGTAATCGCAGCTAACGCCAGCTTCGTGCAGGAGCCGCTGGTATTCTTCGTTGTTGTCCAGATCGCTAGATTCGAAAATCCACGACAGGCGGTAATTGATCACTCGCATCGCATAGGCCAGCATCACCGGGACGCCATGGTTGGAGTTGAACCAGCGCTCCATGTTGTCATACCAATGCGGTGCCCACACAGTACGGTCCGTGATCGGGTGGAAGACCTGGACATAAGCGTCGCCCAACGCCTGATCGACCTCAAGAGTCCCCTTCTCGGAGACGCGCATGTTGTCAACCGAGAGGCGCTTGAGATACTTCGGCTTGTAGTATCCCACCATCACACCACGACGGAAGATCCAGGTTTTCGGCGAATAGCCGTTCTTGCCGCCACTGTTCCTGTACATCTGTTCAGCATGGCCGATGAGCAATCGAATCGGCTTGTCGTTACGGCCCTCTCTGGGACCGAACTCCATGCATTGCAGGTCGACCTCGTCTTTGCCGAAGGTGACGCGTTCGATGGATTCCAGAACCTGCGTCGACCAGTCGAAGATCTTCCGACCATCCCATACGCCGTACTGATCTACCCACTCGTTCGACGGAACGATCTTGGACAACAGTCCGTTTTCGAACACGCCCGGCAGGTCGTTACCGTAGAAGCTCAACAGCTTTTCACGTTCAGGATGCATAACACTCACTCTTGTAAGTTTAATTGAAGGATGCCCATGGCCAACTCTCTTAGTCGGCCCTCTTGGCATACCGTAAGTGCCTGCCATAAAAAGCGCCATAAAGGCGGGGCTTCGGCCCCGCCTCAGGCATTACTTGTACAGCGGCGCCACGTCCTGCTCGTAGTCCTGGAGGACAACGTCGTATCTGTTTGCGGCGTACCCCTTGCCGTTGTAACCCAGCGCCACGTCCTGGAAGTTCTTGTTGCGCATGCCACGTAGAGCCACCGGGGTGACCTTGATGTAGCGCACCATGGCCTCCAGATGCTGGTAGACGTCGACATGCATCAGTCGGACGAATTCCTGCACGGACGGATAGCCGATGGCCACGGCGTTGAAGCCCATGACCTGGAACTGGCCGTAGGAGGCCGACTCCAGCGCTGCCTTCTCGTCGTACTTCTTTGCGCGCTCCAGGAACTCCCATTCCTTGGTACCGCCCTGGTAGCGGTCCATCGGATCGGAGTTCTTCGAACTCTTGACGTTGGGCGAGCAGATGTCGCGTTCGGTCTTGGCCAGCTTCTCAGCCAGTGCGCGATCCTTCATGCGCTTGTAGAACTGGTGGCGCTCGAACAGGATGACCGGACGGCCATCGGGCAGGAACGGTTTGCCGCGGGTTTCCTTCAGCGACAGTGCGTGCACCATCGAAGGCGGACAGGCCAGTTCTTTGCCGGCGGCGATGTAGTCAGGCACGCCCAGCACGCGGGACTTGTCACCGGACGGCTTGATCGGATCGGGAGCGAAGGTCACGCCCAGGTACTTCAGGGTGGTCGGACCGACGATGCCGTCGGCGTTGAGCTTGTTGGCAGCCTGGAACTTGCGCACTGCAGCTTCCGTGCCGTTGCCGAAGATACCGTCAGCCTTCAGGCCAGCGCCGATCTTGACATTGAGTGCAGTCTGCACTGCGGCGACCTGGGTACCGCTGTCGCCATTGCGGAGGATTACGGACATGTTCGTCTCTCGGTGGGAAAACCATAACATGGCGGCATAAAAAGCCCCGCGATGGCGGGGCTCATTACTGTTCGTTGGCGCCCACCATGTGGTCGTCACCGGGGATGATCGCGTAGAGCAACAGATACAGACAGCCTACGCACGCAATCACCGATCCTTCGTAACCCCATCCTTCCCGAACCGGAAGAGTGATCCCAGCCACGTAAGCCGCTGCAATAAACAGCAGGACGTAGAGGCCCACACGAAGGTGTGTGATGCCTGGCCAGATCAGTAGCGATGTATGCCAGTCACGGATTTTCCTGAGCATCGGGCTTCTCCTGATCGGACTCTTCCGGCAGCAGCCGGAACTCATCGCCCAACCAGACAGCACTGACGAACACGATGACCGCTCCCAACGCAAACAACGCTTGCCCCGAATTTGTAGCGAAGGCGTTCTTGCCCATCCAGCCGACCCACCAGATGACGCTTGCCACCAGGCAGGAGACAACTCCTGCGATCAGAGCAAACCCCAACCAATCGACTTTGTCCTTATCGCACCCCATGACGCTCCCCCTTAGAAGATGATCTTTCCGGACGGCGTATTCAGCGATTGCCAGACTGCTACCGGACCGCGGCGCTTGACCTTCATGATCGATACCGTCAGGCCACGGGCCTCCAGCAACGCCAGGACCTTGCTCAACGATTTCGGTCGGGCGTATCGATAGATGTTCGACATGCCTTCTTCGACCAGCGCTACATCCGGGGAGGCAAACGTCTTCTGCACGCGCCAGCCCAGTACCAAATTCGGGTTGTTACCAAACCCGGCCCCCATCACGCGATCGAGCGCCTTGAACATCTTTCGGACTCTGCCTGCCAGAGCAGGTTCGAGTTCCCCGATGAGATTTTCTTCCAAGGCGTCGATCCACGCCAAACCCTCTTCCCGCGTCAGCATCGCGTCTCTCCACCGCGATATTCTCGCGCTTATCCGATCAGGACAGAATTATCCTTCATATTATCCTGTTCCACTGTCTTGGAAGCAGCGGCGATAAGCTTGAGATAGTCCAGTCGGAACGGACCACGGACGATGGAGAGCAGCGAACCCTGCGGCCACTCGGTACCGTAATGGTCGATACAGTCCGACGCTACGATGATCATGTTGCGAGCGAAGGCATTGCGCATCCCATCGAAGGTGAGTCGACGGGATTCCAGGTGCAGATTGCGCATGTCATGGATCGCATTGAGCATCTGGTCGTCGGTGGGGAAGTACCAGCTCAGCAGCAGGTTGAACGCGGTGCCGTTCATCGGGTGCGGGCGAGTCGGCTCGCCCATGATCTTCTCGCCCAGACGAGCGATGATCACCAGAGCCAGTTCGGTGGCGTCCTTATCATCGAGCGCCGAGATGTCGCCGCCGAGATCGCGGATGATGTCGCGGAAGAATGCCTGCTGGGTTTCCGGACGGAACACCCGATCCAGACAGTATTGGAAAAGTTCTTCAGTGTGCATGGGTCTCTACCGTGATGTGCTCGATCTTGGCCTGTGCCAGATCGCGGGTCACCTTGACCATCACCTGTTCCTCGATTTCATCGGGGGTGAGGGACGTGGTGTCCAGCAACTGGACTGCCGGATCACTGCCGTTCTTTTTGGCAGCGGTATTGAGGATGTCAGCACAATGGATGTAAGCGTCGTTGTAGCGCTCGTGGGCGCGGACGTCTACGGTATCCAGTGCTGAGTCGAACTCGCCACCAGCGTCCTTACGGACCTGTATGCGAGCTGCCGATACCGCCGGGTCGCAGGTCAGGGCTATCATGCGGTGGGGCGCCAGGCGCACTCCCAGAGCCGACAGGATGACTCGGATGCTCTCCACCCCGACGCCAGCGATCACGCCCTGGTAGACGTAAGTGGACAGGTAGAAGCGATCGGCGATCACTACTTTGCCCTCAGTCAGCGCAGGAATGATCACATTGACGATCTGATCACGGATCGCGGCAGCCATCAGGCCAGCCTGCGTGAAGCCGTCAATGGCCTTGTAGTGCGTTTTGAAGGCCGTACGCATATCTTCTGCGAACGGGGTGCCGCCTGGGGCGCGGACATACACGACGTCATGGCCCTGGTTCTCCAGGAGCGAGGTGATGCGTTCGACCAGCGTGGACTTGCCAACGCCTTCTCCACCCTCAATGGTGAGGAAGTAGCCCTTGGGGAATTTCATGGGTGTGACTCGAGTTTGACTACACCATTGATTCTTTTGCTAAAAAATACGGATCGTATGAGCCATTAACCGGAATGCCTCAATGAAGGTTCGTCACCTACTGCTGCTGGCCGCATTGCTACTGCCGGCCTGTAGCAGCACTTCCGCAGTACGCAAAAACAATCCCGGCGCAATCCCCTCATCTGGTCAATACGTGGAACCCCCACCCGGCTGCGTTGAGCTGAGAAAGCGCGGAGGATCCTGCTAATGACCATGCAAATCACCGACTACGACTACATCCGGTATTACCACCGGAAGCTTCTCGAGAACTTCAAGTACAGAACCGATCAGCAACAGCACGGTGTACTGGAGTTCTGGGCCGATGACGAGGTCCTGCAAAACGCTCTCAAGGGAATGACCCTGGTCGGCGATTGCGAAGAGTTCGCCCGAGGCTGCATGATGAAAGCCCGCGAACGAGTCCAGCTCAAGGCTCGACTGATCGTCTGCCTCACCGAAAACGGCGAAGGCCACTGCGTCTGCGAAGTCTCTTCTCTGGACGAGAAGGAATCGTACATCCTGGACAACCGTCAGCATCAGCTGATGACCTACGACAAGCTGAAGTACACGTTTGTCGCAGCCAGCCCGTGGAACCCCGAACCCGGCGATAAGCGCCAGTGGGTCCGGCTTGCACCGTAAGGGCATATAGGCCCCTCCCCTTCGCAGGGGAGGGGTTCTATGCTGTCAGTACTCGAAACCGTTCAACGAGGTGACATCGGCTCTGGCCAGATCGATGGGCATCTGATAGACGAAGCCGTCCATCGTGGTATCGCTGGTGGTCAGATCCGGATCGGTTGGGCGCGGAGGTCGCACGTAGGTGAAACCGTCCAGAGCGGTGACCGCAGCCTTGCTCAGATCGGCACTGATGACGAACACCACAACGTACTCACCATACCAACCGAACGAATCGGGGCTGGCTTTCAGGTGAAGCGTCCACTTTCCGTTGGGATGTTCGACCAGCGAATCAAACGAGCTCTGCTCCACGTCGTGGATGCTGATCGCACGTCCGAAGTGGATGCTCATGGCCTTGATCATCAGCTCCAGGTGAGCCAACGTCTTGGGCGTGAACCCGATCACCACCGGACCGTAGTCGTGGGCGAGGGTATCGAGGGCTTTGCGATTGTAGGTGAGTTCCACCTCACCGACGTTGTCGGCTCCGCGCACCACCACCTTCGTGTTGGACAGGCAGAAGAACGAACGCTCGCAGTTCTGGGCGACTGGCGCTTCGAATCGCAGCTGGTCTACCTGCAGTGGCTGGTCGTCCTTGGTTTTCAGTGCCTTGGCCAGACGCATCAGACACGGATTGTCTTCGGTCGGTGTGAACCGGAACGCCCACGGACCTACGGCGTCGGTAAATTGTTGGTTGTCCATCATTCTTCAGCGCCTGCGGGTGTGGGTCGCTCCAGGAACACACGGAGCGTCGTGGAGGAGATGTGGCGACGAGTGGTCAGTGCATTGGGCACGGCCTGGATGAACGATTGGGCGCCATGCAACACGCCGTGACGCTCGATCCATTCGCCATTGTCCATGTACATCCACCGTACCGGCATGCCGGGCCACACCAACCGTGGATTGGAGTTCTCCCACACCTTGGCCACGTAAGTGCCCTGGCCTCGCGCGAGCTTGGAGGCTTCCAGGAACATGTTGTCCGTGATGGGGTTGTCCGAAAGCTTGACCTTGTTTCGACCGCTTTCGCGTTCGGAGGTCACAAACTCACTGTTGTTCTCAGCGCGGATAGCCGTGGCCTTGTTACCGTCCTGCTGGACGAAGCCATTGAGCATCTTGTCGGCGCTTGAGAACCGCACGCCGTTACCTTCGCTGAGCTGACGCTTTTCGCTGTCATCGTAAACAGCGCCGTCGCCGGATACCAGCACGATGAGCTGGTTGGCGGTAGTGCGGAAGCTGCGTTCGAGTTTGGTGAATCGGTTGGACGGTACGCTGATCACAGTCAGTCCGCGAAGATCGTTCTCGTAGCGAGTCAGATCGAACAGTGGATAGATGTACCAGGTGTTGTCCTGCAGGTAGTGACCCAGCCCTGCGTTGTAAATGCCACCCACCCGTTCGTGGATGTAATCCGGCACCTCAGTAAACGGCAGGCCATGCGGCAAGACGATATTCGGGACCGGTTCGGAGTTGGACGCCTGGAACATCTTGACGTGCGTCACCGCCATCGATTCGTCCGTGCGAATGTCCTGCAGCGTTTTGGTCATCAGGTACTTGACCAGGTCCTGCACGGTCGTGTTGCGGTACACGCCGCCTAGCGTCACCATGCGGGTGACTTCCAGCACGACGTCAGACAGCTGAACCTCGACCTCCAAGAAACCCAACGTACGGTTGGCATCTTCCTCGTTGGCCAGGACACTACTGTTGGAGATCAGGCTCGCATCACCATTGTCGATCAGACTGACAACGACCTGCTGCGTGTAGGTGTCCAGCTCAGCGATGGGCTGGTTGGTGTCGGACGAAAGTGGTTCCTGATACAGCGTGCCGGTCAGGTTCCAGCGTTTGGGGAGGATCTTCAGGGCGTACGTGCCGCCCAGGATCTTGATCTTCGCCACGATCTTGTCAGCGAAGTTCACATCGTAGGAGCGGTCGATATCCAGAGATATCAAACGTGCGGGGACGATGATCTCGTCCCCGACGTCGATTTCAAGTCGCCATCCAAATACCGGCAAACGCGTGGTCTGACGCTGCACCGCTTGGATCTCATCTTCCATCGGGGTGCTTGAAATTTCCATCAGTTCCTCAACTGTTTAATTGGAGGTTTCCCAGCGCGTCTTGCGGATCTTCGGATCGATGATGCCCTGGAGCATCGGATCGTGCTGCATCGGAACCTCTTCGGAACCGCGAGCGTCCTGCATGATCTTCTGCTGCTGATTCTTGTTGAAACGCGAGAACCCACCGAAGCCACCACCCCTGCCACGCAGCAGTTCCGCCAGCGGCGTGCCGGCAAACAGCATGTCCGAACCGGACTTCTCGATGTCGCCGCGAGCGAATGGGTAGATGATCGCAGCGAACTGGTCGAACGCGTGCAGGTCATCGACAGGGACTTTACGGCCGTGGATACTGGTGAGCTGGTACAGCTGCCAGTCCTTCAGGTGTTGCTTGATCAGGTTGTAGATCGTCATCGCATCACTGCGATTGTTGAGCACGATCGTTGCACCATCACGGACCACCATCTCGGCCATCGCTGCAGCAGTCAGATTGACCTGCTGCAGTTCCTGGGCTTTGAGTCGACCGGCGCCTTGGTATTCATTACCAGCCACCGGGCGCATCTCCAAATACTCCAGTGTTTCGGTGTGCACTTGGGCAACCTGACACTTGTACTTGATGTGGAAGAGCTTATATGCAGCGGACTGCTGTTCTTCCGGAACGACGGGTAGGAAATCCGTGAGGATCTGGTTCTTGTGGCGCAAGGCTTCTCGTGACATATCAGCTTGTCCGGATCGCGCTGTTCAGAAGTGCGACCATCATCGGAACGTAGTAGTACCGTTCCAGGTTGGGGAGACTGTTGGTGACTTGGGCCATCTTCAAGATGACCTCCTTGTCCAGCGGCTTTTGATCCAGCATGTTGTAGACCTGGCGTTCCAGTTCGGAACTGAACGCGCCATCACATGCATAGAACTTGGCCGTAAAAACGTAGCGGTTGTCAGACGTCACCGGGACGAAGTACGGCAGGGCGGTCTCCTTCTCCCGAACGTACTTAAAGCCCTCCAGCGGCGCGCTGAGGAACTCGGACATGTCGCCGCGACGTACGTCACCGGTAACCACCGCACCGTCCTCAGAGGGCTTACAGAGGTCGAAACGGGAGTCGGCATCGGTACGCGGATCCATCGGGTAGGCGACGTACTCCAGACCGGCGTAGAACGCGCCTGCGTAGACGGCCTGCGCACGGAAGTAACGTGCGTTGATCAGACCCACGCGCTTGCACACCGTACGGATCATCGCGGCGCTGTCCTTACGGATCGCATCCCAGATGGTGTACTGACGCATGCCTGGCAGCAACATCACCGACGGGATGGCACAGCGACTGGCCAGACGATTCTCGTCCGAGGAGATCAGGTCGCGCATGAACAACGTTACGAACGGATCGTACGTCTGTCCCTTCTGATCGGGCACCAGCAGCGTGTTGCGATTGCGGCTGTAGAAGTCGACGTAGTACATGTCCACCAGTTCGGCACGGACCTGCACCAGGTTCTGTCGGTTCAGGAACTGCTTCTTGGTGATGATCGGCTTTTCACCGACCGCCAAGTAGTCCTGCACGAACACGTACTCCTGGACTACCTTGGCATCCAGGTCAGCACGACGACGAGACATCGGCGTGGACGAGTCCACCAGGACGTAGGTGATCTCGTAGTAGGTGTCCTTCAGATGCGTCAGTGCACGCGATGCGGTCACCGTGAAGATACCTTCTTCACCGTCACCGATATCGGCCAGGAACATGTCGCCCTTGTTGGGGATCAGGCCCGGCCAAACCACAGCCGTGCCGGTCACCTCGAACTGGTTGTCCTTTTCGTTCTGGACCGGGTCCAGTTCGGTGGTCACAGCCAGCAGCATCTGGTCGATGACGATGTACTGCTGCAGGTCCGGAGCCATCGAGGCGTCTTGCGCCTGCAGCTCGCTGTCACGAGCCAGGTACTGACGGTAGTAGCGCGTCTTGTAGCGCGAACCATCCACGTACTGCAGGATGTTCTTCAGCGGGGTGTACCGGGTGTCCACAGAGACACCCAGGTAGTCCTTGTCAACGACTGTTACTGGTAGTTTGTCCTTGGCAACGGTCGACGTACCGGTCGTCACTACCGGGGCGGGTTTCTGTGTCGGAAAGGCGGGCACGGTCAATCTCCAATTGATGCATGGGTTTGGTCACCACCGTGTAGGCACCGACGGTCAGCATCACAGCTTCACGCGAGTCACCGACAGAGCGCAGACGGCGCAGGAGTCGGCGGGCAATGATTTCGATGTCTTTCTGCGGGATGTACTTGTCTTCGATCAACTCGGGGATGTACGCCGAGTCAAACACTCGATACTGCAGATCGACCAGTAGCTTCCACGCACCCTTGCCACCTTCCTGCAAACGGCGACGTGCACCTGGGCGCAGTCCGTGCAGGTTGGTACTCACCGTCAGGCGAGTGTGGTAGGTCTTGCGCAGATCCATCGGGTTCTTCTGACGCACTGCCAGGAACGGAGAGACGATCACCGTGTCATCAGCCATCGGTGTGTTGTTCTCGTACATGGCCACATGGCAGATCGATTCACCGTAGTTGCCCAGGTAGCGCGACTCGGACTTCAGGAACGTCAGGACGTCCTCATCCAGAGAAGCGTGTTCACCCAGGTTCTTCAGGTCGATCACATCCGACAGATCGTTGGGATCGATCTGGATGAGGTTCTGCACCATGCTGGACATGTCGGGGCGTTCGTACTTGGGGAACCACTCGTCGTTGGGCGGACAGACCGCTTCGTTGTAGCTGGTCACACACGGACGATCGTACAGCTCTGCGATAACGTTCATCGCATCGCGGGTCAGGGAGCTGTGACGCTTCTGACGCCACGGATCGACCTGACGGCCACTGGCGTTCTGATCGTCCACCCACGGGAAGGGCATCATCTGGTTGTGGACAACCATCGGCCAGACAGCACGACAGCCAATGGGCTTGTCATACTGGAAACGGTAGTTGAAGTTGATCACCCACGTACCGTTCTCTTTCTCTTTGTTGGCCGGATCCATCGCCGGTACGAAATCACCGAACGTACCCCAGTTGTGGATCTGCTGTTCCGGGATACGCAACGCCGGATACTTGCCCGCTGCGTTGGTGACCTGAGTGGCACGACCGTCCAGGTGATTACCCAGATAGGTGTCGAAGTCCTCACCGTATCCAGCCAGCGCTTCGCGACGGGTATGGACAGCCAGCAGCATGTGCAGGAACTCATACGGGATCGCATAGCCGTAGTTGACCTGGATCGGCTGTACGTCGCGCAGGTTGGCCACACGCATCAGCATGTCGTGTTTGAAGCGTTGTGCTTCGGTACGATTGCCGGCGCGGTAGGTGAAGCTGAGCTGGACTTCATGCATGGCGTACACAGGAATGATCGCCACACCCAACTCTTTGTCATGGAAGACCGGCGAGTGTTCGTTCTGCTGAACGGCCATCGTCAGAACACGATCTTCCACTGCACGTTCTTGCATTTCGACAGTCAGCTGCGGATTGCTGCCGTACTTGCGGACTTCGCCGCGATCATCAGCTGCAGAGCCCTGCTGAGCCAGCGTCTCCGATCCACCCGGAAACACGATCTGTACCGGACCTGAGTCCATGCGCAGCACTCGCAGCAGTTCCCGACACACATCGAAGACGACCGGGCGAGTGATGGTCTCGACGTCGTTTGGCAAGGTAACCACGGCACGAGGCATGGTGACTCTCCTTGGTAATGGTGAATAACAGGGTCATAAGATCGTCGCAAATGCCAAAAAAGAAAGTAGCCACAAGCCTCCCCACCCGAAGGTGGGGAGGCGCACTATGCGTCAGGCAGCCCTGGATCAGGCTTCGACTTCGCCGCCTTCGACCGGCGGCAGCGGCAGGTTGTAGCGCTTGGCCAGCAGCTGCACGCCCACGGTCAGGCCGGCGCCGAGCAGGACGAAGCCGACGTTGGTGCCGATGCTCAGCCAGGTCTTCTTCTTCGTGGCAGCGGCGACGGAGGCGACCACAGCCGGTTCGGCCGGCACGGACACGACGGGTTCGACGATGACGGCAGCGGCCGGCGCGGTGGTGGCGGTGTCGGCGTTGGCTTCAGCAGCGGTGGTCTGGTTGTTCTTGGCGTTGTTGGACATGATGGTCTCTCTGATGAGTTTGACGAAAACCGCTTTGGGAAGCTTGACGAGGATGTACCCGTCTTCATCTTCTTGCAGCGGATCGATGGGAGGTTCAGGGTTGATGGGCTCCGGCTCAGGCGCTGGTATTTCGGTTGACAGCGACGGAGGCGGTACGGGTGGAAGCTGTATTGCGTGAGGCAGGGTGTCTCCGCCCACAATCGTGGCGGGCGGAGCTTCGTGGGCCAACTCATGCTGGCCCCAACGAGAGGGACGACTCCCCGGACTACCCGCATCACGGGTAGGGGGAGCGATGAAGCCGCCTGCGGCCGCACCGGGCGGCACGGGAAGGCCTCCAGTGTGGACTGCCATAACGGCTCCTTGGAAGTTGTTTACCGCGGGCGGGTGGCCAGCAGCACGGAGGTGACGATCACGGCGACCACAGCGCAGGTGCCGGCTTCGATAGCCATGCGACGCTTGACGGATTCGACACCACGATCACCGAACAGGAACTTGTACATGAGGGTTACCTTCTAGTTGACTGAGAAATGGTAGGGGTGTTGCGGTGGAGCGGGAGAAGCTGGATCAGTTGTTGAACAGGCGGTAGGCTACCGCACGGCCAACGATGGTGCCGGCCAGGCCGGCCATGGCGACCAGGAACACCTGGCCCGGACGACGTTCGAAGTTGGCGTTCAGGGTTTCTTTGACGACAGCGAGTTTCTTGGACATGCTTGACTCCAGGTTAAGGGATTGGTGCCACTGTTCACAGAGGTGTTATGTATATCAAATCGCTTGGGATCGACCCTAGCGATTGATCTGGTAGGCCATGACCATCGAGCCGGCCACCAGACCGACACCGATGACCATGCCCAAGATGAACCCGTCGCGCTTCTGGGCAGTCGTGGTGACCTGCCCGCGCTTGGAGAGCATCTCACGACCCTGTGCGAGGGCCTCGCGAACCATGATCTTCTTACGCGGTTTCTTAGCCACGGCGATTTCTCTTTTCAGTGCGGACGAACTGCCTGTAGGACAGGCGGACCTGGACCTGGATGGCTGTGGGGAGTACGATGCCGGCCAGAGCACCCAGGATAGCTGCGGTGTAAACGTATTTCATCTGGCCCTCCTTCGGGTCAGGTTAGTTGTTGAACTTGCGGAACAGGATGGTGCCGACCACACCCACGATCACACCGATGCCGATACCAGCCATCAGGCTGACCGAGTCGACGAGCTTTTCTTCGACCATGGTGGTGGTGACCTTCAGATGGATCTTGTCACCCGCTTCGGTTTCGGACTTGCCGAAGTACGGCACGTGCTCGGCGGTCCACTCGGGATTGAGCGAACCATCGGCGGCACGTTCCAGAACTTCCTGCATCAGCCCCTTCTGCTCGAAGCTCAGGCTGGCCACAGCCGCCCAGCTTTCCTTGATGGCCCAGCTGGCACCGGTGAAGGTGTGGGTGGTGTTCTGGTTGATGATCGATGCGCAGATCTCGCGCACCAGATCGCTGCTGCGGGAGACTTCGGAGGTCAGGCGGCGGGCGAAGACGTTGACCAGTTCGTACTCGCCGGCCACGACGGCGTCGGTCAGTACGCTGATCTGCGCTTCTTCCAGTCCTTCGATCGCAGCGATCGTCGAGTCCAGATCGGTGACGGTGATCGCCAGGATCTTCTCGATGGTGGCGCGGTTCTTCGGGTTGAGGGTCAGGATGCGACCGGCCAGGTCGGTGGCGATCATGTTGTGGATGGGCATATAAACCTCGGAGGGGTCGTCGAGAATGATGTGGTCGGTGAGCAGGTCGAGCAGGGCCTCGTCGGCGCCAGCCACGGCCAGGTAGTCGTAGAAGTTCTTGTAGGACAGCGTCAGGCCGTCCATCTCCAGGATCTCCGCCAGACGCGGATCACCTTCGAAGAAGGCCAGGGACTGGTCATTGCGTTCCGGATGCATCTGCAGGTGCACCAGCTGTGCCGACTCGCAGAACTCCATTGCGATCACGCCGATGTTGGTATCGGTGATCTTGTCATCGACCACCTTGATCGGGCAGCCGGACATTTCGTTCAACTTGGTCAGCAGCTCGATCAGGACGCCCGGAGCGATCGGAAGGATGTAGGTCTTGGACTTGGACATGAGTTAACTCCACGGTTGGAAAGGGATAGTTGCTACTACTCGTGGAAGTGTTATGTATATCAAATTCGTTTGAATAGGGGTATCGGAGCTGACGGTATAAAGGCCCCCTCCTCTCTGCTGCAGCAGAGAGGAGGGGGCCTATGTTCTACCGGACTATCAACTCGCCATTGCGTAGTTGACATGGAGCGGTGCTGGCGCCAACACGTGTGATGTCAGCCTGACGTCACGTTGGTTCAGCAACTGCATTGCCGCGGCCAGATACTCCATCGCGACTGCATTCTCCTGGCAGGCGCGTGGGCCACTCTGCTTACCTTGCAGATGGTCGATCAGTGTCGCGATCACGGCGTTCTCGGTAACGCCGTTGGGCACGAGCCCACCGTTGTAGTCGTCGTGGTAGAACAACTGCAGACTGGTGAACTGGGCCGGGTAACCGCCTTTGGCATTAGCCGAGCCATTGTAGACGGTATTGAAACCGGAGATATCGTATCTCAGGTTGGGATCGCCATAGCCTGGATTGTCGCATGCTGCGACAACAAGCGGTGACGGGCTTCCGGGTACTGCGATAGAGGTCAAGCGACGCATGGTCAATCCTCGGATGTTTTTTGGGGACGAAACATTAAGGTTGAACGCACGATGAAACTAGCCATAAACAGCAACAAACTCCCCCAATGGCTAGATCTGACTTTTCGTCCTTGTGTTGCTAGTCAGTTCAGACTCGTACGTTGTTGCTCGTGTTGCGCTGCGCATTGCATCGCTGACTGCGCTTTTTTCAACAACACGATCACCTCCTCCGTGAGAGGGTCATTGTTGGACGCTGCTCCCTGCAGCTTGGCTATCAAAAGCCCAACAACAACCTCCGGCCTCAGTCCATTGAGTGAGGGGCCGGCTTTTCCGAGCTTCTCAAGTATTGCATGAATCCCCGTCGTCTGAGAAGCTCGAAGCATTACTTCGAGATTTTGCTGTGATGATCCGTCAGATGGGGGAAGTCCGCCTACTTCGCTTGTACCCATGTTCTCACACGCCCTTTTGATGATCCAGGACCAATCTCCTTATTCCATCATGCATGTAAATCCGGAAGCACTCAAACCGGTAGAAAATTTCCGAGCGGCATAAAGAAGGCGGGGCCGAAGCCCCGCCTGGTACATCACTTCATCGCCTTAGCGCGAACGTTCCGACAACGAGTCGTCGATCGAAGCACGGCACTGACGGATCACGTAGCCGGCGGTACGAGCCGCCAGGTCGGTGGTGTCGAAGTACACGTTCTTCAGGCTACCGGACTGTGCAGCCAGTGCACGCTTGATCAGACGGTACTCCGTCGGATACTGGCGAGCGCCCGGAATGACCACCGTCGGCAGACTGCGCAGAAGGAAGATCATGCCGTTGGTGTACAGGAACGCGAAGATGCGGAAGCCGGTCATGGAGACCAGGCCCGGAGGGGCCAGCAACATGCCCGTACGCAGCTGTGCGATCACAGCACGCATCGTCAGCTGACCGCGGTCCACCGAGTTGAAGAACTTGGACATGGCGTTGGCCAGTGCACGCACTTCATCCTTGGTGAACGACTCCAGCTTCCCGTTGTCCTCGTCGACACGAGCGTTGGGCTGCTGCCACAGCATCGACTTGAGCTGACGCTTGTAGCCGATTTCGTCCAGCTTCTTCAGCAGGGCGTCATTGCCGGTGTAGGTCGGCTTGCCGTCCTGGAACAGCTTGACGCCACCGGGCAGCACGAAATCGCCGGCGTTGTGCGGCAGCTTGTCGCGCGGATCCTTCCAGGCGCTGACGAACTTCTCCAGCGTCTTTCGGAACACTTCCGCGTTGTCGGTGTTGATCGTGTCGGCCATGTTGGCGTTGGACTGCAGTGCCTGCAGGACCTGGTCCGGGTACACACCCACCAGATGCGACATGATCTCGAACGACTGCAGCAGGTACTTGGCCTGTTCAGCATGGCCCATGGACTTGCCGTTCGGGGTCAGGTACTTGGTGCGGCCTTCGATCTTGATCTGCGGCAGTTCGCCCTTCACGCGACCGACGTCAACCAGCAGACCCTTGGTCTTGGCACGGGCCAAGGTGACGCGGGTCGACAGGAACGAGAAGCTGCGGCCGAGCTCTTCGAGCAGTCGGATACCCAGCTTGCCCAGGGCCCTCAGTGCGGCACTCAACATGTCCGTCAGGCCTTCCACCGAAACCGTCACTTCCGAAGAATTGATCGATTCCAGCGACGGGCCGATGGCCGGCGCATACCGCTTGCCGTACTTGGACGCCTTCAGCAGCTGGGTGCAGAGCAGGTAGCTCTCGGTGGAAATCTGACCACCGACCTCCACTTCACCGATGTGCGCCTGCACGATCTCCATGTCGTTGCACATCTGGCTGGCCTGGATGATTTCCTCCTGGACAGCGTCCTGACGGACAACGGCGCGGATGGCCTGCTGCTGACTGACGACGTCGTTCGCCTCTTCACGGAACTCGTCCGTGAGCAGTGAGGCGGTTTGCTGGGCCGACGCATTCACCAGTTCCAGGTCGGCCAGGGCCGACTCAAGTGCTTGGGAAAGATTCATTGTTGATTACCTCAGCTCGTCGGCTTGTTGTCGTCTTCCTCTTCTTCCTCTTCCTCGCCTTCCGGCTTGGTTTCGGTCGAAGCGGGTTCATCGGTACCTTCACCTTCGGTCTGCTCACCCTTGGAGGTGTCCAGTTCGTCGGTGTTGGTTGCGTCGAGGTCACCCAGATCATCCGTACCACCGGTGTCGGTGGTGAAGGGGTCGGCATCGGACGAAGCATCTTCGTCGTCACCTTCCGCATCTTCGTTCGGATCCGCAGCGGCCTGAGCCAGCGGGTCTTCCGGGTTCGGAGCCGGGGTCGGTTCCATGGCCGGGACGTTGGTCGGATCACCATCGTCATTGCCAGCATCAGCAGTCACTTCAGCAACCGCGTCAGCGGTCTCCGGGGACACGTCAGCCGGGGTGGCGTTCAGATCAGCCGGGGAAGCATCCGCAGCCGCAGCGTCGGCGTCAGCCGCACTGGCGTCCGCATCTGCATCGGCAGCAGCCGCATCAGCGGAAGCAGCTTCTGCGTCAGCAGCGGCAGCGTCGCTACCGTCAGCCACGGCAGCTTCAGTCGGATTGCCAGCGGCACCCGGAGCAGCGGCAGCAGCATCGGCCGGAGTGACATCACCGGTCGGCTCATCGCCCGAGGTACCCAGTGCCGGATCGGTAGCCGATGCCGGAGCAGCGGACGGATCGGAACTGTCAGCCAGCGGATCACCCAGGTCACCAGTCGGTTCGGCAGCGCCGTCGATCGATGCATCCGGAGTACCACCGTCAGCCGGCGGTGCAGCCGGGGTGGTCGAGTCAGCGATCGGATCTGCCACCGGATCGGCAACAGGGTCAGCAGTCGGGACCGGTTCCGGTTCCGGCAGACGTTCGCCGGTGGCCATCGCGGTACCCATGGCGACGATCGCGTTGGAGGTCAGGATCAGGTTGGTCAGGAAACGCGTGACCGGCCAGACCGAGAGCTGATGGATCAGCTTGACGTAACGCGGGATGATTTCCAGCTGCGGGCCCAGGGCCTGCTGGACGTCACCGGTGACACTGCGGACGGTCTGCACGGCTTCGCCAGCGGCGGCCTGCGTGACCAGCCAGTTGCGTTCCAGCTGCTTGATGGCGCCAGCGATCTTGGCATCGTCCAGCAGCGACAGCAGCGACTTGACGATCGTACGCAGCTGGTCGCGGTTGAGCGACTTCATTGCGTTCGGATCGGGAGCAGGAGCCGGAGCTTCCACGACCGGAGCAGCGACTGCCGGGTCTGCGGCCGGATCGGCAGCAGCCGGGTCCAGGGTGGCTTCAGCAACGTTGACCGCATCAGCGTCCGGAGCCGGAGCACCGTCGGCACTGCCGTCAGCGGTGGTCGGGTCGATCACCGGATCGGTAGCGTCAGCATCTTCAGCCGGATCCGCTTCACCAGCGTCGTCGGCATCCAGGTCCGGCAGATCTTCGGCTTCCATCGCCGGAGCGTCGGAACCTTCGTCGGTATCGCAACCCACGACCGGAGCGTTGACCAGGACGTACTCGGCCATCTTGGCGTAGGTCGGATTGCCGTCGGTCTGCGGCGGCTCGGCAGCGATGAACAGCTTGCCACTGCCCGGCAGGGAGATGGCCATGCTGTCCTTACCCAGAGCAGCACGCGGATCGCCAACCTTGTCCAGGATTTCCGCGACGGTGTCCCAGAAGCCTTCCGGCAGGTTGTAGTCCAGCTGACCCAGCATGCCCGACAGGGCTTCGCCGGAGGTACCGGAACGACGCAGGTACTCGCCCAGGAGCTTCTCGCCCAGTTCGGCGTAGGTGGCGAAGTAGGTCACCAGGTCTTCCGGCACCGAACCGTCAACGGACAGTGCATTGCGGATTTCCTGACTGACCGACACGGAGCCATCCAGCGGCTTGTTGTCCATCTGCAGGTCGCCCAGCAGCGTGGTCAGACGGTCGCGGACTTCCGGCACGGCTTCGAGCATCGCGTCGGTCATCGTGTTGAACACTTCACCGGACTTCTTCAGGAAGCTCGGCATTGCGGCACTGATCTGTTCGGACAGTGCTTCCAGGCCTGCGACGTTGATGCGGACCTTGCCGGATTCGGAAACCGATTCCAGGCCTTCGCCGATGTTGATCGATTCGACGCCAACGCGAGCCGCCAGACGATCGACGATCGCTTGGAAGACGCCGAAGCATTCGATGGACACACCGCCTTGTGCTTCGTTCAGGCCTTCGGCCAGTTCAACGGTTTCGTCGATGTCGTCACGGACTTCTTCCGCATCGTTGACCACTTCGGCTGCCGAGGTGGCATCCGCAGCGGCTTCGATCAGACTGGTGACGGCTTCGACTTCTTCATGTTCCTTCCGGAACTCAGGTTCCTGCTGAAGGTCCTTTTGCGGCTCGACGTCAACCGACGGCACACCGTCGATCACTACGCCTTCCGCAACGATCGTCTCTACCGAAGCGGTTGCGCGGGCCGCCTTTTGGTAGATCTGTTTTGCGAGGTTGGTCATATCGATATTTCCCATGGATTCGGTGTACAACACCATAAGATGACATAAGCCCGGTCCCCCTTTGAGAGGGGACCGGACCATGTTTTTACGTCTTTTGTTCATCCACACCGTAGGAGCGGATGTGCTGCGTGATCAGTCGCAGCGATGCGGTGACCACCGACACAGCCAGCGAGATCATCGGCATGTACGGGGACGCCAGCCAGGTAGACAGCGTAGCGCCAGACGAGATCAGTTCGGCCATCGGGCCCTGACGACCCTCATAGCGCGACTCCAGCTCTTCCGAGGCCCGCTTGACAGCCTTGGCCATGTCGTTCACGCGTATCCGTTCACCGTTCTTCAGAACGTCGCCCAGTCGCCCGATCAGAGCATCCACCTGATTGAGTGCCTCGTTGATCTCGGTGGGCACCATCGTCTTCATCTGTTTCTTGGAGTAGTCCTTGACCACACTCGGATTCAGACGCGTCAGGTCCAGATGCTGGTCCAGCAGACCACTGATCGGATTGGTTGCATCCGATTGACTGGGAGAGACGATCACCATCGAACGATGACCCGGCAACGGTGCTGCAGACACAGCACGGTCATTGGGGAATCGAGCGTCAGCGATCTTCTTCTGCGAACGGAACTTTCCGGCCACGGTGCTGGGACCACTGGCCGCGATCTGGGTGGCCAGGTCGTTGAGCATCTCCTGCACTGCTTCATCCGTATCTGCGTCCTTCAGATCCGCCAACCGACGGATGTAATAGGACTGCAGGTTGGCGACGTTGCGCAGGTAATCGCCACCAACGATACCGAACTGGTTGTTCAGCTCGTTGAGGTTGGTGATCAGATCACCGCCCGTAGCGATCGGCTTGAGCTCGGTCGATGCCAGCGTACCGCTGAAACCGAGGGTCTGCTCGGGAACTTCCGGGAACCGGCCAGCCACCTGGCGAGCGAGCAGTCGTGCCCGGTAGGCATTGAACTGCAGCACGCGCAGGTTCGGAGCGAGCTTGTCTATCAGATCGGCCAGTGCCTTGCCCAGACGCAAGATGGCGTTGAGTACCATATTGATCGCGCGACGAATCGCGCTACCGATGGTCTCCACACTCACCGTACGCAGAGCTTCCGAGTCCTGCTTGCCGAAGCACTCGATCGAAGGCAGATCTTCCACGATCCCTTCCAGGCCCGCCGTAGCGTAGCTGTAAGCGTCATGGAGGAACTGACCGGCACGTGGGGTGATGGGTTGACCTGCAATGGCTTCCAGGGAGCTCTGGAGGCGTTCCAGGGCCAACAGACTACCTTGGGCAGTCTGCATGTCCATCAGTGCGGTTTCCAGATCCCGTGTCGGTTCGGTGAACTGATCGGGATTGGCGATGTTCGTACCTTCCGTCGGCCCTTCGAGTACCGCCGGGGTACCGCTGTCCTCTACTTCGAGGGACATGTGTCCTCCTTAGGCATCGGCCTTGGTCGGGTACAGCTGGAGCGAAGCATCGGCCCAGCGCAGGATCGACAGGCCGGCACGCACCAGGTGGGTGTTGACCAGCGTGGTCGCCTGGCCGACGGCCTTGTAGCGGGAGTTGAACTGCGAGACGACTTCAGCGCCGGTCGGGGTGGCAACCATCTGCTGCAGGGTGCTGATGTGACCGCTGGTGCTACGCAGGCGCTGTACGATGCGCTGGCTGATCTTCAGGTTCTCCACCAGCTTGTCCAGCTCAGCCACCGCTGCGGTGATTTCGTCGGAGGTCATCGCCTTCAGTTCGGTCGGCAGGTCGGCACCGGCCTTGTCGCCGCCTTCGCTCTCCAGGCTGACCTGGTACTGCACGCCGAAGTAGACGCCGTCACGAACGATCGGCTGGTAACCCAGCGAAACGAACTTGTTGCCCGGCATCGTGGCGCTGCGGTAGTAGGTACCCGGCAGCGAGCTGTCATTGCGACCAGCCGACTTCGGTGCGGTCTCCGGGGTGTAGGGCTTGAAGGTCTGGCCCGGCTGCAGTTCGGAGCTCATGGCTTCGTTCAGCTTGCCGGCGTCGTTGTCCTTCAGACCTGCACGGATCAGGTTCAGCTCACGATCGTAAGCTTCGACCATCGCACCGTCGAGTTGGATGGTTGCGTTGGAGGCTGCGAGCAGGAGCTTGACCACTTCGGTCGCATCGGTGCTCGGCGGCTGATCACCGACGGCCAGGTTCTTGGCGATGTCACCTGCCTCGATCGTGTCAGCGGTCTGGGCGACCGTGGTGTTGCGCTTGGCGATGTCAGCCAGGATGCGCTTACCGCGCACACGCATCTGGGTACCGGCACCCATCAACTTCAGCAGGAAATCCTGCACGCGACGGAACAGGGCAACCATGAATTCCACGATCCGCTTGAGGATCTTCTTGGCAGCTTCGACGACACTGTTGCCGACTTGCGCCTTGTTCTTCTCGCCCGACTCTTCCTTGATCTTCGTGACCTGTTCGGTCATGTCGACCTGCGAGTTGCTCATGGCCGCTTCCAGACCGAAAGCGATGGTGGAGCGGCTGACCGAATCGACGCTTTCGAACGGGTGGGCTTCCAGGCCGGCATAGGCAGCGCTGATGCGCGCCAGGCACTGGATGTGCGATTCCACCGACGCTTCGGTACGTTCGAAGGCTTCAGCTTCGGCCGGCTGGTCTGCGATGGTCGACTCGATGTACTCCTCACTCTTCTGGGGAGCCACGTCCACTTCCAGGTGGGGATTGATGTAGTTGTCAGGCTGCTGTTCCGACTCCATCGCGGAGCGGATCAGGTTGCGGACTTTCGTGTTCATGTAACTCTCCGGCGGAGGTAGGCTGGTGATACGTCAAAAGATAATGACCGAAACGGCATAAAAGAGAGGCCGCCCGAAGGCGGCCTCTCCCTTACTCCTTTGCCGGCGCCGAATGGCTTAGGCGTAGGTTTCCAGCGACTTGAACGCGTAGCTCTGGAAGCTGGCCGCAGCGCGAGCTGCGTAGGTCAGGGTCTTGGCCGAGACCTGGTGGGCCTGGCTCAGACGCGAGGAGTAACGGTTCAGCAGGTGCTTGACGATACCGGCCTGCTCGGGACCGACGTCCTTGCTGACCACGATTTCCTTCAGACCCAGCTTGTCGATGTTGGCCTGCTGGGTGATCTTGCCGCCGGCGGCCAGGATGCCGTCGGTGATGGTGGCGACCTTCTTCATTTCGTCGATCGTCAGCACCTTGGCTTCGCCCGACAGGTTGCCATCGCCTTCCTGCAGACGCTCGAAGCGGGACTGGATGCCGAAGAGTGCCTGCAGCTTCTCAGCGGCCGAGGTGCCCTGGGCGAAGCGATTGCGGGTGATGCTCAGAACCACGTTGCCCGGCAGGACGTCGGTCTTGTACTGGGCGCTGCCCGAGGAGCTCTTGCCTTCGTTGTGGAAGGCCTTCGGGATCAGAGCGCCGCGGTGCTGGGCATCGTACGCGCGAACCCACTTGTCGAGGTTCATCTCCAGTGAGTTCGGCTTGGTGGCCAGCTCTTCGAGGATCTCGAGGTCGCTCTTCAGAGCTTCGTCCAGGCCGGAGTCGAAGGTACGGCTGTCGTCCAGCAGGGTCGGCAGCTTGGCGAAGCCTTCCAGCGACGGGCTGTCGCCGATGGCGACGCGACCCAGCAGCGCACCGATGTCGATGGTGTCGTTGCCGCTGACGGTACGGGGACCGGTGGCGCCCAGGCGCTTCTTCAGCTCTTCGTTGCGCATCTTGACGGTGCCGAAGTACTGGACCAGCTTGGCGACCAGACCCTTCAGGAAGGCCTTGACCTGCTCGTAGACGGCCTTGATGCCGGCACCGACGCGACCTGCGAACTCCTTGACCGCTTCCAGCGAAGCCACGGTCGAGGCGTAGCGCATCGATTCGCCGCCGAAGGATTCCACGGCCGGGTAGACCACTTCATCTTCTTCCAGGCGCTCGGCGATGTTGTCGACGTTGTCCTGCATGAAGCCGGCAGCCACCGGATCCAGACCGCCTTCAGCCAGCGAGTCTTCCAGACGGGTTTCGACCACGCCCAGACGCGAGGCAGCGTCCTGCATGGTGTCCATGGCGTCGTTGCCCTTGTCCAGCTCGGCATCGGCAGTCACCACGTCAGCCAGGACCTGCTCGTCGTCTTCGAAGGTCACTTCGCCCAGCTCTTCCTGCTGGGTCGGATCGGTTTCGACTTCGCCGACGGTGGTGGTCACTTCCTGCACGGCAGCCACGTCACCGGTTTCGGTGGCGTCAGCGGCAGCGCCGTCGACGGTGGTGTCGTCCGATTCGTTCGAGGCCTTGTTACCCTTGGCCTTTTCCAGAGCGGCCTTGGTCTGGGCGCGGATCTTCTTGATGTCTTCCAGATCGAACTCGAGCTCGTCGATGTCTTCCTTGAAGGCAGCGATCTTCTTGATCAGCTTCTTCTTGGCGCCTTCGGAGTCGGCCTTGCTCAGGTCGGCTTCAGCCTGCTTCAGGCCCTTCTTGGCGTCTTCCAGGAATTCCTTGGTCTCGGATTCCTGCTTGTCGAGACGGGCGAGCTTGTTCTCGAGGCGCTTGACCTTGTTGAAGAAGTCCAGGCCTTCCATCGAGACGGCTTCCGGCTCGTCCTTGTCGGTGGTTTCCGGGGTGGCGGCAACCACTTCGGTCGGCGATGCCGGCTGACCTTCGTCCTTGCCCTTGGTGCCTTCGCCGTCTTCCGGCTTGGCAGCCACGACTTCGGTCGGGCTGTCCGGCTGGCCCTCGTCCTTGCCCTTCGCACCTTCGCCGTCTTCCGGCTTGGCGGCGACCACTTCGGTCGGGCTCAGGGGAGCTTCGTTGGTGCTGACGGCGCCTTCACCTTCCAGGCCCGGCTTGGGCGACTTGGTGGCATCGGCGATGATTTTGGAAAAACGGGACATGGTGAAACTCCTGTTGAGGATTTGAAAACGGATCGTTGAAGCGAAGGTGTCTCGGCTGGCCTAATTAGGGCGCTCGGCCGAAAAGCAGATACATGGTGCCCAGGAGATCCTCCAGTCCTTCCGGACGGGAACACCACTTCTGGATCGCCACGACGGTGGACGGACTCTGCTGGAGCCGCGGCGCAATCTGCGGGACGCGCAGATCAGCCAAGTGGATGTTCGCCTCGTCCGAGGACACAAGCTCGATCCAATTTTCAATCCGAAGTTCGCGATCGGAACCGGCGATGAACTTCAGAGTGTCTTCCAGGAACGCGCGGTTGTGACCGACGATCTGGGGGTTGTGCATCTGCGCATCGATCCAGACACTGAAGTCGCCGAACAGTCGCAGAGCGACGTCGATGACCTGTGCCTGGAAGGCGAAGCGGTTGTGGTTGTAGCGACGGTCCACCAGGGTTTCGTACAGCAGGTTTACGGCCAGGTCACCCTTGGACTGGATGACGCTGGTCGGACCTGCATGCACGGAGGTGTACAGTCGCGGGTATCGAATGACGACGATTCCGCTCATGACTGTACTCCCTTAGGAACCCAGACCGTATTTCTCGGTCTGCTGGTGATACTTGACGCGGGCTGCAGCCAGCTGCGCTTCGCGGCGTTCGATCTGCTGCTCGAGGCGGGCGTCCTGACGGTTTTCCTTGGCAGCCTGCAGTTCCAGGATGCGAAGTTCCAGAGCCAGGATTTCCTTCTCCAGCAGCTGATAGTGCTCGACTTCCATTTCCGCGATGTACAGACGGATGTGGTAGATCGGGTTCCAGTTCAGCGCGCTGGAGTTGATGAAGCCCAGCTTCAGCGGATCGGCACCCGGACCACCCAGGCCTGCCGAGGCACCGCCGTCTTCTGCCTTGACTAGCAGTTCGGGCATGTTCTCGATGGCCTGACGCAGTTTGACCTGCGGCACCAGCAGCAGGTTCAGCACCTGCAGGTAGGTATCGAGGTTGTCACCCATCCAGCGGATTTCCGCCGGGGTCAGCTGTTCGTCGATGCGATCGAGCTGGTTCAGACGGGTACGCGCCTCGGCCGCCAGGAAGCGGTTGAGCAGACGCATGGTGTATTCCATCGAGAACCGGGACAGCTCCAGGTAGCGGACGATCTGGACCTGCTTGTAGGTCATGTCGTCGCGGGAGATGTCCTTGTCGAACTCTTCGTCGACGACCTTGGACAGGTAGTCCAGCTTGGCGCCGAGCGAGTCGTAGATCGCGTACAGGATCGAGACCATGTTCATGCGCGAGCCGTGCAGGCGCTGGATGGCAGCCTCCACCGGCTGGGCCAGATCGGAAGTGAACGGCGTGCCCTTGAGCAGCAGGTCAAGCTTCTTCAGCTGGGGGAGCAGGAGCTTCTTGCGAATGTCCTGCTGCTGGCGGATGTCGATTTCAACATGGCTGCGGCCGAAGATCGGCAACAGGCTGGTCAGGAAATTCCGGATACTCATATCTATCTACCTGATGTTTTAGAAGCTTGCCGGCTTGCCGGACAGCAGCTTCTGGAGAATGTCGCCGATATCCGGGCCCGAACCACCGTTCGACTTGTTGGAGACCTTCACGTCCTTGATGGACATGATCGAGGGCAGTGCGATGCCGCGATGGTAGAACGTCACCATCTCGTTGTCCGGATCGATGACCACCAGGATCATCAGGTAGGACATCTTGAAGATCTTGGCACGGGTCTGCGGGTCGGACAGCTTGCCCATGACCTTGCGTTCCACGTCACGTGCAACGCCGGTGGAGATGACCATCAGGTTCGAAGCGGTCGCCAGCGACGGAGTCGCGGTCATCACGGCCTTGGTGGCATTGCCACGACGACGGGCCAGGATTTCCTTGTAGGCGCCGGACTTGTCCTTCAGCAGGACCTGACGGTGTTCGTCGACCAGATCGGTCGCCAGCACCAGGTCGCGCCAGAACTCCAGCTCGCCGGCCTTGAAGGACATCCAACGTTCCTTCCAGGTAATGTTCCGACCGCCATCGCTAAGGATATGAGCCAGCACCGACGAGTTGACCGGTGTGGCCAGCAGCCGTACGCTGACCGGCAGCGTGATCTTCTTGGCGGTATCACCCGAACCATCGGTCAGGGTCACTTCCAGCAGCTTGCCCACCGACAGCGGTGCGGACTGTTGGATGTCGGTCACAGCGGTCTTGCCGAACTGCGAACCTGCGGTACTGGCGTCAGCGCCACTCTGGCTGAGATCCACTTCAGCATTGAGCGCTTCGAGCGCCGCCTTGTTCTGGTACGGTTGCAGACCGTAGTGTTCCAGACCCAGCTGGGAGTCGCGACGCGGCAGACCGAAGGTGTAGCACATCGGATCGATCAGGGAACTCTCCAGGCCCGGACCGGTCAGCTTCAGCAGCGTCTGCTGACCGCGATTCGGGTTGAGCTGATCGAGGAGCTCCAGGGTATTGACCGACCCCACATTCATGTGCAGCGAGACAGCCTGCAGGTAGTACGCCGAGAACTGCGAGACCAACGACTGGAGCACGTCGGTCAGGTACGGGGTGGCCATCAGACGTTCGTCGATCATGGTGATCGGCTCGACGCGTGCTTTGCCAGCCACGTTGATGAGCGAGTCGGCGTTCTGCGAACCAATCAGCGACTTGGCAGCCGTCAGAATGAACGTCAGCGCAGCCGAACCCGCGGTGGCGAGGATAGTTGCAGACATTTGGAAAATCCCTCTGGAGGTAAAGTGTTATGGTGGCAATCGTGGACGAAGTTGATGTCCTGGCGCGTCTCAGTGGCTACGGAGATCTAACTTCAGCACTGCGGAACACCCTGATGGGATTCAACCATCGCGGGTTTGGTTCCCCTGTTCCTTACAATGCCGAAAATCACGGCATCACATTTTTCACTCGACCACGACTGAATTTGTCATACGATAACGTCGTGATGGACCGGGTTTTGACTCCGTTCCTCGCTAACGATCCCGATTCGTATCAGCGCGCTTTGCGCCTGATGCTCGATCCGGAAGCCGGTCGCGGTCGAGTACTCGCAGTCGGAGGTGAGCGACTGCACCAGCTGGATTCGAACCTGTTCGATTACCGACAGGCGTTCATCCCGCTGCTGTCCAACAACCTACTTTCGATGAGTGGTTGGCCAGATCCCACCATGGACATGTATGTGTCCAATCCGGGCGTGACGCGAGAAGTGTGGACCATGGCGGATGGTCCGGTAGATATCCGTAACAACTTCGATTTGACAGCCAACTTCAGAAACATCATCGGCGATCCCATAACATTGCTGTTTTGGTTCTGGTATCGGTATATGGGTAATGTCCGTTCGGGCAAAATGATCCCATGGCCGGAAGAGGTTATCGAAAACCGTCTGGACTACAACACGGCCATTTGGCGTATCACGCTCGACCCGGCACGCAAGTACATCCAGAAGATCGGTCGGACGATTGCCACTCCGTCGGCGGTCCCGTTCGGTGCGGCGCTGGACTACTCCACCGACACTCCGTTCAACCAGTCCAATGCTTCGCAGATCTCCATCCCGTTCAGCTGCGTCGGTGCCGAGTACAACGACCCGATCCTGTTCACGGAATTCAATCTGCTGGTGGCTGCTCACAACGTGGACATGTACGAGCCCAACCGCGTCAAGACGATGCGCAAGATCGACGGCGAAGAGTTGGCGTACTTCAACTACTACGGCTTCCCGCGCATCAACTTCATGACCGGTGAACTGGAGTGGTACGTCTACAACGATGAGTACCAGGCCCACCTGAACGCACTGGCCAACACCGGACAGGAGCTGTACACCAAGCCGGGCGTCACCGATAGCGCCGGCGGCGGTATGTCCACCGACCTGGACGCTCTGCTCAAGATGAACAGCGATCAGCTTGAACAGCTGGCTCGCGGCCAGAAACAAAACACCACGACCTAAGGAACCTTCCCGTGACCGACACCTCGGACTGGCAGAATCGATCTGTCACCTTCATCAACAACCCCATGGCTGTCCAGCGACAAGCGCTGGCTCAGTTCGAGGCGCGTACGGACGGCACTCACGTCATCGTCGACCCGTCCAATCCGTTCATGTTCTTGCTCGAAGCGGCGACCACCACCGCTTCGGCGGCGGCGGTTCGTATGGCAGCCAACATGCGTCGGGTTTACCCGACCATGGCCATGACCGAAAACGAAGTGTACGACCACATGTCCGATGTGGACTTCGCTGGTCGCTTCGGTTCGCCGGCTCGTGGTGAGTTCGTCCTCTGGCTGGAACTGAACGAGATCTATCAGCGTGCGGTCGATACCGATGCTGAAGGCGTGCGTCAGCTGACCATCCCGCGCAACACCGAGTTCAAGGTGGCGGACATCACGTTCACCATGCAGTACCCGGTGGACATTCGCATCATGCCGCACGAAGGCCTGAACATCGTCTACGACACCAGCGTGCCTTCGCCGTTGCAGACGCTGGAATCGAACCAGGTCAAGTGGAACATCGTCAACCTGGCGGGTGTGACCTACGTCCGCATGATCCTGCCGGTGTACCAGTTCCAGATCGTGGTGCAAAACAACAAGCTCACCAATGCCGGCACGTTCGAAAAGACCTGGACCTTGACCGGTCAGTTCTACTACGCTCGTGCGTACTACACCGACGTCAATGGCAACCGCAAGGAAATGCGGACCACGCACAGTGAGCAGGTGTTCGATCCGTTCGTCCCCACGATGCTGCTGCGTCTGGCAGGCAACAAGCTCACCGGTACGATCCCCACGATCTACCTCACCAACGGTCTGGTCACCAGCGAAGTGGTTCTGGAGATCTATCAGACCGACGGCCCGATCGTGCTGCCGATGTCCAGCTACCAGCCCACCGCGTTCAGCTACAAGTTCTGGGATCGCTCTCGCGAAGGTCTCAGTCGCTGGTCGGCTCCGATGACCGTGTTCGCCAACATCGCCGTCAACGGTTACAGCGACGTCAATGGCGGTACGAACCAGATCTCCTTCGAAGAGCAGCGCAACCGCGTCATCAACTCTTCGCTGGGCAACTCGGATCTGCCGATCACCGGACAGCAGCTGAGCCTGAAGGTCGCCAATCGTGGCTACCGTCTGGTGCCGGTCATCGATCGCATCACCAATCGTCAGTACCAGGCTACCCGCCTATTGCCGACGCCGACCGACGGTACGCTGGTCAGTGGTGCCGGCGCGACGATGCAGACGCTGGTGGCGTCGATGGAACAGATCGCTGCCAACACTCACTGCGTGTCCGACAACGGCGATCGCATCACGATCCTGCCCAAGGCGCTGTACTCCTACGTCAACGGCAAGATCACGATCGTGCCCGAGGCGACCATCGACATGATCCAGGCTCTACCGCCGGACGTTCGTTCGCGTCGCATCAACGAAGCTACCTATCTGTTCAGCCCGTTCCACTACGTTCTGGATCGTACTGAGGATCGCTTCGCCCTGCGTCCGTACTACCTGGACAACCCGGTCATCGAAACCAAGAGCTTCGTGTCGGAGAACCCGACCACGGGTATCGCGGTTGGTGTGGATCAAGTGGAGGTACGTCGAGTCGAAGGTGGTTACGCTCTGATCGTCACCTGTAAGTCCGGTGATGACTGGAAGCTGATGCAGGACGATGCGGTCCATTGCCAGCTGTCGTTCATTCCGCATGGTGAGCGTGACTACGCCCATCAGAACGGTGTGCTCTACGGCATCAATGACAACCTGGAACGCATGTACACGTTCTTCCTGGGCACCAAGTTCGATCTGAACTCGTCCGACGCTCTGACGTTGAACACGTTCCAGATGTACGATCAGGAAATGCGTGACCATGCTACGGCACTGCTGAACAACTTCGACATCGTGTTCGCAGCAACCGGGCTGCAGGGCGATGACATCCGTGAGTCTGAGATCGACACGATGCTGGGTACGTCGATCCTGCCGCCGGACACCATCGGTCTGACGCGTGAGCGTATCTCTCTGCGTCTGGGTAGTTCGCTGGCCGACCTGTGGGCTGCGGCTCGTTCGGTTCCGGGTTCGGAAGACTACAAGCGCTATCCGGCGGATGTGGGTTGGACCTACGAGGAAGACTCGCTGGAGAAGATCGAGATCATCAACGGTGAAGTAGTCTACAAGTACTACCACCGCAAGGGCGATCCGGTACTGGATCCGATCACTGGACAGCAGCTCATCCGCTACAAGGCGGGCGAGATCATGCTCGACGGTAACGGCAATCCGATTGCGATCTCCAGCCGCAAGATGCTCCGTCACAGCACGTTGTTCCTGATCGACGGCGTCTACTGGTTCTCCGATGATCTCGACACGGTGACCTACCGTGACAGCATCGCGCAGACTGTGGTGACCTGGCTGGATCAGGACATCGCTCCGCTGACCGAGTCGCTGTTGGAAGAGACTCGACTGTTCTTCTACACGCAGTCGACCATCGGCCGTGTGGATGCAGTGATCGGTGAAGACCGGGAGCAGAGCATCGACGCAGCGCAGTCGTTCGCGGTCAACTTCGTGGTGGAAGATTCGGTCTATCGTGACGAGAGTCTGAAGACCAGTCTGGAGCGCATGGCGGTACGGGTCATCAGCGATGAGCTGACCAAGCCGGTGGTTGCCATGAACCAGATCATCTCGACCATCACCGATCGGGCTGGTACGGACATCGTCGGTGTCTCGGTGTCGGGTCTGGGCGGTACTGATCCGGAGACCGTGGTGATGCTGTTGGATGACTCGGCTCGCCTGGGCATCCGTCGTATTGCCATCGACAAGGCAGACGGTACGATCGCTGTCAAGGATGACGTGGAAGTTCGCTTCACCCGTCGTCGCGTACAGCAGATCCAGATGTAACGGCATAAAAGCAGGAGGCTCCCGCGAGGGAGCCTCCTGCCTATGTCGCCTCACCCGTAAGCTTACGGACCGGTCAACTTACTCAGCGCTACCTGCCACTGTTCCAGCTCCCCTTCGGTGAATCCTCGGATACCACCGATCATGTCGACGGGGATCATTCCGAAGTTGGGGTTCTGGGGAGGATAGACGGTACAGTAATGCGGGGTTGATCCAACGTGCTGCTGGACCAACGGACCCACCTGCTGATACCAATCCAAACCACCCTCACCACAACCGAGAGCTGGGAGTGCGATATGACCAAGTCCCCAACTCTCCCACACCTGATTCAACAACCTCAGGTTCTGTTCGATCCACTCAGCCTTCGACGCATTGCGCCAATGGAGCTTGGTGGGGAACAGCAGGATCTTACGTCCACCGTTACCTGGGTCGAACAAGGCCAGCTTGTTGATCAGCGCAGGATCGGGATTGTCCGTCTTCGGGTAGTTCTCCAGGTAGAACTCATAGAGTCCCGGATAGAGATCACGGAAGACCTTGGCCAAACCCTTTCCCATTGCACCAGCCACATTGATGGGACACACCAACGTATTGACCGAACCATCGGCGAACATGTCACCGTTAATGCAACTGCGCAGAATCATCTGTCCTTCCCCTTAGCCCAGACCGAAGTCCTTCAGATCACGAGTCATCTTGTCGACTTGATTTGCATCTACCGCAGCGTCGCGCTCGGTCTGTCGGAGAATCTCTTCGACAATGTCGCGAGGTAACGCGAGGAAATCCGTCAACGAGAGACCCGTTGACGAATAGATCTTCAACCTGCGGTACTTGTCGATCCGCGCGTACAGAGGACTGTAGCGTGAAGAATCCTCTTTCGGATGGAGCGCAGCCAAAGCCAGCGGACGAAGACGTCTGGCGTACGGGTCGCCATGGTTGAACAACCCGTACTTCGTTTCGTACAACGTCGCCAGCTCAATGGCAACAGCATCGTAGGACATCGCGTCTTTACGGACAGCAGCGAGGTCTTCGACCACGCTGGTGCTATCCGCCCGTTCTACAGCCGACAGGCCGAAGCTACCAAAGTCGATATGTCCGTCGGGGCTGTCTTCGTCGATCAGCTGAAATTGCGACTGCTCAACGCCCGAGTGATTTGACGCCCGGTAGTGAAGAAAAAAAGCGACGCCATGTCCAGAGGAATCAGGTACGGATTCTTCTTGGTCGACAGATGCTGCTCCGGGATCACCTGGCCGTTGGCCAGCGTACGCTCCGGCACCACACCCTGGTCCTGCTCACACTTCGGACAGCTGTAGCGCGGCAGTGCGGTGATGGCCAGTGCACGGTCATCGATGTACTTGCCGATGCCTTCGATGATCGTGGTGTAGACGTTCTGGTCGGCCGACATCGCCGCCAGGGTACGCGACAGGGTTTCGCGATCGGTGATCGTGTTGTCGCCGTCAGCACGCTTGTTGCGGATGACGATCTTCTCGATGTAGTGCGCGTAGTTGTTGATCGCTTCGGTCTTGGCGGCCTGGACGATGTAGTTGTTCGTCTCATCCGCACTCAGACGGCCAGCGAACGCTGCGTCGGTAGATTCCTGCAGCGAACGGATCCAACCGCTACCGGATTCTTCGTACTCGGCCAGGGTCGGGTTGCGCAGGTAGACCCGCACGTTCTCGTCGACGACGATCTCGTTGGGGACCTTGTGGGATTCATCGGCCTTGTAACGGGCGATGTCTTCCATGGTGGCCTTGTGCGAGCGGCGCTTCATGTGCTTGCGACGACCTTCCGTCAGGCGACGGTGGTTGACGAACAGCAGCTTGGAGATCGCCAGGTTTTCCACGACGACGTGGTCGCAGGCCTGCGGGCCCTTCACGCACGGACGACGATACGGATAGCCGGCCGGGTAGATGGTGCAAAGCGCACCCCAGATCAGCGTCTGCAGATCGTCCAGGTCGATGATCTGCTTCAGGTCGACCGGGTTCTCGAACGAGACCGAAGCGGTGTAGACGTGACGCAGGATGAAATCGACCAGGTGCATGTTGGTCAGCACCGAGGAGTTGGAGTACAGGAAGCCGTGGATGGCTCGACCCAACGTTGCCTTCTCGGTACCGATCAGGCGATGCAGCTCGAACAGCTCGGAGTCCGACGGTGCCTTGATGGTCACGTAGATGCCGGTGTGCCACAGCGGGACACGCAGCGTTGCGCCCAGGCCCAGCACGCCCTGCATGATCTGCACGGCACGGTCGCCGGAGAGCGGGCCGATTTCCTTCTCGTCGCCGAAGCGCGGAGCGGCGATGCCGAAGCGCTCACCTTCGATCTCCACACGCTGCACCCACTCCGAGCCTTCCTGGTTCTGGGAGGCGTCCAGCGAGTTCAGGTTGATCATCAGGTTCTGCTGAGCGGCGATCATCTCCACCCAGGCACGGCCGGTGTCGGTCGCGTTCAGGTCTTCGGCCGGGATGGCATCGATCAGGCGGTTCAGCTCGATCGCCGGCACGGACGGCAGGGTGACCGCGTCAGCCAGCGGGACCTTCTGGATCTTCGGCAGGGCGCCGCAGTACGGTTCGGACAGGATGACGTTCGGGTTGGCCGTGGCCACGCCAGTCATGTCGACCGAAGTTGCCGAATCGGATTCTTCAAAGCCGATGGCTTCGATTTCCGGACCGTCGACATCAACGTCGGTCTCGACCGGGATTTCCTGGGCGACCGGTACTTCGACTTCGACGGGACTTTCGAAGGATTCTTCCTCGATAGCTTCCATCGGTGCCTGGGAAGCGCCCGCTTCCAGTGCTTCCTTCAGCGGATCGGGAGCGCCCGATTCCGGAGTTTGGTTCTGGCTCATCAGTTGTTGCTCGATTAGGAAGCCGTGGCTTCGATGGACTGGAACTGCTGCTGGACGTAAAGGACGTTGGGCAGCACGACGACGTCGAACTGTTCCTTCCACGCCAGGTATGCTTCGGAGATGCTCAGCTGGAGCACCTGATCGTCGATGTCGGTGGATTCGCCGACACGACCCTGATGCCGCTGACGGATGGCCAGCAGCTGGTTGGCGAAGGCTTCGACGTCATTGGCAATGCCATTGACGATGCGGGTGACTTCGTCCGGATTCTCGAGCCGCTTGACGGCTTCGCGGTTGGTGATCAGCGGCGCCAGCGAAGCCGGCATCCTGCAAAGTTGGGCGAACTCGGCGTACAGCTGATCCAGAGTTTCCCAGACGAACGGCCCCTTGGTCGGCTTCAGCTTCGCACCGTTGCGCGCTTGGGGAATCGCCTGTTGATGGTGACGCCCTGACTTGCTCTTGCTCATGGTGGTGTCTCTCGAGTTGTCTGAAATAGAATTAACCCGAATCAGGGTGCCTTCTCATATGAGAGAAGAACCCTATAAAAATCCCCTAACCTTCGAGGTCCCTATGTTTGACAACCTGACAGCGTGGCTCGACAAGCGAGCTACCCCCGATCAGAAGGCGGTGATGCTCCGCGCCTGCCGTGTTCTGCTCGAAGCAGGTTTCGCCGATCACGAAGCGTTCCTGGAACAAGAAGTCATCGCGACGATTGATCAGGACGAAGACCTGTATCTGTCGTTGGTACGTGAGTACATGATCCCGCTGTACGCTGCTCGTCTGGGCGAATTCGGTATCGTGGTCAATCCCGAAGCCGAACTGCCGATCCTGTCGTCGATGCTCGAAGCGGTCGATCGTCTGGACTGCTGGGATGATCCGGCAGCGATCAACGACCTGGCCGATGACGATGAAGATCCCGAACCGACCCTGGCCGACATCTTGGCCGTGACCGGACAGGACATCTCGCAGGACTACCTCAACGCCATCGACAGTGTTTCGCCGGATCTGATCCGCAGCATCTACGAGATCACTGCCAGTCAGATCGATCTGGCCGAAGAGCCGGAGTCGGACAGAGCCATCGCCCTGCGTGACGCTGCTCGTAATCGTGTCGCCCTCTATAGCGGCATCATTGCTGCTGATCATCGCACGCTGCTGGACAGCTACCTCAACAACCAAGGTCGTCTGGGTGAGTCGGTCAAGATCATCGTCTTCCCGTACTACCAGCAGCTGATGGCCATGCCACATGACCAGGCTGCCGAAGAGATCCTGGCTCTGCTGTCTGCCACCAGTCTGCCCGACGGCGAAATGGTGCGCGCTGCAATGGGTCTGGTGGAACAGCTCGGCGGTGACGACGAACTGGCCCTGGGGCGTATCGCCAACAGCCTGGCCGCACTGAACAAGAAGGTCATTCCCAATGAAAGCGTCTAAGCGCGAATATTTCCTGGCGAGCCTGAACGCCAGTTCCTATCAGTACAAGCGCTGGGTGTTGGAAGCCTTCAGTGTGACCACCCCCAACTCCGAGCCGGCAGAGTTCCCTCTCCCGCTGGCTCAGGACAGCACGGGCTGGTACTTCACCGATGAGCTCGGTCAACGAGTGGACATCGTCGATCCGGTCGTCAAGAACGAAGCGTTGTTCAACATCTACGACGAGATCGTTCTCGAGCCGGGTGACGTCCCCAACGTCCACCAGACCATCATCACCACCTACGGTCGTGTGCTGGCCAACCAGTTCCTGATGATCTATCCGTTCGGTGGTCGGTTCCCATTCATGGACGGTGAGCTCAACCCCGGCATGTTCGACAAGATCATCGAGAAGAACCTGGTGGACGATGGCACGCTCAATCCTCCCCCGACGGCAATCTCGATCGAGGAGAACTGGAAGTACTCCGACGCCACGGCGATGCTCTGTGAGTTCACCCAGCTGTGCGTACCGACGGCTACCCGCAAGACCATGACGGTCAGCCCGGAGATCTACAAGCGTCGTGCTGAGCTGCTGGAGAAGTACAAGGGCAAGCTGCAGGATCCCGTCGTCCAGACCCTGATCGGTCAGGAACTCATCGCGATGGATCGCGAGTGGATGAAGGGTGATCCGGGTGAAGGCTTCTACTTCAAGGCCAAGTCTTACGATATCGTTCGTAAGAAGATCTTCCTGTTCCAGGGTGCCGAGAACGGCTTCGAAGTGCAGGGTGAGTTCATCCCGACCTCGCTGGATGAGGGCTGGGACATTCGCTTCTTCCCGTCGATGAACAACGGTCTGCGTGACGGTTCGTACAACCGTGGTGCTGCCACGGCCAAGGGCGGTGAGGCAACGAAGTTCTTCTACCGCATCTTCCAGAACACCCAGATCACCGAACAGGACTGCGGTTCTCCGTATGGTCTGGATCAGCTGATCACCGAGCGCAACAAGAACTGGTTCATTACCTACACGGCACTGATCGGTGGCAAAACCGTTCTGTTGACGGCAGACAACATCGACAAGTACGTGGGCAAGGTGCTGAAGATTCGTTCGCCGATGTACTGCAAGACCGAAGGTGCGAACTTCTGCGCGACGTGTATCGGTCTGCAGCTGGCTGCCAACCCGACGGCATTGTCGGCATACGCAGCGGGTGTGGGCTCGACGTTCATGCTAATTAGCATGAGCGCCATGCATGGCAAAACCATGTCCATTGCGCCTTTCGTCATTGAGGAGCACCTCACTTAAGCTGATTTTTCATAACAAAAAAAAAACAGTCGTGACGGTAGCCCGCCCTCCTTCGGGAGGGCGGGCGTTATGTCAGCCGAATTTCTTAGCTGCCGTTGGAGTGAGTGCGGCCAGCGTGGGATCATGCAACATCATGTCTTCGATGAACCCGCCCGACTCATGTCCGTATTGGTTGCCCTCCGTTGCTTGACGGAAGACCTCGGCACTTGTTTCGGAGACCTTGACGAACTCAGTGATCAAGACATCGCCGACCGGACTGCCCGTGTCCGACTGAACATTGACCGATTGCAACAGCATCGGCAGGATCTTTCCCTTGCCGAACATCGTGATGAACTTCGACAGTTTCGCGAGGTCGTCTTCGAGCATTTCTGCCCAGGTACCTTCATCGGGCGAGATTGCCAGACGGAAGTCCTCGCGGTCGGTACGCGAACCGTGCAACTCAACGGCGAAGTATTCGTCGAGATGCCCTTCGAGTTCATCGACGTCATCGATCGACATGCCGAGTTCGGCGGCGACGTACTCCCGACGTTCCTCGTAGGTCCGGCCGTCGAGTGGACGAACGCCGTCGACGAAGTAGAGCGCGACATCGACCTTGTCGGCCCGAAGCGGGACGATTGCGGGGGAATTGAACTGCATGGAAATCGAACGGCTCATGTGCATGGTCCTTATGGCTGACGGTATTGTCACTAGGGTGTTATGTATCTGAAATCCGCTTATATCCGGCATAAAGCCCTCCCCGCCAGCGGCAGGGAGGGCGGACTACATGGCCGGCGTCGATCAGTACAGGTTACGGATGAACCATTCGGTCGGACGCAGGTTCAGGGCGCCCAGGCGCGCGTTCAGCGCATCCAGGGTACGCGACGGCAGGGCCGGACGGGCGTCGTTGGTGTAGGCCGAGTTCTGCACGCCGATGCTGTTCATGATGGCGTCAGCCGGACGGCGCAGGACGATCAGGCGCGGGGTGGCGCCGACGCCTTCCACGGCGTTGATGCGCGCTTCCAGCTCCAGGACGGTCAGGGAGATGTTGGCGGCAGTGGCGACGGCAGCGGTCTTGGCCTTCTTCGGCTTGGCCGGGATGCCCGGCTTGACCGGCTTGGGGGCGCGGACTTCCTTGACGACGACCACGCCCTTCTTGGCGGCCTTCTTCGGAGCAGCCTTCTTGGCGGCGGCTTTCTTCACGGTCTTCTTGGCGACCGGAGCGGCGTCGTGCAGTTCGGCGGGGGTCGTTGCGGCAGCGGTCTTCTTGGCGGTTGCCTTCTTGGCAACCTTCGAGGCGGTCTTTGCGGTGGCCATGATGGCTCTCCTTGATGGGACTGATGGTGTGGAGCGTTATGCTCGTAGAATCTAAGCCCTATGTAAGAATTTCTTAGGTTCCGTCAATATTTGAACATCACACCCTTAACCGGTAAAACGCCTTATGAGTACCGAATCGCAACAGATCCTGAACAACGCGCTGAATCCGGAAGATCCGGTCGATGCTCGTATCGCTTCGATGCTGAGCCAGCTGGAAGCCTACAACAACGCCATGAAGCCGGGCATGCCGATCAGTTCGGAAGAAGGCGCCAAGTGGCAGCGTCGTCTGTACGGCATCATCGCCGACTGCCTGCGCCTGCAGGACGAAGCGTTCATCCGCAGCTGGGACGCACTGCTGATGTTCGTCAACCGCAAGCGTGACGAATCGTTCCGCATGCCGCTGCCGTCGCGCTTCCCGGAATACATCCCGCTTTCGGCGGCTGAGCTCAAGAACTTCCATCGCCTGGTCTACCTGATCACGCGTACCGCCAATCCGCTGACCCGTGCCCTGCATCTGACCCAGATCCATCTGGACACGACGCTGGTGGGTCTGCGCGGCAGCCAGGCCGACAACCTGCGTTCGTTCTACCACGTGCCGTGACATAACGCCCTCCTACCCCGCGAAGGGTAGGAGGGTTTATGCCATAACTTAGGGACCGTGTGTAAATTGGTCCAAGTCGTACTCAGTCTTCCGAACCCCAGCCATAAGCCGTCAACTCGCGGGAGTACGCGTCGATGAGCTTGTTAAAGTCGTCTTCCAGACCGATCTTCCGATACTGCTCGGCCAGGCGATTGGTCATCATCAGATAACTCTCGATACGTCGACGAACGACGTTGCCCACTTCCATGAACGCACCCACCGTACTGATTTCGATGTGGTAGGTTTCGAGCATGAGGCGATTCATCTCGGACTGGAGCTGGAGGACGTGACGCAGGGTCGCTACCACCTTTGGGGAGCCGTTACTCCGACGGAAGTCCAGCATCATCGCAGCAAGTGAGGTCTGAGACACGTTCATGTACTGCTCTGGGTTGCGCGAGGTCACCAGGAACTCGGCGAACTTCGACGGGACCAGATCGGTCAGAACTTTGGTGAGCTCGGGAGTCAGTGTCCTCCAATCGCGACGCTCCTTATCGCTGCGGCCGCTGGCTGACATGTGCGAGGTCAGAGCCTGCAAACCTTCGAGAATCGTCGGATCCTCTTTGCTCCCACCGTCGCCGTAGGTCTTGTACAGAAGCGTGGTCATCGGATGATGGTTGTACTTCTCGATCAAGCTTTCGGCCTTCTCAACCAGCCGATCGAGAACTTCATCAGGAACGTCACCACGGAACTGATTGTGTTGCGTGAGTTCCGCACCCAGCTCTCCGGTGACGAGCTTGATACCTTCAGCCATCTGCTTCTGCAGAAGGGGGAACGCGTGGATGACTGCCAAGATGTCCTGGCGCCCCTTCGGCGTGGAGAACATATCGCTGCTGAAGAGCACGTTCTTGTTGAGCTGAACCGCGAAAGCCTGGTCTTTCCGGAGGAAGTCTTCCCAGGCCTCGTCGATGGCACTCAGGACATCCTTTTCGTTGACGCCCTTGGACGAGCTCTTCTTCGGCGCTTCGGCGCGAAGTTTACTCATGATACCGGGGAGGTCATCATGTAGCGAGTTCAACTGCGGGAAGACCTTCGGGGCGGCCGAAGCGGCTTCGATGGTCTTCTTGCCCCTGACCGACTTGATCAGTTCGACTACCTTACGGTAAGCCGTCTTGATCCAATCAACAACCCTCTTGAAGGCGGCGACTGCAGCTTCGATCATCTTCTTGATGATCGAGTTCTTCTCCCCATCGGCCGCTTCCAGTGCCGGACGAACACCAACCGGGCTCGGCTCGGTAGTGAACGAGGCGATCGGGTAGCGACGCTCGTTGAGCTCAACGCCCGAGGTCACCAGCTGCTGGACCTGGTCACGGCAGACCAGGCCAGTTTCCTCGATGGCCTGCATGCGGTCCTGCAGGGTCTGCAGGCGATCCTGGAAGTCCGTATCGGAAGCTGCGATTTCTGTCAGGCCGGCGTCTTCCAAGCCGGCCTTCAGTTCTTCAAACAGATCCATGGCCGTTCTCCTTAGCGCACAGTGCGGTCGAACTTGGTGCGCGGATAGGATTCCACGGCCGGAACTTCAGCTTCAGCCGGAGCTTCCACCGGCGCTGCGGCGGGCTCTTCGCCTTCGGGGGTTTCCGCCACGAACGGGGAGGCGGCCTGGTCGGCGGTCGTGTCGAGGTTGTCATCGGCCTGGACAGCGTCCTGGACTTCGTCCTGCTGTTCGACAACCGGATCGGTCGTGACGGTCACCTGCTCGACGACCTCGGCGGTGCTGGGCGGCTGTTCGCCCGGAGCCTGGAAGTCGACGATGGACATGGCAATGCCCAGACCGCCGATCAGGCTGCGATCACGCTGGTGCTCGGAGATCACTTCCAGGCTAGCGTCCACGGCCAGCTGCGAGGCGGCGCTCTGCGGGCAGTAGACGATCTGGTAGCGGATCATCCACACGGCGCGGACACGGGCGACAGCGTCGTCGACGGAGATCACGATCGACTCGTTGACTCGGCAGGCCTGGTCGCAGACGTACTCGCTGTAGTTGGTCTGGAAGTACGCTTCGGCGTCCACTTCCGAGGGCGGGATCGGCAGGGAGAAGGCCACCTGGCGTGCGAAGGCGTCCAGCAGGACGATGCCCTGCTCGGCCAGCGGCACGTTGGCCTGGTTCAGCATGGGCAGGAGGGATGCGGTGCGGTCGTAAGACATGGTGGTGGACCTTATTTGGCTTGGAGGGACTGGAGTTGCGCTGCGCGCACGAAGATGTCGTTATCGACGAGCTTTTCCAGCTCCTGCTCGATCTTCATCTGGTTGTACTGCTTACGACGTTCGGAAGTAACGATGATCCACAACATGTTCATCATGGTGCGCTTGTTGTGCATCGTCTTGACGATTTCGTCGATTTCCTGGATGTCCCGGAGCAGTACATCTCGCTCCTTCGGGTTGTATCGCTGGGTTTTCAACGACTGGATCAGATCGTGCTTAATGCGTACGAAACGTTCCTGGGGATCGTCGTAGATCTTCAGTTCGGGATTGGCCGTACTGACATAGCTCAGCGCAACCAGGCCAACCAGGGCGATCCAGATCGGCGCGAACGGGCCAGCGAAAATGCCGGGGACGACCATTACCAGGAGCTTGGTGACTTCACCGATGTAATGATTCCAGACCGGACGCACCTCCGGACTGCTCATCATCATCTCGAGCTTGTGAAGACCAGAGACGACGTAGCGGCCAGCGCCATGGCGCGTGGCGAATTGATCGGCGACCACTTCCGAGGATCTCAGATCGTAATTCAACGAACCTGATGCACTGCGGACATTCGGGTCGGCCTTGGCGGCCAGGAAGATCGTATGGAACTTGACGTCGGCCAGGCCCGGATCAGCCAGCTTCTCGGCGTCGTCGAGTTTGACCTGCATGTACTCGGCCACCTCGAACACCAGCTTCACACGTTCTTCTTTGCTGGGCATCTTGTTGATGTCGGCCTTGGCCGTCATCAGCGTGATGTTGGTGGTCGTAGTCCACAACAGCGACTCGAAGTAGGTGAATACATGACCGATCTCGTGAATGCAGATCGCAGCGATCTCCTGAGCGGTGAGATTCGCCACCAGCCACAGACCTGAACCCATGTTGATGTCGGTGGTGATTTTGGAGAACACTCCACTGACCCGACCCTTCTTCAGATCAATCATGCCGCGGAGGTCACGACAGATGGGAAGGATTTTCTCGTGGGTGGTCGTCCAGTTCTCGATGGCAAACCCGTATCCCAGCTGCCGGAAGAGCTGTGTGAACGGACTGTTTGCGTCCAGGAAGATCGGCATGGCCGATGCATTGACCAGACCCGGCTGCATCTCGAGCTTGAACTGGATCGCCATGCCGGTGTGGCGGAAGACGATATCGCCCAGGCCCAGTGCGATGAACGGCTTCTGTTCAACGATGCGCTGGTCGATGCAGGACTGGAAGGCGGCCGTGAGGTCACGGAAAAGCAGGGACGCGGTGCCCTGGTACCCGATAGCCTCCATGGCTTCTCGGGCGATGGTACGGTAGTTCTGGCTGGAGCTCATGGTGATGCGTCCTGGATGGGTTGACGTTACTGGCCGCAGATGCTTTTTTATGCTTCATAACCATAGTATACCGGCAGGACTTTAAGGGTTAGGTAAGGTCAATGGAAGCAACAGGAACCGCTCCCCGATCGCTCGGGTTTGAGTGCAAACACGTCAACTACGTCCGCTCCAACACGGACGACAACGACGATCTTCTCTTCATCAAAGAGAACGAACATTTCTCCGACGGTACGGTCGTGCCGCGGATCCGGATGATCAAGAATCACAAGCGTGACTTCTACATCACCCGTCCAGCTCACCGCATCCATGAGGAGAAGCGGGAGTTCGAGAAGATGGAACGGCTGCAGAAGTTCCAGTCGACTCAGGCCAATCTGGCCATGAACATCACCCGTGCGCTGGGTCAGATTCCGGGCAAGAACAGCAACCGATTGAACATCGTCTGCCGCAGTCCCTACGTCTACGGTGCCGACGTCACCACGCCGGTCTTGGTCAAGAACTACTATCAGAACAAGTGGAAGAGTCTGATCTCCATCAGCACGATGGCATCGATCGACTCGGAAACTTCGATGATTACCGAAGAGATCATCATGCTCTCGGTCACGTTCAAGCACCGGGTGCGGCTGATCGTCGTCAAGGACTTCGTCAAGAACCTGCCCGATCCGGAGAAGGCTATCCGCAATGCTGCCGAGATGTACATCGGCGATGTGCTGAAGGCCCGAGGCGCGAACCTGGAGATCGAGTTCGTCGACAATGCCGGTCAGTGTGCGTTCCGTTCCATCCAGACCGCCCATGAGTGGAAGCCTGACTTCCTGGCTGCTTGGAACATGGACTTCGATATTCCCAAGATTATCGATGCTCTACTGAAGTACGGCTACAACCCGGACGAGGTCTTCTGCGATCCGGCGGTTCCACCCAAGTTCCGCAACACCGCTTACGTCCAGGGCAAGAAGCAGAAGGAAACCGCTTCGGGCAAGGTCATGTCGCTGTCACCTGCCGAGCAGTGGCATCGTCTGGAGACCCCGGCCAGCTGGTACATGATCGATCCGATGTGCGTCTACTACCGTCTGCGTATCGCCTTCGGTAAGGACAGCTCTTACGCCCTGGATGCCATCCTGGGTAAGGAGAAGATCAAGCAGAAGCTGAAGTTCACTGCCGCCGACCATCTCACCGGTGGACCGTGGCACATGTTCATGCAGCAGAACTACCCGGCCGAGTACTGCGTCTACAATATCTACGACTCCATCGCACTGGAGCTGCTGGATGAGAAGACCACCGACTTGGGTCGTCAGATCTCCTCGCTGTGTGGTCACTCCGAGTACCATCGTTTCGGTTCCCAGCCGCGTCGTCTGTGCGATGACTTGCACTTCTACGCCATGGAGACCCGCAACCAGGTTATCGGCACGACCTCGGACAAGATGGAGATCGAGCTCGATCAACATGTGATCGACTTGAAGGACCACATCGTCACCCTACCGAGCTTCTCGGTGGCGGAGAACGGTTTGAAGTGTATCGAAGAGATGCCCAACGAACCGACGATGATCTTCGTTCACGTGGCCGACTTGGACGTGGAGGGTACTTACCCCAACGAAGAGATCCTGATGAACATCTCGCGGGCAACCACGATGATGGAGGTCGTCGACATCCAGGGTCTGACTGAGGTGCAGCGACGTTCGATCGGTGCGCATCTGTCTGGTGGTGATGTCAACGCAGCTGAGATCAGCCGTGAGCTGTTCAAGGCTCCGGATCTGGAACAGCTGATGCAGATGTATGTTGCTGAACACAACGAACGAATGGCCGCCTAAGCCAAAAAAGAAAAGGCGGCATAGAGGGGAGCGACCTTGCGGTCGCTCCCCTCCATTTATTCCGTTAACTTTTTGTGCCTGCCCGCACGAGCAATTCTCGCGCCTCGAATGAACGATTTAGCTTCGGCCACGGTCGTACCTTTTGGAGACGGTTTCCACGTCAAAACTTGCCAGGCCCACAAGCGAGCATTGGGGTTTTTGTCATTCAGGAACTTCATCTCGAACTTCTTGTTGAGCCGTTTCCTCTCACCGTAAGTCATCTCCTTCGGGGCGCCGAATGGCGTCTCACCACGATAGAGCTGGAACATGGCCTTCTGAGCCATGGTCTTCTTAATACTTTCCCGATTGTACGCTTCGGCAAACGCCCTACGTTCCTTCACCCGCGCCACGGCAGCGGCCTGCTCTTCGCCTGTGAACGACTCCAGGGCCACTACCCGCCTGGCCTTAAGATTACCCTTAGGAGTAAGGTGAGTTCTGACGGTGATGTTAATTCCGGATCGTTTGGTCATGGAGACCCCCAGTGAGGAATAAGAAACTACCGACCGCCCCGGAGGACGATCGGTAGTGAAGTCAATGCATGGTTTCCAATGCAGCATGTGCTTCCAGAGCTTCCGGAAGCGAGAACAGCGCGCCAGTGAAAGCCACCGCGTGTTTGTGCACGCGTTCGCCCATCTGCTGGTCGTGGATGTTCTGGATGATGAATCCTTCGATGACGATATCCACGAACTCTTCGTTCAGTGGTTCGTCCAGCTGTTCCTCCATGTGCGCTCGACGATTCAGAGCGTAGACGGCGATCAGCTCCCCCAGCCATTGGTTCACAGGAGCGCGCTTACGGCCGCTCATGAACATCTGGGGGTCAGCACCTGCGATGGCCAGCGCGGCCAGCCAGGGCTTGCGTGTTTCGTCCTGGAGGTGTTCTCGCACCAGGGCAGGGCCCAGCGCATAGGTAGCCCACGTCAGTCCCCACTGTATTGCCGTTTCCATGGCATCGTAGGACCAGTCGGTCTTCGGGATGCCGATCTGCATGCAGACCTCGGCGATCCAGTCATGGTCGTTGGCGATGCAATCGACCAGCTTGTGGAAGTCCGGATAATAGTGATCGAGCAGCGACCCTTCGTCCTTGGTCAGCCCGATCATCCCCTCGTAATCCCGGTAGACTTTTCTCAGATGCGCAATGTCCAACATGGCGTTTCCCCATCAAGCAGAATAGATCCAATGCCCTGAGGTATTACCCTCAGAGCATTGGTCATTCACACCTTGTAGTGGGTCTCGGTAATGCGCATGCTGCGTACCTTGCCGCGGAACTTTTCGTCCTTGGCTCGGCAGTACTGCACGTGCTTATCGATCTCTCGAGCGTACAGCATCGAGTACCGCGGATGCACATCCGGGAAGTCCTTCAGACGACGGGTACGACCCAGCGCCTGCTGACTGGCCTGACGAGAGTCCAGGGCCACCGTGTTGAGCGTCTCACGCAGATTGGGGACGTCCACGCCAGTACCGCCCGAACCGATCGTGGTGACCACGATATCCGGCGTCAGGCAGTTCTTCTCGTAGTCGTCCTCAGAGACGTAACGCTCGACGAGCAGCTCCGGATGATCCAGCTGGAGCTTGTTGGCCAGGATCGTACACATATTCACCGTGGAGCAGATGATGAACATCTTCTGACCCTTCAGACGGTCCTCGATATACATCCGCTCGGTCAAGTCGACGATCATGTCCACGTACGCTTCGAGAAGGTACTTGTTCTTCATGATCGACTCTTCGAACTTCACGTGGCTGTACATCTTGGCAAAGCCCTTACACCTGATCAACTCAGGCCGCTTGAGACTGTACATGATGGACAACACATCGATGAAGCAATCGTACTCGAACTCCGGCGGATGGGTCTCCGGGGGCCAGACGATTCGATAGCGGGTGTTGGTGAACTTGTTGTCTGCCTCCAGCGTTGCCGACAGAGACAGTGTCCGCGGGATATGGGTATACAGATCGATCCGGAAGTTCCGGTGGAAGTCCATATGAACTTCGTCGATTAATCGCAGGCCCACCTTCAGCGTTTCGAACAAGTCATTGGGATGGCAGCCGTAACCACCGTGCTCAGGAATCATCTGGTCCTTGTAGGCATCCAGGAAATTCGTGTAGGTGGCCGAAGACACGATGATGACCGGAGGGATCTCACCGCCTTCTTTGGCAACGTTGATCATCCCCTTGAAATCCGCGCTACCGCGGACACACCAGACCTGCTTACCCTTGAAGCCGAATGCCTTCTCGACTTCTTTGGTCCACATGGCGATGAACTTGGCCGGGATGATGATCATCGTCCGTCGACGGATCTTGGCCATGACCTGGAAGGACACGAACGTGTTGTGCGTCACGATGAAGTGGTCCGTGATATACAAATGCTCCGGATGCTCCACCGAGATACACTGCGTCTGTTCGGTCCCCACCTTCTCCACAGACATCACCTTCAGCTTCAACGTCTCAGCGTACTGAGCATCGTCACTGACTCGTGCGCGCTTACGTTCCAGACTGAACAGCTGCGTCGGTTTCTTGACGCGAATCTGGAGCGTGTAAGCTTCACGACCCACTTTCTTTTCCCCCTTGTAGGTGTACTTCGGGATCTTGGTCCTGAGCTTAGCGTAACCGCCAAGCGAACGTACCAAATACTGAACGTCCCAAGCCAGCTGTCGACTTGACGTCCCGAACAAGGTCGAGCCCGATTTCTCAGACCAACCGTCGGTATCCATCAACCCCCGCAGCAGTTCCCAGCGTTGCTCAGGAGAACCATTGAGGTAGATTTCAGGAATGAACTTCAGATGGGAAAGCGATCCAAGAAGACCCAATGCAGCCAGGTGATCCCTGTAACGATTCCCCCTGCCCGAACGATCAACAAGATGTTTGGTCTTCTCATCAATCTTTGAGAATTCCATCCCCTCATGGAGATGCGCAGTACAGTTATCGAAAAGCTCATCGTCGAGTTTGGTGAGGGAGATCGTTCCTCCAGTCATTCCCCCGTCACCAAGCAACGCGCCCATCACGTAAGGATGGATGTACAGATCCGAATCCGGATTCTGTTCAGGCTCACAGAGATCGATGTAGACTCTCGGATTTGGTAGCGATATCAGGCGCAGCACCTCAAGGGTGTCTACCACACGCCACCGCTTATGTGGTTCTGTGTTGACGTAATAAACACGCCACAGATGATTTGCACCGCACTTAGTCGAGCGGCCATCAGCAAACGTGATTCGATAAACTTCACGTTCACCCTGCGGATAGACTCCGATTACCTTCGTCGTGGTCCCGTCCCTAGCTATGACTTCCTGTCCGACAGCCATCTCCCCCATCGTCTTCCAACCGCCCGGCACCTTGATGCGTGCATCAAGAGGCTGGTCTTTGCCCTTGCCTGTTTGCAGCATCACCACCTTGGAGGGGGCGAAGCCTTCCTTACAGGGGGCGGTCGCATAGTCGATCTGCGGAACCTGCTCAGGCCGTGGGGCATGAGGAATCTGTAAGGGGAAATCGATCTCTTCAGGATCGACGGTGGCGTGCTCGATTTGTTGCAGGCGTTCTTTCTTGACGCCATAGTAGCTTAGGAACGAAATCAGCTCGCTGAGCTGATTCCGATGGAATCTGAATTCATCTCTGGTACGGGTGTATTCGGCGAAGATCTTCTTCATCTCCTGCTCGTAACGGCCTGGGCCGACACGGACAGGACCCATCAGCGCCTGGCGCCGACAGAACTCCACTAACAGCCGTCTTACTTCGGGACCGAACTTGGTCACCGAGACATTGTGCGAGTACACATCCAACACAGCCGCATAAGCTGGCGACACGGACTGCGACGGCATCGCTACTGCCGTATGCAACATATAACCTCCAGCATGGCGGATTCAAGATCGCGGGGGACACGTGGTCCCCCATAACATTGGCCCTGTGTGGACTTTATTACTGGATTGTGGGAACCAGCATTGCGTCCAGGATGTGGGGCGGTCGGTTCTTGACCAGGTAGATCATCGGATGCTCCAGCACCTGCTTCTGGCCCTGGTAGGCCATCGCAGCAGACATCGAGCGCAGGTACATGGATGCGTTGAACTCACCGAACTCCGTCTTGTTGCCAGCCAGTGGCAGACGGTAATCGCGATGTGCACGGGAACGCACCTGCAGCACCTTGATGAGCACTTCCAGATGGACGATGTTCACGTCCAGACGGGAACTCACCAGCGCATAGAAGTCCTTCAGTGCCCGCTCAGCGTCACTGTACTCACGCAGGGTCTGACCCGCACCCTTACGCTTGGCAGCGCACATGAAGCTCTTGATGCTCTCTGCGTAGTCCAGCATGCTGGCATGACGCATGGGCAGCTCGAACAGCGGTTCGGTAACGTCCCAACCTTCCAGATCGATCAGATACGTTCCCGCATCCGTGACCTCCCAACCCTTCTCGCGGATCCATTGCAGCATCGGCCGGCTCAACGACGCCGGTCGATTATCCGAGTAGACCGTGAGCATCGGTCGATCTGTTTCCTTCGCGTTGACCGGAATGTGGAATCGGATTTCGCTGAGCTCACTGACAAACCCCAGCTGCAGCGACGACACGTCCTGGACAATGGTGACGTCCGAGATATGCGGTGCTTCCTTGGAGTTGATCTCCAGCTTCATCGGTCGACCGCGCAAACGATCTGCCAGCTGAATCTGGTTCGGATTGATGGAACTGATCTGCAGATACTTGCGCTCGAAACTGGACAGTTCCGCATCGCCCACCGTCGAGGAGCTTTCCACGTGCTTGATCGCCAACACGTTCTGGGAGATCTTCTCGCCCAGATTCGTCGACGCCACGTGTCCGACATTGGTCCACTTCGGAATGCTCCGCGCGATTTCACCGTAGCAATAACGGCAGCAGCCCTGCGAATCGGGATGCTGACAGTACAGTACGGTCCGGATCTCCAGCAGCTGATCGACCAGATGCCGGTCGTTCTCGCTGATGATCCGGTAACCATCGGGGGTCTTGTAGTACTTGCCGTCCAGCCTGCCGAGATCCTTCGCACGAACACGCCACGCGATGTGCCGCGTTGCGCCGCAGTCCATATCGTGCACCCGTGCGAACGAGTGTGCGATCAGCTGGAGCTGTCGGTTGAAGTACTCGGTTGCCTGCAGCGGCGGCCCGGTAAAGCTCTGGGCCTTGGCAGCGAGTCGGGAATCCACCAGGCTGTCGTAGAGCAGACTGAAGCCATGGGTGAAGCCGACCTTCAGCGGAATCGGGAAGATGTGCGAGTCCAAGTCCGTGCTCTTACCGCGCGGACCCACGCACTGCAGAACCTGGTTCTTATCGACCAGACCGTTGCGCACAGCCTCACTCAGTCGGTTGCCCGGCAGAGCGTTGGCATCTTCCAGCACCGCCGTGATCCGGCGATACGCACGTTCGATGGAGAAGTCCGAGTCGCTCACTTCGGCCATGGCCGACTTCACTTCCGGATGGCTCACCACATCGACGAAGTCCAGGATGTTCAGGGACTTCACGTGCGCCGGCATGTAACGGACGATCGTGTTGTACAGATCGTTGAATCCGTCATACGCCGCATACCACAGCTTCTCGATATCGAACGGCTCACCGATGCTCTGGTAATACTCGAACGTATCGCGCATCACCGGACGCATCAGCTGGGCGTGGAGCATCTTGCCCGCACCACGCCTGCCGATATCGTAACGCTTCACCACAGGCAGCTTCGGCCACTTGTTGAAGAAATGACGCAACACCACCGCAGTGGTACGAGCCCGCGGTTTGGTACTGACTACCTCCCCATCGTCGTAGGCGACCGTGACGAGTCCTTCCGGAATCGCCTGCAGGTCATCGTTGGACATGCGACACAGGTCGCGGATATGGAACTTGGGGTGTTGGTGTTGACTTGCCATCAGTCCTCATCCGCCTCGTTGTTGTCATCATCGCCATCGCCATCGGACTCATCGTCTTCATCGACAGCGGCCTTCGCCGAACCCTTGGGTTTCTTTGCCGGGCTCTCGTCGGCCTCTTCCTCATCGCCAGCCTTGGCAGCCACCACATCCAGCCCTTCATCGACATCGTCGTCGGCTGTGATGTCCCGGTAGATCTCCGGAACGGCGCTGTTGAGCGGTGGTACATAGAACCGGATACCCGCACACTCGAGCATGTGGGAAGCCAGGTTCAGTGCACGGTTGCCGCCCATTGGCGTCTTGGTACGATCCACGATCCTCGGGATACAGGTCGGAGTCGGACTCCGCAGGATCGTATCACACACGGCCTTGTGCGACGCTGGGCTGTTGGACAGATCCAGCAGCACCGCTGTCATCTCACCACCGATGGTTGCAGCCAGCAGTCGAACTTCGGATTCGCCTGCGATTCGCACCGGGTTGGATCGTGCAGCGGATGCGTACTTGTCGTACTTGGTCAGACACGCCGGGATACCGAAGTGCTGGGTCTTGGCCGAACTGACACCCGAGTGGTCACCACCGGTCTTCTCCAGCAGCATGATGTACAGCGAACCGATCAGCACGTTGGACAGTGTCTGGACCGGACCTGACGTTTCGCTGGGATGGTACGTGACCGGCCCGATATGCGTTGGATACTTCTCACGCATCTCGTTGACCATGTCCGGATAGTACACCGGATTGTCGGTCGGGAAGAACAGATACACGCCCGATTCCAGGATCGATGCCACGTGCTGCCTGGGATTGGTGTAGACCTGCTTTTGCATCTCCTCCCACATCCACGGGGAGACGATTTCGTAGTAGCCCATCAGGTAGTCCCACGCCTGCTTGGCCAACTCGTCGAATTTACCCATGGCAATCCCCGCCATGGTCCTACGGACGTTCAGGACGTTCTGCTGATACTCAGCTGCTTCCTCCTGATTCATCCGGCCGTGCTTGTAGTCGTCGTCCTTGGCCACCGTCTGGAGACCGAACATCATACGCACATGGTCGGTGACCGTACGCGAAGTCGCATTGTTGTACTGCTCGTACATGCGTCCCACGTTCATGCGCTTGATGGTCGAGTCGGCATCCATGATGATGTCAGCTCGGTTGCCCTGAGCATCCACCGGCATCCGCTCGTCATCCCACACAGCCACGACGACGCCCTTACCACCATGGAAGTCGGTCAGCTTGTACGGGACGGTCGGGATTGCCAGATACTCGTAGGTCACCTCCACACGCCATTCGTCCAGCGCTTGGTGCTGGTACATGCGCTTGACGTTGTTCTTCGGACGGTCGCTGACGTAGCTACGCGCTTCGGTCAGCATGATCGTCAGGGCACGACTGATACGCATCGTGTCGCGACGGACCTTCTTGAGCTCGTCAAACGTGCTGAGCAGCTTGAGGTAGAACGCACGTTCAAACCCCAGGTAGTCGCGCAGCTGTCCGTCCATGCCGACCGGGGTGAGCTGCTGGTTGCCCTTGGGTTCGTAGATCACGCTGACGTCGATGACCCTGGCGCCAGCTTCACCGTAACGCAGACGATCGAATCCGCTGTGGTCGGGCGTACGCAAGGCTTTCGGAGCCATGCCGATGACGTCCATGTTCTCATCGAACTTGCGAGTGCCGAACAGCAGGCCGGTGTCACGGATGTACTCACCGATGTCCGGGAAGATCTTGTACTCGTTCTCGTCTCCGTAGAGATTGAGCGGGTAGTAGTCCTGCCCGAAACTGATGTCGCGCTTTTCGTAGCCCATCACGCCGAGCCTGCGCGCGAAACTACGGGAGATCACCACGCCATCCTCGATGACCGCTGGGATGGACATGAACGCTACCTGGGCTTCGGTACCCAGATTGGCATTGCCGGCCTTGTCCTTGGCAGGACTGTCGGCGATGATCGTTCCCTTCTGCAGGGTGGGGCGTGTGTGCAGATCGACTTCTTTGTTGAACTTGTAGCGAAAGCCGAAATGCTGATGGAGACAGTGATACGTCGGAACTTCCAGGACACCGATTTCCTTGGTGTGGATGTCTTCGTACAGCACGATCGTATAGGGGTTCTCTCCCGTACGACCGCCGACTCGCTGCGGATACTTTTCGATCACCGCCAAGATTTCTGCATCGACAGGCATCTTGACAGCGAACGTGGTGGTACCCAACTCTCGTTCGAATCCTCCCAAATTACGACGCGTGGATGCGTCGGCGATGGTCAGTGCTTGGCTGACGTGGCTACCCACCATCTGCTGGCGAGCGGCTGCGTCTGATCGCACGAAGTTGTTGATCGCTGCGATCCCGAGCACCTGGGGATGAAGCTCGTTGTGGACATATTTGGGCATTCTGACCTGTTCCTGAACTGCGGTTTCGTGAACGGTTCGCGTCGCTCACTAAGTGATAGTATGTGCTTGAAATTACTTTCCAGGAGACTCACTGTGGCGATGCCAATCAACGCCCTCATGATGACTGAGGGTGAGACGGTCTTCTACGAGGACGACTTCCGTCGTATGCTGGAAACTCATCTGATCTGGATGAAGAACCAATCGGCCGAGATGATCACCGTCGATCCTCACGATGCCCTGAAGTACAAGGGCGATCTGTTCGGCCTGCTGATCAAGATGGGCTACGCGCCTCAGTACCACTACGCGATCATGATCCTCAATGAGATCTCTGGTCCGCAATCCAACACCGAATCGCTGCGTCAGCTGTTGGTGCCAGCCATGCAAGCGATCGATGTCCTTCGGTCACGATACAAAATCGTGGCAAAAAGAACCACCTGAGAGATGGGGAGCTCCCGAAGGAGCTCCCCGCTCTATGCCGCAATTAACGAGCCAGACCGATTCCTGCCGGAGCCATCGGCATGCCGCCGATACCCAGGCCCGGAGCCTGCATCACCGGCGTGGCAGCCACTACGCCACCGCCAGCATTGTTGCCCATCCACACCGGACCCTGCGGCTGCGGTGCGCCGTACATGCCCGGAGCCATACCCGGAACGCCCATGCCCGGCGGCAGCTGGACAGGCATCAACATCACACCCTGCGGAGTCTGCACCTGCTGCATCGGACCCTGGGGGGTCATGATCACACCCGGCGGCAACTGCTGCATGCCTGGCATACCCATACCCGGCATTGCCATGCCCGGCATCATCTGCGCCTGTGCTTGGCCCAGACGCGGATCCGGAGCCACGTACGACGGCAGCTGCTGCTGTGCCATCTGGTACGGCGACTGCTGCATGTAGCCCATCTGCGGCTGCTGCATCACCGGAGCCATCATGCCCTGGTTCTGGTACTGACGACGCGCCAGCTTGTCCGAGATCGACTCGGTCGGTTCAGCAGTGGAGATCACCGGACCTGCCGTCGCAACCACCGGGCTGGCGGTATTGACTACCGGCTGATGCGTGGGCTGCACCGGCTGGGCTGCCAGTACCGGAGCACTGGCCGTGACCGGCGTGGTCACCACGTTGCCGCTTTCGAACTGCGTGCTCGGGTTGGTGTCGTCCAGCGGAACACCCTTGTTGCCATCCAGCGGCGGGATCTCCGAACGGTAGGTCAGCAGGTCGTCAGCCACGTTGCCCCACAGGTCGGTCTTCAGCTTGTCGACAAGCTTCAGTTCCTTCCGGTTGACGTTGATGACAGCGTTCAGCTGGGTAGCCACCTTCTCGTACGCGTCCAGGAACGACTCGAAGTACGGCGCCGACTTGGATTCGCTCGGAGCCGAGTAGGTCTCCGGGTTGTCCAGATCCGGCAGCATGTAGTCGAACAGCGCTTCGAACGCTTCAGCGTCCTTCACGCGCAGCTGCACGCCCCAGACCTTGCGGTCCGGATCGGTCAGTGCATCGTACAGCGGGAAGTTGACCACACACACGCGGGTGGTGATGCCCTTGTACACGCCCTTGCGCTTGAGGAAGATGCTCACGATCCGGCGCTGCGGCGACAGATCCACCTTCTTCAGCACCGAACGCATGTTCTCCAGCATCTGCTTGTCGGCCGTCTTCAGCACCGACAGGATCTTCTGGGCTTTCGGACCCATCGATGCGTGGCGGGACTTGTCGGCAGCCAGTTCGACCAGCTGTTCCAGCAGGCTGGACATCACTTCGGTCAGACGCAGCGTGGCGGTCTTGACCAGCATGTTCATCACCGGGGACACGCCCCGGTTCAGATGTTCGGACAGCGGATGGAACGCGATGTAGCTGTCCCAGTCGCAGTTGTCCAGGATCTCACGCGTCGGCAGAACCAGACGCTTGTTCTTTCCGTCGTCTTTGACGATCAGCGGTTCGACAGAATCGATCGCCTCGTACGAGAGCAATCCTTCCGGCGTGGCCGTGATGTGCAGCGCCTTCAGGATCTGGCGATAGATTTCGGTGAGTTTCATGCACTACTCCAAGAGGCGGGGGATGTTTAGAAGCCGTAAGAGCCGGAGGTGTCAACCATGCTCGGCAGTGCGATCTGCGGAGACTGCTTGACAGAGACACCACCGGAGGCGGCGATGTTGTCGACGACGAAGCTGAAGTCCGATGCCACCTGACCCAGATGTCCCACCTTGGTGGTGATCTCCGAGACGATCAGGTTGTCGCAGAACGACGGGACGCAGAAGTCGTACGCCGGGCCATTGTCGATGGCGATGTTGAAACGCGATTCGCCGAAGACGTCGACCGAACCATGCACCGTGTACGGGATCTGGTTGCCGCGTGACACGTCGGGCAGGATCTGGCATTCCATCAGCGTCTTCAGACGAAGCATCATTTCGTCCAGACCGACTTCAGCCAGACCGAAGGCCTGGGACAAGAAGACCTTGTGCAGCGGAGCTGCCTGGCCCATGCCGAACTGGTTCACGCCCAGCGTACCCACTTCTGCCGCGGACAGGCGGTTGGTGGCACTGAACGAGAATCGGGTCAGCATGTTGTCCAGACCCGCAGCCGGCAGGGACTGAGCCAGGATGTGAGCGAACAGCGTCTCATGACCCACGCCATTCCATGCAGCGGTCTGACCCATCTGGTGGACCGGAGCGAGCTGCTGCTGTTGGACCTGACCACCCACGTAGAACTCGGCCACGTGATCGATCATCGGATCCAGCGAGAGCAGTTCGCCGTAACGGATCGTACCGCCCGGACTGAGCAGCTGACGCTCGGACAGGAAGCTCAGGAAGTTGTCCTGGGCCATGGTGTCTTCGCGGATGATGCCCGATGCCTGGCCGAAGATCGTTTCCGGACGGTCGTCGTAGTCCGCCTTGCGCATGGCCTCGATCTGGCCATGCATCACAGTGGACACGTACTGCGACAGGGAGCCGTTGTGGTAGTTGGACTTCACGATCGGACGACCCACACCGAACTGCTGGCGCATGTCCATCATCCGACTACCGGCGCCGTAGGTGTTGACGCCCGACAGCTGCGACATCAGATCTTCCGGTCGCAGGAAGCGCGTCGGGTTGACCGAACCGCCCATCGCACCGGCTGCCACGTGTGCCCAGTCCTGCTGTGCCAGGATGTGTGCCGCGTTGGTGATACGACGCACCATGCGCGGCCCCAGCGGGGTGTGCTCCTGGACCTCCTGCATCAGGATCGAGTTGTGGAAGTGCAGGATCATGTTGCCGTCGACCGAGTGTTGCATGCTCACGCCCAGGTGATCGGTCCAACCCGACACGTACTGGATGACCTTACCACCGGCCATCGACGGGTAGTGGATCTCTGCCATGAAGCGCAGGCGACGCGTATCCCAGCCGTTGGACAGATGCACCATGTCCATCTGACCGACCTGAGCGGCCGGGGAGATGAACTCACGGGCTGCGCCGGCCAGAGCGAAAGCATTGACGCGATGTCCGCCCTGCGTCGCTTGCGACAGGGCTTCGGTGCCAGCGTTGGTGACGGTGGTTTCGTAGTTGCGGTTGTACATGGGATTGTACGTGCCGGTCTCCACGAAACGGAGGCTGACGACTTGCATCTTTTGCTGCTGGTTCATGAACATCTGGGCGTGTCCTACTTGGTGATTTTCGTGAGGAGTTCTGCAAGAGCCGTGCGGATCTCAGCGGTGATTTCATACCGCATGAAGAACTCGGGCCGAGTGGCAAGCTTTTTCAGGGGGAGTGGCGCATGGAGCATCCATTCGTTGCGAGCAGTCAACGAACAGAACTTCTCAATGGCCCGCACAGCCACGTTGTAATGCTTGGACGGTGCGGTAGCTTGCCGGGGTTGACGGAAGTGCGGGAAGGCTTCCTGGAGCGAGCGATCCAGATCCTTGGACATGCGTCCGCGGAGTTCGGTACCGCCGAGCATCACGCCTTCTTCTCGCGCCACCGGGGTGGCTGTCATCAGTACGGCCAGTGAGTAGAAGCCCCAATGCCACAGAGCTGCCTGCACAACGACCATGACCAATCGCTCTGGGGTACGTGCCATCAGCGCCGCACCTTCATGCGGAATTGCCAGCGACATCACCCAGCACATCAGACGGGACTGATGCTCTTCGATCTTCGTGTACTGCAGCGCCGTGATGGACTCCATGCACATGTCCACATACTCCCGCGGGAGGGTGGGATCGATGTGATCCATCAGGTTCTGCAGGTACTCCGGATAGATGCTCATTTTCTGAGCTTCGCCGTCCGGAATCTCAGCCTTGATCTTGTACATCTCGACCAGGCTGTCGTTGGAGTCGTCCTTCGTGTTGGCCGAACGTTCCTTGTCGGTGATGCTGCCATTGAACTGGCCACCGAACTTCTTGTCCAACCCGGTCAGGTTGTGACGCAGGAACTGATGGATGTTGGTGACCAGGTTGTTGTGTTCCTCCTGACTTACGATCGGACAGACCGTCAGTCGGCGCACCACCGTGATCGCCCGCAGCCAGTCGGGCAGTTCCGAACTACCCATACCACCCATCAGAGCAGCCTGCGATGGACCGGTCTTGTACTGTGCGGTGGCTCGTGCAACGATGTACTCATACAGACGCGACATCGGTTCACTGTCGATCAGCGAGCTGAAGTACAGCAACTTCATGCCCACCTGTTCCTTGTTCGAGTTGCCGGCCGTTTCCTTGATCGCCTTCAGGAACTCACCCCAGATCGGAACCATCGGTCGCAGAGCAACCGTCAGTGCCATCAGCTGTTGGTAGTCCCGATGCAGATACGTCTGGGCGATATACAGCCCGTCCTTGGGATCTTCCGGCGCATGGTCGTACTTGATGCTGGGCGGTACACGCAGGTTGGAAGACATGCGTACCCAATACTCGACATCTTCGTACGGCATCAGCGTGTACAGCTGTTTCACGTAGCGCTGCAACGACGTCGTGAGCGGACGTGTGTCGTAACCCTGGTTCAGCTCTTCGCGGATTTCACGGAAGGTTTCGAAGATCTTGTACTGCCGTTCAGCCGAGACTTGCTCCAGATAGGAGTTGATCTCATCGAACACAGTTGCGGCAGCTGCTTCTCCCTGGGCGTCCCGACTTCGAGAGTAAGGACTGATGTCCCAATTGAGCACCTGACCATTGTGTGAGATCTGAACGATCTCACTGCTGGTAGTGCCGGCCTGTGCGGATGAGAGGATCTGGATTCTCATGTTGCGCTTTATCCCCTTTGGTGATTGGTACTGCAAGTGGATAATACGTGTATGAAATTAGTTTCACCACGTTTAGAGGAAAGGTGTTGCGAAGATCGCTCCGACGTAGCTGACGAACAAGCAGCCACGCAAAGTGATGAGGCACTCAAACTGCTGTCGGGGGTCCAGCAGGTCAATCTCCTCGTTGATGGTTTGCACCAACAGCATGTCGAGGAGAGCGAGAGTAGTAATGAGATAAAGCCAAGTCCCCATTGGGCAGCTCCGGGAAATAGAAAGATCGGCAGGGAGTTACCCCTGCCGATCGTTTATGCCGTCATGGCTTCTATCAGTCCGGCAGGTTGTCGTCGTCGCTGAACCCACCGAAGTCGGAACCGCCGCCGCCACCATTGCCACCGCGGTTTCCACCACCGTAGCCGCCGCCACCGCCGCGGTTGTAACCGCCGCCCTGGCCGCCGCCACCGTAGCCACCACCGCCATTGCCACCGCCGTAACCACCACGGTTACCGCCGCCGCCGTTGTTGTCGCCCTTGCGTTCCGGAGCCTTCCAGTTCTCGCGCAGCAGATTCTGGACCTGCAGCTCCATCGCGTTGACCATGCCTTCAGCATAGTACTCGGAGATCTTGGCGTTCGGCAGCGGGTTGCCCTGCGAGTCGCCCCAGATGGCTTCGCCGAAGTTGTCCGCTTCCGGCAGGAAGCAGAACTTGATGACCGGACGGTCCTTGTTCCAGCTGCGCACGGCAGCGTAGATCACGCCGTTGGCATCGCGACCGATCAGCAGGTGGGCCGAAACCATCAGATCGTCCGACAGGCGACCGCCGCTAACGCGACGCTTGGCCTTCAGGGTCACGTTGATCTTCTGGTCCGGGGTCGGATCCTTGATGAAGCCGCGCAGGGCGGCCATGATCGCCACGAAGTCCTTGTTGGACGGTTCCCAACGAATGGCGCCGTTGTCGTTGCCCTTGTCGGCCGGGACGTTGGTGCGCACCGTGATGACCGGCTTGTTCTTGTAGATACCGAAGCTCAGCTTCGGCGGACGCTGGGCACCGTTCTGGACGGGGCCGGTCAGCGGCCAGCTCCATTCCTGGAGGATGTTGCCGGTGAACTGGGGCTGGTTGTTGTCGGACATGGGTGAGACCTTTTGCTTAGTTCATTGGATTGCGCTGTGGTCTAAGGGAATACCCTAGATTGGGAGGCTTTTATTTCGTCTGGAGCAGATCGTTCAACCAATCTTGATCCAGGATCGGAATCCCGAGGTCTTGAGCGGCCTTGATCTTGGAGCCAGGCGAAAGTCCAGCCACCACAGCTGTCGTGTTTTTGGAGACAGAACCAGACACTTTCGCGCCCAGTGCTTCCAGTCCACTTCTGGCTTGGTCACGGGAAATTCCGAAGAACGTTCCGGTGATGACGTACGTGTTGCCAGCCAACGGCCCCAGTACGGTGGAGGGTTGTGGAGACAACTCCAGCAACCGATCCAACGATGCAATCCTTGCACGAATTTCCTTCTGATCGAGCATCTCACGAATGGCCGGCAGGGTGTCCTTGTGCGGCTTGGCCGTCATCCACAAGGGGTGCTGGTCCATACGCCAAGTCGTCCAGGTCAGGCCCACGTCCTCAGCCCTTTTCAGGACCGCGGGAGTCAGACCAGACCATTTCCACCGGGGCAGTACGCGAGACGGAGTGATCAATGCGTGCCACTCCGCAGAGGGTGATGTCTCTCCGACAATCTTTACACCGGACAGAAGGAGATCGTCCATCAGTCCCATGTTCAGTTCGTTGTCGAGCCATGCGCTGATGTCATAGGCGGTGGCCTCGCCTATGTCAGGGATCAACACCAAGCTACTCTTACAAGCGGCTCGGAACAGGTCCAGACTGCCGTACATCTTAGCCAGCAGTTTGGCCGTTGTTTCGCCTACGCCCTCGATCCCCAGGGCGTAGATAAGACGATGAAGCTGAATCGTTTTGGACTTCTCGATGGCAGCCACCAGCTTCTCGGCCTGCACCAAGGCTTCGGTGTCCATGGCCCGCTGGTACTGGTCCAGGTGGATCTGGAACAGCTGGCTGGGGCAATGCAGCGACCCGTTGTCCACCAGAGCGGCAATCGTTTCCGAGGCCAACCCTTCGATGTCGAAAGCGGCCCGCGATGCGTAATGCTCCAGCAGTCGCTTGAACTGTTCCTTGCAGTCCCAGCCGCCTTCACAGTACAGCTTCTTGCCGATAAGCGTTGTGTGTCGACCACAACCAGGGCAAGTACAGGGCAGCTCGATGTCTTCCAGACGCTCACCTTTGGCGCGAGCGGAGGTGACCACGTATACCAGTTCCGGAACGACATCGCCAGCACGCCGCAAACCCACCTTGTCGCCGATCTTCAGACCCAGGCGAGCGATATGATCGAAGTTGTGCAACGTAGCGTTCGTAACCACCACGCCACCGACCTGTACGGGCTCTACACGGGCCACGGGAGTGATCACGCCAGTACGACCCACCTGACATTCAACGCCCGTCACGTACGTACTCACTTGCTCTGCGGGGAACTTGTAAGCGATAGCCCATTTCGGGGAACGTGACACTTCACCGATCTGTTCGCACAGCGAACCGTCATCGACACGGAACACCAGGCCGTCGATTTCCATCGGCGACTGATGTCGATGCAGGGCAGCCAGGCCGATGAACGTCCGGATGTCCCTTTCGAACTCAGCTGCGTTCTCCGGCACCGAGTAATCCCGGTAACGGAGCGAGTTGGGCATCTTGTCGAACCCGTGCACCGACAACCATTCCATCTGTTCGCGATGGGATAGCGATCCGCCGTTGGCTTCGCTGTCACCAACGAACCCGTACGGCATGAATGCCAGATTGCGCATCCTGACCGCAGATAGATCGCTGTTACGCATTGCGCCGGCCGCACCGTTACGGGGATTGGCCAGGATCTTCATGCCCGTCATCGCTGCGAGCTTGTTGTACCGCATGAATGACTCGGACGGCATGTAGACTTCACCACGTACGTGCATGACACCGCGATGAGCACCCATGTGCATCGGGATGGTAGCGATCTGCCTGGCTTGGGCAGTGACGTCCTCACCGGTCTCACCATCGCCACGGGTGGAAGCTTGCAGCAACCAACCATCGACATACTTCAGATCCAGAGCCAGGCCGTCGATCTTCAGGTCGGCGTAGAACGAGGCGTACGGATGCTCCTTACGGATAGCCCGTGCCCATTCCAGCACCTCCTCTTCGGAAAACGCATTGGCCAGGGAGAGCATCCTGACCTCGTGCTTGACTGGAGCGAACATCGAGTTCGGCTTGAAACCCACCGTCTGGGTCGGGCTATTGCCCACCATCAGTTCGGGATACTGCGCTTCGAGCTGCACCAATTCGCGCATAGCAGTATCGTAGACCACGTCCTCAACGCTAGGTTCGTTGAGGTCGTAGTATTCAAGGTTCCATTTGCGGATTCGATCCCGCAGTGCATTGATTTGAAAAACTGGGCGTGCGTTGGAGGACATTGGAAGAATGCTCCGTTATGAGAGCAGCACTTGTGCGCTTGCGCGCAGAGCTGGATCCTCAATCGATTTGATCCCGAGGCGGATCTTGTCGAGGGTGGTAATGGCCGACCATCTGTCACGTTCGGCAATCTCCAAGATGGTACGACGCAGCTTGAGGGGCTGTGCCTGGAGAAGCTGATTGTTGTCCCCGAAGAGACTGACCGTGAAGTTGATGAACGGGAGCGGGGGAAGATCGCGACCACCCGTGAGCTTGGTGTTCCACTGCGAAGGATCCTTGATGATCCCCGTGTGGGACTCCAGCAAATCCAGCTGTCGGAATTCGTATCGCGACAACAGATCCACAGGATGGTGCGTAATCATCAGCGCTTTACGCTGACGACCTTCGATCGTGGTGCGGGTCTTACGCAGCGGCATCTCTTCGATGAGCTGACGCAGGCCCTCACGTTCGAGGGTCTCTTGGAACTTCTGCTTGGGGGTGTTGGACACCTTCGGCAGGGCGCCTGGCAGAACGCGTTTGAGGTCGCTGTGGTCGGCGTAGTAGCAGACCGTGCGCACCATACCTTCGGTACGACGCAGGATCTCCGACTCGATGAAGGACAGCTCCTGGGGGATTGCCAGCAAGAACCAGCCTGGCATGAACTTGTCCTGGACATCTTGTGGCAAAGAGCCCAGCAGGTTGCGCATCAGCGTGCGGACATTGATCCACACTTCCTGATACTGTTTGATCGGCGGTGGGTTGACGACAGGGCGTTCGGGGTAAATACCGAACGCACCTTCCAACGCCAGAGAGGTTGCGATAGAGACGGGAAACTGCCCGACAGCTCGGGCAGCCAGCGCGTCCTGTATCTCACGGGGCGTCATCGTTGAAGCTCCTGGACCAGGTGTTCACGACACAGTTGTAGCATCACTGGGTCTTGGGTGTGTTTCTCACTCAGACGGGCCATCAACAGCTCCACGATATTCTCAGGGGTGATCTGAACCGCCTGGAACGTGCTACGCATATCGGTGAGCAGAATCCGCTGAGTGTCCTTACGCTCATCCTTTTTGGTCGACCACGTATACGTCGGATAGTTCTTCCGCAACGTATCGATCAACGACAAGATCGCATCGCCATCATTGGCACGTACTCGCACGAACGAGGTGATCGGGACCCTGGAGACTTCCGACTTGATCACGTTCATGGCATCTTCCAACGGCAGACCAGCACAGTCCACCGTGATGTATTTCTTAGCGCCGGGGTTCTCCACAAACTCGGCCTGGTTACCGGACTTGCGGTTGAGCTTCAGACGCCAATGGCCCTTGGGACCCTCCTCACCATGCGTGAGTCGATCGAACGACCCGTTGCAGATGAAGTGCTCCAGCGAACTTGGGATGTGGATGTGTCCACCAATGACATAGTCACGAGAGATGTCCAGGTAACGGCGCAGCTTGTGCGGATGGGCGTTAGCCACTTCCGGAAGCTGGTGCTCGAAAGAACCATGGACGACCGAGATGTCGACCTTGTCAAGTCCCTGTTCGCGCAGGAGCTGCGTGACTTCCATCCAGGTCACGTCAGGGTCCGGACGCCAGTCATCGGGCACCCACAGGACATGCCTGTCGATGCACTCGATGTATTCGATGGAGAGCGAGTCGATGTACTTGATATCGCCCTCCACCTGCATGACTTCCTGCAGCACCATCAGGAACTCGTTCTGGTCCCAGTCATGCGACTTGGTACCGGCGAGCAACCGGATGGCGATCTTGCGTGCCGACGCCCAGCGAAGAAACGCGCCGAACCAAATCATCGTCGCAAACACCTGAGGATTGTTCAGGGACATCAAACGATCAAACAGATCGCCTGCGATAATGATCAGGTCCAGCGAGTTGTTGCGTTCGGTATCTTCAAACGCACGGTAGAGATTGGGAATGATTTCTTCAGCCGTCGTGTTGTGGTGACCCAAATGTACATCGGAGATGGATGCCACCTCAGCGCTTTCGGCTTTCATTCTTAGATCTCGTCTTCTTCTTCCAGCGCATCGAGCGCCTGGGTAGGTGAAGCCCCAGGACCCAACAGCTGCTTGGGGTTGTCGGTCTTCGGCTCATAGCCGTTCACACCGTAATGCTGCCAGATAACAATCCACTTCTGGAGGTGCGCTTTGGCCTCTTCAGAACTGATGTCCGGCAGATACCGCGATCCGATGGCCACGAGCTTTTCCGATCCGTAGCCGGGATGGGCGTTGTTGCGACGAATGGCGTCGTCGGTCAACGCAGCCCAACGCAGCTTCTGTCCGTTCTCATCCTCGTAGAGAGGCATCTCCGGATGGAGACCTGGAACAGTCAGCAGGACCTGATCGCGCTCATTGACCACGTAGAGCGGATTGGTGAACGAGCCGAGGATTCGGCGCCAGACCAGAACATCTTTGGTGACGCCTTCTTCCGGATACGACAAGGGCAGCAGGTGCTCCTTGAAGACCGGCTCGGGAACGCGCGGGATTCCGCTGTCGCAGAAGTCCTTGAACGCAGCCAGAATATCCGGGTCGGTACCTTCTTCCCGGATATAGTCCGCCAGGGTTTTACCCCAAAGCGGATCAGGCTCGCGCTCTTGGTCAGGCGACGGCTTGCCCCCCATCGCCATGGGGCTGTTCAGATGACTCATTTTCCATTTCCTGACGGATGTCGTCGATGATCGTCTGGGCGGTTTCTTCGTCCACGGTGAGCACCGAGATGAAGATCTTCCTGCCAGTCGGGAAAGCGGCAGCTTCCATGGCGGCAGCGGTGCTGGCCGGCAGGATGTCGTTGTTCTTGATCTCGGCCCACTTGTCGACCAAGACGTGGTTGCCGTGTTCGTCGTGATCGGCCGATTCGACCTGGACCTTGACGTAGTAGGTGAGCTTGCCCGGATCGGAGATGTGGTCCTCCGGGTTGGCGTAGGCGGCGAAGGTGGCTTCGGCAGACTCGACCAGGCTCACGCTGACCTTGGCGCGGCGCAGACGTTCTTCAACCACACGCTGGTTGAAGCGCATCAGGTACGCGCGACGGACTTCCAGGCGGTTGAGCAGGCTGTCCACGAACGCATCATTGCCCAGCAGAGCGTTGGCGATCATCGACATCGCAGCCGGGACCTGCTTCATCTTCTCCTGCAGACCGGCCAGCTTCTGACTCATCTCATCGGCCGGAGCCGTACCCTGCAGGCGACCCAGCAGGCCGTCGATCTTCTGGAGCGCAGCCTTCTGGTGTGCGAGCGGTTCGGGGGTGGGGACCGCTTCGACCGGCGCCTCGGGCGCCTTCTCGTTCTGCTCGTAGGCTTCCGGCGGGAGGTGTTCGATCGGAGCCGGCGCACCTTCCGGTTCGTTGCCGTTCAGGAGCATGACGCCATCAGCCGGGTGCACGACCGGCTTGCGCGGTACGATCGCAAGGATCATCGCATCGGTGTCGTTGTAGTTGATCGTGTCGCCCACGTTGATCTGTGCGACCTTGATGGGCAGTTCACGGCGGGCATTGCCCAGACCCAGAACCAGCTTCGCGTCATCATTGGCCGACAGGGCGAACTCGCACAGCTCGCCCTTGACCTGGGCGGTGATCTGCATGATTCCGGAAAGTACGTTATCGAGCGACATGTTGGTTATGCACCTTGGTTGTTGAGTTTGATGATCTCAACGAGCTTACCGGAGGTGAGCGCATTGAGTGAGTAACCGACGTCGTAGCTGACGCCGTCTTGGGACACGGTGGCCGTCACGGTGACGGTCAGTCGGCCTGGGTCTTCTTCGGTGGTGTCCACGGTCACATTGACCACGGCAGCATCGAAGTAGCGCGTGAACAGGTCTTGCAGAGATTTGGAAGCGGCCTGCTGGAGCAGCATGCGGTCGCTACCAAACGCCTGGATCTGATACGGCAATGAAGCAACCTTGCCGCCGTACAGGTTCGTCTGGGAGTGTTCGCTCTCGAAATAGCAGCTGAACAGATAGTCGAGTTTTTCGGGAGCGCCCTCAATCCAGCCGAGCAGCGCGGGGACGGCAATGGCCATATCAGTTCCGTCGAAAAAATAAAGTTGACATTGGCGAGAGGCCCCCGAAGGAGCCTCTCGCTTCTGCTTAACCAATCTCAGCGTTGTAACGGCTGGTGGGATCTTCCCCACCCTCCGCAGTGAGCTTGCGGATCGTCTTCCAGGATTCCATGATGTCCAGCTGCTCGCCGAAGTCGAGCTCACGGTCATCAGGCAGCAATGCGCCCAGGTAGGTCGGAGCCTCCCAGTACACACCGTCTTCCGTCGGCTGCTCGTGGACAGTCAGGATACCGTTGGTTGCCCGCTGGTAATCGTAATGCCACTTGCCAACACGGCCCGGATCCAGATCCACATACCCATCGTAGCCCTCCACCCGATTGGCCTGCCAGAGCTCTCGCAATGACGGTTCGGCCATCACCCAACGCCACATTGCCGGCGGTGCGTGCTGAAGTCCGCCAATGGTAGTCAGCGGTTGGATGCGATCGGGCATGTAAAGTCCCTCAATCGCACGACCAGCCGCTCGCAGCAAGCGAGTAGCGTAATCGGTATTGAGGTTCTCGAAGGTGCTGTACGCGCGGTCATAAAACGCACGGCCAGCTTCGGTGAGATGTTGCGAGGCAGCTTCGAACTGCCTGCTCAGGAAGTTCACCACTTCCTGGTTTTGCCGTCCATAGTGCATGGCGTCAAACATCGCCGCCCCACCTTGGATGATTCTTGCCATGAGTTGCTACCTCCGCCTACTATAACTTAGTGGACCGCTGTAAAAACGCTCTACGGCCCTTGGGCATAGGCGTTGGGGGCCTTTCGACCCCCACACCACTACACGTCGTCGGGCAACGGAACCGATTCCAAATAGGACGACAGCGTCGTCACCATCGGGGGCGGCATTGCAATGTTGCTCGAGATCTTCCATGCACGACCCAGATCCATCACGCCCATTTCGGGGGCAAGACGGTCCATGTAGTCCAGCATTTCCAGATCCAGGATGATCATGCCATTTAAGGCGTCTCCGTCGAACGTTGTGTTCAGTGTGGTTCGCACCCACACCCGCGCCATTACGCGCAGCTGCATGTTACCATGCAGACCAGACTATATCTTCATCCAGCTGTTGTCAACTGGAGCCTCCCATTTCCGCCCGCTTGGGCGTACTGGCATGCCTGCCATAGTCGTTGAACCTTCTCCCAGATAGGGAGCTTGGCTGCTGATTGTCCCAGAGGGAGTTCCCAGCAATTAGAGAGGTTTCAACCCATCATTGCTGATGGGCGGGACTTAATCACTCAAGGTACTCAACCTTGAACTTCCTCCACGACCCACCGTTGACCAAAACGGCTTTCTGGATCGTGTTCTTCTTGGAACCTACCGAAAGCGCGAACGCCTCAGTAGAATCCCATTTCGTTATTGCTCCCGTTTCCGTATCCGTGACTCGGATCGGAACGGGTTTGCGCACTGGGGCGATCGGTTTAACTACACCGCTTACGCCTGAATGCTCAACTGTCCTTCCGGTCAAATCGACGGAATCAAAATACGCGAACTTCCACCCTTTCGTACCGCCACTGTCGGGCCGATTTGCATGGTAGTAGATTGTCGGAGCTTTGATCTCCAACATTCTTGCTGCCGATGCAACTGATGGGAAGATCACAACCTCTTTGCCGTTGTCGGCAACTAGGGCGCGCTCACCACCTATCATCGGACCGCCGACGGCGATCTGCGTGATGTCTGGCCAATCGTAACCAACGTAGCGCAAGGTGAACTTGTCGCAGAAGGTATTACGACGACCTCCGTTCAAATAGCGATGTACAACCTCACCATTAACGCCAAAGTTTCTGGCGCACTCGTTGAGACTGTAGTACCGCTTAACGTCGCCAGTAATCAGGTCCATACTCTCCACCTCACGATTATCGGGACGAAGTCCCGTGACGTAAGCATGGACAGCGTTACCTGAGGAGGTGACCCACTCTAGATTGTTGAGATCTAGATTCAGCTTATAACCGTCCTTGTGGTTGACCACCAGATCGCTGGTTAAGCCAGGAGCCACGAGGAAAGCTTCAGCCAACATCCGATGGATGTGGAGTTCACCGTATCCGATGGTTTTAACTCGACGATACCCGTCGAATCGAACCACCTCTTCCAGAACGACGTTGCGTACCAAATCCAGCACACGGCCATCTTTGGAGATGGCTAGGGTGGGTTTGTCGGGAACGTGGTAAAACTCGGGGTCTTGCGTTGTTGCATCGAGTAACATGGCATCTCCCAGCAGTTAGCTTGGTCAGGAGAGATACCTTGAGTGATTGTTTATCCGCGTTCGGTGCCTTGAGGGACAGCACCGACATGCTGATCGAGTTGACCAGCGGTTCGCGTTTGATCTTCGTGACGAACATCCGCTGGATACTACCACGCATCAGCGTCGGGTTGCGGTTGAACAGAACCGGGATACCCAACACCTCTGGCGCGTCCGGCGAACGAAGCTCGGTGGCCTTCTTGGCTTCCTCGATCATTTCCTCGAACAGCTCGTTGAGCAAATCGCTGTACTTGAGGATGTGGTCGGCCAGATACGTGGCCGCTTCTTTGACCGAGAACCCGCGACGATACAGCTTACTGGTCAGATGCATGTCGAACAACTTGACCGACATCGACCAGGGCAGGTGCAGCTCGCTACGGTGGTGCTCAGTGTGCAGTGAGGAGATCACCGCACGGAAGGTGTAATGCAGACGGGAGCCAACCACGTGCTTACGATACAGACCTGGCTTGCGAGCCAGCACCGTACCGATATACTCCTGGTAATACTTCGCCATGAGCATGTTGGCTTTGACCGACCGACCCTGCAGAACTCGCTTCTGCAACGGGGTGGTGGAGTTTTCCGTCGAGGTGATCGTGAGCACTGCATCGAACGCATGGTAGGACGTCTTGTCACCATACGTGCGGGTCACCGTCTTTTCCGTGATGAAGCTCTGGCTGGACGGGATCGGGAGCTTGTCGGTGAAGATAGCATGCCGATACGTCTGGATGAACAGCATCAGGTCTTCGCGCTGCTTGCGATTACCCGAGGAGAACAGCAGGCCGTTCTCGTACATCCGCTGCATGACTTCGTCGAAACGATCGAAGAAGTTGTTCACGCCTTGGGTCATCTGCATTGCGTGCAGGATCCCCACAGCCTTTCGCAGGAACCTGTTCGGATCCGGTGGCAGGGTCACCATCGGATTGCAGAACCATTCCAGCAAGTTCACGCCGCTTACGGTCATGGCCGAAGACAGAATCGTCCAGATCTGCGGATTGATGAACGTCTTGACGCCTTCCGGTGGCCGCATCCAGGCTTTGGACACCAGGGGCTTTTCCGTGACCGGTCGACAGACCGTACCACATTCCTGACAGACCAGATCCACGTTGGACTGGCGAGTCAGATGGCCGCACTCACAGCTGGGGATGATCGGCAACACCTCCCCTTCGTAGTGCGTGTACAGCAACTTCATGAGCCGCTCTTTCTCTTCAGCCTTGGTCAGATCAAAGCCGTTGATGAAGATTGCATCTTTCCCCACTCTGTCGAACAGTTCGATGAAATCGACGATCTCCGCCGATACACCATTGACTCTCTCGACTATTTCCATCTTGACTCCTGGGCGTCGCTGGTCTCCAGCATAAGCTAGATAAAGCGCATAAAAAAGAAAGGGGACCCGAAGGTCCCCTTTCCAAACTACTTCCCGTTTTTACTGACGATGCAGCTATCAGTAAACGCGGGTGTACACGTTGGAGGTGTACGCACGACCGGTAGCAGCGCCACCGCCGGTGTTGAACATCGCAGCCGTGGCCTGCGGACCGATGATGGCCTGGTCCAGGTGGCCGTAAGCCACGCGGCCGGTACCACCGCTGAAGTCCAGCTGACGGTTCATCGGACGGATGTCCGCGCCAGCAGCCACGCACGCTTCGTTCAGCGCCTGCAGGAAGATCGCAGCGAAGGTGATCGGGGTCGCGTGATCGGTGATCACGTAGCGGCCGACGCCGAACACTTCGTCCAGGATCTTGTAGATCTCCTCGGTACGGCGTTCCGGCAGCATCTGGAGGTTGTCCATTGCGTTCTGGAAGCGCTGCACGACGGTGAAGTCCTTCTCGCCGAAGGCGTTCAGGATGGCCAGCAGGTCGATTTCGCGGATGTCGTGCTTGGTGCCGTCGTTGGCATCGGTGTAGTGGCCGATCGGCAGACGGATCTTGTCGTCGAAGCAGATGACCGCCGGAGCGCCCGACTGCTGACGCAGAGCCTGCCAACGCTGGCTGAACGCACCACCGGTCAGGGTGTCGGCCGAGCGGACGATCTTCTCGATCGCGCCCTGGTGACCGCGAGCGGCCGCCACGAACACTTCCTGCACCCAGGACAGGTCGCCGGTTTCGGTGACGTGCAGGGTGTACAGCATCTCCGGGTTGAAGGCGTAGTTGACCAGAGCGGCCAGGTCCTTGTCTTCGGTCTTGGTGCTGATCAGCGAGTGACGGGCAGCGCCCTTCTCGTCCAGCGGCACCAGCAGGCCGACGGCGCCCAGGTCACGCAGTTCGGTGGTCTTCTTGGCGCCCGAACGGATGGCCGAGGAAGCGTAGCGCGGCAGGAACGCACCGGCCCAGGTCCACTCGTAGCCGGCGGTGAAGGCCGAAGCCAGGCCCAGCAGCATGCCTTCCAGGGTGATGGCGTCGAACTGGGTGTCCAGTCGGGTCATCACGTAACGCGGGTACAGCGCCTGGGTCTTCTGCGGCTGGCCGTAGGCCGGTGCCGGCGGTGCGCGGTAGATGAAGTCCACGTAACCGTCGACGCGGGTCAGCTCGACCTTCTTGCGGTGCAGGGAGGTGGTCTGGCCGGCGACCGGCTGCGACTTGTCGGTGGCGGTCAGGGCGATCGACAGGGTCGAACGCACCGGCAGGCCGGTGGAGGTCACAGCGTTGCCATCGGCGTAGCCGACCGACACCTGCAGAGCCGAGCTTTCGACCAGCGCCGGGATTTCGATGAAGCCCGGAGCGCCGACGACTTCGTCCTGCAGCACGGTGATGGCGGCCTGGGTGGTGGTGTACAGCACCGAGTGCAGCAGGACTTCATCGGTGGCCACGGCGTCGTCCGGGATCACGTCCGAGCCGGCGAAGTGGATGTTGGCCAGCTCGACGTTGGACTTGGCGTGGATCGAGGCCTTGGCCTTGTCCCACAGCTCGCGGTCGGCGACGTCGGCGGTGGTGCGGCGGATGTTGATGGTGCCCTGCGGCGACGGCAGGCTCAGGTCCGACAGACGCTGCGCGCCGTCTTCGATGATCAGCTCGAACACGCCGGCGTGGGTGATGCCCTTGTGGGTCAGGAACAGGGTCACCAGCACGGTGCTCATCAGCACCTGGTCATTGCCGGCGTCCAGGATGTTGAACTGCAGCGCCTTGCGGACATCCGGGTTCTGGACCTGGACATCGGCCAGCTCTTCGAGCTTCTTGGCGAACTCGCGGACCTTCTCACCGGCCGAACGGCGGGCGACCGGGCGCGACAGGAAGTTGTTGATGGAGGTTGCGTTCGGTGCGGAAGTGTTCTGCGACATGGTGCGGGTTTCCTGGAAAGAAGTGGTGCGGTTTGCGGCGGGCGCTACCGGGGTGGCCATCTGCGGCTCCGGTGCGCTGGGCGGGGTCGGGGGTTGCTCGACATCGGGTTCGGGATTGTCTCCGGAGAACTTCTCCGGGGAAACACCGGCCTGGCGAAGAGCGTCGCCCATTACGGGATTGGCGGGCGGCGTCGACTGCCGTCCTCCATTCTCGTCGTTGCCTGTCTTGACTCCCATTGGGGCTCTACCTCGTGTTGTTTCTGATTGTTCGCGCGAACGTTAGAAGCTTTCACTACCAACGTCAAGTGGGTAATATGTGTCTGAAATCTCTTTTGTTTCAGAGGGTCCATTCACATTTGAGGCGTATAACGCACAGAGGTGCTCGGCCTTTGCCGAACCGAGAGACTGCAATGTCCCTACATGATAGGTCATTGTTGATAAAAATTTACCGCACTCACCGGGAACTCCCGATTATATGTGCGTTCTGTAATCATCCCATCCCTCTGGAGGCACCATGTACGATATGTTCCAAGAAGTGCCTAACCAGCCAGGCGGTTTGGTCTTCCCGGAATTTCGTCGTGTACGTGATGGCCTGCGGCGTTCCATTGATCGAGTCAAGCTCTTTCGTTGGGAAAACCCCATGTCCCTCACGGGCACGCATCCTCTGATCAGACTCCTCATGAGTCTGAACGTTCCACTCAGTATGGATCCGGATATGTATGCCGAACGGGTTCGCTCGGTCACGTACTCTCTGGCACGAAACCTTCAGTTCACCTCGCCCGTATCTCAAGGCCGTCTCCACTACCCCAGCATGTTCTACGGCGATAACGTCTCCGATGTTGTGCTGGTGCACGATGAGGTTTTCGACCTCACTGATATAGCGGGTCGGTGGAAAGAATTACAACCGATACGAGTTTTGTACCATCCGCAGACGGATCTGCGGCTGCACGTACCTGATGGCCGTTACCCTTCGGCTGAATCTGGATACGCTGTGGTTAGCATCAATCTGCCGATGCTGGCCCTGCAGTACAAGCTCTGGCGTAACTGGGAACGTGGTGCAGTGGGTGCCGAATCGCCCCGTACCTTGATGATGTTCCTGCAGGCTATCCCGTTGCCCCAGATGTTGTACTCGCATCTGGACTGCGCAATCTTCAACCGCATCGTCTCTCAGTACTTCGAGTTGCCGATGCCGGACGTACGCTCGAGACACTCCTACTATCTGACGGACTGGACGAAGGAAGTGGACTCAGTGTTGTTCAAGTACATTGGACTGGCTCGCGCCAGGAAGATGGACTTTGACGCTATGATCGAGACCATGCCCACCGCTGGTTATGACTCACGGTACGAGACGCTGCGATGGCCGGAGATGCCATTCACGTATCAGGTTACCTGGGCCATGGTAATTGCTCGATTGGCTAACACGATGTTCCTGGTGCGATTCAGCGCGGATCAGGAGATTACCCGTAACCGTTCCCAGCTCAACGAGCTGAATCGATTCTTCATCAAGCTGGAGCAGATGAATCTGCTCTCCAAGGTCTTGTCGAAGGACGACTACGACACGGTCAACATGGTGATCCAAGACGGTATTGTTCCATACCTGACCACGACATAAGAAGCCCGCCCCCTACCCGCAAGGGTAGGGGGCTTTATGCCGGCTGGTTATTTTCCGTAGTTCACCAGATCCAGCTCGGGCAAGGGCCATTCAGTTGCCAGCAACCAACGATCGTCAGAGACGAGTCGGGTATTGTTCTTGTTACGCAGGTACACACCCAGGGTTTCAAGGACGATGTAGAACGGCGTCATCGTCAGAGCGATCAGACCACGGATATTCGCCGCGGGGATAATCTCTTCGGGGATGCCATTGGCCACCAGATTGCCGTGAGGCAGCATCATCGTGCCCATGTCCTTACGTCCCACCTTCTCAGCCCAGGCTTCCATACGAGCAGCCAGAGCACGATCAGGGATATCCCGCAACCACTCACGGAAGCGAGTACGGTTGTCGGTGGTCAAGCTGACCTTGATGGCCACATACGGCAGAGCCGGAGCTTCACCATACTTCGGTGCAAACACTTCAGCCCACATATCCGAATAGACCCAGTTGGAACTGTCCGGATTGGTGTAGCCTTCACGGGTTTTGATCGACATGCTCGAGAGCAGTTCGAACTGGCCGCGACGAATCGACTCGGAGATGCTGAACTCGATCTTGGCGATGGCACGCAGGACTTGCTTCAGCTTGATCTTTCGACCCGCCATCACTTCGTCCATGATCCACGATTCGAGGTTGTCGCACTGTGCGTTGATGGCCGGCGGTGTATTGGAGCTACGCAGACCCACACCCTTGATTTCCATCTGCATTTCCGGAAGTACGTTACCTTCCTGCGCCATCTTCCACGCAAAGTAATGCTTAGCTCGAGAGGTCAAGCAGAACACCGGGAAGTAGTACTCGTTCTTCATCGACAGGCGATGGATCTCTTCCACCGATGCGCCGAGGTTGGCCGAGAACAACGCCAGAACGTGACGGATGGTTTCAGCCGAGAAGTACACCAGCGTGTTGGCCACGGCGATGGATTCGTCGGAGAAGTCCAACTGACCACGGTACCACTGCGGCCAATACTGCACGGTGAAGATCGTCGAGTCGGTATCGGAGGTGATCGCACCTTGACGCACGATGGACGGCATCCAGTACACCGAGGCCGGTACGTTGTCGGTCACCCAGAACGCACGGATGAAATCACGGTAGTCATCCAGACAGTCGATGATCTGCTTGATCGTCGCTGCAATGATGCCCATCTCCGGGGAGTCCATCGGCACGTCTTTGAACTGACGCTTGTTGATCTCACGCATGCACACGATGCCCACGAAGGCTTCGGTGTTGGCATCCAGTCGCTTCACCCACGACTTACGCAGTTCAACGTCGTTCTCCATCGGGACGGTGGCCTTGGTGGCCATACGACCCAGGAACCCACGTACGAACTCCGGATTGACCTGTGCGGTGTGGTACAGGTCGCCCACGAATGCGAACGCCATACGCTCGGCATCGGTCAGGGTCTGCACATAACGCAAGATGGTCAGCATCTCACCCGGATGGCGCCAGTACGGTTCGGTGGAGCGCTTGATGCAAGCCATGGTCTCTTCGACCGTGGGTGCGCGCAGATTGAACTTCTGGGCGGTACGTTCAATCTCAGCCAGATCCGTGAGCTGTAGGATCGAGGTGATATTGTCTCGTACTGTATTGGGTGAATGGTAATGCCGGTTACCGCATAGGAACTTCTCGTTGTTGGCGTTGCCGTACGAGGTGGCCATGCGGCAGGTCGAGGTCAGTGTGGAGTGGCTCGACTTGTTGAACAGGATCGTGTGCGGGGAGCTGTGAGCACCCGACATCGAGTTGTTCTTGATCTTCAGCGTATTCTGTTCGGCGTCCTTGATGGCCTTGAGGATCTTGTCCCCCGCCATGTGCGCCTTGAACTTTTCCGCCTTTGCCTTCTTACGAAGGTTGAGGTTGTTTGCCAGGTACTCGCCGAGGATGGACTTGTCGACGTTGGGATCTTCGTACACCGTCATGGTCGGTGCGATGATCCGGTTCTTACGCTGCACGTCCTGGAGGAAGTGGTCAAAGCGCATGAACTGCATCTTACGATCGCCGGTCTTGGCGTCACGAACCAAGACGCGCATCTGCGGCATCTGAATGGACTTGCCATTCTCCGGGTTCATGTGTTCGTGCAAGAACCTGTCTACTGCAGCCTGGTCAGCGCCAATACCCTGGGTCGGCAGCTGTTTCATCAGGTAGATCTGCGCGGACTTGAAATAGCCGCGCAACGGGTCGAGATCCCGTTTGTATTCGTGGGGCTTACGAACGAAGTGTTCCATGTGTCGCTCCTGCTAAGGCATGGGATAGGGGGAGGGCATAAAAACCCACTGTCTGAGATGACAAAAAAAAAGAAGAAAAAAAAACAACGGGGCCCGAAGGCCCCATTGTCCGATGAGCCTTGCAGCTTTCGCTACACCGTCCCCCGACGGTTCGGCCCACCTCTCCTCTTGCATTGCAGGAACAATCAGATCACCAGGGGTGAAGTGCTCACCTTCATTCCCAAGTACGACCGACGCCCAGTCGATCACTGCATAGGGCATGTCGGTAAAAAATTCCTTGAGGTTAGGTGACCTCGGTGATCTCCACAGCGGTGTAGCCATTGGCCGACAGCAGCTGCTCGATGCGCGCACGATCGTCCGGACTGACAGCCAGGATGCGGAACTGCAAGTCGGCGATCTGGATCTCGCGGTAGGTGGTCTCGCGGATCCACGGCAGACCGATTGCTTCCACGTTGCCGTTCTGCAGGATGACCTTCAGATAGCGATACTGGCGGAAGTCGTTCGGGGTACCGGCCGGCAGGTTCGGGAACACGGCCGCATGGGTGGTGGCCGGATTGATGTAGTGCGCGGCATCCTGGTAATCCAGAATGCCTGCCACTTTCACGTTGGTACGCGTCGCGCCCAGCACGGGCTCTGCATAGAGCTCGAACTGTACGATTGCGCCCAGGTTGATATCTTTGGGGTTCAACATGGCTGAGTCCAGTAGGCGGTCATAGGTTAGGCGTGGTGGGCCAATCGCAGATCGCCCTGGGCAGTCCACTGGTCAAAATAAAAGGAGCCGCGGTAGAGCCCTGAGTTCGAGCGAACGCAGGAAATCTCTGCCATCATTTTGGCCACGAACTCCATGCAGATCTCGGCGGCCAGATCTTTGGCCGCCAAGGTCGTCTGAGGCCCTGCCAGATAGCCGATCAGATCGTTGATATCTGATCGGCCTTCAGCTACTTCCACCATCAACCGCGAGAACTCCTGTTCGCTCTCCAGCCCGATCTCCAACATCATGCATCGGGTCAAGATCTGTTGCACCATCCCTTCCGGATGGGTGATGATGAATACGACGGACATGTCAGTGCTCTCGCCACTGGATCTCGATGGATTGATCGGGATTGTAGATGATCTGCGGAACGATCTTCAGGAGCGGATCGTCGTTGAGGTTGGCCAGGGTGGTGATGCGCGCATGCGGCAAGCGATGGTCGGGCTTGAACATCAGACCCTGATCCACCAGATACCCGTCCATGAGCTGGAACGCCAGATCCGGGATTGGCATCAGCGGTTCGAACATCTGCACGACCAGCGGAGCGCCCTTCCGGTCGTCATGAGCCTCGGTGAAATGGGACAACGTACGGCGCATGAACGATGAACCGCTTTCTTTGACAGTCCCAGGGATGTTCGCTTCCTGACGACGCATCTCGATGTAGTTCGCCCCGAGCGCCATCAGCGTGAGCGTGAAGGCGTTACGGTAAGTCGCGGGGAGTGAGTAGAGGTAGCCGGGCGGGATCAACAGGTGATCGATCGGCGCCATCAGTCCATCGAGGGTTTTCGTCATCATCGGTCCAGTGCTCCCTTCTCGAGGATATCGATCACAGCCAGATTGGTCTGGGTCGTCAGCGTGCATTGCGGCTTGTAGTTGTCAGCCTTGATGACGATGTCATGTCCCAACCAGTTGACCACACCGACGCTGTACAGTTCCTGCGAGGTCATGTTCAGATCCTCAATGAGCGGGATCAGCTCCTTGAAGACGTAGTACAGGACAACGTGGATACCGCTGGAGAGCATTTCCCGATCGATCGTGTCCTGATAAGCCAGCGGATTCTCGATCAGGAAGTCCACACGTGCGGTAGAGGATACTGCCGAGCGAAGCGTACGCGAACGATGCTCGATGGATTCCTCATCAAACCTGTAGGCCGTCCACTGGTTGACGCAGTACTCGATCAGGGTGTGGGTGTCGAAGCCGGCTTTCTGGAACTCAGCCTTGGCAGGTCCCAGCAACTGGTCGAGCACGTCCATCGATTCTTGGGTCGGCAGGATGATGTCGACGCCGGACAGAGATTCTTTCGACATTGGGCGCGGAGGTTCCTAGGCAATGGGGGTGATGAGGATGACAGGATGTCCTGCGTTCCAGTCTTTCAGCTGGACGGTGATTGAGCTGTCACCGTAGATCGCTTGGGACGCTTCCTCCACTTGGGGGTGGAGTTTGCCGTGGATGAGCTGCAGCATGGTCAGTACCGCACGCACCCGACGCTGGAGCTGCGGATAGCTGTAACGGCAATGAGCACGGTAGAGAGACAGAACACCCAGCTGCCGACGGATCGCGTTTTCCACCGCTATGTTCATCGGCGATTCCGGATCGTAGATCAGCAGATCGTCCCAGTGGACGCACGTCATCTCGGCCAGGTGCTTGGTCTCAAAAGCCATATCGGCTTCGATCTTCTTCAGCAGCGGCAGGGAGTACGCCGGCAGTTCGAGAGGGATCAGAATTTTCATGGGGACGTTGTATGGGTTGAGGTGTCTCATAGGAGAACACCAAATCGTGGTCGGGACCTATGAACCGCTCCAACCTCAGAGAAGGCGGCGATTGCACGAGGTTCAGCGTACCCTTAGCGTAGTCACATAGAAGGGCGCGTATCTGAGCAATGCAATCGACCATGGAATAAACCAACTGATCGAACTGCCTTCTGTCCGACAACAGGTCGGGAAACAACGTTTTGAGTTCGTTCTCCAGGAAGTAACGAATGTGCTCGATGTGGTGAACATGTCGGTAAGTGCTGCTGCGAGCACTCAGAGACTGACCCACTACGTCGTAGCTGTCTTGCGAGGCCATTGCCTCCCCAGCGATCATCGTGACGTCAGACATAGAAACGCCCAGCCGTGTCAACGGCTGGGCTGTCCCTTCGACTATCCGCCAGAACATCTCACTGGGGACAATGAACCCCACTCGGTTAGGCGCGAGTACGGGTTTGGTTATGCTCATGGACTTCAGTTCGGACAAGAGAATGGGCCGGCCAGCTCATCAGCATCGTACTCTTCAATACAAATGTGATCGTTTGCGATGACTTTGTACGTGTAGTGACGACCCGGATAAACGACCACCAGAGCTCCTTGGATTGACCGACCGACCAGTTCGATGATCCTGTACGTGACCTTCTTGGCTTCGTCAGTGGGCATCCTCAGCATATCGCACAGGGTGGTCCTGGGCGACATCGGGGAGAGCCACGGAACTTGTCCGAAGTATGAGTCCAGGATCAACTCCAGTACCGGATCGACTTCCATCACGTCGGCCACCACCCCCACGTATCGGCGTAGGGTGGGGCGGAGGATTCCTTCGACGACGTCATCGTAAGGCAGGATCACGCGTCGCATGGATCAGGTCTCGGGTTTGTTGACGACGAACTTTCGTGCGGCCCTGCCTCCGACCTCACGCAAGACGATGGGCTCCAGTTCCGACAACGGATTGGCTTCCGGATGTTCACGCTTCAAGCGCTGCTCGGCCTCATAGTCGGACACGATGTTCTGTGCGCGAATGATCGCCACCGGATTGCGGGCAATGACCTCGGCCTGCGTAAGCGGAACCTCCGGCACTGACGACTTGGTCGGGTCCGGGCGTTCGCCAGCATCATCGACGATATCGTCCTTGGCCATACGGACCAGCTGGATGCCCTCGTGGATGTTGATGTGCGGATTGGTTCGCGCCTCAACCAGTCGACGGAACGACTCGGTCTGTGACGGTTTCTCCGGCATGTCCATCGGCTTGATCTTGACGGCGCCGATTGCAGCCAGGGTTGCGGCCGTACGCTGAGCCAGGAGTTTGCCGAGAGTTTCGATCTGTCGGGCACGGATCCTCGGATCTTCAGCCGGTGTGACGTTGAGCTCGCGCTCGATACCAGCGATGTTCCGACGGAAGCGGAGGTAGCTGTCGTTGCATTCACCGTTTGCTTCACCGAATGCATTGTCCAGGAACATCGGCGCTTCCACGCGCTTGACCAGACATTCCGGATCGGCCGAGCGGTAGTCATCGCCCGCTTCAATCAGCAGATCGCCGTAAGGGGTGAACTGGCCAAACCAGACCAGGTTCGGATGACTACGGATCTTGACGTCCCAGTAGTTGTTCACGCGCATCAAGAACGGGTCCATGATCTCGTCGTAGAACTCACGCTGTTCCCGCGAACCAGTGCCATCGTTGCACCAGTTGTGGGAGTTGCGCTCCATGAACACGTTGACCGACTCACTCAGGTGCGGCTGCGTACGGCCCCAAGCAGTGGACATGCCGATGGATTCATCCATCAGTGCCTGCATCAGTCCCTTGGTGAAGAGCAGCATCTCCTGCATGTAGTACTGCTCGATGCGCCGCTGTTCGCGCAGCATCGGGACCTGGGCTGCGATCGATCGCAGGTAGTATTCGGTGGACTTGGGCGCATGGCGAGCCAACAGGTCGCCGGCGAAGTTGTTGTTCGTGGAATGGAAGAGACGGAGCATTCCAACCACAAAGCTGTCCGACAGCTCGCGTGTCGGGACCAGGATCGGAACGATGTTCGTGCTCATTGCGCAGGAGACCTCTTATTCGGGGGATTTCACGATCAGCGAGATGCTACGGAATTCGTAGGACAACCCAATGATCGAATCGGTTTGGACGATACCGGAAGACGGGACGGATGAGCCCATCGCCCTTGAGAGCAGGCGATGTTCGATTCCGTTGTGGATGAGGAAGTTGTGATAGGCGCCGTCGTAGAGACCGTTGACCATCTGACCATACAGTTCACTGCGTACATCCCAGCCGAGATTGCGTGCCAAGATCTGTGCACACCAAACTTCGGCCAGGCTGTTATGGACAGACAGTCTGTATTGTTCGCCTTGCCGGTAAGCCAGCTGAGCAGCGGCTATCCGGAACGCCTCATCCAGGTCATCAGCCGGTAGGATGATGCCTCGGTTGTATGGTGACATAGGACTTGTCGAGGTGGGACTCAATTGGATGATATGTTTTTGAAACCGCTTAGGATCGCGCACAAGCTCCACCTACAATAGATAGCGACCCTATATAGGAAATAACGTACGCGTGTCTTAGAAAGCCATACAAAAGGAAATAGAGGCATAAGCCGCCCTCCCGGAGGAGGGCGGTGGCTTTGCCGTCAGAACCCGTAGCGGTCCGTATCGTCGGATGAGTTGACAGTCGCGTTCTGGCAGAGGCTCGAAAGATCTGTGACAGAAACTACGACTGGGATGAAGCCCCTCGGCGGGCTGAGAGGCTGCACCACTACGTCCTTGAGAAGTCTCCTCGGACCTGTCGGGCCCATCTCCATCGGATCATCCTCACCGGGAGTCACCATACGGGGATCGTGGACCATGGTCAGCGACAGGCTGTCCACACCCGGAACTTCCCGTACGCTGTCAAACACGAACTCGTGATCCGGCATCTGCGCCAGGGTTGCCCCCAAGTGCAGTTCCGCATGAGCGCCGATCTGGTAGGTCGCACCAATGAGGAAGTCCATCTCCCCTGCGATCATCGAATCGAGCGTGCTGTAGACGGTGATCGGCGTGGTCTGGATGGGGAGCTGCAGACCGATACCCTCGTAGATCAATTCCAGTTGGTCCTGGAAATACCTGTAGAACTGGGCGAAGTCTGCGTTGGTCGACGGTGGGCGTTTGTAGATCGTGCGCCAGGACATGTAGATGTCCAGCAGGATCGTCTCGGGCAATCCGCAGCGATGGATTCGCTTCAAGCTATCCTGACCGATGAGGTGTTCAATGTTCATCGAGAAGATGATCGGCACCACATTGTCCTGGGGGACCGCTTCGAGCTGGGCTTGAACGCTATCGGAAATCAGCGTGGACTTTCCGGACTGGCGTGTGTCGATACTGAGGAGATTGCCGAGTGCGACCGAGTGGGGATCTACCGGACCGCGGGTAATGGTCATCGACTCCGTGATTCCGAAGGAGACTTGAGAAGGGGCGACGTTACCCACAATGTAATCGGGTGTTCTGTACATGGTCGTCAATGGCATGGAAACCTATATGGTACAAGGCTTTGCGTGAAAAAATACGCTGGCGCATAAAAGCCGGAGTGCCCGTAGGCACTCCGGCGACAGGCCGATCAGTAGATGATGCCGCCGCTGGACACCGTCTCGTTGCCGGTGAGCAGGGTCTTGGCCGGGGGCGCAGCATTGGTCAGGCGATCGAATTCTTCGTCGCGGGAGACCAGGTGCTGGAAGATCGGATTGAACTCATCCGATCGAGTACCCAGGTGGAAGGTGAGGCTCCCACCACCCACTGCCGGACGCTGATTGGGGTCGGTGAAACCGTCCTTGGTCGAACGGCCCTGGCTGGCCGCCAGCTCTTCCGGCAGGTAACCCACGGCCGAATAGGCCGGCGCAACGGTGGTCGGGGTCGATGAGGTGCTCTCGTACAGCGACGCCAGGGTCACGTAGTTGGCACCATCGGCTGCTTCAGCTTCCAGGGACTTGTTGTCACGGAAGATGTCCAGGGTCAGTACGCGCGGCTCGGCCTTCAGCGCACGATCCGGACGCAGGGCATGGAAGATGTCCTGGCGGTCCATTTCGGCATTGTGGCGCGAGGCCAGCACGGCGATCGAGGAGATGGCCGTGTGCATGATCGCGTCGACCTCGTCACGGGTCAGTTCCGGGGTGTTCTGCTGGTAGTAGATCACCAGCGGAGTCTTGGCGGTGTTGCGAGCCAGGTTGTCCAGGGTCTTGAACGATGCAACGGCGTTCTTGACTTCCTTGGCCGAAGCCACCGAACCGACCACCAGGCCGATCACGGCGTGACCACGAGAGGCCAGCTCGGACATCAGGCTCGGGCCCATCACCGAACCGGAACCGCCGGTGGTGGAGAAGACCACGACGTTCATGTCCATCGGCGGATGGTCGTTGAGCAGCGGCTTGATGGCAGCCACGACCTCGTCGCCGTTCAGGGCGCGGTCCTTACCACCACCGTCGATGTCCTTGCCGGTGGTCATCGACTTGGCGATGATGAAGCAGTAGTTGTCATCCAGGTTGGCCGGGATGTTGGAGCGGGAGGTGTCGGCGTAGACCGGGTGCAGCGTGGCCATGCCCGGATGGATCTGGCCGCGGGTCTTCTCGAAGTTGCGGACGATGTTGACGCCGGTGCCGCCAGCGCCGTACAACCTGAGGGTGCCGCGCGGGCGTTCGCTTACTTCAGACATGAAGCTCTCCTTGGAGCGTTCGAGGGATTGTTATGCCACCAGCGCTTGTCGGGCAAGCGGCGACTTGATGGGATAGAGGTCTGCAATGTCGTTGATGAACGCGATCTCGGACTCGGTCAAGTTCCGGTCGGCGTACAGCGACGGACGACACTGCATAATTTGACGCGTTTCGGCATCGGAAGCATCGTGCATGCTAACGCGCTTGTCGGTCACCTTGAAGACCGAACCCTCACAGCCGGTGTAGGGAGTGATGTCGGCACGAGCGGTGTCCAGGTCGAACACGCGCAGGTGGGCAGTGTGCTTGCCTACCCGCAACGCAATGCCCCACTGGCGGGCACAGTTGTCGCGAATCAATTTGGTCAACACCGGATCGTGCTTGATCAGGTAGGTTGCCACTGCTCGCTGGCCCTCAACGGACATATCCAGCGGAGCGAAGTAGTGTTCCTGTGAGCTGACCCATCCCTGGGTTTTGGGAAGCTGATTTGCGAGTTCTCTGGACATGTCGATTATCGCTCGTCGAAGTTTCTGGGATCAGACCCGATCAGGCGTCCGCGTTCGTCATAGCACAGCCCCAACACGCACACCGCAGTGCCGGCCTCCATCGAGGAGTAGCGAACCGGAGGCAGTCGGGTAGCAGCTTCGTCGATCTGTGCGATCGGCTGCTCGTGGTAATCCACGCAGACGGTGGTCACCACGTCACACGTAAACTCGAAGATCGGATAGCCTTCAGCGGTCTTGATGCCGTTGGCCATGGGGAACGTGTTTCCGTACAGGATCGTTTCGGGCGACCCTGCAGCCAGCTTGACGTACACGTCGCTCGGCAGTGGTTCGGTCTTGGAGGTCGGTTCCAGATAAGGAACCCGGCTGCCCACGTAGATCCACAGCGAGAAAAACACGACAACTGCAATTGCAATTACCCACCACAACCACTTGGACGACTTTCTACGGGACATGGGAACTTCTCCTAGTGTACATGGGGGTAATATGTGTCTGAAAGATCATGGACTTCTGTAAAGGATTCTCAGGGTGTAGTAAGGGAATAGTCTAATCTATGATCCTCTTTTCCCTCATGAGATCTGCCATGAATGCCATCCAAAAGGCGCTCCAGGAAATTCGCTTCAAGATTCCCCAGGAGATTCTGGCTGCGGCGTTCATCGACGACCAGCCGTTCCGTACACCGACCTCGACCAATCTCGACTACGCCATCCGCGAAAAGGTGATTGTCGATCGAGTGTTGGTGGATATCAATCTCCAGGGCGGTCAGCTGCACATGGTCGACATGACCGGTGTGATCCCCGAATACATCGACCAGTTCTCGGCAGTGTTCCGCGTCCCCAAGGAACTCACCGGTGGGCGTACCATCTCCCGTGTTTTGGCCATGGCCTACGGCGACCAGCGAGCCTACGGCAACTACCTCCAGTCGACCACGGCTTACAACACCACGGCCGATGCGATGAACGGTGTGCTGAGTTCGCACCTGGGTATCGCCATGACCGAGACCACCAACGTCCAGTTGATTGGCGAGAACACCGTGCTGATCACGGACATGACCGCAGTACCGACCCGCACCCATCTGCGCTGCTATCTGGATCATGATCCAGAACTGAGTCAGATGCGTCCGCCGTTGATTCCTGTGTTCGCCGAACTGGTGACCTACGCGGTCAAGTCGTACATCTACAACACCCTGATGATGAAGATCGGTCGCGATGTGTTGATCGGTGGCCGTGACCTGGGTGAGTTCAAGCGTCAGGTCGAAGCGATGGCCGACGCAGAAGAGCTGTACACCACGATGGTCAATGGCCGTTGGGTCAAGTCTGTCCGTCTCAACGACGAACTGTCCCGCCGTCGCATTACCCGCATGGGTACGACCAGCTGGGGCTAAAAAGAAAAGTACGGTATCGCCCCCCTCCCCGATCGGGGAGGGGGACTTATGCTGTCATTGTCGCACCGGATGGCGCATGTCATCGCCATGCGCCCAGTAGCCGATGATGCTCGATGAAACGATCAGTTTCATCAAGTCCGTACCGAGCTCCTTGGAGCGGCTGTAAAACAACTTGCTCATCAGAAGCAGGAGGTAGCCCAGCGGTACGAAGATGGCGATCGCCAATCCGTTGGGCAGCCCGCCGAACCTGTTCCAGACAACCAGGACGGTGGTCAGGATGGCGAACCAGATCAGGCTCCCCAGACTACGTCTGCGGGACTCGACGTGGTAGAGCCAGTCCACCGAATCGACCTTCTTGGTTCGGCTGTCCTTCACCCAGCGTTTGCGGACCACGTAGTCTTCCGAAAACGCCACCGGGATGATGAACGGCCGGCCCTCGTACATGAACCTGCGGTTCTCCGCCATCAGGCCACCGCCTCCACGGACGGCTCGACCTTGGGCAGGTACCAGTTACCTTCGAACTGACGGATCTCGTCAGCCGTCAGCGGCAGGGTGATCGCCGAGTACGGCTCGTAACCGTCGTACACCAGCGAGCGGATCACGTAGTGGTTCTGGATCAGCTCAGCGCGCTGACCTTCGATCACGACATGGAACACGCCGGACTTCTCCCACTCGGGATTGTAGACCGGGAACACGCCCGCGGCCGGGATCAGGTCGGTAGCCGCGCGATAGAACAGCGCACGGATTTCCTGGCCGATCATGGCAAAGCGCACCAGGTTGAACTGGTTGTTGGCCTTGTCCAGGATCTTCTGGAGATCGGTGTTGCGGTCCAGGATGCGGAAGATGTCATGGCCCTGGGTACGCGGGCTGGTGAAGCAGCGGCGGTTGGGGTCTTCCAGCAGGTTGATGTCCGGGGAGTCGGCGAAACGATGGGTGGCGCACAGGTCGCGGAAGGCGTTGGAGATGTTCGAGAAAAAGCCCATGTGAGTTCACTCTTGATTGGGTAAAAGGGATTGGTAGGTAGGGTAAAGCAAAAGGTGGCGACCCACCCCCATCGTACCTCAGGGGTTTTGGTACTAGACACTGGGGAGATGTCAGGGGTGGGTCGCCATGGAACGGTGTTACTTACGCACTTTCAGGGAGCGGGAACTTCTTCAGGTACAGCTCCACCCACACGGCCCGATCCCAGTCACCGATACTGGTGTCGGTGGGGGCGAAGTCCTTGACACGGACGAACTTCCCGCCATCTTCCAGCTCGAGGTCATTGGGATACTTCGCCAACAACGCCGGCAGGTAGAGGGCCATCTCCATGCCTTGGCTGCTTTCGATCCCGACTCGGCGGATCTTGCACAGTGCTTCGTGCACGTCCTTGACGATCCAGTGCGGATTGTTTCCGTCGTCGATGAGCAGGCGAATGAACTTCGTCTCATCGACCAACTTCGCCACAGCGGCCCGCTCATTGCTTTCGATCGACTCCGCCTCCGGATCTTTCACGACTTCAGCTTCCGGCTGACCGGCCGGTTCAGCGATCGGGTCGGTCGAGGTCGGTTCGTTATCCGGTTCGATCCCGTAGTGTGGTGCGAGGATCGCATCGGCCTTGGCACGGTCTTCAGGGGTGTTGATCGGCAGATCTTCGACCGACAACATGACCGGATCCTGGATCGCAACACCGGCGGTCTTCTGTCCGGCTGCGTTGGTGCCGGACAGCGGGTACAGCGATCGGATCGTCTCCCAATCCTTGGTGATCAGGTACTCGTTGCTGTGCTTCCCTGACTCCAGATCGACATCGACCAGATCGGAGTAGTTCACCTCCTCACCGTAACGGCCAGTGTACGTGCCGATCATGACCTGCAGCGTGCCCGGAGCGTTCAGGAAGTAAACGGCCAGCTCGCCCAGGCTTGCACAGCGCTTGGTTCCGTCCGCATCGATGAAGCCCACCTTCGTATCGGCATTGCCGATATAGGTGCTGGTGCGAGAACCCGACTCCCGTGCGATCTTCAGTCGGATTTCGAACGCGCTTTCGGTCTGTGCCTTCGGCGTGTCCTTGAAGTCATCCTTGAAGTCGTTGAAGTCCACGCGCTGGTACTGACGGCGGCCTCCCCAAGTCGGCATGGTGCGCATATCCACCAAACCTTGCGGCGGGGGGATGATCCCGTAGGGCTGACCGGCCAGCTTGGCCTCCTGATCACCGACTTCACCCAGCAGACGGTGGTCGTTGTGGTTGTGGAAAGTCTGCTGACCCTGGCCGAAGCTCCAGTCGCTGGAGGGATCACGGCTGGTCGCCTGCGGGCGAGCTTCGTTGATGTAGACCGGCACGCGGTTGCCGCCGAAGCTGTACTGGGCTTCGGTGACCTGTTCGGGGTGCTGTGCAACCAGGCCGGCCGGCAGCAGGCGCTGACGGTGCTTGTTGATCTCGCTGTAGATCTCGGTGCTCAGCGAGGCCGTGGCATCGAACAGGGCCAGGTTGGTCAGGTCCTCGCGGGTCATGTTCTGGATGTAGGTCCGGCCGGAACCATCCGACGGGTCCTTTTCCTGGAGCAGACTGCGCAGGGCATCGCCGATCTCGCGAGCGGCGCCGACGATGTTGGTGTTGTCGTTGTAGTCGTTGGTGCGGACCGTGAGCAGGAACGGACCACAGACGACGCTACTCAGATGCTCGCCGTAGATCAGGGTCAGTTCGAGGATCAGATCGAAGGCGGCAGGCGCATTGCCCATCACCATCGGATCCGGTGAGACGAAAGCGCCGAAAGCACCGGTGGGTTGCATCGAGTTACGCAGACGCTGCGCGGCCTTGGACGTGACATGCAGGCCACGTTCCAGAACGGCAGGAGTGTTGACTTCGGACATCGGATTGCTCCAGGAGAAAAGGGGGATTGGTGGAACTCAGCGTAAGGGCTCTCACTGACCCAGCTGTATGTAAATGTTAAGTATCTGAAATCTTTTTGGATCGTCTACTTACGGCATAAGCCCCCAGCCCCGATAAAGGGCTGGGGGCTATATGGGTCCACGACGCTCAGAACGCGCCCAGGTGGGCGCCGGCGGCTGCGGGACTGGAGAAGACCCGCACGTTGGGGAACGCCTTCAGCAGGGACTCGTGGGAAGCCACAGCGTCGATGAAGTTCGCCTCGGCCACTTCCGAGGAAACCTCGGACGGCTGTTCTTCCGGGACCAGCACAGCCACGACTTCCTGCTGGGTCACCAGCGCCTTCTCCATCAGGGCCTTGAGGATGCCCGAATGGATGGTGCTCGGATTGGCCAGGCTTTCGCCCTGCAGCAGGAACACGTGCGATGCACCGGTGTACTTGCGATCGGACAGGAGCTCTTCGAGCTTTTCCTGCATCTCGCTGTTGAGCTTGGCCGCGTTCTCCTGGTCGATCTGCTGGGACTCCATGCCGGGAGCCAGCTGGGAGGCCACGATGTGTTCGCAGGATGCCACTTCGCTCAGGATCGATTCGAGATCGTTGCGAGCGGGATAATCAGCTTGGCTCACCACCAAGACGGTACGCTTGTGGGATGACATGGTAGTCTCCGTGGGGCATTGAGGGATTTCATAAGTTAGTTCTCGTGGAGACGAACTTACACATGATCTCCTGTAACGCCCTAGGGAACGCTCCGACGGAGGGAATGGACCAGATCCCCATCCTTACGGTGTCGCGCCGCTCAGAGCGCTCCCTAGACCGACTATCGTTGATTCTGGGCCCGCGGCGCCCGCTACACACGTTGGTACCGACATGGCGGCTATGCCGCTTAAAGCAACCCATGTGGTTTATCTGTTTCGTGTGTTTGCGTTGCTTTCGCTCTTCGACCCTTCCGCAGTCAGTGCCTCCCAAAAGGCACTGACGGTGTTCAAAAATCATGGGCTCGTCAGAGCCTATGTTATTTATCTTTTTAGATCAAGCTAAGTAAAAACACACTTCGAAGCTACGCTTCTCGTGTTTTCTTACTCACCATTTATTTTAATATGTTTAATAGATTTTGATCTTGATTCTAAGATAAATATCCCGTATTCAAAAGTTAGAAAAACGAAATACTGGAAAAATACTTTCTATCCACAATTTCCCAAGAGTAGGTAAAAAATTATAGAAGATTTGGGTAGTCCCCACAGCCCCGTTGGAGGGCTGTGGGGTACCGAACATCAGTAGTCGGTAACCAGTTCCAGGGCCTTCAGGCAGCCAGCAAACGCGCTGGGCGAGAAGCCGCCGTTGGCGGTGAAGTGCTGACGCACTCCCACCAGACCGATCTTTGGCAACAGATCAGACATCCGATTGCAGACGATGCGATTGCGATGGAGGTGGTGGGTTGCCTGGTAACCCAGGACGCTGTCCAGGCCGACCATGACGATCACTTCAGCCAGCGAGATCTGGAAGTAACGATCGCTACCGACAGCCTTCTCGATCGCGACGAACACCTCGACTTCCTTGAGCTTGTCATCGGTCCAGGCCGACATCAACATCGTTGCTGCCATGCAATCGGGCACCGGCTGAGCTGCCGGGTAGTACTTGTACTCGAAGCCGCCCAGGATCTTGTTGGTATCGGCATCGGACAGGACGACCAGGTTGGAGTGCTTGCCGGGGAAGAGCTCGCGGTTAAGCCGCATCGGACACCCCCTCGAGCTGGTAGCTGGCCAGCGCTTCGCGGACGCGCACCACCATGCCGGCCTTGACCGTCCACCAACTACAGCCGAATTCCTCGAAGAACGTTTCGAGATGCTCGTTGATCAGGACTGGTACGGGCGAGACGCCGAGCGGATCCACGAAGAACGCGGTGATCGAGTGGAGATTGCCGTACACCAACGCACCGACTTCGTCCGGAAGCGCGAAGGTCAGTGCCTCGGTCAGCGGAATCGAGACCGTCTCGGTTTCGGAGATTTCGATCTGAACCGGCGGCTGTGAACGCAGGATGCTGTGATCGAACGTCTTGGTGGGCATGATGGTGACGTAGTCGCCCTTGGACTGCACGTTGCCAGCGTACTCGATAGCCAGCAGCGGCAAGCCGTCAAGGTTGAACGTGGCGATACTGGAACCTATGGCGGTCAGGATCGACGGTTGGGAGATTTGCATCAGGTTGTACCTCGAAGTTAAAAAGCGGAATAGAGCCCGCCCCCTTTCGGAGGCGGGCGGATGGATCAGGCCCGTTAGGCTTCCGGCGGTGCCGGCTGGCTCGGGACCTCGCTGTCACGGCGGGAGCGCTCAGCATCGAGCGCGTCGGTGATCAGCGTGGCGACCGGCTTGCGCAGGTACTTGTTGTAGCCCTTGACAGCATGGACGGCGATGGTGATGGCGCCGACGGTGGCCAGGACGTTGCGGGTCATGCTCATGACTTCTTACCTTTGGAATGGTGACGGAGACGATGGACCAGGTCGGATACCAGGAACCAACCGATCACGACAGTGAGGACGGTCATAACGACCACCGCCACGATCGCCAAGATCGCGGGCGGCTTGACCGGATTGTAGAGGGAAGCGACACCAGCCGCTGCGATGCCGGCGGAGATGAGGGTGAGGATGATCACCGCGTACATCTCCTCCAGGAACTCCTTGACGGACTTGCGCATGGCTTATTCTGCCGGCGACAGCTTGGAGGCGACCACCACAGCAGCCACCACGGCGACGGCCATCAGGCCCAGCTCGATGATGGTGACGCGACGGATCTTCTTCTTGGCTTCGCTCAGCGCCGGAGCTTCGTTGGTCTGGGTGGTGGTGGCAACGGCGGTCAGGTTGGCGACATTGTGGGACATGAGTTAACTCCTGTGCTATGGTTTGGGTTGTGAGTGAAGCGATTGTTGCTACTACTCACTGTGGTGTTATGTATCTGAATTTCGTTTGTTTACTGTCTTTGGGGGTCTCTGTACACCGTACCCCTACCCCTATGGTACTAGCCGCCTTCGCTATAGTGTGTGAGGTTTAAGGCGCCTAGGGACTCCTACCGTGAAGACTATTTTGGAAGTATTTCAGACGCTGGCTGGCGATCTGAGGATTGACCAACACCTGGTCAAGGCCATCAACGATTTCGAGCGCGGCTTCGTGAACCAGTCGGAGGAGCACATCAAGTTCTTCGGTGGCTACTCGATGGGCGTGCACAAGATGCGATTCAAGCGCACCGACCGCGAGGCCTGGTTCAATGACGTGATGCGTCTGGACCCGGTGCTGCTGGAAGACGCCGTGGCCGACCTGGACTCGATCGATGAGAACTGGGTACGTGCCTCGGACGTGATGAACCTGTCCTGTGCCTGGCTGGCGTTTGCCCTGAAGAACAGCAAGACCCTGCCGGAGAAGGTCCGGCACGAGGCAGCTGTCCAGGTCATGCAGGTCCTGCTGTACAAGTTCACCGGTTCGCTGATGGCGCACAACTTCAAGTTCACCGCTGACGAAGCGTCGATGAATGCGATGTACGCCGAGCTGAGCTACAAGTTCGCCATCAAGAAAGCCGGCAGCTGGGGCGCCATGCTCCGGGAGCGCGCTGAGGAACTGCTGTCCCCCAGCTCGGTCCACCGCCGTGTGTTCGAGAAGTTCGACAATGACGTCCTGATCATCCGCATGATCAACGACACCCAGTCGCGCCTGCGCCAGATCGTCAAGAAGATGAACAAGGTCTTCTACGACGTCCGTGCCCGAGGGGTGAAGATCGGCACCACCAAATCCGTCCTGGACATCGACGGTGAAACGGTGCTGGTGGACAAGTCCCGTCGTTGGACTTCCCACATTCGATATCTCCATGAGGTCATGGCCGATCGAAACAGTTTCGTCAAGCCCGAGCTGATTGACATCATCTACGATCTCATGCCCACGGTCTCCAAACATCTGTTCACCGATACACTGGTGTGGATGAGTGTGAACCAGGACGATCCGAAAACCCCAGAGATCCGCAAGCTCACCGATGAGACGCTGATCTTTGCTTTCGAAGAACTGGAACGTGAGCGTCGCACGGTTGGACAGAAGGGTGCTGGCCTGGCTCCGCTGCTCAAGCGTCTGCGTGCGCTGTACATGGCATCGCGTATGGCCAACCCCACGCTGATCCTCTGCAAGGAAATGGCAGAGAAGCTCACCGTGAAGGCCACCGGTACCAAGTCCAGTTCGACCATCGCCTCGATCCGCACCTCGGTACAGCTGTATCTGGTGCTGCGCTCGATGGCCATGTCCTACTACCAGAGCTGACCCTATGTCCATGTTCTTCGAACGCATCGGGCGGTGGGTAGAGCGCATCCGTGGACCTCGTACCACGACCGTCGTAAAACAGGACCATGCTGGGCGACACTACTCGTTCCAGCATGTCGTGCAATCGGATCTGCACGCTGCCCGCATTGTGTCTGAGCGCCTGGTGTATCGGGTGAACTACACGCGCTGGTGGATCCCGGATGTGGAGTACTGTGTATTCCGCGTCCAGGGCCATGTCGACCATAGCGAAGATGACGCTGTCGACTGCGGGAAATGGAAAGAGAACATTCCATCGGAGTTCTTCCAGCCGAACTACTATCCATCGATGGTGGGGATGCTGTTGCGATGGAGCCGTCATCCGCACATGTACGCGATCCATGCCCACATGGATCGCTATCATTTCTATCGCGAGGACAAATCGCTGCCATGAACCAATGGGGATTGCTGATCAAGGAAAGGGTACGGCGTCTGGTTGCGCGCGCTAAGCGCTACTTCCAGAAAGCCGACGTGACTTACGAAGAACCATTCACGGTGACCGTACTGGTCAGCCGACGTCAGCATCCCATTGTCAAATCCATGCGCATCACGATCACCCCAGGTCGTGAGCAGCGGCTGTATCGTGGAGAGCCGGTGGGTGAACCGATTGATTGGTGGATCGGCATCGCAGAAACCACGATGATCGATGGTACGGTCTACACGACCAAGATCGTCAACAGTTGGAATCTTCGAGCCGCTATCCAGCAGGCACGATTGAAGGGTCTGGAGATTACCGTCGGACACGGATATCGGATGCTGGGCGGTGAGACGGCACAAACCGGGAGGGGTTGACCCTCCCGTTTTATGCCCCACTTAGCCGTAGGCGTAGCGATTGCCGTAACCACCAGACTGTCGGTCACGTCGTGCGGCCATCGAGCCCTTGGAGTAGCGACGTCGACGTTCCTCACGAGTCTTCTCGATCATGCCGTCGATGGTCATCAGCTCCTCGGTCTGACCCGGCATTGCGCGAGCCTGAGCGTGCAGAGCTCGCAGAGCGAACTCGAGCTTCATGGCGACCATGTCATCACGGGTATCGGCGATCTGCTCCACGAGCTTCTCGATGCGATCCATGACCTCATCACGACGACGGCGCTGATTCATGATGGTCGGATCCACAACCTCACCCACCTGCACGACCGAACGCAGAACGCGTGCCGGATCGATACCGTAGTGCTCCAGGTTGCGACCGTACATCATCAGCCAGTGCGTCAGCAGCCAGCTGACCACCGAGTCATCGTGTCCGCCGGCCTTGTGGTCGATACGACCATCCTTGACGACCAGGCTGCGGATTTCGCTGGACAGACTGCGAGAACGTACGAAGTCGCCGGAGCGACGTGCGGCGTTCTGCAGAACCGGACCGTAGATCGTTTGACGGATCTGTGCGTCGGTAGCCACACCGAAGTAAATGCGACGTTCGTTGTAGAACGCTTCGGTGCGCATGGACATCGGACGGTTCAGTTCGCGGTACTCTTCCGGATTCTCCACCGACCGGTCGACCAGCTTGTTGAAGATCCGCTTGAACGGATCGTGTCCGTTGATGGGCAGACGCAGCAACAGGAAGTCAATGATCGTACGCGCCGAAGAACGCATTTCAGGAACCAGCACGGCCTTGGGATACTTGAGCATGAAGTCAAGTAGCCACTGCGAGAAGCGCATCAGGTTGGTTTCGTTGAAACGACCCAGACCCAACACCTCAGCTGTTTCCGGATGGGACGCCACCAGCACGATCGAATCTCGACCCACGGCATCGGAGGTATCCAGACCGATGATCACAGCCTGCCCATCCATGATGTCCAGGATCTCATGCTGCGGACGATACCAGTTCATGGCATAGTTGTACGGAGCAGGAGCGGTCTCGACCCAAGCCGGATCTCGTTCGGAGTTTCGAATGGCTTCGTTGAGCTGGGTAGACAGAGGCGAACTCAGCGTACCGGAGGTCCAGACGTTGAAGAAGTCGCGCTCGATTTCCTCTCGACTACCGCCGGCGTTGGCAATGGCCAGGCGCAGCCATTCGTCCGACTTACCCAGCTGCTGAGCCGACAGGGTGATGTTCACCAACGTACGATCGCTATGGCCAGCCTTCTTGACCATGTCGCGTGCTTCGTCACCATCCACGGCATCGAAGAAACGCTCATCCCATTCTGCACCATTGTGGAACAGATCGTACATATACTTGCCATCGGGGTGATCTCGACGGCCAGCGGTAGTGGTGAACAGGTTCGCATACGGACGACCTGCCTTCTCTGCCAACAGACGAACCGCAGTACCTGCTGCCAGAGCTGCCGGCAGCGAGATGCGGATCATGTTGGTGAACGGACCTTCGTCCGACTGCAACCACGGCGCAGAGCCACCACGGCCCACGTTGGTTGCCTGAGCCTCGGAGTTCTGAGACACAGCTGTACGGAAGTAGTTCTTCAGACGGCTGTAACCCAGCTCCATCTGGTTGTTCGGATCATCCTTGGACATCTGGATGAGGTACTTGGGTAGATACCCGCGCATTTCCTTCAGACGCTCGATGTTGGTACGACGCAGCGAGTCGTCCTTGGTGATCAACGTCATGTTGGTATTGATCGCACCGAAGTACAAAATCCAGTTCGTCAGGGAGTCTGCCGAAATCGACTTACCCGTCTGACGCGGCTGGATCAAGCCAACGTCGATGTGATTGAGCGCAGCCCAGTACAGCGCGATGTTGCCACGGTTGGCATCCATCGAAGGCGGGAAGTCCTGACCCTGAGGTTTCAGTCGGACGATCTCGCGCAGGTAGTACCACGGATTGAATCGGCATTCGATACCGATGGCCACCATCTGCTCGAGGCTAAGGTTGGCCGTGTCGTGCGGGTTGACGCCCTGCAGCGCTGGATTGTGGAGCGCCAGCGGGAACAGATGGTTCCTGATGCCCATGGCCTTGTAGACCTGACACTGGCGAACGAACGATCTGTTGGGCGTGTGGATGTCCGGAATCGCGTCCGGGTAACTTTGCCAATCCCGTTCAAATAGGATCATACATAACTCCGATAGACAGCCTCCCCTGCCCGTAAGGGCAGGGGAGAGCTGCTATGTCGATTTTTCTTACGAGCGATGGGTGATGAGACCTGCAACGGCGAGCTGCAGATCGGTCGACGCATTGCGGCGCATGAAGTGGATGTAGATGGCCTGGCCCTGCTGGGGAACGTTCAACATCTGCAGGGTCTGGTTCCACTGCGAGATCGGCAATTCGACCTCGTACTGAGCGGAACGGATCAGCATGAAGTTCGGCTCCGGAGCCTTCTCTTCGCTGCGATCATCCATCAACGGCTGCTGAGCGTAGTACACCTTCTTCAACCATTCTTCCAGCGTAGCGGCACCGCAACGGATGTCCACTTCCCAGTTGTTGACGTTGATCAGATGTGCCAGCGCCTTGGTTTCGAAACCAGACGGCGGGTTCTGATCCGGGGTGTACAGGATCGCCCAGTTCTCGGTGTTCTGCTCGTTGCCCGGAGCCTTCAGCTGAACCGAGAGCGTCTGGACGTGGCGCCAGTCAGCAAAGCGCGGATCAACACGCTTCAGGTTCAGTGCGAAGCTCAGACGCTGCGAAACACCGTAGCGGGTCGGGTCGTAAACTGCAGACCCGGTAGCCGGCTCGACGTAGTTGGTGACATTCCACCACTGCGAGCGAACCAGGTTGTACATGTACCACTCCAGACGGTAACCCGTCAGGGTGTCCTGCCACACCGGCACGCAGTACAGCTTGACACCGACCGAACCATTGAACGCGACCGTGACCGCGTAGTAGTCCTTGTCGATCGAGTTGGCGAACGACGGGTTGGTGATGTAGGACTGTTCGTCCTCAGCAAGCTTGTAATGCAGAACCAGCGGATGGCGTTGACCTTCCACCATGGCCGTGTACTCGTTGATACCGTCCATCGAGAACTTGGTACCGTCCACGGGCAGACGACGAACGTCGCCGTTGGAGTAGGTAACACGGCCGATCAGGTTCAGGTTGGTCACCGGGGCGTTGATCGGCACCTGGATGACTTGCTCATCCGAGGGCGACAGCCAGGTCGATTCCAGCGCGATCTCGCGGACGTACTTCATCGAATCCGACGCACGGCGAGCGAACGATGAATTCATGATGACGCAACGCGACACATCGGTCACCTGACCTTGCGCGCCGTAGGCCACCACAGTGACGATTTCACCGTCATCGATGCGATAGCTGGTGTAGCCGGTCTTGGGATTCTTCTGCGCAACGTTCTGCGCATCCGGCTGCCGGTTGATCTCCAGCGGGATGTTCTCGCCAAGGAACTGACCAGACTGGTCATAGTACATCGAGATGACCTTACCGGTGACGGCCGAGATGTCGGTGCCGCGGAAGATCTTGATGTACTGGGATTCGGTACCGAACACCCGCAGACGCGAATCGCACGTCAGCGTGAACGGCATCGTGTTGGTGTTGAGCAGGACGCGGAACGATTCGGTGGTGTAACCCGGACCGGAACCGACGATCACGTCTTCGTCGACATTGCCGCCCGGCTGCGGGACGGTCCAGGGCTGGCGAACGCTGATGCCGGTGGTGTAGTCCACCGAGATGACGCGCAGGAAGCCGTTGTCGTAGTCCTGGATCAGGTCGTTGGCGTTGGGTACGATCCGGCCATCACCGCCGGGAACGTAGATTTCCTTGATGTTCCAGATACGCCAGCCGCGATCGACGTTCTTGTCGATATCCGGCGGCAAGGGTAGATCAGCCATTGGGCCCTTCCTCTTTCTGTACTGCGGTTACTGGGTCGGACCGGCTGCGGTGGGATCCGGAGTGGTCGGGGGAGGAGTGTTTGCCTGGTCCTGTGCGGACAGCTCCGGCTCCTCCTGATGTACGGGGGCGGTTGATTCGGTGACGCCATCACCTTCCAGCTCTTCGCCCTTGAGCAGACCCAGCTCGCGGGTCACGCCAGCGAAGTGCAGGAACTTCTGGATGCGCTTTTCAATGAACTCGCGATCACCCAGACCCGGCAACAGATCAGGCTTCTCGGCAGCCCACTCTTCGAGCAGTTCGAGCAACGCCTTGATGTCGTTGATCTCTTCGACCAACTTGGTCCGGTTGGTCTTCTTGGCCGGATCGGTGGGCTTGAACGAGTCCATGCCGAAACGGTTGATCTTGCCTTTGACCTGGAGCACTTCGCCGAATTCTTCGCTCAGCGCTTCCAGCAGAAACTGAATCGGACTCAGGGGTGAGAGTTCCATCGGTATATTCCTTGGTTAAATGCGGGATCCCGCTACTCGCGGTAAAGCTTTCACGGGATAACGCAAATTACGACGTCGGTTCCACCAGCTCGATGAACTGGCTCATGTCAACCTTGTCGTCCAAGAACACCTTGATTGCGCGCCGCAGGAAGTTGTACTGGTACAGATCCAAACGCTGGACCTGGAACTTGTCGTGCGGGTGGACGTTGATCAGATCGTAGACCAGCTCACGACGGGTCGGCTCGAAGTCGAGCAGATACTCGTAGTCCTTCAGGCGTTCCAGAACGTCACGGTCGGAGTACTGACCGCGGAAACCTTCCATCGAGATGTACCCCAACTGCAGGTGATGCATGACCACCGAACTGAAGGGCGAGAACAACCAGTACTTGCCGTTGTTGTACATGTTCGGATTCGGTTCCGCCGGCTCGGGGAGCTTGATGGTCAGGTAATCCTCGATCTCCTTATCCACCGCCTGGGAACGAGCACGGAAGTCGAACCAGTCCTGACTGACCAGATCACCCATCGGCACCACCACCTCATCGATCAGATAAGGCGAATCGTTGAACGATTCGGGCAGACGTACACCGGAGTCTTCCTCGGAGAACTTCAGGTCGTCGCGATGGATCACTGCACCGCGAACCACCATGCGCATCACCCGGTCATCCCGGACATTGTAACGGCGATTCTTGGACAGCAGGCCCCAGCGCACGAACCCATACTCCGGAGTCGGCTGGAGCGTCATGTCTTCCTGACAGAAACCACTGACGCGAACCACGACTTCCTGCTTGCCGTCGGCCTTGAGGTATTCCTTGTTGACGATGACAATCTCCGGCCACTTGATGAAGTAGTCCAGGTCCTTGATCAGCGCCTTCCGGTTCAACCACAGATCGATCTTGCCCGGCATGATCCCGCAGATGCCCTGCGGCGAGCTCGGGTAGATGGCCGTACCGTCGATGGAGAACTTCAACAAGCCATCGGCCGCTTCCATCGGGAGGCGGTAGGACAACATCTCTTCATCGGACTTGACCGCAGTGGCCCAGGCCAACGGATTGACCGTCCAACGCACCACACCGTCCACGATGACGTAGCGAGTCTCATCACCCGTGCAGTCCTCCCAACGGTCCTGACGGGCGCCGGAGGAGTCCATCGGAGCGATGTAGAAGCGGTAGTTCACCCCTGGCTTGATCGTGACCGGAGTGTCCTGACCGAAGACCGTGTTGATCTTGTAGCCCGAACGACCCTTGACGACCTCCACCAACGTACACTCCGGGTTCTGCGGATGGTACATGCTACCGCCGGCCCAGTAGTACCAGTTCAACAGCAGGCCAGCCGCGTCGAACTCATACACCGTCGAACCCCACTGCAGACCGTAGGGGATGTGGGCGTGACGATTGCCCGAGTCCACCGTGATCTTGATTGGCGTGTTGGATTCGTACCAGGCCACAGCGTTGTAGCCGTACGCCTGCTCAGCCAGTGGACGGGTGACGCCAGCCCAACGAGCGTCCATCAGCTGGACATACTCGGAGGCTTCCAGGCTGTCGGCCTTCCACACACTCACGGTCGACTCGGTGCCCACCATCGCCATGTGACGATCCAGGTAGGACAGCTTGTACAGCTCGTGGATGCGGTGATGCTCGAAGGTCAGCGGACGGGCGTAGCCGCCCTCACGGATGCGCATCTGGACGATCACATCGTCGTTGGTGCCCAGCCACGAGTTGTCGTTCAGGTAACCGGTCACGTACGGAACAGCGATCGAGTAATCGCGGTGGGTGACCATCCGCAACGCATCGTCCTGGTTCTTGTGGTAGTACACGCCGTGGTACTGGTCCTGAACGTTGCCGATCTTGGACTTGCGGATCAGGTAGATGTCGATGTCGTCACGGTAGTCGATCATCTCCCCACCGACCTGGTCGCCAGCGTGGGTCAGTAGATACTTGCGCTTGAGGTCTTTGGTCGACTCGAAGTAATCGAGCTCGTTGACCTTGAACTCCAGAATCTGCTTGATGGTCGAATCGTAGACGAACTCGATGACGTCGCCCGCCTTGATCTTCATCGGCTCCAACGTCTGGGTCAAACGACCGTTGATGTAGAGCGATGTGTGACCACGCAGTGCTTGATGATTGATGTAGTTCTGCTGGAACAACAGAACGCCATTCATGTCCTTGAAGCGATGGGACACCACACTGATGCGATGGTGGAAATCGTCAGAGCGACGCGAACTGAAGAACGAGTTGCTGTACAGACGCAGGTAGACTGATTCGGTACGGGCAGCCGGCAACCAAGATTGATCGCGCACAGCCACGAGAATCGCTCGGTCTTCCGTGATCAGAATCCACGTATCACCACGCGGCATTTGCAGGCCGTTGTTGATGTAGATATCGGCCATGAGATTGTTGTCGATCATGGCCTTGGACAGACGGTACCACATCCGACGCAGGGGCAGCAGCCCCAGCAGCGGTGCGTAAGCCTGACCGATCTGGAAGACGTGGAACCGGACCTTCTGCTCGGGCAGCGGAATCTGGTCCCACATCAGGTTGATGGCGTTGAGTTCGCCATTCGGAGCGGAGACGCGTTTGGCTTGCAAGATCACCTGGTGGTCCATACGCGGAGAGCACCACACATTCTCACGCGCATGTTCAACAAGGAAATCAGCCATGGGTCAAATCCTCGACATAGTGGTTGACGCTACGGACGAAGGAGTCGACAACACCGGCCTTGCGACCGACGTTCTGGACCTCTGCACCGATGTACGTCTTGTTCAGGCCGCGGTCGACACCGCCCATGTAGCACAGGGCATACATGTAGGGCGGATACTCGAACGCAGCGAAAGCGATTTCGCGAGCAGCTGCACCGAACCACATTCCGCCCAGCATCGTGGCCAGCAGACCAGCGTTGAGGGACTGCAGACGCGGGGTGGGGACAGCCTGCTGGATGGATTCGCAGAAGCCCTGCAGCGAACGCAGCGGAAGATCCATGTCCAGGATCTCTTCGACCACACGCGTGTCGAACGATGCGATCTTGGTCAGGCGACGCAGCATGCGGACCTTGTCGGCTTCACCCAGGTTACCTACGCCCGAATCGAACAGGCTGTAGAAGTAGATGGCCGAGACGATCATCGTGCGCAGCGATTCGCCCGGAGCCAGTCCGAAGCGACGGTTGAGCATCGCCGAGATCAGGTTGGTGAACACACGTGCCGGAACGTCGGCGAAGTCCAGGAACTCCTGCGGACCATCGGTGGCCCAACCCAGGGACAGCGCGCCGCGCAGACAGGCGAGCTTGTACTCGGATTGGTTGGTGATGGTCACCGCACCATCCGCGCCACCTCGGGTGAACGAGCGGGCGTCGATGACGGTGTAACGCTTGCCGAACGATTCGAAAACGATCGGGTGATTGAAGGGTTTGGTTTCCTTATCACGCGGATCGACCTGGTACAGATTTGGGATCGGAGCGCCATCACCAATGGAGACGGACAGCAGTGCTTTCTGTGCCGCCAGAACCTTCAGCTGTTCCACGATTGCTTTGATCGGGAATGCTCCCAAAGCGGTCGTGTCGTACGGGTTGAGAAACATGATCGTAAATCTCCACTAAAGGTTGGTGAATAGTTCCAGCGTTTGAGTATTGTCGGCGAACTATTACTATGATGCGCGACATCACTCCATTGCTATAGCATAAGTCAGCGTCACCTGCGTCAACGCCCAACACCTGTGCTCGGAGTCGCGATCCGAGGTTGACACAGACACCACTGGTAACCAGGAAATTCAGGAGTTTTTCCAATGAACCCCATCAACAACGGTTCCCCGCAGGCCGTCTTCACGGGCTTCGACGATCAGAGCGGCCGGCCGCCCGTCTATGTCCCGGAGAGCGTGCCGACCCACCTGCCGCACATCTTCTTCTATGCGCAGAAGGGCGGCGACAAGCCGTTCCTCGGCTCGGGGGATGCTTTCGCCCAGCGCTTCGGTGCCAAGACCACCGATCCGCGCAGCAAGTACTACAACCATGCATCGTTCCTGACCTCGACCGTCATGGGTCGTGGCAACGCGGTCATGGGTCAGCGCATCATCCCGGCCGACGCCCCGCCGCCGGCCCGACTGCTGCTTTCGGCTGACTACGTCAAGGACGAGATCCAGCAGTACCAGCGCGATGCGGACAAGAAGTTCCTGCGCACCACCACTGGCGAGCTGATCCCGGTCACCGGCGCTGGCGCCAAGATCCCCGGTCACAAACTGAAGTGGACCCGCAACCAGTGGGCCGGCATCAACGGTGACGAAGCCTTCGGTTCGGTCACCTCCAAGACCGGTTCGATCATGTCCGGTTCGGGCATCCAGTCGAACGTGATGCCGATCATCGAGTTCGAAGCCGCATGGCAGGGCGAGTACGGCAACAACCAGGGCCTGCGTATCGACGTGCCGACCACCGAGTCGCTGGCGCCGATCAACAGCGGTCTGGTGGAAGCCACCAAGTCGCTGCTGTACCGCTTCCAGATCGTCGAGCGTGCCGACGCCGAGTCCTCGGCCCAGCCGGTCGCCAGCAACGGTAGCGATACCTCGCTGGACCTGTCGCTGAAGGACGGTGTCGTCAACCCGGCCACCACCGCTCGCCTGAGCGTGAAGGACCGCTTCATCCAGTCCTACCAGACCGTCGGCCAGCGTGGTTTCCCGGATCGTTACGGTCCGTTCGGCCGCGTGCACATCTACAAGGCCAACCTGGAAAAGCTGCTGCGCGAACTGGCTGCCGACGAAGTCGAGTACGGCACCCTGTACGCTCAGGTCGAAGCCGAGATCGAAGAGTGGCTGTACACGCTCAACCCGTTCACCGGCGTGAACATCGACAACGTCCCGTACTACTCGGTGCAGGTCCTGTCCGCCCGTGACGGCGGCCTGAACTTCACCGGCACGACCAGCCACTGGTCGGCAGGCGGCGGTGACGGCACCATGTCCGACTCCGAGTTCGACAAGGCCGTGCGTGACCAGCTGACCGGTTACGGCACCAACGGCATCGACATGCTGGACAAGGCGATGTACCCGCAGAGCTGCTGGTACGACACCGGCTTCTCGCTGGACACCAAGATGGCCGCCATGACCATCCTGGGCCGTCGTGAAGACATGTGGATCGTGCTGTCGACCCAGGACGTGAGCCAGCCGCAGAACAACTCGGCTGACGAATCGGCCATGGCCGTCGCACTGTCGACTGCTCTACGCGTGTATCCGGAATCGGAAATCTTCGGCACCGGCGTTTGCCGTGCGCTGGTGGTTGGCCACTCCGGCTACCTGATCAACGACTCCGGCTACGCCGGCCTGCTGCCGCTGACCATCGAACTGGCTGATCGTTGCGCCAACTACATGGGTGCCGGCAACGGCGTGTGGCGTCCGGGCCTGGGCTTCGACGTCAGCCCGAACAACCAGATCACCCTGTTCAACTCGAACACCGTCAACGCGACCTTCAAGTCGGCGGCCGTTCGCAACAAGGACTGGGACAACAACCTGGTGTGGGCACAGCGCTTCGATCGCGCCAGCCTGTTCTGGCCGGCCGTGCAGACCGTGTACGACGACGACACCTCGGTGCTGAATGGCCCGATCACGATGTTCGCCGCTGTGGAGCTGACCAAGGTCTGCTTCCGCGTGTGGGCAGAACTGACCGGTCGTTCGGACCTGACCGAAGAGCAGCTGATCGAACGTTCGGACAACCGCATCCTGGCGCTGTCCAACGGTCGTTTCGACAACCGCTTCGTCATCGAACCGAACACGTTCTTCACCGACGATGACCGTCAGCGTGGCTACAGCTGGCAGACCCGCGTCAACCTGTACGCGAACAACATGCGTACCGTGGGCACCTACACGATCGTTGCTCGTCGCATGAGCGATCTGACGGAGAGCGCGACCTAAGGGTCGCGCTTTACCCACACGTCTATAAACCAGCTGCTCGAGGAGTTCCTAAGTGAACAGCCAACTGCGTTACAGCGACGCCATTCTCAACAACCGCGGTTACGCGGCGTACGAGACGGTGCCCGTTCTCAACCTGAGCCGTGGCGGCCAGTTCGGTCCGATGACCGACATCAACGGCTACGTCTCCAGCTCTGCCTACGTCGCAAAGCCGCTCATCGCGGTTCTGCTGGCCGCGCCCCTGGGCTTCAACGACCTGGACAGCCCCGAGCTGTACATCCGGACCCTCAAGTCCATGGTCGAACTCCAGGCCAAGTCGATCGAAGGTCTGAACGCCACCCTGACGGTGGAGTTCCAGTCCAACCCGTTCGGCGGTGGCGGTGAAGTCCAGGAAGACATCAGCAACGTGACCCGCGCCCAGTCGACCCCCACCTTCGTGTGGACGGAACGTCAGGGTAAGCCGGTGCGTGCGCTGCTGTCCAACTGGATCACCGGCATCATGATGGACCCGATCACCAAGTACCCGACGGTGATCTCCAACGGCCGCAGCGGTCCGACCGATCTGCTGCCGGACTACACCGGCATGACCGTGCTCTTCTACGAGCCCGATCCGGTCCACAAGAAGGTCCTCGAGGCCTGGCTGTGCACCAACATGATGCCGAAGACCTCCGGCGAGATCACCGGTTCGCGTGACATGACCGCCGGTGGCCAGGGCCGCGACTACACGGTCGAGTTCACCGCCATCACCCAGCACGGTTACGGTCCCAAGCGCCTGGCGCAGAAGATCCTGGACCGCTACAACCTGGGCGGCATGAACCCGAACCTGCAGCAGCCGCTGCTCCAGGACATCACCGCCGACGTCAAGGCAGCCGACCGCGGCTACGCCGAGATGCTCACCCAGGTCAACGACACCAAGATCCAGCGCTAAGCTGGTTGGTGGTACCTGGAAGAAAAGCTCCCTCCCCGAAAGGGGAGGGGCTTTATTCCGCAAACTATGTAAAAACGTCCCATTGATTACCCATGGTGTAGTGGTGATGTTCACCACACCAGTTTCGACGATACCAACGTACAGGCACTGGTTTAGACATAGACTTCCCTAGCGATGATCCAGTCTGACCTCGACGTTTTGTATCGTCCCCTCTAGCGGACGTGGCTTCATCCAAGCCGAGTAGTCTCCAATCTTCCCTCCCATGATCGGGAGTCGCCACACCTACCACGTAAATGCCCCGCGACTCCACTAACAGGGTCGCAGTAGCGGGCTGGACCGGTAGACTACGGCAAGGGAACTCACGGGGACTTCCGATGCGTAGGAGCTGCGCACGTCCGCTTCTAGTTCGGCACCGCGTTGCGACGCGGGCCCGATACCAGGGATTGCTACCCCCTGGACCGCCTGCCGGCGTACACGCCGGCTCGCCTGACCTGCCATGACAGGCCGGGCTGGAAACCCGGAGACCTACCCCTCCGGGCAACCGTTGCAGATCCCCAGGGCCGACAAGGGCCCTGGGGTCTGTTTTCCCTACATCGCCTCTGAGCCCAGCGAGGGCACCGCGCATGCGCCGATACGATCCCGGTTAGATACCGCAGTGCCCCTAGGCCAACTAAAGACGGTCTTCGCCCCGTCATTCACCGGACATGATAGCTCCGGACCCGCCCTGACTTCTAAGGCAAATCCTTAGATCAGTGGCAACCCTGCTGGCGAAGTAAAAAAAAAAGGCCCAGACAAACGCCACGGCCCCGCCTACCTGTGAGGGTAGGCGGGGCAGACTATGTCGTCACTGGTTGTAAGTGAAACGACGCAGGTGCGTCATCACTCGCTCCAGATTACGGTTCTGTGCCACGCTAGGCTTGTGGTTGCCATAGCTCAGCGGAACCGATACGAACTGACGGTTGTCGTAGCCCAGGGTACGGGCATGGGTATCCATGAAGCGCAGGTATGCAATCACGCTGTTACGGTTACCAGGAACACGCTCGATCAACACAATGTGTCGACCCAGATACGACTCAGGGAGAATCAAACCACGACGTCCCCCGATCATGAACGATTCCATGGTGGGCTTGTGGTTGACCAACTTGGTCTTATAGTCAGTCAACAGCTTGGTAGGAGTATCGTTCTCATCGAGAACCAGCAACCCAGCATCCACATACTGGGTAGCCTTATGGAAAGCAATTTCGAAGACGTCCTGGATTTTCATGTAGCTCCTTGAGATCGTTGTTTTAGAAGTTGATGTACTCCTTGGTCACCTGCTCCAAGGTGGACTGTACGCGGGGGTTGGAGGCAACCAGGAAGTCCACCAGCTTGGCGGTACCTGCGGTTGCTTCATCGGGGTGGGTGGAATCCCAGTCGGTGACCATGGTCACCTTGTCGCCGCGCTGGATCAGCACGTCGTTGACGCCGACATCACGGGGCACGACCAGAGCGGTCAGGCCTTCGTTGATGCGCACGATGGTCGGATTGTCCATCGGGACGTGGACCAGGTTCTGGCAGTTGTTTAGCGGGTCCTGCCATTCCGGACGCATGGCAGCGACCGGAGCGTGGAGGGCGGCGATGGAGAACAGGGTAGCGGCTGCAATGCTCATGCGGTAAACCTCGAGTTAACTAGAAGGGATGCTGCAGGGATAAGAGGAGTAGGGCTACTACTCGTGGAGGTGTTATGTATTTGAATTTCGTTTAGATCGACCCTAAAACAAAAGCGGCATAAGCTCCCTCCCCTACCTTCGGGTAGGGGAGGGCATGTGCGTCAAGCTTCGGCGCCGACGCGATTGCGCACGGCCGCGATGACCGATTCTTCCCAGCCGGCATCGGACAGGCTCGGGGTGTGGACGGTGGCGACGTACTCGACGACCGAGCCGTTGTGCTCGACGGCGGTGCGGTCGGCCTGTTCGACTTCTTCGGTGACCGACTCGAGGAAGATCACTTCGACGTTCTGTCGGTTGGCATGGACGTTGGTCACCTGACCTTCTTCCATTTCCACGATCACGCGGATCTGGTCTTCGTTCGAGTTCTTGATTTCTTCGGACATCGTTTTGTCTCTTGAGGGGCGGTTGTTAGGGGAACACGATTCTGACGAACAACCCACGTCAGGTCGAATTTGGGGTCAGCTCACCGAAGTAGGTGAGCGGGATCTCACGGTACGCAGCGTACTTGGCGAGCATCGGGATCAGAAGATGTCGATGGCAATGCTTGTGCTCGTCATTCGGACAGAAGCATCCGATGGCGACACGATCAGTCATGTGCTGCAACAGGAACTCGTCCCATTCCACCTGATGTTCACGAACGCTCTGGCTCATCAGAGCGCGATAAGCTTGGGTGTATTCATCCCAGCTGATCCGTCCGTCTTTCCAGTCCCAGACCATCTGGCCTTTGGGAGCGAAGAACGGATGGTTTGCTTTGTACGTGGCATTGATGACGCGAATGCCTCGCTCAACGGCGACACGCCAGTTGCTCAGCTGAATGGTGAAGACGTCCATGGGAGCTCCTGCTACAAGTCACACGATCGTTCTAATGCATAAAGAACGACATTGCACCATCGATAAACATCCACATGCACATCAGCAACAGACCCAGACCGATGGTCGCACCGATCTTCTGTGGTGTGGTGAGGATGTGGTCTTTCCAGGACTTCTCCACAACCGGCTGGGGCGGCAAGTTGGACTTGACGAACGCCAGGTAGTTGCGAAGCATCTCGACCTGCTGACGCCGTTTGGCGTAGAGCGGATCCATGCCACTGGTGTGATCGAACAGAGAGATTGCCTCTCTCAGGGCGGCCTCGCAACCAGCCAGGCTGTCGATGCCCTTCTCACGGTAGCGCGGTTCAATGCGCAGATAGTAGTTGGGACGAATCTCGGAATGAATCGTGTCGGGAGTCATAGACCGTGAGAATGAAAAGAGGGGTGTGAAGACGGCCACCCGAAGGTGGCCGCCTCAGATCAGACAGAACTGGATCAGTTCTTGTCCGGATCCAGCGCGCCCTTGACCAGGCTGCTGACGTGCGCGCGGACCTTGCCGAACTGGCTGCCCGAGCTGCCGACGCCGCGGACCAGGAAGCGAGCGTCGACGCCGCCGTCCGGATGGATGGCCAGGTCCAGGCGGTTGTGGCCCATCTTGATGTCGTGGGTGACGCTGCGCAGGTCCGGGTTGGCCTTGTAGGCTTCGGCGGCCAGACGGCCGGCACCGAGCAGATCGCCGGCGGCGAAGCTGGCGTCGTAGTCGTGGACGCGACGGATCGTGGCGAGATCGAGGTTGGCTTCGGCAGCGTTCAGCTCGTAGATCTTCTTGGCGGCTTCACCATCATCCTTGCCCTTGATGATGCCACCTTCGACCACGTGGTTGTGCTGGTAGGTCTCGTTACCGATCTTTTCGACCAGCGCGGAGAACTCGACCGGAGCGGCGGCGATGACGGGCTTGCTTTCTTTCTTGCTCATGAGACATTCCTGTTGCTTGAAGGATTGGGCGGAGTTGCCCTAGGGGATTGGTGTTACGCCATAGAGGGAGCCCGAAGGCTCCCGTCCAGGTTACTGCTTACGCCGTAGCCGAGTTGGGCTTCTCGGCCAGTTGCTCGCGCAGAAGCTGTCCCAGCGACTGGGTGCTGGTGACGTCTTCCGACACTTGCAGGACGCCGTCCTTGAAGACCGGCATCAGATCGTGGAGCGGATGGCGGATGTCCTTGAGTGCACGATTCCACTCACGACGCGCTTCTTTCTTGGCCGCACTCAGATCACGGTCGCGGATCAGCGAGGCGTGGGTGGCGAGCAGGAGCAGATGGCTCTTGCCGCGATCCGGTCCGCGCACGTCCGATTCCAGGTGACCCTTCAGCAGCCGGCCCATGTTGCGCAGTCGCAGGTCCGGAGCTCCGGACGTGGACTTGAGATGTCCATCCAGATCGGCGTAGAACCGGCAGACGTTTTCCGGCGGGTGGCCGGGATAGTACTTGTTCAGCCAGCCGCGCCACTGGTCACGCAGTTCGACGATCTCCGCACGGGAGGGTCCGCTCATCTTGGTTGATCTCCTAGATCATGAGTTGGTTGGTTAGACAAGCAGCACGCTCATCACATGGATAATACGTGTGTGAAATCCATTTGTTTGCGGCAGCTAGTCATACCCAATACCCCTCACGGATAAATAAACGACAGTCCAGCATAAAAGCCCTCCCGCTTTCGCAGGAGGGCTGAGAGGCTCTAGGAGCCCCTGTGGGCTCACCAGAAAGCAGACGCTGGCAAACCCTGGTCGAGAGACAGCAAGCCCGCTGTGAGCGTCTTACGTTGCTCATAGTCGGTCTTGGTGATCTCCCTCACTCGTCGCACATCAATGGACTTGTACGAACGGCTATCGTGGAGGTTCTTCGTCTCCACGACCCAATAGCCCGCTGGTAGGTTCGTATTCATTCCAAGGTTGAGCGACATGCCCGGATGGACTTCTATCACCATCTCGATGTAGATGTCCGGAAACTCTTGATCCTGTCCCTTGTAGGTTACCCGATCGTAGAACACCTTGCCAACGCGAACCGGCGTGTACTCGGTGGTCATCTTGTCGTAGGCGACCAACCAGTGTTCGTCGGTGCGATCAGCATCGGGCACCAACTTGTTGTTGGGACGGATGGCGTAATCAAACGGCAGACCGTAGATGATCCAACCACCAGTGAACGTCACCTTACGGCCATCAGCGGAGGTCACCTTCGGACGCTGGTGGTAATCGTTGAGTTCGGTCTGGTACCCCATCAAGCACGTGAACAGCGACGGGGCCGTGGAGATACGCGGTACGGTACGATCCTCACCTTCAGCGGTGCGCTTGGTGATGTACGGCTGGAACGAACTGAGCGCGTTGTCATAGCTCAGATGCAGGAGCAACTTCTGACCCAAACTCTCCGGGGTGACCAGAGTCATGTTTACGCGCATCGCCTCCGGCTGCCGGAGCAGGTAATCTTTGATCGCCGTCTTGGCATCTGCGGAATTCATGAGTGGTCTCGGATGAGTGACATTAAGGACATAGAATTACGCGCACAAAACCTCCCGCTCCGAAGAGCGGGAGGATGGATCTAGTGCTTTACCAGTTCGACGTGGTCGGCATGTAGATCTTGGTCTTCTTGGAGGCCCCTGATTCCTCCTTCATACCCAGATCCAGCATGAGCCGCTTGATGACGGACTGCTGCTGTGATTCCGTACCCAGATCCTTGCTGTCGCGTGCGACGGCTCGAGCAACGGAGCGGATAGCGGCCTCGTCCATGAGAACTTCCTGGAGTTGCTCCAGGCCCGGCGAATGCCACTTCTTGGCGATACTGATGCCGGGTTCGTTCACCTTGTCCCAGGTGTACACGGCCCGCAGGTACTTGGTGTACCGGCCCCGTTCCCAGCGATCGTTGGTGATCGACCGGATCGAGAAGCAGACATTCTGCTTGGGATTGTTCAGCTCGTCCTCAAGCGATTGGCCGTGAGGACCTGCGCCCTTGATCTTGCCGATCACGCCGGTGACCGGACGGCCCGCTTCATCGACCATCCCTCGCGGGATCAGCGTCACGTCTGCGATGTGTACGCAGATGTTCTGCTCGACGATATCGGCGATGCGCATCAGGAAGTCGCGATCGGTCATGCCGGGGAGTTTACGGGGGTGGCCGAGCTCGCCATGCAACGAACCATTCTTGATTCGGCGCATCAGGGCGGAGTCGGGACGGAACAGTTCCAGAGCCGGTTCGACCGGATAGTACTGGTCGGCGCTGTTGAATGCGTTGAATGCACCCAGCACCATGGGACGATAGCCGAACTCGTCCGGCTTGACGATGCCGGCTTTGTTCGTCCCCATGAGCGCCGTGCAGCCGAAGCTGAACTGATTGCTATCGGTCATACAAACCTCGTTATCGGCGCAGCATGTCTTCCATGTCTTCGTTACGGGTCGAAGGATTGACAAGAGCACTGTTCATGCCCTCATCAACGTACGAGCCCATCAGACGCGACGTGGTGTTCGTGGTGCCGAAGGTGATACTGACGAACGGGATCACGGTCGGGTGAGTCTTCGGCTTGCCGTTGATCTCTTCGTAAACGTGACGATAGAACTTGGTGCGATCATTGGGATCGCGGGCGATCGCAGCGGCGAACATTTCCAGGATGGCGTGAATCGCGCCAAAGCGGACATTCGCGTGGGATTCGGCAGTCTCGAAGAGCTTGCCCAGATCCTCGTAGGTCAGGTACCACGGCACCCGACCCTTGGAGATCATCTCGTTGAAGATCTGGTAGACCAGACCGTCATCGCGGACCAGCTTGCGGTCAGCGTAAACCGTGGAGCCCGGCGCGAACCGGAACTCCAGGTAGCTCTCACCATCGAACTTGACCGTGGCGGTCGTGGTCGGAGTGAGTCGCATCATGGCATCGACACGATTGACAGCGTAGTACTTGTCGTCAACTACGACGGCGAAGATACCCACTGACTTCGTTTCGTTACCTACGCTTGCCAGCTTCTTCTCGATGAACCGAGCCGGGATGTAGATCTTCACATCACGGGTGGTTATGATCGAGTCATCGGGCTGCAGGACCAACGCCGCCTGGACCTTCTTGGGGTCACGTACCCAGCGGGATTGGTCCATGGCTTAGTACGCCTGGCCGACGTCGCACTGGCTGACAACCCACTCCGCCACGTACGCGATGGTGCCCAGCAGAGCCGCTTCACGCGCCGGCAGACCCGGATTGTCCGAACCGGCGATATCGATCGCGGTCAGGATGGCCTTGACGTCGGTGTGTGCGTACATGATGTCGCACACCAGATCACGCACCAGGAACCACAGAGTTTCCTGACGGATGGTCTGCAGGGCCTTGAGCTTGTCGTTCATCAGACCGACGAAGACTTCGCGCGGGATGTTCGGAGCCAGATCTTCATCCGGGCTCTCCACGATCTGGCGGTTGATCGCGATGCGCAGACCCTGGATGATCAGCGAACGACGCTCCGACTGGAGCTGCGAGTTCAGCATGGCCTTGGTGGTTGCCCACGACTCTTCCAGCTGACGCAGGATCGCCGCATCGGCACCCAGCGTGATCAGATGCGCGCGACCGGACGTTGCAGCACCCAGGACTGCTTCCGGCGTACCGCCGGCCTGCAGGAAGGCGTTGTAGTTGTCGCCCAGCACGTAGACCGAACCGACGCCGCTACGCGGTACGGAGACCACGATCGGACCACCGTTGAGATCGTTGGCGCGGTTGGCGACCTGGTTGAGCACGGCCTGACCAGCACGGCCTGCGATTTCAGCCATGTACTGACGGTAGGTGGTCAGATCCAGGTTGACCGAAGCCGGCAGGTTCTCGCCCAGATGGCGAGCAGCCAGGAACACCACCAGGGCGGCATCCAGACGACCGTAGCGACCCATGTCGGTGCCGGTGCTGCCGTTGAGGATGTCCCACAGCGGACGGCCGGTACGCAGACCGAAGACTTCTTCCCACAGGCTGCGCAGGGCATCCTGGTCCAGCTCGCCGATCCACTTGTTGATCTCGCTGTCGTAGGTCGGCAGACCGGTGGACAGGATCTCGGTCCATTCCGACGGCGGCGGCAGACCCAGCGGACGGGTGACCATGTCGGTCGGGAACTGACCGCGGAAACGACCGCAGAGCGATTCGGGGATCTGGGTGTCCCAGATCGAACTGTAGAAGATCGGCTCGATCGACAGGCCGTTCAGCTTGGCCTGCTGGCGACCGTCGACGTAGCTGTTGACCTCTTCGATCACAGCCTTGATCTTCGGGGTGACCACACTGCGGGCCAGGTACAGGTTCGAGGAGATGGCGTTCTTGGCCATATCGACGAACTCAGCCTTGCGACTGTCATGGACGACGGTCTCGTCCGGCAGCGGAGTCTTGGATGCTTCGATCAGCATGGCGTCGTAAGCGGCGCCTTCCATACCCGGCATGTTCTTGCGGTTGGCGAACAGCAGGTTGGCCTGCGGTAGCACTGCGCCGACGAGAACCGCGATCGGGGTATTGGCAGCCGGACTGATCAGGAGACCACGACCGGAGAGCTTGTTTGCCAGCGGGTAGGCCGCTTGGACAGATTCACGGCGCAACATCACAGACCTCCAGTGCGCTTGGCCAGAGCCAGGCCGATCTGAGCGGTCATCAGCTGACGCATGTGCGCCCCCGAGACCTGCTCGCCACCCAGCGAGTTGGAAATTTCGTTGCCGGCCACAGCCTGCACGATCGCGGAGGACAGGTCCGTCAGATTGGCCACAACGGCCAGATTCTGATTGCAGACCTGATCCTGGATTTCAGTCGACATTTGAGTACCCTTAAAAGGTAGGTGGGAAGACCAGGGGAGAGCTTACGCCCTCCCCTGGGAATTACGCTTCTTCGAAGTACAGCTTAGCTGCTCGCTTCGAGATCTCCATCAGGAGCGTGTTGGTCGTACCGATGATCATGGGCGACTGAACGATTCGGTTAGAGATGCTGAGATATCCGAAGATAGCGTCAAACACAATACCCGACTCGGTGGTCTGCTCACCTTCCCAGATTCGACCGAAGATGGTCTTCATCTGATTGGCGAACACGCCCTTATCGCCCACACCTGCACCGACGAAGCCGGTGATGTAGATTTCGATCACCGCGTTTTCCGGCAACAGCGGATTGCCTTCAACTCGCTTGGAGTCGTCGGTACTACCGCTGGTGTAGATACGACCCAGCTCCTTAGCCAGACGGCGACGGTTCCGGTCGGAAGTCATCGCCAGAGATTGGAGGGACTCGGACATGTCATCCAGGTCACCGTGGTAGAACACCTCGATCTTCTCGACGCGGCCGTTGATCTTCGCACGCGGGGTGTTGGTCTCCAACATGCGCAGCGTATCGGCGGAAGAAGAACTATCGCCAAACAGCCGTGCCTGTGCAGTTTCCGCGTTTTCGATCGTACATAGGATGGACTCGACATCCACCACGTCACCCACCTTGACCAGGTCATGAATCTCCTGATCAAACCGTACCGTCAGACGTCGCGGTTCGGTGGAGTAGGTGCCCATCAGATCAGCAGCCTTCTGGGAAAGTGCCGAGGAGTCTTCCAGGGTATCGGTCGATTCCAAGATGGCGGTCTTCACCAGCACGCCGGCCTTCCACACCGCAGCCTTCGGATTGAGCGGGTCAACCTCGAAGTAGTTGGAGTTGTAGATGAGCAGATCGCCCACCTTGAACTCGTCACCGGCCTTGAGCGTGGTCAGCAGTTCGTGCGGCAGCGTCAACGAAGCCACGGTACCGAAACGACGACCCAGTTCGAACGACTGCTGGGAACCGTCTGAGTATTCGACCGTGATGGACTTGTCGGTGACCGAAACCACCTTACCGTCCTTCTTGGCCGTCTGCGCAAACATGTCGTCCGTACGGTGAGCCAGGATCTGCTCGTAACCCGTACGTGTCGGCGACGGGCGATAGCCCACAGCGAACGTACCCGAGGACTGCTGGATCGACACGAAGTTCACTCGTTTTGGCGTTATGTTCGATTAGGGGCGTTAACCCTAACCCGCAGCTTTACCTGCAGCTTCAGCTTTCACTGAAGACCAGACTATATCTTCCTCCCAGAGGGAGGTCTCCCATTTCGAGTCACTTGACTCTACAGGCTGATAGGGCCTTAGTCGTTGAACCTTCCCCTGGGTACGGGGCTTGGCTGCTGATTACCCAATCTCTATCGTTTTCAAACCGTCGCTTTGGCTTTCGCCTCGCAGTGGTGATAGAGCTCTAAGGGAGTCCCAGCAATTAAGGAGAGTTCACTGATGCATTGCTACATCAGCGGACCTATTGTTGATAGTAACGATACCGATGACCGTCCTTAAACAGTTTCGTTCCGTTACTCTTAAGTCGTTCATTCAAAGTGGTCGTTTTAAGACCCATGGCTTCCGCACATTCCTTGGCTGAAGCAAATACTAACTCAGTACCAGATTCTTCATGGACAGCCACAACCGCGCGAGCTCGCTTATTTTCCGTCAGGGGATCGATGACTTCCCGCCATGGTTGATCATCGTCCTCTAACTTCAATTGATAGCGACCCGAAACAAGCTTCTGATTCCCATCACTTGCCAGTATGTTGATCGTACTAAGTCCGAGTCCAAGATACTCGGAGATGTCCGACTGGCGTTCGAATCGCAATACTGATCCGGTATGGATATCTCGAACCAAAGTGGCCTGAGATCTTCCGAATTTAGCGGTGATGGGAGTCGTCCATGGTCGAGCGTCGTCACGTAGACGATACTGCAATCCTTCCGGGTAAACCCGATTCTCCCCATTGCCGAGTCTCCACAACATCGCATCCTTGGTAATTCCTAAGGAGCGAGCAGCTTCAGCGGCGCTCGGATAATGAGTCACGACATTCGTGAGTGGATTCCGGGATGAAATGGGTCGGCACTTTTCGGTGAGACCCATCATTCCAGCATGCTCGAGATTTCCTCGATATGTTGTCCATTCAAGATTGCCGATCCTATCGTCACCTTTCACCCCATTGCGATGATTGACGACCGCATTAGGGAAGTTCGGAGGGTCAAGAAAAAGCAGCGCGATCAGTCGATGTCGTCCGATTGTGGTTGTATTCCCATTATCGTCCGTCAACCGAAAGTTGACGTATCCGTCCGGATTGGTGCTGCCTGCCAACCAACACTTCTCGTATTGATTGTAAACTGCCCCATCGATGGTGATTTGATACCGACTGTATCCCGGCAAGGTTCTAATTGTATTCACTTTGAATCTCCCATCATTTCTTCCATAAGATAGGAGTGTTAACTTTGACTTAATTCAACTTATTGATCATCTCGATCCGACGCCGGCGCCAACAGCGCCGAGGTGGACAGCAGCGACGCAGCACCGGTCTCGCCTTCCTCGTACGGCTTGGTCAATCCTCGCAGGCTGGTGAGGTTCGGGTCCGCGGTGAGGAACGTGGTGATTGCCACCTGTGCCGAGTCCTTAGTGGCCTCGGAGATGACACCCATGTCGTTCTCATGGAACCGGCGAGTGTGACCCACCATCGAACGATCGCCACGACCACCCACACCTGCGTAAGTGACCTCTTCCATTTCCTTCAGGTTGTGGATCGGGTTGGACTCCTCCACCACCTTCACGGCCGGATCCTGATGGATCGTCTGCCACACGGCGAACGGATTGAGCTCCACCTTGGCTGCGGACGTACCACGCGAACGATGCACGCGGATCGCCTTGACCATTTCCTGGTAGACCATACCCGGCCAGCGCTCGTAACCACGAATACGCTGATAGGCCATGTCGGTTTCAGCCGGCGACCAGTCGCTCTCCAGCAACTCACACGAACGGAACACCAGACCAATGAAGGTCTCCGGTTCCTTCATCTCCTGCAGGATCTCCAGGGTGATCGGATCGACGAACAGATCGACCATCAGGTCCATCTCGCGCAGATAGCGCATGCCGATCTTTTCGTTCTCCAAGATGTTCAGGTAAATGTCCTTCTTGTCGAACAGACCAATCGGATAGTTACGCAGCCACTTGTCGAACTGGAGGAAGCCCGCCAGGATCAGCGTTGCAGCGCGGTTGTCCTGGGTGAACACCAGCGACTCATCGACGAAGCGCAGAGCGTATTCGTCATCGGCCATGTTCAGACGCTGGCCCGAAGGCACGCGACGATACCGGACCTTGAGCAGCTCGAGCAACTGGGTCAGACCCAGCTGATAGCCCAGGAACACACCCACCGGGATGAGCTTGTTGAAGACCTTGATTTCCGCACGCTCGATCGGACGACGACCGTTGATGTCCAGCAGCGATTCGATCGTACCGGCAGGTACGAGGTCTTCACCGTTGAGCTGATAGATCACATTGTTCCAATCCATCAGCAGCAGTCGGCCATGACGGCGACCACAGACGATCAGCTTGCCACCTTCTTCAGCGGCATCCACACGCTCTTCACCGAACTGCGCACGGCGAGCGTGATAGTCGAAGAACAGCTCGTAGTCGTTGATGAAGAACGAACGGAAACGTGCGGCCATGATCGAGTAGACGCGCGGAGTACGCACGGCCGGATCGAACACGTTGGACACCATCAGCGAGATCACCGACTGGTCGGCAGGATCCGCATCACGCAGGACGATCTGATTGGTCAGCCACCCCGGATAGTTGTTGGCCTGCTTTTCACTGCGCAGGACGAACACCTTGGAGTAGTAACTGGTCAGGGCGACCTTGGCCGGAGACACCTTACGGATCGGTACGTCAGCGCGCTGCTTGCGCAGGCGATAGCGAACGCCGTTGGTGCGGAACGTACCGTCAGCTTCCGGAACCGGCACACGGATTTCCAGCGTCGTAGGCTTGCCACGAACCGGAGTGACCTGGACCTTGTGGATCTGGAACTTACCCGAAGCGTCCTCGAAGGTCTCCACGCTGTAACCGGTCACCGCGTAGCCTGCATGTTGCAGGTTCAGCAGCATCGCCACGAAGTCCTTGGAGTAGATCTCTTCCAGGTACTTGGAGTCGAACTCGAACAGGGTCGACTTGAGCATCGACTTGTCCGACACCGCAGTGATGTCCGGGATCTGAGGTTTGTTGTCAAGCGCCAGTTCTTCCGGCTGGATCTCAGCGTGCTCAGCCAGCGTACCCTCACCGTAAGGATTGGGCAGGTTCTGGTAAGCGGTAGCCAGCGTGGTGAATCGGCGATACTCGGCAGCGGAGATCTGACCATCATCGGCGTAGGCATCCACCTTGGCCATGATGCTCTTTTCGTAAGTACGCGGTTCAGCCTCGTACTTGATCGGAGCCTGACCGATCATGTCCGGATCGCGATCTTCCTGCGACTGGCCCTGACTGGTCGGTGCATTGGGATCGACCTCGGCAGCAGCGGTCGTGTCAGCCTTACGGCGTTCATCGAACAGCTTGTCGATCGCTTCCAGTTCAGCCTGGATCTGCTTGTCGATCAGTGCGATGTTTTCATCGGTCTCTTCGACGGGCTCTTCCGGCAGACGATCCACGTCCATGCCCGAGGTGAGCTTGACGTTGCGAGTCTTGTCATCCTCGCCCTTCACCTTGATGGTGATTGGCTGGGTGCCCACGTCAGCTTCTGCTTCAGCCGGCGTATCGGTCGTGGCGGTGGTTTCGTCCTGACCTTCGACCTGGGTCTCTTCGATCTGGGTGACCGGCGATTCGGCAACCGTGCGCGCTTCGGACAGGACCATCAGCATGCGCAGGAAACGACGCTGCATCTGTTCCGGCTCGATGATGCCCGGCAGGTCCGGACGTTCCAGATCGTTCTTACCCGGCTTACGCCAGTCGTCCAGCATGCCCAGGTTGACGGTGAACCAACGACCCGATTCCATCCAAATCAGGTTCATGTTCCGGAGTTCTTCCGGCTTGGACTTGGACAGTGCCGATTCGGAGCGATTGTTGCCCAGCCATTTCCACAGCTCGACGATGAACCACGAACGGCTGTCGGACACGCGGTCCAACACCGGACGGGTCATGCCCGACTCAGCGCGCTTGAGCGTACCCAGCGTCGGCAGGATCTCCGGCAGCTGACAGACCAGGTACTGCTGACGATCCTGGTACTTGGACATCTCGCCTACACGCTGCCACAGCCGAGTCTGGATGTTCCACCACTTGTAATAGTTGGCGAAGTACGTCGCAGCGTAGCGGTACAGGTGCGGCAAGATCGCATAGTTCTCCATCACCAGCGTACGTTCATCTCGCATGGAGATTTCCGGACGCAACATGAGACGGGTCTGGCGGTTCTTGCGATGGTAGTCGCGGATCAGGGGGTTGGCCGGCAGGAACGTCGGTCGCGGCGGGCCTTTGTCATCGCCCAGAGTCGTCATGTGTTCAACCATGATCAACTTGGTCTGCGTACGCAACAGCGGGTCATCCTGCGGCAAGCCATACTGCGATTCGTCTTCGGTGACGTAATGCAGAATCGAGCCACGAGGCAAGTCCAACAGTGCAAGCTTGGACAACGGAGGGGCTACCAGCTGTACAGCACGACGGACACCGTGGCGACGATAAAACATCGGATAGAGGATGTTCGACTCTTGCGAGGCGACTACCTCATCGTAGTTGATATCGCGAAACATAGAAACACCTTGTGGTAGAAAAGCTAGGGGAGCTTTCGCTCCCCTAGGCTCTTATGGGCTACGGTAGCTGTCCAGGCTGGCACGGACATGATCGCGCATCGCGCCCCACACGCCCATCTGCATATCCGTCAGGACCAGGAGGATCCGGGCGGTGTCGTAGAGGTCACGGGAGACGTAGCGAACGATCAGGTCCACACGTTGGCGATCGGCTTCATCCAGTGCGAAGATCTCACGCTGGGTGGACGAACCATCGGCTTGGAGCACGTTGACGATTTCGGAGGTATTGAACGCTTCGACCAGCACACGCATTTCCGACAGCGTGGCGGTCTCAGAGCGAGTCTGCTTGCGGATGGCCACGGTACGCTCCAGCGTATCGCAGATCTTGGACATGGCGTCCAGGGTCTCGTTCATCTCGGTGGGCGACAACACCGGCACCACACCCACACGCGCCACCGAACTACCACGCTTGATCTCGCGACGACCACGCACCACGCGCTTGTCGGCAACGTAGCGTTTGATCAGCGTCTGAGCATCGGAGTCGCCGTTGAGCTTGGTGAAGGACGGCTCGCCCACCAGAGGCGACTTCTTGAAGACCGAACGATCGCCGATGACAATATCAGTGCCCTGATCCTTCAGAGGCACGGTCGGCTCTTTGTTGGTCACCAGGAAGCTGAGGATGTCCACCAGCACCGAATGGATGTTGTCCGGCCTGCCACGCCAACCCAGCAGACCACCCTTGTCCATCAGACGCCAGATCTCGTAATCGCGATGGGCGACGTCCGGGAAGTATTCGTCGAGGAATGCGTAGGAGATCTGACGAACATCATCGGCCGTGGCGGTGTGGTCAGTGACCATCCGACCGTCGATCGACAAGTTGTCGGCCAGACTGCGATCGGAGATCTGTTTGGTGGCCGGCTCGCCCTGGAGTTCCTCCACTCGCCTGCGCAGGCGAGCAGCTTCTTTCTTTCCGGTTTTGTCGGCCCAGATGGCGACGGTTTCCAGAACTCGATTGAGCGAGGCCCGCATTGCGGTGGCCGCGGACTTGACCATCTCGACCAGACCTTCAGCCGAGATCGAATCCACACCCAGATCAGCGGCGATCATTTCCAGACCAGCGCGATCGTTGGCAGGTACGAAGCAGTTGGCACTGATGGTGCGTGCCGTGCGCATCAGCTGTTCGTACTTCGCGCAGTTTTCGAGATGGTCCTTCACTGCGCTTTCGAAGGATTCGGTTTCGATGCTCATTGTGGCTTTCCAGGCAAACGGGTGAGGTTCTTCAGAACGAGAGCGAACGTGTCCACGTTGGTGGATGCCGTCAGGCCGCCACGCGGATCGACGTAGGCTGCCTTGGAGCGCAGCTTGGCACGAATCTCACGAATGGCGTTGTCGCTGTACAGAATGTTGAGGCTGGCAGTGTCACCGTCGAAGTCAGCGCCCAGACCGGCCAGACGCGAGCTCGGGATCACCAGACTGTCCAGGTACGGAGCCGGACCGGTCAGCGGGAATTCCAGAGCGACGTAGTCGGGACCCATCGGCTGCCAATCCGGACCCAGCTCTGCACGCATCTCACCACGGATGGTGGTCTTGACGTACAGGGTGGTCGGATAGGTCGAACCCGGACCCGTCACGGGATAACGCGTGACAATACCGACGTAGTTGTTCCACACCCGGTAGCCGATCAGATACAGCATCTCGGCAAACGACATCGCACGAACGTGTTTGCGATCGAACTCAGCCGGCAGCTCGTTGATGTCGGAGAACACACGGAAGGTCTTGCCATCCGGCGGGGCATAAATCAGGGACAGTGCCCAACCATCGAGCATGACCGGACGATGACGGATCGTGGTGTCGGAGAACGTGGTGATCAACTTCTCCAAACCTTCAGCGGTCGTCCAGCGGTCGTAGATCTCCGAAGACAGCTCGACCGTTTCCGGTTCCAGCGTATGCGGGTTGACCAGACGTGCACGGTTGTTACCCAGACTGAAGATGTCTGCCAGGAATCCCGTGCGCATCAGATGCTGGGTGACCGGCAGAATACCCTTGACCATCTGGTACAGACCCACCACCGTGTCGGTGTACTTGGGCGTGTTCGGAGCACCGAGTTTGGCCAGCGGAACGTTCATCGCGGTGATGACGTTTCGAGTGCCGTTGACGATGTGGCGCGAACCCCACTTGGACTGGATGAAGCCGGACTTGCCGGAGATCATCGTTTCCAGATACTCGTACAGCTCGTTGAACGCCATCTGCAGCATGTGTCGCGGCAGATCGTGCGCGGAGGCGGTACTGGCGTGTTCGGTGTCGGGGATCGAACGGGAGACGGACTGGATACGCTGGTAGAGGTTGTTGACCTCGTTCACCACGCGACGACCATCGTCACCGATCTCGATGTCGCGCATACCGGCCGGCAGGACCAGGATGTTGCTGGTCATCGCACGATCACGGTACTTCTCGATCAGGCGGATACGGGTTTCACGGACCGGGGACTTGTTGGCCTTGAACTCGATCTTCTCCCAATGCTTGGTGAAGAACGCAAAGCCGGTTTCACCGGTCGTCTCCGAAGCCGCCTCGAAGTCCTTGATCTCATCATTCCAGGCAGCGTACTGCTTGCCGGCAATCAGATCCTTGTAGAACGCACGCAGGCGAACCAGCGAGCGATAGATCAGCGGATGGAAGATCTCGGTCTTGATGTTGATGTAGGAGAACTGCCGATCGCGGGCTTCATCGCCGATACGACCGAAGATTCCGATCGAGAACAGGCCCTCTTCGTGGAGGTCACCACCGACGCTTTCGAAATAGTCCATGCTGGTGACCGGACGCATCCGGGCGAGCAGTGGCTTGTCCACTTTGAGCAGCTGGACATTGAAGGGTAGACGTGCCCGTTGCATCGGGTTCACTCCTTAACTTATGAAATACAGGCCAGATGGGCCTGAAGGCCCGGAGGTTTTAAATGGCAACCCAGAAGAACGATCTGGACGATCTCAGTCTGGACAACTTCGATACGTTCGGCATGGAGGATCCCTCCCAGTCGAACCAACCGAAGGCGGCGGACAGCAAGCGAGAGGCGATCACGAAGGTCACCACCTCGTTTGCCAAGGGCGCTGCAGAAGTCCTGACTGACTCAGATCAAATCCGACGCTTTGCGGTCGGCGCTCTGCCCGAAGGTTACGGCACCACGATCAATACTGGGTTTGAACTCGGTAAAGATGTTCGCGGCCTATACAATGAGGCCGTCGAAGAGCTGAGGCCCGCTATGCCGTTTATCCGCCGTGTGGCGGGTAAGGTCAGCGAGGTTAAGGGCATTCTCCCGGAAGCACTGCGCAAGAAGTTGAAGGAAGTCGCAGAGTCCAAGGATCCGGATAGCTTCATTCAGTCCCAACAGACGCAAGACAACCAGTTCATGACCAATGAGCTGGCGACTCTGTTCGGCGACCAGATGACCCAGCAGTCGATCCAGTACCAGGAAACTGCCAATCGTAATCTGATCCGTGATCAGGTCTCGATGCGACAGAACCAGACTCTGGCCTCACTGATGGAGATGGTGCGGGCCAACACTGCCCGTCAGGTGGCCTTCCAGGATCAGATCACCAGCAAGTACATGCGCAAGTCGCTGGAGCTGCAGTACCGGCAGTTCTTCGCTACTCGCGATCTGTTGAACATCGCTATCCGTCGTGAGCGTTCGGATACCGAGCTGTTTAAGAACATCATGCGCAACACCGGTCTTCCGGATTACGTCAAGCTGCCGCTCAACGAAGCAGCCGCGTCGAACTTCCGTGACCGACTGTTGGGTTACGGTCAAAAGACGGCAGCGCGATTCGTTTCGGACTTCTCCGGCACGCTGGTGAAGAACCTGCGCGGGTCGATGAAGAACGCGCTCAGCGGGTTGGTCTCAGGCGCCCAGTCAGGCGAGATGGCGCTGGACTCGGCCGAGCAGCAAGCCCAGATGGACCGTGAGTTGGAAGAGCTGGGTATGGCCAGCGAGACGCGTGGCCAGAAGATGGGTAAGCAGGCTGGTTCGGTGCTGACCGACTACGCTCTGCCGTTCCTGGCCAATCCGGTCCGCAAGCTGCTCAACCGTAGCACCAAGCTGCGTAAGGGCGGTGCCAAGGCTGGTATGTTCACTGACGTGATTGCCGAGCGCATGAACGAGTGGGCACAGTCGGACACCAACTCGAGTGGTTGGTTCGCTCCGCTGATCTGGATGCTGAAGGACGTCGTCCCGAAGTTCAACCTGGACAGGTCGTTGGGCGATGCAGCTATCGTGGGCGGCGACAAGCCGGTTCCGTTCGATAGCCTGACCCGTCGTTCGATCGTGGAAATCATCCCTGGCTTCCTGAGCCGGATCCTGCGCGAGATCACGGTCCTGCGCACCGGCGATGAAAACTCGGAGATGGTGACCTACAACTTGGATCGTGGCGAGTTCACCTCCAAGACCCAGGCTGCCAAAGATGCTGCCCGTCGCCTGTTCTCTCCGGCTGACTCCCGTGCTCTGCAGGGACAGGTCGGTAACGTGCTGAGCATGCTCGGCGGCGACAAGATGACTGACAAGCAGCGTGAGGAACTGGCTCGCCAGATGACTCGTGACGCTGCCTCTGGCCGCGCGTTCAGTGTCAAGCGCTACACGGATGGTGAATCGGCTACGCAGGATCTGAGCTACGAATCCAAGGCTGCTCTGCAGTCCATCTTCGGCGATGCGCTGAAGGGTGACGACAAGATGCTGCGCGAGGAGAAAGAGCTGCAGGTGATGCGTGCGTTCCGTCAGCTGCAGAACTACTACAAAGATCCTCGTGGTGCGATGTCGGTTTATCGCGACTCGGGTCAGCGTGATTTGCTGCAGATGCTGGGCGTTGTCGATCGCATGGGCTTCAGTGACCGTGTGAACTACGACGTGGCCAACAACATCATGTTGGGTAACCTGCGCAACGAGTACACCCCGGAAGGTACGGTGGAAGGTGGCGGCGCGATCAAGCGCAACGCCTGGACGCCGGGCGGTATCAATGGGAAGGATGCGGCTGATCGTTTCGGTAACTCGGTGGTGTCCGGTGTCGACAAGATCACCGCTGCCGCCAAGTCGGCGAAGGAAGCGCTCCAGAAGTTGGACATGAAGGCCTTCAAGAATCTGAAGGGCGCTGCTCTGGAAAGGGCAGTGGCCGCCAAGAAGGCAGTGCACAACCTGGGCTCTAACGAACTGGCAGATCAGTTCAGCCGTCTGTCCACCGCTGCGCAGAAGCGTGTTGCTGCGATCGTGGCACGTGCGTCGATGGTCAAGGTCGAGGCCAGTGACCTCCAGGGTGGCGTGGCTGCGGAGATCTTCGAATCGCTGCCGCCGGAAGCCCGTACGGAAGTTGAGTCCGTCGTCATCAACGAAGGTATCGGTAGTAAGGTTGAAGCATCCGCTGCTCCGGCCCCCAGCAGCCCGCTGTTCTCTGCGGCGCGCGAGAGCGCTCCTCGCACGACTCCGGTTGTGGGTCCGACTGGCGGCACGGGTGCGTCAACCCAGCTGTCCAGCGAAGCTCTGGACCGTCTGGTGGACATCGGACAGGAACAGGCTGAAGTCCAGAAGGCCATCCTCGATGCACTGCTCAACCTCGACCTTGGTGGAGGCGGTGGTGGCGGTGAGGGCGGCGACACCCGTGGTCGCAAGCGTCGGTTCTTCTCCAGTGTATTCAACAAGCTCTGGAGCGGTACTCGCAAGGCGGGCTCGGCGTACGCTAAGTATGCTGGCTTCGTGCTGCGTTCTCCGTTCATGGCTGCCGGCGCTGCTGGTCGCATGGGTCTGGAAGCTGCCAAGGGTATCTTCGGCAAGGCCGTCAATGACATCTACGTCGTAGGCGAAACCGAGCCGGTCCTGAAGAAGCGCAAGCTGATAAAGGGCGACTACCGCGACATCAACACCAAGAAGCCCGTCCGTTACATCAAGGACATTCGTCATCCCATCATCGACGTGACCGAGAAGGATTCGGCTCCGGTGGTGACCGAGGAGATGATCCAGAAGGGCTTCTACACGATCCAAGACGGCAAGCCATCGGTCGTGCGTCGTCTGGCCGGTACGGCAGGTAGCGTGCTGACCACGGTCGCAGGTGCGTACGGTCAGATGTTCAAGCTGCCGTTCATGCTCACCGGTGGTGCTGCCCGTATTGCCAACGGCATGATGAAGAAGCTGTTCGATGGTCGTAAGGACGTCTACGTGCGTGGCGACACGCGCGGTGAACCGATCCTGCGTGCGATCAACATGGACGGCCGTCATTACTTCACCAGCGAAGGTAAGGGCGTCACTCACATCCGTCAGCTCGACGGCAAGACAGTGATCTTCGCCAAGGATCGCGAGACCATCCTGATCGGTGCTGAAGAGTACGACAAGGGTCTGGTCGATGCACGTGGTCGTCCGCTGAAGACCTACGCGGCTCGTATCGGTGGTGCTCTGGCTGGTGCGGCTGCCGGTATCATTGGCGGCACTGCAGCCATCATCGGTGGTGCGGCTCGTGGCTTCGGCAAGTTCATCGGCGGCGGTTACTCGATGACCGGTGGCGTGCTGGGCGGTATTGGTCGTGGTATCGGCAAGATGTTCGGTTTCGGTAAGGGTCGTGGCGTTGACAGTCAGGCAACTGAAGTGTTGATCGCCATCCACGACATGTTGGACCAGCGTCTGCCAGGCAAGAAATTCCGGAAGGGTAGTTGGCAGGAACGTTTCGCCAACCGCGAGAAGGAAAAGGAAAAGACCGAGGACAAGAAAGAGAAGAAGGAAGGAATCGATATTCTCGGCAAACTCGGTAAGCTGTTCTCCAAGGGGACCAAGTCCCTGGCCTCGTTGTTCGGCCTTGGTGGCGACGATGAGGGCGGTGGCGGAGGTGGTGGCGACACCACAATTCTCGCCGGCGGTGGAGACGGTGAAGGAAAGGACAAGAAGGGCAAGGGTGGTAAGGGCGGCAAGGGTGCCAAACCCAAGGCCAAGCCGAAGGGTAAACTCGGTCGGTTGTGGGCAGCTACTGGCGGTAAGCTGGGCGGTCTGTTCGGTGGTGGTAAGGCTGCTGCGGCTGGTAAGGCAGCAGGCGCTGCCGCAGGTGCTGCCAAGGTCGGTCGATTCGCCAAGCTGAAGGGCTTCATCGGTAGTCCGGCCAAGATCGCCGCTTCGATGGCTGCGATGTACGGTGGCTCCAAGGCACTGGACTGGATGCTCGGTGAGGACACTGCTGCACGTCAGACGGCCTCCACGGCTGCCGACGTTGGTGGTACCGCACTGACCGCGTCCTGGCTCTCGGGTATGGTGGGTGGTCCGACCATCTCCAGCATCTTGGGTCTGGGCGGTGCAGGCGCAACCGCCGCAGGTGGTGCGGCAGCGGCAGGTGGTGCTACGGCCGCAGGCGGCGCAGCTGCCACGGCTGCTGGTGGACTGGGTACGGCCGCTGCTGGTACGGCGGGCGTAGGCCTGGCCGCCACGATCGGCATCCCGCTGGCTATCGGTGCGGCTGTCGGCTACGGCGTGTACAAGGGATACAAGAGCTACAAGTATTCCGGGTTCACTCCGCTGCGTGGCTACCGCATGACGCAGTACGGCATCAACTTCATGGAACCCAAGGACGTTGAGAAGATCATCGACCTGGAAGCCATGCTGGAGCAGACCGTTACCTCGATGGGTGGTGGGTTGGACCTGGAGTCTGGCAAGATCAAGATGGAGGACGTCTACAAGATGTTCGGCATCGATGACGGCTGGTTCTCGAACAAGAGCGACGAACGCAAGATGTTCGACGCTTGGTTCAATGCCCGATTCAAGCCCGTCTACCTGCGCTGGATTGCCGAGCTGCGTCAGATCAAGGCCGGCACTGCCCTGAACGAAGCAGAAGACAAGCTCAAGCCCGATGAGCAGCAGAAGCTGTTGCGTGCCGTCCGCGGTATCGACTCCGGCATCTACGCACTGAAGGCTGGTCCGTTCGGTGACACCACTGACATTACCGGTGATCGCGTCCAGGAAGTTTACATCCGCGCTGAGCGGGAACTGAAGGACATGGTCGAAGGTAAGGGTGGGGCGATGCGCGGGATGCGCAAGCTCAACTCGGCCATCATGGGCATGAACATCTTCGGCGGCAAGCAGATGCTGCAGATGTCCGACTGGATGGAAGAGAAGCGTGGCGAGCTGTTCAACGACAACTCCAAGGAAGGTATCGCCAAGCTGATCGGTGACGTCGGTGCAGATCGTACGGCCGGTGGTGAGGGTGGCTACGGCGCCATCACGATCTCGGCTGCTGCCTCGGTAGGCATGGCTGGCTCCGGTACGCTCAGTGCGTTCCAGGGTCTGCGTCTGCGTGCCTACGGTCTGAATGCCATGGACAAGGAACGTGTCCAGCTGCTGCTGAAGATGGAACGGGACATGCTGGAGAAGACCATCGCGTCCCCCAACAATCCGGCCCAGGTGCAGGTCAATCTGGTCGATGCGTGGAAGACCTATGGTCCCTCGTTCGGTCAGAATGAAACGGACCAGAAGGCCAAGGAACGTTGGATCGCATGGTTCCAGTATCGCTTCATCGCTGTGATCGGTACCTACGCCACCAAGGCTGCAGAACTGCTGCGCACGACTGACATGTCCAACCTGGACGGTCGCTTGAAGTCGTCGCAGAAGTACGAGGTCGGTGTGGCGATCACCCAGGCCAAGACGGACAACGGCTACAACATGCCGATCTGGAAGGTCTACTTCTCCCCGTGGGATGCGAACGAAAAGCTCAACACCGATGTCAGCTCGACCCATGGGGTTCTGATGACGTTGAAGGAGGGCTTGAAGTCCGAACCGTTGGGTGAGGAGCGGGCACAGGGTCAGGATGCCAAGGTCAAGTTCAACCAGAACCAGCTCAATGCAATCACCGGCGGTGCGCCGGGGACGCAGGAGAAGGGCTGGTGGGATAAGACCAAGTCGTGGTTCACCGGCGATTCGGCAACCGGCACCAAGTCGCTGTGGGGTCGCGCTAAGGACGGCGTGACGGCAGTCATGGATAACCTGAGTGAGGCTAACTCCCAGATCCGTCAGGGTAACTTCTCCAATGCCGCAACCGCAGTGGTCAACGCTGCGACCGCACCGGGCCGTTACATCGCAGGTCAGGGCGCTGGTCCGGAAGCCAAGCTGGACATCAAGGGCACGGCGAAGGAACGTGAAGCACAGGTGATCAAGGAAGCGATCGCCGCTGGCATCACGAACCCGAACGAGCTGGCGATGATGCTCGGTCAGATGGCGGCCGAAACCGGTAAGTTCTCCAACCTGGTTGAAAGCCTGCGTTACAAGCCGGAGCAAGCCAAGAAGACCTGGCCGAAGCGGTTCCGTGACGCCAACCATGCAGCGCAGATCCTGGCTCAGGGTCCGGAAGCATTTGCCGAGTTCGTCTACGGCAATCGTCGTGACTTGGGTAACACCAACCCCGGCGACGGCTACCGGTTCCGTGGTCGTGGTCTGATGCAGCTGACCGGTCGTGCCAACTACGCGGCGTTCGCCAAGTGGTCCGGCATTGACGTGCTGTCCAACCCGGACATTGTCGCTACCGATCCGCGTATCGCGGCGAAGTCGGCCGTGTTCTGGTGGATGAACCGTGGTCGTGGTCTGCGCCAGCTGGCGCAGCAAGGCGACCTGGGTAAGGTGACGCAGTTGGTGAACGGTGGCCAGACTGGCATCGAACATCGCCGCGCTTACTTCAACCAGTACCTGGCGAAGTTCCAGAATAAGACCATCGAACAGATCGCAGCAGAAGCTGGCTCCAACGCTCCGGCAGCAACGGGCGCCAAGGCTGACTTCTCCGGCGTAACCGGTTCGGTGAGTTCGACCGCTGGTACCAAGCCGGCTGATGCAGCCAAGGCTGCAGCTCCGGTCGTCGGTGGTGGCAATGCTCTGGGTGCCGAAGCTGCCCTTCCGGGTGGCCCAGGTGCAGGTCCTGCAGCAGCCAGCGGTAGTCTGTCGGCAGCTGTGGCTGCAACCGCACCATCTGCATCGTCGAGCGGGGCGCCGACCATGGCAAGCCCGAACGCGATCGCAGGTATCGGTCAGCAGGCCGCTCCGTCGGCTGCTCAGTACGAGCAGTATCGTCAGGCTGATGTGACGTCGTCGCAGTCGAGGCAGTCCACCGCTTCGGCCAACGAGGGCACGTCGAAGATGATCGACCTGATGGGTCAGCAGCTGGATGTGCAGCGGAAGATGTTGGATGAGCTGATTCGTATCGCTGGTACGAGTCAGAAGCAGGAAGATCGCGCGGTGCAAGCCAAGCGTGAAGCCGACCGGGAAGCGCTCAAACCGCAACCGGCTCCGACGTCCCCCCAAGCTCAGGCAGCAGCACAGCAGATGACTCCGGCGCAAGCCGCGGTCGCAACTGTGAAAGCTTCCCCACCGGAGATGACCTCGAACGTGCCAATTGACGTTCGCCGTAAGATCACCGTCACCGGGTAACCGTCGCACTTAGATATGAGGGAGGAGGTTCGCCTCCTCCCTCGTCTTTTTCACTTTTGGAGTCAAACCCAATGGCTAAGCCTCGTTTGGGACTTCGCGATCGTGCGTGGCTACGCCAGTCGTTCATTCTCCCGCAGACCAGTATCCAAGATGCTGACTACGCGGCACGAGCGATGACGACCGCATCGCTGAAGTTTACCGATACCACGATGGGTGGTAACTTCGCGATCAACCCGCCACCACAGTTCACGCGATACGCTGACCTGGATGCGTCTGGCAACAGCTCCATTGCGTGGGCCCCGTCGATTGGTGGATTCCTTCGTGCGAAGGACACCAAGGACATGGGCATCATGGAAGCTGCCTACACAAATTCCCGCGGCATGGGTCGTTACTACAGCGAAGCCATCGATGACAACAACCTGCTGGTGACCATGCGTTTCGGTCATCCGCAGTACAACTCGATGACTGCGTTCTTCGGTAACTTCTACGATCCCGCAACCTCGCAGCTGGCCCGTACGGGTCGTGCTTCGGGTGTGTTCTACCAAATCGGTCGAGTCGCAGGTGCGGCACTGGCTCTGCCGTGGCAGCCGTTCATCCTGGGCGGCCGAATCATCAAGAAGCTGTCCTCGATTCCGGCGACGAAGTTCTACTACCTCAAACCCGACATGCCGGCGTACTGGCAGGCCGTGGCAACGATCGTCAACGGTATCGGCGTCAACATGGGTATCGTGCCACGCGGTCTGACCAAGGGTCAGCGTGAGGTCATGGAGAACCCACAGGCCACGTTCACCGGTGAGATGCTCGAGCAGTATCATCGACTTCTGCCGGACATCATTGGTCGTGACGGTACGATTGACGTGTACGCCATCTCCACGCGTGCTCAGCGTATCGCCAACCGGCACAACCTGCTGGTGCGTGAAAAGCTCGATGCGGTCCAGGGTGCAAACCAGGTCGATATCGAGAACAGCCTGCGCAACCAGATGAAGGGTCTGCGTCGGGAGCTGATGACCAACAACATCACTGCCGAAGATACCCGTGAGGTCAGCCTGGAGGAATACCTGGCCGCTTACCTGAACCTGCCGGAGAACCAGCCCAAGTCCGTCTCGGGCAAGAGTGGTGAGCAGGTCGACGGTGACGTGTCGGAAACCATCGGTGACCGTACCCAGTACGACATCGTCGGTGACAGCGCTCCCGGTGGTTCGGGCAAGCAGGACGGCGGTAGTAACCAGGGCTTCTGGAGTCGTGTGGCGGACTGGGGTAAGTCGTTCTCCCAGTTCACCGAAGGTGAGCGTCGAGACGGTTCGAACTTCATCACGTTCCGAGTGGACTACAACGGCACGCAGTCCGAGTCGGTGTCCAACTCGTCCAAACCACATGACCTGGCCTCCCAGGCAAACGCCACGTCCAACCAAGCGCGTACCACACGTATCAACTTCGCTGAAGGTAACATCGGCGATGGCATGATCGCAGGTGCCGTGGAGTCGGCGATGGGTGCCGCCAAGGATGTCCTGTCGGGTGTGTTGGCTGGTGTACAGATGTCGGGTCTGATGGCGTTGGCAGGTAATGCCTACGTTGACATCCCCAACATCCACGACCAGACCACCACGACGCTGCCGCGTATGGATTACACGATCCAGCTGCGTAGCCCGTACGGCAACAAGATGTCGCTGCTGCGCAATCTGTACATCCCGCTGGCGATGCTGATGGCCGGTGCATTGCCGCTGTCCTCTGGTCCGCGTGCGTTCACCAGTCCGTTCTTGGTGGAAGCCTACTGCCAGGGTCGTGCAGCTATCCGACTGGGTCTGATCGAATCGCTGTCCATCACCCGCGGTGTTGGCAACCTGGGCTGGACCCAGGAAGGCGAAGCACTGGGCATCGATGTGAGCTTTTCGATCATCGACCTGTCTTCGATCATGCACATGCCGATCGTGGCCAACCTGAGTTTGACCGACAAGGCCATCATGGGTGCCGGTCAGCTGGTGGGTGAGTTGGTTGGCGGTGAAGAAGGCGCCCGTCAGGGTGAGAATGCTGCCTCGTTCATCGCTCCGGCCTCGTATGACGACGACAGTTCGTTCACGGACTACCTGGCTGTACTCGGTGCGCTCAATTGGAAGGACATGGTGTACGGTGTCCGCAATTGGGAACTGAACCGACTGCGTGTCCAACGTGACTGGCGAGATGTCACCAGTCCTGCGCGATTGGCCCAGAGTTTCATCCTGGGTACGACGCCGGGTCTGATCATCAACGCCCTGTCGCGCGATACCGATCGTAAGTGACGGCATAGAGGCCTGCTCCCTCACGGGAGCAGGCTCTCTTTTATGCCCGATAGCTGTAGTTGTTGACAACCAGGATGCCTGGGTACATGCGGGTGGTCAGAGCCATCAGTTCGGTTTCCGGGTAGGAGTCAGCGAACATGATGATGTCGGTGAACGGACCAACATTGGACAACAGCTCACGCGCATCAGCACTGATGTTCTTGAAGAAGTCCGTGCTGGTCACGTATTCCGATCCACGCAGGCTGTAACCCCAATGCGGATCCAAAGCGGTGAACGTTGCGTTGAGCGAATCGTAGCGAGCCTGGTAGTCAGCCACGGTCGTACCAGTGGGGAACCGATAGCCAGCCAGGATCTGGGAGATGATGTCCGGACAATCAGACAGCATACGCTGAGAACCCAGCGTATCGGTCATCATGTCCACGGTCTTCAGATCGGCCACGTTGGCTGCGACGATGATGTTGCTCTGCAGTGCCCAGTAAGCGGCCTCATCGGACTTGGACTTCTGCAGCAGCACGGTGATCGCATCGGGAACACCGAGGTTGATCATCTCACGCGTCAGCGAGGACATCAGCGATGCCTGTGCGCCCACGTCCAGGAACGAAGCGATCTCCGACTCACCCGTGATACGCGAGAGGATGTCGAACGTACCACGAGCGTCTTGGACGTTACGCGAGTCCATGAACTGCTTGACGCCCATGACCGTAGCTTCGACTCGGTCGTAGACACCCTTGGGCAGACCGATCGCAGACAGACCCTCACGCAGACCGCCGGAGAGTTTGTTCATGATGCCAGCCTTACCGCCCAGCTGGTCAATCAGTCGTCCCTTCAGCGCGTCAGGATCCAGGTTGATGTTGCCGCTGTGCAACGTGCCGCTGAGCAGGTTCTTACCGATACCGGCCAGACCACCCATGTCCGACAACGACGCCTGGACTTCGCCCTTGAGCTTGTCCACCACCGTGTTGAGCGGAGTGTTATCCTTGATGCCGAAGACGTCGGCGACAACCAGCTTCTCATCGGGCTTGGCCACAAACAGCGTGTCAGCCAGCTGAGCGTTGATCAGGGAGGTGGCTGCCACTGCAGCCTGCGCCTGCTCATCCAGAGCCGAGCCGCCAGGCATCAGGGACTTGGCCAGACCTGCGATCTTGCTGGCACCACCCACGGACTTGGTCAAACCACCCGCCATGCCGGGGAGCTTGTTGGCAACATCACCCAACTTACTCGCAGCATTTTTGAGTTTGTTGACCTTGTCCATAGCGCCATTGACCTTGTCCATCACCCCGCCAACTTTCTGTTGGAGTTTACCGGAGGCTTTGTCCATGGCTTTGTTGGTCTGCTTTTCAGCAACGCGACCAATGCCGGTGATCAGGGCTTTACCAAAGATCGAATCGGATTTTGCAGAGGCGGCCTTGGTCAGGCTACCCACACCACCGCTCACTGCGGAGGTGGCAGAACTTGAGGCATTGTTCAGCTTAGCACTGATGTCAAAGCCGGTAGTAGGATTGCCCATACAGGGACCTCATGATGGAAAGCTTCATACCCTAGCGTCGATCGACACAGACAAAAAAAAAGGAAGCGGCATAAATTGCCTGGAGCCCGTAGGCTCCAGGACTTACACTCGCAGACTCTCTCTTGCATTCTTACTGGGGAGGGGTCATCTCAGCGCGCATTTCGGTACGCAGCCGTTCCAACCACTCCATCTGCCATGCATGCTTGGGGTTGTCACGAATGGCGTCACGCCCGTAGACGAAGTAGTGCATGAATGGCAGGGTTGACTCGATGAACTCTTTCTTGAGCGGCGGGTTCTGTTCGATCTTCAAACGAACAGCTTCGCGGATCAGGTTCTGGAACTCTTCTTCGTCAATCTCGACCTTGGGGAGTTTCATCCCCGAAGACTTGGCCGAGTGACCGAAGAGGGGACGCAGAACGTTGTGGATCCGACCCGTGCTCAGCCAGTACCAGTACGCCTCCACGCTCCCGAACGTACCGTGCTCAGGATGCTTGAAGCGGGTCTCAGCCAGGTTGGACAGTTCCTGCCCCAACCACGTGCGGCCTTTGGTCCAGCAGTTGATGTGTTCTTTACCGTCCGAGGACGGATCGATCTTGTCAACCATGTCTGACACCATCGCGTGGACCAACGATTCTGGTGTAGAACTTCACCAGTGCATCGGTCTGCCAGGCCGGCGGCGGGTCGTATTCGTAGAGATCCGGATCGATCGAATCGTCAACGATCAACTTGACGGTCCTACGAACGTGTTGGACCAGATCGATCGGGAAGGACGTTACGTCGTCCAAGCCGATGTCTTCTAGTGCACGGCCACGCAGGATCGAAGTCTCGTGCAGTACCAGCAAATGACCCAGGTACAGGTCGGTCCATTCATCGACTTCGTCGACGATACGTCGACCACCGCACTGGCTGAACATGGTTTCCGCACGCTCACCAAACGCACGACGGAATTCGAGCTCGCCCTTGTGACTGATCGGCTCTCCCTGACTCATGCGGCGGGACAGCGCCATGTAACCCATGAACGAAGAGAACTGACCCTTTTCAGGATGACAGAATATATTTGCAGCGCCAAGGGCAATGCGCCTACCCGTACGCGTCTTCGCACTGGGACCGATGACCATGATGGTTTCCCCATCGACCATTGCGTTCTGGTTCATGATTTTAGCGTATGCCATTGAGTGAGGTCTTCTTATTAGAGGTCGCACATCCTTGTGCTGTGGTGTGACTGGTTATGCAGTCGGCTTCTTTTCGAACAGGGCCTGGATGGCGGCCTGATCGATCTTCGTCGCGGGGCTGGTTTCCGGAACCTTCCACGGCGGAGTATCGGCATCCGTCGACTGCGTCTTGTAGTTGGGGACCTTCAGATTGGCAGGAAGGACCGGCAACTCAGTGAACTCCAGCTTGGGCTGAGGAACCTGCATTTCGGGTGCGGGCGCCTCAATCACTGCTACATCCCGAGCGAGGCTGCCGGTCTGGAGCAGTTCGTCGATCTCGTCAGGCATCGCATCGATGGCCTGATCGGAACCGACCGTGTGGCGACGCGTGAGCACGTCGACACCATGGATCGTCGTCTTACCGTTGGTCCACGTGCAGTGCAGCTCGAAGCGCACCTTACGGGGATCGAGCAGCGCCAGACCACGGAGCAGCGTTCCGAAGGTCAGACGTTCCTTGAACAGCTCCTTGTTCAGATTGCCTCGCGCCGAAGCACGATCACGGGAACTGTCGGGGATACCGTTTCGCGGATTGCTGAGGAAGCGATCCATCAGCTGGTTCCAACGATACGGCTGCATTTTCAAGTCGCGCAGGATCTGACGGAAAAGCAGCGCCAGCGGATTCTTAGCTGAGCTGATGCCTTTGTCGCTGGACTCCAGGAGCGACTTGCGGTTCTGAGTAGGTTCTTGCATGGGCGTGTCCTTGATTGTCCTAGGCCGATGGGGGGATCAGCCTTTGGTCAGAGGTAGCCAGCAGGTATTGGGCAACCAGCAGGCACTCTTCGACCAGGTCGGAGGTACGTCGGAGATGTGATGGGGCGGCGCGGTGCTCTTCTGACACTTTCTCATTAAGGGCCGAGATGAGCATTTGGATGTACATCAGGAACTTGGGAGTGAACAGATCCGCGCCGATCGTTACTCCTTGGTTGGTGTCCACGAAATATCCCTTCGGCAGTACGAGTTGGTACTCGCGACGAACGTAGAAATAATCGTGATAGTCACCGTCTTCTTGAACCAACTGCGAGGCCATGTTCAGCGAGATGAGCAGATCGTCGCAGTTGATGGCACGGGTCCGGAAGGGGATACGTTGGAGATGGGACACATCGACATTGGCAAGAGCATTGCCAGTGAAGGTGCACTTCTTCAAGTGCGGTACCAGATGCTCCAGAAAGCGCAGTCTGTCTTCCGGCGTTGCGACCTTACGTCTCAGCTGACGAATGTCTGCTGCGTAAGCGCTCCGGCGAAACCACGCAAAGAGTTTGACCATGGCTACCTCTATGGATGGGACCGTCTATTAGAGACGGGGGTAAGATTCACAGTGATAGTATGTGCTTGTGATTTCTTTGATTGGAGCTCCATATGAGCGAGATTGCTGCTGTAGAAGTTGAACCGATGCGCCAGCGCCCCGGTGAATCGCTGATGGATTTCACTCAGCGTGTCCGAGCAAGCCTGGTCGTCGAGATGACCGCCGGCGGTCTCCCGGATGACAACAAGGACCGCGTGACGCTGCTGGCCACCCTGTCGGACATGGATTCGCAGGAACTGAACAAGGCCAAGATCGACGCCAAGTCCGCATCGACCGACGTCGAACGTCAGGCGATGGAAATCTTCAGTCGCGTGCTGGATGGTCCGGCTCGTGGCCGCAACCCGTACGCCCGTCCGGTCATCGAAGGCGTGGTTGCTCGCGTACTGCCGCAGCTGGACGACATCGTCGATCTGGTGCCTGGCGAAACCGACGTGGGTGTGAAGAACAACAACCTGCCCGACTTTGCCGAACGTGTCGGAATGCGTATGGACACCATTCCGGGCATGACCGACAAGGGCAGTGAAGAATTCGCGCCCAAGGAACCGGAAAGGAACAAGGTACAGGAAGTACCCACAGACGAGCAGGAATCCACGTCGTAGATCCGGTAAGAATTCCCCTTTGGTATACCATTGGGCTAATGCGATAAAAAATACGGGAGGGCAGTGCCCTCCCGTATTTATGCCCTCAGATCGATCCTGTCGGGCCTGTGATCTTGGCCGAAGAGGTGATGCCGTTGGCCTTGACCGGCTGGGTGAACTCAACCGAACCATTGAACGTACCGGAACCTGTCTGGGTCAGGGTACCGCCGATCTTCACGTTCCCGGTGAACTCCGTGTCGGGGGTCTCGAAGCGGTTCGTCTGGGACTTGACCTGGAGCTGCTCGCAAAGGAACTCGATCAGCTTGGACTCCAGACCGATCTTGTTGGTAGCCTTCGCCCGGATGTAGTCGTTGGCGAATGCCTCGATCCGTTCCTTGTCCAACGTGATGTAGGTGCCATCGGAGTTGTTCAGGGTGATGACCGTGTTGGCCGAATCCAGGGAGATGTAGTTCTCCAGCTCATCGCTGATGATGAAGAACCCACGTTGCGCGTCCAGCTGAACCGCGTAGGCACTGAACTCTCCATTGGCCTTGGAGGTCTGCAGGGTGATCTTGCCCGTGCGAGTACAGACTTCCAGGTAGTAGCAGTTGGCAGGGTCCAGACGATCGGCGGTCTCATCGTTGGTGGCCGAGAAACGTAGCACGACAGTGTGGGTCGTGAACTTTTCGTCATCCAGACCGGCGTACTGCCACAGGTACTCGTTGCGGTCGGCGAACTTGTAGATGAACACTCGCTGGCCACGGCGGATGTCTTCCGGGGTAGCCCGGTTACCACCACCCTTGAGCCAGGTCGCACGGATGGCCACGTCGGTGGTCACCTTAGCGTTGAAATTGGACCCTTCTTCTTCCGTACCTTCCACTTCGTTGTCGTAGGGGATCGATACGATCTCGCCGTCCAAGAACTGCATCTTCTCGATCGGGGTCACAGAGATCTCGAGAGAATCGGGCTCTCGGTTGTTGGCCGCAATGCCCAGAGAGAACAAGGCAAATTGGGATTGGTCATTGCTAGGCATGTTTAATGCTCCAGATACTCATAAGAAAACGACCGGCAGGGGTAGAATTACACGACCTCCCTAGCTTATGCAGATTCACAAGGACCCCTCAATGCGCATCATTCGACTGGAGTTGCGTGGTTACATCCGATTGGGTGTGTGCAACATCGACCACCTGATCTACACGCCCGAATCGAACTACCAGTTGATCCTGGGCACCAACGGCAGCGGCAAGTCGTCGTTGATCTACGAGCTGTCGCCGTTGCCGGCTCATCATTCGCAGTACACCAAAGACGGCCTGAAGCACATCACGATCGAACATCGTGGCGCGACCTACCAGCTGATCTCCGACTTCAAGACCGGCAAGCACAGCTTCTCGATCGACGGTGATGAGAACCTCAACCGAGGTGGTACCCAGCAGGTTCAGCTGCAGCTGGTGTCCGATCATTTCAACGGATACAACCGTGAGCTCCACGACATCCTCACCGATGAAGTGGTGTTCACCCGTATGCCGATCAACGAACGTCGTGCATGGATCCAGGCTCTGTCCACGCAGGACTACACCTGGTCGATGGCACTGCACAAGAAGCTGGCCTCTCAGGCTCGTGACCGTGTCGGTGCTGTCAAGCACATCAACAACCGTCAGACTGAGATCCGCGGTAACCTCAAAGCACTGGGGTCAGTGGATGGTTTGTCGGAACGCGCACTGCAGTTGCGCGAAGAAATGAATGCGTTGCTCATCTCCCAGAGTCCCGAACCCCGATCGACTCGCGAGATGGAAGCGCAGTTGCGTCAGATCCTGGATAACGTGGCAGGTATGAGTCGTCGCGTTGTGGATATGGTCCACAGCCTGCGCTACTCCGGTCCGGTGCCGATGCAGGATATCGATGAGATCGCAGCCTACGCTGCAGAGGCTGATCGCGACGCTGTGGCCAAGAAAGCACTAGCCGATCGTCTGGCTGCTGAGTACACCGAGATCGAAACCACGCTGCATGGTTTCCGTACGTCCGACGGCATCACGCCGGAGAACATCGAAACCCATCTGCTGGAGCTTCGCGAACGACTGACTGAACAACGTGCGCTGCAGGACGAGATGTTCGGTCCGTTGGATGATGCGGACATGATCTGCATGGACAACGAGCATGCCATCCCAGCGGCGATCAATGTGTTCATGCAGTTGCCTGACAACGAAGATCGGCTGTACTCGCGACAGGTCATGGACCAGCGTCGTGAGCAGTTCCGCAACCATCAGGACCTGTTCTCTTCGGTGGACGGCCGACTGATGTCGGTCAACCGTCGTATTTCGATCATCGAGCAGGCACGGGAAACCAACTGCCCGTCGTGTGGGTACGTCTGGCGTGAAGGTGTCAGCGCTGGTGAACTGGAAGAGCTCAAAGCAGAACGCGCTCGACTGGCTGTCGAAGTAGAAGGTGCGAGTAAGGCCCTGCATAAGCTCCAGGAGTATTTGGAGCGAGCAGCGGAGGTTGGTGCCCTGTATACTGAGTATCGCTCTCTGACGGCTTCCTACACGCGTCTGCGTCCGCTGTGGGAACTGATAGGTCGTGAGCGTATGCACATGATCCAACCGTCCTCGCACATCCACGTCTTCCATCGCTGGACCGATGCGTGCATGCGCGCTCGCGAACTCCAGAAGCTGCTCCGTCGTGAGAAGCAGCTGGAAGACCTGGCGCACCAGTGGGCAGGTGGTGACGGTATTGGTCATCTGGGTCAGCGTATGGTTGCCATCGTCAAGGCGATCGAAGAAGAGACCGTTCAGCTCAACGAGAAGCGTCGAGTAGCTACACGTGCGTCGGACTACCTGGCCGATGTGAACCGTTTGTCCAATACGGTTGACCAGCTGTCGATGCTGGCCGACCAGATTGACCGACAGAAGAAGCGCGTGATCGATGCTTACCGTGACGAAGCAATCGGCGATCTGCAGGTTCGTCATCACAACGAGATGGCGGCCATCCAGTCCCGACTGACCGAGCACGGTACTCTGGCCGGTCTGCTGCGCGATCTAGAAAGCGATCTTGAATCGACCACGGCATCTCGCGACGCGCTGCAGCTGTTGGCCAAGGCACTGTCGCCCACCGACGGTCTGATCGCTGAGCAGCTGTCGGGCTTCATCGGTTGTCTGGTCGCTCAGCTGAACTCGATCATCTCCTCGATCTGGACCTACGATCTGCAGGTTCGTCCGTGCGGCCTGACCTCTGGAGAACTGGACTACAAGTTCCCGATGGTCGCTGGTGCCGGTGCTCCGGTGTTCGACGTGTGCAAAGGTTCCAAGGGTCAGAAGCAGGTCGTGGACTTCTCGTTCAAGCTGACCGTGATGCTTTACAAAAACATCATGAACTTCCCGCTGTATCTGGACGAACCGGGCGAGGGTTTCGATGAGCAACATCGTACCCAGCTGATGTCGTTCATCAAGCAGCTGATGGACACCGGCGATTACTCGCAGCTGTTCATGGTCTCGCACTACGCTTCAAACCACGGCGCTTTCAATCAGGCCGACGTCACTGTGCTGGATTCGTCCAACATCGCAGTGGCTGGTGTTTACAATCAACACGTCGTGCTGGGATAACCAGCCGGCGTGGCACCACTGTTCTATGATCATCTAACTACCGGGGAAGTGCCACCATGCGTAACAAAATCGTTTCGTTCCTGCGCCAGATTCTGCCGAGCCACGTCAGTGGTGAGGAGCGCAAAGAAATGGAACATGTCCTGACCGTGAAGTTGGCCGAACGCGGACAGCAACGTATGCTGGTGTGTCGGATCGTGCAACATCGCTCCATGAGGAGCTGGGGACTGAAGTTCCTGGGCACGCACGAGTACGCACAGACCGAAGTGGTAGTGATCGATCCTCTCCAGAGCCAGAAGCCCGTGTACGATCGGGAGTACGGCTACATCGTGTCCAAGGAAGGCGCTCACGATGCCGCGATCCTCGCGTTGGAAAGTAACCACGACTGGTATCAAAAATAAGGAAGAGCCTTTATGTTTGAGGCATTCGTCTATTGGCTTCGTAGATCAGGCCTGTTTCATTCCCGTGTTTCCGGTAAGGTCACGATTTCCAGATACTCATTTCCGGCTGTCCCGCTCGGTGAGGATGGCGGAAAGAACTTCCTCGTCGAAGTAGAATGTCATGAACAGAAAGTAACCGAGTCCTGGTTCTCAGGTCTGATGAAGTTGGAGTACGATAAGGTCACTTACTATCTGGTTGCTCACCATTTGTTCAGTGGTCCCGACTTCATGGTCGAGCAGAAGATCCCAGGCTTCATCCTCTTCTACGGCCACCTCAACGGAACGTCCACCAAACGGTGGCTGCAATGTAATCTCGTGCTGATCCGAAACGGCACATTCCAATCCACCCCTTCTGTGCGTATCTACTCCAATGACTTCCTCAAATCAGGCAATTTCCCCGAAGGTCCTGCCGGCTGAACTGTCCTACGCCCTGGCCAACATCGACCGACTCGAGTCGGCCCTGATCAGCCTGGTCAACCTGACCGCTCAAGCCAACCCGCTGCTGGGTCAGCACCTGCAGCAACTCCAGCAGGAAATGCAGCAGTCCCGTCACGCCGTCGAAGCAGCCTACATGGACGCACGCATGTCCGGCTTCGGTACCCACAGCCTGATCCAGCACCAGGGTCGTGCAGTGCGGGTCGGCGCCGCCCGTTCGGCCCAGCCGGTCGACATGAAGGAGATGACCCAGTTCCTGATGAGTCGTCTGTTCGACATCGATCCCCAGGGCGGTTTCAAGATCCACTCGGGCCTGTCCGTGCTCGATACGGTCGACAACCTCAACACACTGATCCGTGACGAGAAGCTGCCGACCATCCGCGCCGGCATCTACACCAACGGCGACGACCAGGACATCATCGTTCCGCTGCGCTACGTCCAGAACGGCCTGGAAGTCCTGACGATGGTCGCCTGGCATCCGCAGCAGCCCAACCGCATCTCCATCAGCCACCACCTCCTGGTGGCGTCCGAAGGCGGCTGGCTGGCCGACGTCGATCTGCGTTACTTCAACGCCGAGCAGTTCAAGATGGGCTTCATGATGGAACTGGCTGCCGAGATCCAAGGTCAGTCGCTGTGCGCGAAGGCGTACAAGGATCAGGTCGATGAAGTCCTGAAGCTGGCCGACGAAGTCCTGTCCGTCGCCGTCGACAAGAACGCCGCGGTCGAAGCCATCGAAGCACTGAACGATGGTGGCATCCGGCTGAAGACTGGCGCTCGCTCGCTCAACAACGGCAGCGATGAAGTCGTCAACCTCGGTGCTGCAGTGATCGTCAGCTTCGGCCCGACCACCATCGCCGATGAGAACGGCCAGATCGAGTTCATGCCCTGGACCTGGCGCGTGGCTCAGCTGTCGACGCTGCGCATGCAGCTGCACTCGCTGCTGCATGACTTCGGTTCGCACGCATCCGACCAGGATGTGGAAGCCGAAGAAGAGCAGGAAGAAGAGTAATGCACGGCGGGGCTTCGGCCCCGCCTTTTATTCACTGTCCAAAAGGGTAGCAACCTATGTCGCACTACCAGCTCAATCCCAAGCCGCAATTCACCGCCACCGAGATGCTGCTGCTCGGGGTGATCGACGAACTCACTCGCCGCCTGACGAGTTTTGAGAGCGCCGTCCTCTGCAACCTTCCAGCGGTCAGAAACCAACATCAGGTCGGTCATTACTCGGTACAGCCGATGCTCGATCTCCTGGAGCATCGTTATCCGGAACTGCTGATCACCAACGGTACGTTCCGTACGACGTCGCAGTTGGACCATTTCCTGGCCACCGGCAATCTCTCCGAAGACAACGAAGCACTGGCTTCCCAGGCAATGAGGAAACCCCAGCTTCAGCCGGTCCAGTACGGCGGCCTCACCGAGATCAACTTCCAGTTCACCTACGATCAGCTCTATCGAGTGTTCTCTTCGATGGCAGTGCCGGTCGACAAACTGCCGGACCCGAGCGTTGAGGGGGAAGGGTGGAACATCGTCTCGATCAAGGACCGTGTCTACGCCTACTACACCTACAGCGCGCCGAACCGGGTGACGGAGTTGGTGTGGGCAGGATCGGCCCGCTCGGAGAATGGCAAGGTCGATGAAGTTGTGAGTGGTGCTGACTCACCGGTGGTGGTCTACCTGCCGCTGGAGTCGATCTGGATTACCGCGCGACTCAATCGTGTCGTGTCTTCCGCGGCGCGTACTGCCGCGATTCGCGAACTGTTCGAAACGCTCCATGGGATCCCGATGGTCGAACGCACGCCGTCGGGCTCAGCGATGTACGAGCGCATGAATGCGAACAATATGTGGCTGGCCCAGTACATCCTCGATATCGCCAGCGCCGGCCAGATCGAAACGATCGAACCGCAGGCCGTGGACGGTGGCAAAGGATGGTCGGGTTACGAGGGCACGTATTTCTTGTTCGACTACGACGACCGGAAATGGGAGTTCGCAATCACCAGCAACGACATCGCGTGGCGTCCCGCTACCCCCTGGTCGGTATCCGAATCGTTCATTCGTGCACTGACCAGTCCCAGTGTCGTGGCGTTGGCCGAGCAGGCGCGTGATGAGCGTCTGAATCCCGCCAAATGAGTTGACGGCATAAAAGCAGGAGGCCCAAGGGCCTCCTGCCTATGCCGCCGTTAGGGACCGGGCGGTGGGGACAGCTGCTTGATGATGTTCTCCAGATTCTGGATCTGGATCTTCTGCTGGTCCACCACGTTCTGCAGTTCGATCACACGGGTGCGATCGGTCGTGCGGTTGGTGATGGCTGCGTTACGGGCGGTCTCGTTGATCTCGTGCTGTGCCTGGGAGACGTAGCCGGTGGTCGGCGCCACATGGACCAACACCGTCGGACGGATACCAAAGCCCTGCTCCACCGCAGTGGCGATCAGATCCTTGACCCATTCCATCGACATGCCGTCAGGCACTGCCCCCAACGAAACCGACAGCAGCGTGTGCGAGTACGGGATGCCGTCCTGCGCCGGTGCCGAAACGATGTAGGTGTCGGGCACGTAGACAGGTGATTTACCCGGCGAGATCAGCGTTACGATCATCGCCCCCGCATCGATGTCTGCGTTGGCTTCGGCCTGCCCCTTACCCACAGGGACGTAGACCTTGCTGACCACATCAACGCCACGATCCACGAAGTCAGCGATCGAACGAACAGCGATACATTCGTAGATCGAAGAGTCGGAGATCGACCACGGCGAGCGCAGCTTGAAGATGCCCTTGGAATGGAGGACGGGTGTCAAACGTGCCATGGGTTACCTCTTAGGGCTGTGCTGCGATGACGTGCAGGGTGAACGTCTTCTGCTTGTAGGCATTGGACGTATCCTTCACGCGGACCACAACGTTGGCGTCACCGCCGGCCGGGTCGAGCGTGGCCTCGTAATCGCCCGTGACCGGATCGATCGAGTGGCTGAGGATCGGACCGTAAGCGGCATCGACCAGTTCGAAGGTGTAAACGCCCGTACCGCCTTCAGCAGTGAAGTACGTGCTATAGGGCTGACCACCGGTACCGTTGGGCATGGCAGTCATGCCTTCGGCGCCTTCATTGCTCAGGTCGATGTCCTTCCAGCCGGTAGCCGGGAAGTACTTCTGGATCGACTGGGCCGAAGCAACCAGATACTGGACCTTCTCGTAGGACTTGACCAGATACAGGAACTCGCCGACGTCAGCGTTGGTACGCTTCAGGCGGGTCATCGTGGTCGGGATGTCGGAGAACTCCGTCATCGTCTCGGCGATCTTGAGCATCTCTTCGAGCATCAAGCACAGACCCTGGGTGGCCAGGGACATACGACCGAAGTCGGTGTTGTTGTTCGACGGGACGTTCATGTAGTCCGGCCACATCTGCTCGAAGCGCTTCTTGCCGCCACGATTCTCCGGACCACCGCAGACCAGCAGCGCCACCGACTTGAACGGGATGCCAGTGGCAGCCATGTTGTCGTCGATGTGCTGGGCATTGTAGCCGGTGCCGGTGAAGCCAGCATGGCCCATGACCTTGGCGGTGTTCATGTTCACGATGGGCGAGTACACGCCGGCCTTGATGGGGCTGTTCTCCACGGAGAACTGGTTCCACATCGGCAGGACGATGATCTCGGTTGCGGTGAACAGGTCCGGCAGGATCGCAGCCCACTCTTCACGGGTGTGGGTGGAGTTGGACAGGATCCAATCGATCAGGCGTTCCTTGATCAGGTCGATGTTGTCGCCAGCAGCGCCCCAGATCAGGTACGACCACGAGGTCGGGAAGGTGAAGGTCGGATCGCCCGGATCGACGTAGTTGAACTCGTCGGCACGCACGAACGTGGTCGGACGCTTGTCTTCAGCGTCACGGACCAGCTGCATGGTCTGGGACAGGGTACGAGCCTGCACCTTCTCACGCACCGTCGCCGGGGGCAGGAAGAAATCATCCAGCGGCCACAGCGGAGCGACGAAGACGTGGGTCGATTCGTCGTACTCGCGGCGGAAGCGATCATCGGAGATCCAGACCTTGGCGCGCGGATCTGCGCCCATGGCGGTCTGTTCACCCGGCTGCCACGGACCGGTCAGGTTTTCCGGAACCATGAAGAACGTGACCGAGCCCGGCAGCTTGATGGTGCCGTTGTCGATCATCGCACCGACAGTAACGTCGCGGATCTTGCCATTGAACTCAGCCAGCACCGCGATGCGGTAGCTTTCGGTGTTCATGGTGAACGTGCCCAGCAGCGCCTGGCGGTACGACCACGCAGCGATGTCGAGCAGCAGGTTGGAGACCGGACGCGGCACGTTGATCTTGGCGCCATCTTCCTTGACGGAAGAGAACACGGTCACATCGACCGTGGATGCAGGAGTCGAGCCCGAGGCCGTGGAGAAGAGGAGGCGATCCTGGCTGAAGGTGCGGGCGAAGGCCGACAGTTCACCCAACAGCGCTACCGCGTTGGGGTTGTTATCGGCCAGCGCACCATAGCCGTAGAAGCCTTTGATGCTGTAAGAGACATCGGACATGATGGCATCCATAATGCGGTGGCGGGAAATCCGTCCTTGCCATAGCAGCTAAACCATGCTAATGTATGACAGGACACTCATACCTATAAACCCCATTTGAGGGGGAAACATGTTCGAAATTATTGCCCTGGTTATCCGTACGCTCGTGCCGTTCCTTAAGGAATCGGTCCTTCAGGGACTGACTCCGAAAGAGTGGCTCAAGCGCAACAAGACCGGTGTTGTTTGGCTAGGTGTGGTCCTGACGTTGGTGTTCTCGGTTTTGCATTTGTCCAGTCTGGTGTTCAAGCAATCTGCCGCCATCCACGAGATGACGCAGGCATCCAACAAGATGCAGCTTAGCGTACAGATGCTGACGATGCAACGAGATCAGGCGGAGAAGGATAAGCTCGCTGCTGAGAAGCTCCACCGTGAACTCACCGAACAACATCAATCCGTATTGGAAGAGGCCGCTGGCCTGGAAGAGAAGGTTGAGAAGTACGAGCGCTGGCTCAGTAACTGCGGTATCGACCTGAACTACCAAGGTAACGGAACTCCCTCTTGCCCGGTACGCCGCGTGGTGGTGCGTCAGAAGGCCAAGGAGCCGCCTCCGCTCGTACTGCCAGCCATCCCTCCCGAGAAACCCAAGCCGACCCTCAGAGAGCGTTTCAAGGCGTTCTTCGGCGTTGGTAAGAAGGACGACGAGAAATGAACCGATTGCTCCTGCTGTTGATGGTGGTTCTCGTCTCCGGCTGTACCACCGATCTGAAATTCCATCTGGGTAAACGCCCAGCCTCTCCATGTCCAGTATTCGTCCCCGCAGAGAAAGAGTATCCGCCTCTGGGGGTCAGTCTGGAGATGCTCCCGTATGAAGATGCCGACGCTGTGGCATTGATCCTGGCCAGTGAAGTCAAGTCGTTGCGTGACTACATCCATCGGCAGGACGAACGTGACCGTAAGGCTTACGCAGATTATCGGGTGGCTTGTATGGGCGGGGATAAAACCGTACAGGCTGGCCCTAGTAATTGACTGCGTTTTCCACGAGCCTTACACATGACCACCGAAACCGAAACCGTCGACACCGACATCAACGCTGTAATCTACACCGACGGTGGTTGCCGTCCGTCCTCTCGCGGCCAGGCGGGTTGGGGCTTCCATGGATACCTGTACCAGAACATCCCTGCCAAGCAGGGCACTGGCTGCAAGGTGCTGATGACGGCCAATGGCTACAAGATGGACGCCACGGGTAAGCCGGACATCACCGTGCTGAAATACGTCGACTCGTTCGGCGCCATCAAGGGCATCTCGACCAACAATGCAGCTGAGGTCACGGGCCTGATCCGTGGTCTGGAGTTCTGCATGTCCGAAGGTGTCAAGTCGGTGATGTTCCGTACCGACAGCATGTACACCATCAACGGCTTCAGCAGCTGGATGCACAGTTGGGTCAAGCAGGGCTGGAAGGATCGTGCGGGTCAACCGATGATCAACCAGGAACTGTGGATCCGCGCCTACGAGCTCTACACCGAGTTCCAGAAGGCTGGTGTCAAGGTACGCTTCGAGCACGTCAAGGGTCACTCCGGCGAGCTGGGTAACGAGACCGTCGATGATCTGGCCACGGCCGGCATCATGTCTGGCTTCAATGAGCGCTACGAAGAGATTCTGGAGACCAAGGACGCCAAGGGTTACTGGGGCACCAGCCGCGAGTACAACCGCATGCTGTCCCATCCCTTCCGTTACTTCAGCACGCAGGATCACGTGCCGACCCAGACCGACGACGGCCGTCACATCTTCTACACCGGCAAGATGAGGCGTGACGAACTGGAAATGGTCGGCAAGAAGATCTCCGATTCGTCGCTGGCTATCCTGTACCTGAAGGAAGCCGAGCCGGTGTTGGACATGATCAGTGGCAGCATGGCAGAAATGGCCATGGGGACCTACCAGGGTCTGCTCATCGCAGACATGGCAGAAATCCTCAAACCGAAGATGTACGCCAAGCTCACGCAGTTCGGTCCGCGCCGGCTGCTCAGTCAGTCCAACGAGCGTCGACTGATCGATGGCCCGTCCGATCAGCTGCTGTGCGAAGAGGCTCGTCCTCCGTTCCTGGCCTTCCGTCTGGTCGATACGCTGACCGCGATGGAGCAGTACTTCAACCACTACCTCAAAGGTAACAGTCAGTTCGTCACGACCACCGACATTACTGACATACTGTATGAGGCTTCTGTGGTTGGCAAGGACGATAAAGCCAAGTCCACGACGAAGCTCAAGTCATCCATCAATCCTGGTCTCCGGACCGTCAAGGTGGATGCAAACTACGCCAAAGCAGATGGTAGCATTGGCGTCATTGGTCTGACACTGACGATGGACCAGGATATACCCGATCGCAACACGTTGTCGGCGCTGGCAGCTGAAGGCATCAAAGTCACTCTGGTGACCTGGGCCGAATCCAGCTGTGCCATCCGCTTTGCAACGGTGATCGAAGTCAACGGCGATGCTGCTTTCTGGGCTGGTGCTTACGCCAACCTGAAGGTCGTGTCCTGATTCCTTGAACCCCTGAGGTACTTAAATGTACGCGCAAGCGAGTCAACGGATCCAAAAGCCACAGAGCCTTGTGCGACGGCTCTTCGAATATTTGGTTCCCAAGCTCATCTCCGGGCATGGCAAACGAGCGATGTTCATCACGAGCCTGTACTTCGAGCTGTCTCCCTTGAAAGGTGGACAGTTCCATGAACCGGATCGTGACAAGGACATCCTCCGTCTGCACGATGGCGCATTGGAGCGTCTGAACGCAGTCATGGATGTAGCCAAGTCCGCCACGGCATTGCGCTTCCCTGCCGTGTTCCGAAGCTTGGTGTGGCGGGACTGCAACGTTCGAGACATCATCTCGACGGAAGACTTCCAGAACGGCATCGTTACTGAAAACGTGACAACCATTGCAGAACGCTTGGTTGATGCGATGCCCAATGGCCTGCGTTACGAAACCCGCCCGAAGATGGTTGGCGAGGTGGTGAAGCTGTTGAACAACGGGCCGCTACTGACCCGCGCCGCCTGACGATGATGACGTCATATAGCCCCCAGACGCTCAACGGCGTCTGGGGGCTGTGTATGCCGCTTTTTACTTGTCCAGATCCTTACCGATCTGTTCGACGCTGTGTTCGAACTCCTGGTAACGATGACGGACGATGCCGTACAGCTCGATCGCTTCAGCGGCCTGGTAGGCCGAGTCGACGATGTCCTTGAGGACCTTGGCGTTCGGCGCGTAGCGTGCCGGGTCCTTGGTCAGGCGCATGATCAGCGTGTCCAGGGTGACCTGCAGGTCGTGCATCTTGGCCTGGGTGTTCTTCTGGAGAGCCGGGCTCAGCATGTGGCGGATGTCGGCACTGACCTTGTCGATCTCGTCCCAGTCCGCACTACGCTTGATCGCCTGGCCGTAGGGAACCATCGCTTCCTGACGGCCATCGAGATTGAAGCACGCCTGCATCTGCTTGTTGACGGCTTCGGTGTTGATCGGCTTGAAGCCAGCCACCGAGATACCGCCAGTGAGCGAACGCAGATCTTCGGGACGACCCAGGTTCGAGTTCAGCCAGGCCAGCAGCGGTTCGATGACTTCACGATCGACCTTGGAGACCGACTCGGCCGAAGACTGCAGGACCTTGACGTAGGACAGCATGTCCGTCTTCAGGCCCTGCGGAACCTGGACCTTGTTGTCGCGGTAGCGAGCATAGTCCAGTCGACGCAGGCGGCGCGAGCTGTTGGTGAAGCTGGCAGCGAAGTCCAGCATCGTGCGCATCGTGCGGTCGAGCTGGTCGCGGAAAACGCCCTGGACCTTACCGAGGTAACTCGGCAGACGACTCAGAGCGCTCAACAGCGCCGTATCGCCAGAAGCGGCTTCCAGGGAGATGACATTACCCTGGTGTTTCAGTTGGGACATTGACATGGAAATAATCCTTCCGGTGAGAGTAGGCACTCATAAGTTAGCTGCATCAAAGGGATCGTGATTTTTTACAGCGGGTCGCCATGATCTGCTTTGATGAACTCATGGCACTCATCACAATAACTAGCGAGATAGCGCACCATGTTCGAACCCAAAACTTACCAGGAAAAGCTGAACCTGCTCAACCGTCAGCTGGTGGACAACCTGCTGATGCAGCTGCCGGATCAGATCCGCCTGAACCTCAAGGAAGTCACCGATCAGCTGGTGCGTTCGGAAGCCATCATCCGCATGGAACAGGTCAACAACGTCGTTGGCCCGATCGAGATCCCGGAAGACGAGCGCGCCGACAACCGCTTCATGCTCGACCTGCTGGCCAGCAACCTGGGCCGTACCGCGTGGGGCGGCAAGCTGACCGGTGCACTGCACGACGGCGCCATCGGCACCAAGGGCTTCGGCCAGAAGTGGCGCGAGTGGCTGCGTCAGCTGCCGGACATGTACAAGTCGATCGAAGAGCAGCGCGAGAACATCGCCAGCGGCTTCTACGCCGACACCACGGGCATGATCGGCCGTCACGATCTGCCGCGTCCGTACTTCCTGATCAACGCCAACGATCAGCTGATCGTCATCACCCCGTTCGGCGATCGCCTGGCCTCCCATCAGCTGTACCTGAAGCACCTGCCGGAACTGATGATCAACGGTCGCATGCCGTGGCACCAGTTCGCCGTCCAGGACGAGATGTCCTCGTACCGCGCCGACCTGCACCGCGAGCAGGCTGCCGTGGCACTGGCCAACGCGCTGGTCAACCAGGGCGTGAACCACTTCGCCATCCCGCTCAACGGCGCCGAGCAGGTGCGTGCAGCGCTGACCACCTCCGGCCACATCAACTCGATGGTCATCCACGAGCAGACCGTGGAGAACAACGGCTCGATCGCCAAGTCCGGTGAAGAGCAGGTGGCCTTCGTCGAAGCGATGACCAAGGAAAACAACGAAGGCGTCAAGGCCGAGATGGACGCCGAGATCGCCAACGCTTCCGGCACCGTCGCCGATCCGTACGCCGCTTCCTACGCCGGCGAAGTGCCGGTGGCCGGTGAAGAGCCGGACTACCAGGTCCACTTCAAGACCGAAGACGGTCAGGAAGGCGTGCTCGAAAAGACCGCTGCCGTCACGATCGAAATCGACAACGGCGATGTTGACCGCATCCAGCAGGTCGACACCACCGCCGGCCAGATCCTGCGTCTGCTGGGTGAAGCCGACAGCGCCGCCGCCGAAGCCGGCCGTCCCATCGGTGACGATGAGAGCAACGCTCGCACCAAGGGCTGGATCTACGTCGACGGCCAGCGTCTGCGCCTGACCCACGTGACCAACTACATCCCGCAGGTGGAAGCCGTCCTGGCCGAAGCCGAAGCGGCTGAAGTGGCGGCCAACGAAGAAGTCGCTGAAGGTCCGTACGTCGGTCCGGACAGCGAAGCGTAATACCAAGACCTGATCGAAAGGTTGGGTCGGAAACACTGCCCTCCCCGCAAGGGGAGGGCTTTACCCACAACCAAAGTGAAACCATGGATCTTTCCAAATATTTCGTCGCAGCACCGAAGGTGCGACCGTACCTGAACATCGGCTGCTTGATGGATATCCCCACGGGTCGCTATCTGCGCGGCAAGCATGGGGAGAGTATCCTCAACGGCGGCCTGGCGCACGTGACTGGCGTGGGCGGACGTGGTAACACCTTCAAATCCGTGCTCCTTCACTTCATGAACGAGCGCGTCCTGGACCGGTACTGCAAGACCGTGCTCCAGCTCTACGACACCGAATGCACGGTGACGTACGGTCGACTGGAACAGCTGGCGCAGCATCTACCCAACCTGGCTGGTCTGGACCTCGAAGATTCTGGTCGCGTGTTCATCTCCGACTCCTCGGTCATGTCTGGCAACAAGTGGTTCGGCGGTGTCCGTGACTTCGCCGACGACAAGGCCAAGGCGTCCAAGGACTGGATGCGTACCACCCCGTTCGTCGACCCCAAGACAGGGGCGATGATCCGTTCGTACTACCCGTCACTGTTCGAGATCGACTCGCTGTCGATGTTCCTGACCGACTCGGTCGAGAAGATCTACGAAGAGAACGAAGTCGGTGCGTCGAAGATGAACACCGACTCGCTGCGCGGTGCCGCAGCCAAGTCGCAGATGCTCATGCAGATGCCCAACGTAGCAGCCCAGCATGGCCTGCACCTGACCATGTCGATGCACGTCGGCGACCAGCACCAGCTGGACCCCAATGCGCCGCCGAAGAAGCAGCTGGCCTTCCTGAACCAGGGCGTGGCTTTCAAGCACGTTCCGCAGAAAACCATGTTCCTGATGAACAACCTCTGGTACGTGACCAACACACGTGTCGAGGCTCACAAGGAACTGAAGACGCCGCAGTACCCGAAGAATCCCCAGGACAACCTGGTCGGTGACAAGGACCTGCAGGCGATCTCGCTGATCAACCTGCGTGCCAAGTCCGGTCCGTCCGGCATGCCGTTCGAAATCATCCTGTCGCAGTCGGAAGGTATTCTGGTCGGTCTGACCGAGTACAACTACCTGAAGATGAACGGCAAGTACGGCATCGGCGGCAACGACATGCGGTACTTCCTGGAACTGCTGCCGGATGAGCAGTTGATGCGCACCACCATCCGTGGTAAGTGCGAAGAGAACGCCAAGCTGCGTCGCGCACTGGAGATCACCTCCGAGATGTGCCAGATGCAGAATCTGTGGGACGATGAGGAAGAGGTGTTCTGCACCCCGGCCGAACTGTACGCGGACCTGAAGGCCAAGGGCTACGACTGGGACGTGATCCTGGGCGAAACTCGCGGCTACTGGCTGTTCGAAGAAGACGCCGCTCAGGAACCGCTGAAGTTCCTGTCGACCATGGATTTGCTGCGGATGCGCAAGGGACTGTATCATCCGTATTGGATGAAGAAGGTGACCCCGCCGGCCGCTGCCGTCGCGGAAACCAAGAAGGCTTCCTAAAGCCTATGGGGAGGTTCGCCTCCCCATTCCCGTTACCGAGCTATCACAATGACTCAGCATACATCCAAGAACTGCGCTGGAATGATCAGCGCGCTGATGTACAACATCTTGGCCACCCACGATGTTTCTCTGGCTGAAACGTTCCGCCGGATTTACGTGGAGCCGGAAGACATCTCGATCGAATCCCAGATTCGTCAAGCCAACAACTTCTGGCGTGTTCGTCTGTGCGTGTCCAGTGAGCCGTTGTCTCTGCATGTTCGCGGAGCGCTGGTCGAGTGCAGCATGGAAAACTGGATTCGCCTGTTCGGCACTGAAGTGGCCCCGTACGTGGCCAAGATCAATCCGACCCTGCAGTGACCCATCCCAACCCCATCTGCCTACAAGCGGTGGGGTTGGCCACTGTGGCGTCTATGTTGTGACTTTGAAATAGGAGCCACAAATGGCTACCCGTAAGGAACGGCGCGCAAAGACCGAGGCGTACATCATCAAGATGGTTGGTGAGTTACTGCCCGGTGATCCGCACAACCCCGAGAAGTACCGCGTGCTGTTTGCGCAGATGGACGACGATGCGTTCGAGAACTACGTCAAGGCTCTGGGCTCTGGTGAACAGATCCTGGCGATCGAAGCGCCGAACCTGTCCAAGCACAAGCTGACCATCGATAACAACTTCCGAGTTGCCGAGATGATCGGCCACAAGTTCTTCGAACGTCTGTGGTTGATCGACCCGGCTACCGGTACGCGTTACCTGTCCCCGGTCGAATACCTCATCGTGGATCTGTCGCTGCGTCGTCAGCAGCAGATGCTGGTGGAGAAGCGTTCGATCCCGGACAACAACCGTCACGTCGATGACACCACCGGCCAGGTGACTGGCGATTCGCACAGCTCGTCGCTGACCTTCCCCGAGCTGCAGAACCTGCGCGCTCAGGGTCTGGAGTACACCGCTGTGGAGCTGACCAAGTTCCGTGGTGGCGACATCGTCGGCCTGCAGCGTATGAACCGCTCCCTGCTGGAAACCGGTGGTGTCGATCTGGACGCCATCGAAGCTCTCGGCCCCACCCGACCCAAGTCGGTGCAAACCCTCAGCAGCATGCTGTTCGGTATGCATATCGACAACAACCTCTAAAAGAGGGATCCCATGGAAGCAACCGGTTTGAGTTATCTCAACGACCTGCGTGGCCTGATGATCGCAGCCATCAACAACGCAATCCGTCGTTGGTCGGCCACCAGTCCCCGTACGCGCGATGCCCTCTCCACGTGGATCGGTGTCGAGCTGTCGACCACGATGTGGCAGCTGCGCTCGAAAGAAGACGTCATGCAGGTGTGGGCCGAGTTCCAGCAACCGGAACTGCGCACGATCCTCAGCAGCGCTACTATGAATTTCCTGGGTAGTATGAGTCTGGAGTACGGCGAGGATGCGTATGAGCATCTTCTGAAGACGGTGACCAGGCATGTGGCGATGATGTCATTCTGCGCGTTCGATGAGAAAGACGATCCGATCGAAAACAGCATCCTGGTTGACAAGGGCTGGGTGGCATCCACCGTGGAGTCCTATGAAAACCTGGAATCGGTCTACCGGATCAACGGCTGGTTGCTGTTCTTGATCACAAAGGACATGCTGGGCGTTCGCATCCAGGATCTTGATCAGGCTCGGGCGGTCGTCGCCTCCGACCAGCCCGTGGCGGAAGGTAAGCAGAAATGAGTGCCGCCGGAGCTCCTGGGTATATCTACGTCGACCTGGACTCTCTGCTCGATACGCGTCTGGGTACGTTGCGACTGCACTGGCCCGAAGTGTTTGCCAAATGCATCTCCGACCAGAACTACTACCTGCGCGAACGCGATGATTTCACCGCGTGGGGTGGTCCCAACCAAGCTGAGTTCATGGAGCGCTACAACCAGCGCGACGTGGAAACGCTGCAGCACTCCATGGTGACTGCTGTGCCGGCGCTGGTGAAGAACCTGATGCAGATCCAAGATCGTGACTTCGAGGAGACGCCGTACTTCTCTGCGATCGGTTTGGATGTGAACATCTGGCCGTACCAGCTGCAGGATGGTAGTGGCAGTGAAGATGAGGTCGATGAGATCTCCGAGCTGAAGGACATCATGCGAGTATTCGCTGGTCTGAACTCGGAGCCGAACATCATCTCTCGTCCCCCCGAAGCGATGACGCCGATGTACATCACCTCGCGTTACAAGACGCTGATGATGTACGACTTCCGCGACTGGCTGAGTAAGCAGGTCGGTATCCGTTCGATGCAAATGATGCGGATCACGTTCCTGTCGCCGTGGCTGCTGCCTGCAGAAGGTCAGTTGCTGTCTGGCGAGCAGCTGTCCGAGGCTGGACTGCGTCCGGAAGCCAGCCATCGTCAGATGGTGGAGGTGGCACTGAAGGAGTTCTTGGACCTGGAGTACCTGTGTCCTGCGTTCTTCAGTTTCATCCAGGAAGAGCTGATCGAAAAGCTGATGGGTCCACGCAAGCCGCCCGAGCAGAAGAAAGAAACGCCGAAGCCGACATAAGAGCAGGCCCCCTCGCGGGGGCCTGCCATTTATGCCGCTCGTCCGATTTCCAGCAGATACGCATCCGACCACTGGAACGGTGCGCTGGGCAAGTTCTGTCCGGAGACAGAGATCTCAGCCGGCCACACACTGGTGTGGAAGTTGCGAGCGTAGCGTCGAGCCGGAGCGCAACGCAGTACGGTCTGACCACGCTGAGGGAACGGAGCGTAGTCGTGGATCTTGCCGTGGGTTGCCATCAGCGGCAGCATCTTCAGCGGGAAGTCGGTGATGTAGCGACCACCCAGACCGGTATGCTCCACCGAATGGCGACGGACGTACAGATCGGACTTGGGCAGTACGATCATGAACGACTGACTCAGCGACAGGTACGCAGTGATCGCCGAATCGGACAACAGGTTGTCCAGTGCGAACTGGTTCTCGCTGTCCTCACCGACCTGCAGACCCAGCGACTTCAGATCGATCTGCCCCAGCGATTCGTAGATGCGGTCCACGTAGCTGAGCGTATCGATGTTGATACGGATCGCCTTGGAGCCGGTGATCTCGTAAGCGCCGTCCATCACGTGCAGATAACCACCGATGGACATCAGCACGACCTTGTCATCGAGTGCGATCGGCGATTTGATCATGGCGTATTGGGACAGCTTCTGATCATCGGTCTGCTTGTAGACCATCTGCGGGGTGATTGGAATCACCTGCAGCGCACCGACTTCACGGAAGCTGATCACACCCACCAGACTGTCATTGCCCAGGAAGCCCGTACGACCACCTCCAAGCACGACCAAGCCGTGTTCGGTACCAGCACTGCGGTGCAGGAAGCCGTTGACCGTGGTGAGCATGTAGTGGCCCATCACGCGGAAGTCGACGTTCTTCTTGGTCAGCAGCAGATCGTTCTTGTCACGATCAGGCAGCTGTGCTTCTGGATGTCGCGTACCGTCCACCAACTCGATCTTGTAACCAGCACGCCAGGCGTCACTGTACTTGATCGGGTATTCCTTGAACGAGGGAGCTTGTGCCATGGTCGGCAGCGAAGCGCTACCCAGACTGGCCAGCCAGCTGGCGACAGTTTTGGTACCGGTGTAGGCGCCGAACTGGGGACGAGCATCCTCCAAATTCAAATAGAAAGTACCGCTGACCACCGTGTGGGTCAGCGTGAGGATTACTCGGGAATATGTGCGAAGGACTTCGTTGATGTCCCGCTGGGACAGATCAGCATCCTCCCAGACTGCGCTGATCGCAGTGCCACGAACCTTTGCGGTTACGAGCTGATAGGGCATGGGACCAGACTCCTTAGTCTATGTTATGGTGCGTGTAAAAAATGACCGTTGCCCGGTCAAATCTTATTGCACGGTCATACGATAACACTCGCGTCTGGAGATATTCCTCATGGCAACGAACATGGCGGTGAGTTACCCTTTCGATCCGGAAGGTAACGCGGCCACAAACCTGATTACCGGGGAAATCGCGGTCCTCGAACTGCCCAACTACATGGATTTCTTCTTCATCATCCCCAAGGCGGCGCCGTTCTACGCCAACAGCCTGGAGATCGTGAAGATCGATGAAGCCCGCACCCTGGTGCGGGGGCAGGATTATGTCCCGTCCTACCGCTTCAACGACGCGTCCTACCAGTGCGCCTCGGATCTGTATGGTGCCATCACCATCCTGAAGAAGTCCATGTCTGGCGGCGTCCGCCTGAAGTACCAGACGCTGGGCGGTCCCTGGACGATCGACGAAGCCAAGATCCTGGAGTTGCTCAGCAACGCGATCGTCGATCCGCGCATCACGACCTGGGAACAGGTCGTGGAAATGCCGGAACGCTTCCCGCCGATCAACCACGACTGGGATGTCGTCGACATGACGGGCATGGCCCAGGTCGTCGACGTGCTCTACGAGATCGTGGCTGCGATCGAAGACTCCGCCGGTGCTGAGCTCCCGAACCACTTGGCCGACCACAACAACCCCCACCAGGTCACCAAGGAACAGGTGCAGCTGGGTCTGGTGCAGAACTTCGGCATCGCCACGGTTCCCGAAGCTGTCGCCGGTACGGCTGCCAACAAGTACATGACTCCCGAGCGTGTCCGTCAGGCGATCGACGCCCGACTGGCTGCGACCCTGGATGTCCACATGGCCCGTACCGACAATCCGCATGGTACCACCGCCACGCAGGTCGGCCTGGGCAACGTGCAGAACTACGGTCTGGCGACGACTCCGGAAGCCCAGGCGGGTGCGGTCAGCAACAAGTACATGACGCCGGCACTGGTCAAGGCGGCCATCGACTCCCAAGTCATGGCAGTGCTGACCCCGCACGTGCAGTCGACGAACAATCCCCACCAGACCAACAAGCAGCAGGTTCAGCTGGGCAATGTCGAGAACTACGGCATCGCTACTGTCCTGGAAGCTCGCCAGGGTACGGTGACGGACAAGTACATGACGCCGTCGCTGGTGCGTGAAGCGATCGCTGTGCAGGGCCTGGCGGGGCTGGATGCCCACATCAACCGTACCGACAACCCGCACGGTGTGACCAACACGCAGGTCGGTCTGGGCCTGGTCCAGAACTACCAGCTGGCATCGGATGCTGAAGCCAAGCTCGGCCAGGCAACCAACCGCTACATGACCCCGTACCTGGTGCGTCTGGCGGTGGAAGCCCTGGGCGGCGCTGATTTCAACACGCACATCAACGATACCGACAACCCGCACCGTACCGACAAGATCCAGGTTGGTCTGTCGCTGGTTGAGAACTACGGTATCGCCTCCGTGCAGGAAGCCGAAGCTGGCGCGTCGACGGTCAAGTACATGACCCCGGCTCTGGTCAAGGCTGCCATCGCCAAGCTGTCCGGCGTGGATGTATTGACCCTCCAGTTGCAGGATCACGTCGGTCAGCGTAACCCGCACAACACGACCGCCAGTGACGTGGGCGCATACAGCAAGACCGAATCGGATACGCTGCTGGGCGCCAAGCTCGGCAAGACCGAGAAGGCTGCTGATTCGTCCAAGATCGATGGTCTGACGCTGGCTCAGCTGGACGTCCGCATGGGTGCCACCAAGATCTTCCCGCCGCCGACCAACACGACCGATCCGACCTGGACCGAGCTGTGTGGCTGGCCGACCAATGACAACATCGCCACGATCCTCGCACCGGAAGTGGTGCTGAACGTCACTGGTGGTGTACCGGCTGCCGCAGGCGACCGTCCGCAGTTCCGCATCTCCTACTCGGTGAACACCGCCGCGTTGCGTGTGGAGCAGACGGCCGGCACCCCGGCGAACGTGTCCTTCGGTCTGGTGGCTGGCACCAACGGTCTGCTGTCGCTGTACATGCTCAGCCCGGCCAATCGCGAAGCGATCTCGCTGGAATACCACTCCAACCCCGGCTTGACGCTGGGCACGGCTGTGGTGACCACGGTCCCGACCGGTCTGGTCTACAGCTCGCGTGTCAGCTACACCGCTACCCGCGATCAGGACGATGGTGCGCGTGGCGACCTGTCCTTCGGTGCTCGTACGGCCAACACCCCGGACTTCGGTCCGATGGTGGAGTTCATGAACTTCGTGGACAAGCAGCAGGGTGAAGTGGTCGCTTCGGCCAACAACCTGCCAGCCGTGCTGGGTGATGACGTGTTGAACTGGCGTCCGCGTGCGATGTACGACTCGCTTCTGCAGCAGACCTCGGATGTGTTCGTTCACAACCGAGTCACCGACAACGTCGATTCGACGGTGCCCTTCGATGGTACCGGCATCACCAACAAGACGATGGACATGTTGATCACCCGCAATCCGCTCACCGATTACACGATCGAAGTGGAACTGGGCAGCACGAGCACGACCTTCGGCAACGCCCTGGGTGTGACCATCGCTGAAGTCCAGGTGGGTCGTCGCGTGTTCGCTCTGCAGGTCCTGCGTTCGCCGGGTCAGCTGGTGGCCGATTCGAAGGCAGGTTCGCTGCCGGGCGGTGACGTCTACGGACTGTTCACCATCGGTATCAACCTGATGCAGACCGATGCTCGTGTCGTGAAGGCAACTTCCGGCGATGGTCTGGTGTGGGGCGATGGCGTGGTTGCTGCCAATCGTGACCTGGTGGCTCAGCCGTACAACCCGGCAACGTCGGGCGGTTGGGCAACTCCGGGTAAGGTGAAGCTGCGCATCGTGCGTACCGGCAACACCATCACGGTGGAAACCACCAACCACGGCCAGGCTGCTTACCTGACGGGCGCTGCGAAGATCACGCTGGATCTGGCAACCGACACCGCGCTGGCGCGCTTCACTGGTGCCGCTGCGAACTGGGGTCTGCTGAACTACTGCCAGCCGCAGTCGTCGCACAAGATCCTCAACCGCCCGGACAAGCTGCAGCCGTACGCACTGATCGACAAGCCGGCAGGTGCTGCCGATGCGTCCAAGCTCTACCGTTACACCGGTACGGCATGGGTGGAAAGCAACCTCAATAGCGCGAACCCGCTCGTTCGGCCGGGTCGTCTGGTTTATAGCTCGTGGAATGGTCGTGTCGGTGCATGGCGTCGTGATGGTTCCATCACGCCGATGTACATCGAGGCCTTCACCAGCTCGAACCGCGTGGCTCTGACCGAATAACCTTACAGCATCAACCGGAGATAGCGGGATGAGTTCTGCAGTCCTTCCCATCAAGTACCCGCTCGATCTGTCGGGCGTGAGCCCTCTCAACCGTGTGGCTGGAGAGCCACACGTGTTGGGCACGTCCAACCGTCGATCGGTGATCCCCTCTTACGGGCCGTTCTACACCCGCGGCCTGGTAGTCCGCAACAAGGTGACGGGTCAGGTCCTCGAAAAGATGACCCAGTACAAGGCAATCCAGCTGGTGCCCAAGCCGACCAAGGCTTCGGGTCAGACGGTTTGCGCTGCGCTGGTCATCGAAGACAGCACCGTCACTGAAGTTGAAATCGACTACCAGGTCGTTGGTGGCGAATACAGCACCTCGATCGAAGCCATCGAGAACATGATCGCAGCACTGGCGGTGGACAACCGTCCGGTGAAGTGGGGCCAGATCATCGGCAAGCCCAATGCGTTCCCGCCGACCTCGCACTTGCACGACGTGGGCGACATCTACGGCTTTGAATACACGGTTGCGGCCCTGTACTCGATCCGTGACGCCATCCTCGTCGGTGATCAGGCATCGCACCAGGAACTGATCGACATGTTCACCCGTATGGTGGGCGATGTCGACGCAGAACTGGATGCACTGCGTCTGTTGTTCCAGGCACACGTCAACGACAAAGAAAATCCGCACCAGGTGAACGCGACTCAGGTCGGCCTGGGTAACGTGCAGAATTTCTCGATCGCAACGCAGCCTGAAGCTGAGCAGGGCACGGCGACCAATCGCTACATGACGCCGCAGCGTGTGGCTCAGGCCATCCAGGCACTGCTCGGTATCAAGGTCGACAATCACATCGGCAACCTCAACAATCCGCATCAGGTGACCAAGACCCAGGTTCAGCTCGGCAACGTGCAGAACTACGGCATTGCCACCGACCCGGAGGCGCAGGCTGGCACGGTCACCAATAAGTACATGACTCCGGCTTCGGTGAAGCTGGCCATTGAAGCACTGGCTCTGCCGGTGATCAATGCGCACATCCAGCGTACCGACAACCCCCACCAGACCAATGCCGGTCACGTGGGACTGGGTCTGGTGCAGAACTACGGCGTGGCTACCACGACCGAAGCTCAGCAGGGTACGGTGACCAACAAGTACATGACCCCCGCGCTGGTTCGCGCTGCGATCCTGGCAACGGTCGGTGCGGACCTGACCAACCACATCAACAACACCAACAACCCGCACCAGACCACCGCTGCCCAAGTGAATCTGGGTAACGTCCTGAACTACGGCATGGCAGATCAGCCGTTGGCAGAAGGCGGTGCGAGCAACACCCTGTACATGTCGCCGTTGCGTGTGGCTCAGGCCATCCAGGCTCGTGCGATCAATCCGTTGACCGCCCAGATCAACCAGCGCGTTGCTACTGGCTCGGATGCCCAGGTGAACTCCCTGCAGATTGCGCAGCAGGGTTACTTCTACCAGGACGGCGACGGTTCGATCTCGCTGCGTGTGGTCGGTACGCGTTTCTTCCAGTTCCAGTCGGGTGGTAACTTCGTGGCCCACAGTGGTCGTGTCGTGGCAGCCGCCGGCTTCCAGCCGTCGGACCGCCGTCTGAAGACGGGCATCCGCAAGGTCGAGGCTCGCACCTTGTGGCGCGACTTCGACTTCAAGCAGTGGGAGATGATCGACAGCGGCATGCATCAGCGCGGTCCGATCGCTCAGGAACTGCAGAAGACCGCACCGGACCTGATCTACACCTACGATCACCAGATGCCGGGCGCCAAGCGTTCGGTCAAGCGCCTGTCCGTGGAAGTGGCCCGTGCGGCCATGGAAATGTCCTACGCCGCTGGTACGGAAGTGGACGCCCTGCGCGCCTACGTTGCCAAACTCGAAGCCCGACTGGCCAAGTTGGAAAAGAAGGCCTAAGGAGGTCACATGTCGAATTTCTACATGCGAAGTGACGGTGTAGGTTTCGATGACCTGTTCGAGGCAGATGAAGGCGGTCCCCAGGTTTGGGGCTTCTGGCGTCCCGATGGAGCAAATGCTCTTCGGTACGCTCCTCTGTCGGCAGGCTCGAAGGGACCCGATGTTGGTCACTACGACGCGAACGGCACGGACCTGTCCAACATCTGGGCAGCCAAGGGTACGGTGAGCTACACCAACCCGATGGGCGATATCGGCTGGATGGACATGCCGATGTCCGACTGCCCGTCGGTGATCTGGCACGTAGCGCACAACACCAACCAGATCAAGTTGACGTTCCGTCGTAACGGCACGTGGGAAATCTGGCACATGACCCGTAACTACCGAGCATTGGTGGTTCGCGCAGGTCAGGGCCAGATTGGCTACTTGTATCCGGATGGTCGAGTGCTCAGCAACGGCAACTGGGCGCAGCAACCGCGCCCAGACTTCGGCGACAACTACACGATCTCCTACCAGCTGCAAAGTCTGGATCGCGGTCGTTGGTGGATCCCGATGCCGGCCAACCCCAACACGTGGCAGTGGCAGCCGGGCGTGCCTGGTTCGTTCAACAACTCCACCATGGTCATCAGTGGTGAAGGCCTTGACATGCCGGTGAACCAGGACCGTGAGTTGCTGCTCGTGCTGGACATGACGACCACTGCGAACAACTACGCTTACCGAGATCCCAACTCGGTGTTGCGCGTGTTCAATCGTGGTTGGTTCGTGGTCACGATCAAGCGCAATGGCAACGTCGTCAACCAGTTCCGCTTTTACTACAACATCATGAACAGCTTCAACGACCTGGCCATCGTTGTTCCGGAAGGCGGTTCGTCCGGCGGTGGTGGCGGAGGCGGAGGCGGTGGTGGCGGTTGTGTGGCCACCGACATGTGGATGGACGATCGTCGTCAAGCGATGCACGTGGCTATCGACGACTGGGTGGATGGTGTGTCCTACAATCCTGACGAGCTGGTTCTGCGTCAGGTGCGTGCCAACAAGGTCATGCCGCAGCCGTGCTATCGCATGGTCACCGAGTCGGGTATCACGATCGTGGCGTCGGACTCCACCCCGATGACGATGCGCGATGGCAGCTCCAAGATGTACGGTCCGGAGATGGTTGGCGAGGAAGTGTTCGTCGACGACTTCGGTCAGCTGCGTTGGGAGCGTGTCGTTGCCATGGAATACGTCGGTGTTCGTGACGTGGTTCTGTTCAACGTCAACGACCAGTGCTACATGGCTGGTGAGCAGCGTGGTCGCCGTATCTCCACGCACAATGCGTCGGAAGTCAAAGAAATCCAGTAAGCGGCATAATCCGGGGAGGTTCGCCTCCCCGGAGTTCTTTTAGCTCAATGAGGTATAAGGTGAACAGTCAAGACTCCCAGACCCTGACCGCCGAAGAAGCAGTAGCGGTTGAACTCCAAAAAGCCCTGCCTTTCACCCACGTGGACAACGAGAACGAAGCGTTGATCTACTACGATGAGGCAGCCTCGAACAAACTGAGTCGCGATTACTGGCGTGTCGCGCGCTCATTCAAGTTCTACGTTGGCGAACGTTCTGACAACCGCTGGGTGTTGATCCCGGCTGGCTATCTCAGTGACGGTGCCACCGTACCGCGCTTTCTGTGGTGGCTGATCCCGCCGTGGGGTCGACACGGTCACGCCGCAATCGTTCACGACTACCTCTGCGACTACGCTCGTCTGTATGAGAACGGCGAGGAGAAGTTCGTGCCTCGCAAGCAGGCTGACAAGATCTTCAACGAAGCAATGAAGGTCACCAAGGTCAACCCGATTATCCGACACCTCATGTACGGCGCTGTACGGCTCTGGGCGCGCTTCGGCAATAAGCTGGGACGAACGGACCTGCCGCAGTTCCGTGCGCGTAAGATCGCGTTGGAGGAGGCCTGGAGGACATCCCCGCCGGACCTGGACTACTCCAGCTTCCAACCGGTCTGAAAAGGGACATAGAACGGCGGGCCGATGGCCCGCCGCTTTATGCGCTGTTTAAGGAGTGACAGGAACTGGGGCTGGTGGAGCAGTCAGTGCCTTGAGGACTTCCAAGAACGTCTGCAGCAACAGTTTCAACACACCTTCGTCCGGAGCCGTACCGCTCTTCCACGCATTGGCCGAGATGACCACAGTGATCATCACAGCAATGAACGCAAACAAGATCCCCAGATACACCAGGAACTTGGACTTGCGATCCTCCGGCTTGGGTGGCGGAGGGGGAACTACCGGTACGTCGCCCTTGGCTTGCCCATTGCTGATGTCAAGCTCGAGACCCATCACCGCAGTGATCGCTGCCGGAGGCAGGGCTCGAATCAACTCCAGGGCCTGGCCGCCGGTAATCTCGATGGTGATCTGATGGGTCGGGGGCAGTAGACGGTTCAACGTCTCAACCACACCCGAACCCCAGACGTACATCTTGAGGGGCGTGTTCTCCGCGACATGAAGCAGCTTGTCAATCTCCATCTCCATATCGCTCACCAAAAGGTCTAGGGTTGGTACATCGATACGATGCGGCTGCAAGCAACCGCGATGGCGTCGATGCTGTGTTCGTCCAGCGCAGACAGGTCGATCTGTCCTGGGTTGACCAGGTCCAGTTTCATCACTGCCTCTTTGACCTTATCCTTACTCAGAGCTTCCTTGTTCTTAGAGCCCTTACTGTGCACACCCACAGCGGCTTTCACTGTCATGGGGTCAGCCAGATGAAGTGGCTTGAATCGGTCGTAACGGATCACGGCCTGAAGGATCCTATCCAAGCAGCGTGTCAGTGCCCGGAATGCAGACACCAAGCGAGCCCGTAGGTACGGAGACTCGCTAATGACCGCATGGGGCTGGAACCATTCGAAGTAATTGACCAGAGCGTCTTCCAGCATTTGCAGCCGGCCGACACTATCGCCGTGGATATCGAACAGGTTATGGTACGGTTGCTGGTTCTTCGTCACGTCGAACGTACGTGCGTCGATCAACGTCCGCTGCCCGGTCTGAAGATCCAGATCGATAACAGCAACGCCCAGGGTGTTGGTGCCTGGGTCGATACCGACAATGCGCATCGGTACCGAATGGGTTGGATATTGGAGAAGCATGCGTACGTCCGTGAAGAAGTTATTCGATCGTGCCAACCATCAGCGGCTCGATCGCGCCCAGTTCCAGCGAGTACTGGAAGCCCAGGTTCATGTGGGCGACGGCGTAGTACACCGACGAATGGGCCACCAGCGTCGCCTGGATGGCTTCGTAGTAGTCCACACCACCGGTGTTGGCCGAAGAGGTGATCACCGTTTCCTTGCCAGCCACCAGGCCCATCTCGGAGATGATCAGCTGGCGCTCGTTCTTGAACAGGATACGGCCGACGTTGAGCAGCTCGGCGATGTCAGCTGCCGTGAAGTCCAGGTTCATCACCGAACTGGTCGACAGGTAGGCACCGTCGGTGGTCTGTGCGCCGGTCGGCGGCAGGACGTCGGGCACCGGATTGAGGTTGGAGCTGTCCGGCACGAACGGAGTGATGATCACGCTCGGCGGAGTCGAACCGGAACCACCGGTCGGCACGTTGTGGAACATCTTGACCGTGACGTTGCGACGGTCGATGACGCGCAGGTAGTAGCAGATGTAGTTCTTGCCGTCCACCTGGCGCAGTACGCGCATGCCGAAACGACGACGCTCATCGCTGGTCAGATCCGAACCGACTTCGCGCATGACGAAGGGCAGATGGCGGAACAGGGCGCCATTGGCCGGAGAGAAGAAGTTGTCTTCCGGGTACGGGACGCCTTCAGCGCCAGCGACCATGCGATGACCACCCATACCGATGGCCAGATAGCCCATCGTCGGGATCTCACCGTTCGGCGTCGGCTGACGAGCGGCGATGTCGAACTTCTCGTTCAGGGTGGTGAAGTCCACGTGCTCGTGCTTCAGGCCGAGCAGCAGCTCGTTCTGGATGCGGGCACCGTAGATGGTACGGGTGATGTTGCTCATGGGTCAGCCTTCAGGAAAGTGCGGTGGGATCAAACTGCGGGTAGTGACGCTGTGCAATCACGCTGCGCAGATCGTTTTCTTGTACGGCCCACAACTGAAGGGAGCCGAACCAAACGGCGTGTTGCCATTTGGGGGTGATGGTGATCTGCTGAGCCGGAGGATTCGAGTTGGATTCTTGGATCTGAATCGTCACGTCCTCAAGCATCAACAATACCTTGAAATTCTCAGACACGTAGATGAGTAACTCATCGTCCGTGAACTCCCGATCCATCCAAGGCAGATACCTCAGGTGTACGGGATAGAGATTGGCGTAGACGTCAATATGCAGTCGCTGGTACTGCATCGGAATCTGCGTGCCTTCCGTACCGCGACGAACGTCACGATAGTAAGCAATGGCCAACTCCGGATCGCGTTCAGGACTGGGCACTTCCGACCGGACGTACGATAGTCGATCAGGATCGATCGCAAATCGAGACTTCGTTTCGGCCAGCAAGCCCTGCATCAACGCCGCCGTCGTCTGGTTGTACATGTTGATCAGCGGGTTAGGCTGCATTATGGGCTCCGTGATAAGGGTTCGACAGAGGGCTATAAAATAAGTCGGTGGGAATATTTCCCCACCGACCTAAATTACCCGATCTGTCCATTCGACGCCTGGAGCGAACCGTTACATGACCATTGCTGGCCGCTGGGGTTGTGCCGTAACGTAAGGGTGAAGTACGAGTCGTTGAAACCGCTCAGCGAGGGACTCTCGATTGACCACCGCCGTATGACATTGAGTTGGAGCCACTGTCCCATAGGCGAACCTGCGGGGGTCGAGCCGCTCTGCATCTGCGCCATGATCGAAAAATCAGCTGCGTTACCAGACAGCAACCACTGGAAGTTTTGCCGAGTCGCATAGCTGCTGCCACTGTCGTACGCCCAGCCATTCCAGTCGAAGCTTATTTCGGCCCAGGCACGGTTCGGATCGCCTTCCGAACGGAAGTCGGAGGCGTAGATGTCCTGCATCTGGGCATTGTACGTCGGGGCCGGAGGGTCCGTCGTTGCGCCGGGGAACTGGGAGAATCTCAAGGCCCCAGTATTGTCAGCCACATTTGCGTTGGCCGGGTAGTTCGGGACTTTGTTGCCCCGCGTACACTGACTGAAACGATTCGCCCCAAACACCGCGAAGATGTTCGACATGCGAAGTGGTTGTCCTACTGTAGGCATGAGACCTTCCCTTGATCTGTGACGTAACCTTATCCTCGACCGCTTGCTGTGGCCGAGGTGTAGAATGTCGCTGTGCGCGACAAGGGCTGTCCGTTAGCCCCGATCTGTACCAATGCAGTCCACTCGTTGTAGTCCCCGTAGAAACCGTCGGTGGATGCGCTGGCCATACTAGCCATGAAGTTGTTGCTCAGAGACTGCCAGCCCGACCACGATGCCCCGTTGTCGGTACTTGAACGTACCTGATACTCCCCCGGCGAACGTCCTGCGGGCAACCACTGGAACTGATTGCCTCCACCACCGTTTACCAGAGAGAACGTACGAACCCAGCCGCTCGCATCGATCCAGATCTCCGCCTTTGCTTCGGCCGAACCAGTAGCCGAGAACACCGAATCGCTCCAACCAGTATCGTCCAGTCGAGGAGCCGGCGGAGCCGGGTTATCCGTAGTTGCCCCGTGAAACTGTGAGAACCGCAATCCAGCGGTGTTGTCTGCCACCCCGTAATTGGCGGGATAATTAGGTACACGATTCCCCCTCGTGCACTGGCTGAATCTTGTTGCGCCGAATGTCCCGAAGATGCCTGACATTCGGAGCGGTTCTGGTACGGTGGGCATGTTACTGTTCCTACTGCGGTTATTCCAAAAGCGACGGGGGAAGCGTGTTCGGCGGTCGATTGATGGAGCCATCCATCGTGTTGGATTCCTCCATGGCCGCACGCATGTTGTGGAACATGTCGTAGACGAACTTGATGAAGTACACCATGCCGGCGATTGAGACCTGACTCAGGTTCAGACCCGTGACCGGATCGATCAGGCCGAACTCGGCCGGGACCGGACACTTGGTCATGTACGGGGTCAGATCGACATTGAGGACATCGCTGCCCATACCGACGGGGATGTACTTGTCAGCCGGACGGATGTAGTTGTGACCGGTGAAGATCACTCGGCACTTCTGGGTGGTGGGATCGTAGGCGATCTGGACACTGTCAGAGATCATCTCTGCAGCCAGGCCACCACCGATGTCGGTGAAGCGAGAATTGGAGCGGACGGTAGCGACCATCGTAGTTTCCTGTATAGCTCTGGGAGGGGGTCACCCCTCCCAGAGTTTTATGCCTTGACCAAACCGGCCACCAGATCTTCCAGCATCTGCAGTCGGTGCTTGAGACCTTCGTTCTCGGCCTTGAGCTTTTCCACCTCGTCCTCTACCGCATTGACCTGATGGCTAACCACCGCCACCATTCGAGGATAGGCCAGTCGCAAGATCCCGTTGTTGTCGGGACGGACAAACGAAGGATAGTTCTCCTGAACCTCCTGCGAGACGAAGCCCAGGTGGGTCTCGCCAGACTTCGGGTCGATCCACTGGCGTGGGCGCAGACGACCGTTGTAGGCCATGTCGACGATGTGACGCTTCATCCGGCCATCAGACGTCAGACCGAAGTCCGAAGCTTCCAGATAACCGAACGCGGTGATCGTCTTGGACGCCTTCTCCAGCCGCAAGCCGTAACCGTTGGCTGTGCTGTACCAGCCCATGTTGTTCGTATTGGAGAAGAAGTACCAGTCGTCAACACCGAAACGGTACTGACTTTCCGGTTGACCTCCACCGATACGCATGGATGCCGCAGTGACCTGCGTTTCACCAGTGCCGTTGTCGACACCGTTGGGACGCAGATACAGAACGCCGCCTGGCAAGCAGCCCAGCACCGCAGCTGTCGTGGGTGAGTTGAAGTGACCAGCACCTGCCAGAACTCGTCCGTCGCGCGTCAGCGTCATCGGATTGCTCAGATAGGCACCGTTATCGTCGTACGCCCAAACCTTGAAGTCACGATTGGACTCGTAACCCATCTGCCACAAACGAAGACCGCCCGCAAACATACCATACGCGCCGGTCTGTACACCAACCGCACCATGGGCCGCGACAACGGTGGACCCAGCACCGGAAGGCTGGTAGAACGCCACGCCTTGGGCACTCATGGCCATCGCATTCTGCCACCCGGAGCCATTCCAACGGCGAAGGAACGCACCGCCGTCGGCGGCATCAGTCACCGCCGCGTAGAACTGCCAGCCCTTACCCGAAGACGTGAACCCCGAAGGACTCATCAACGCCATACCGGGATTGTCCGTCAACTGGTCAATGCCCGTACCGCCATTGAACATGGCCTCCCACTTGGACCACGCACCTGCGAACAGGTAGCGTCGATACGACCACGGACTGTTGCGGCTGGAATACTCCTGCCAAACAATGGTCGAGGTGGGTGCCCAAACCTTCAGCAAGCCTCCGACGTTGGCGCGCGGGTAGTTGCGTGCGAGCGTGGCGTTGGAGTCCAGCGTCTGGTGGTACATGCCGGAGGTCAGGATTCCGTTCAAATCCGAAGCGGTCAGGTCAGCCTTCTTCGCCCAGAACAGATTGATGTCCACGTTCTTGTCGGTATAGACCTGAGCCCACGCACCGTACGAACCGTTCAGACCTGTGCGGATCGCCAGGTTGGGGTTGTCCGACACAGCGCCCATCAGCGACAGCTGCGCCAGTGCACCGACCGTCGTACTGCCCGGCTGGAAGTGCAGCGACAGGGCCTGTCCGGTCCAACCGGACGGACCGTTGGTAGCACTCGCCATGTTACTGACGAAGTGGCTCAGACCGCCAACGTTCTGTGAGTTGAACGCATTCTGGACCTGCGGGGTGGTGCTCAGACCGCGAGCCACAGCTTGGGACGTATCCCACTTGGAACTGAAGTCCGGAATCGTGCCCGCTGCCATCTCCAGCCACGGCGACCACGTCGACGAGGACTTACCGCGCTGGAAGCACTTCTGACCGCTACGTGCCGTCTGGACTGCCGTGGAGGTTCCCTGGACGTGTTCGATGAGATAGCCCACATCCGAGGTCGGTGCTTGCGCACCCTGGTACGAATACCAGCCCGACTGAGTGAGCCCGTCAATATCCGAACCACCGGATTGCGCCGTACCGCCCAGTCCGTTACTGCCTCGGGTAAGGTAGCTGGCCGTGGAGAGGTTAGTACTGTCCCACTGACGCCGCCAGGTGGTCCAGGCCGTACCGTTGAAGGCACGCAGCCATACCTCACCGATGTCCTGACCGATCGCCTTCTGCAGGCGATTGGATCCCACAACAGCCGTCGTCTCGACATACCACGACAGTGAGGAGTTGCCGGGACTGTTGGGATTGGACGAGCTCAGGATGCCTCGGCCCGGAGGCAGGCTATTGAAGTTCTGCGAACCCGAATAGACGACCGGATCATCAGCGAAGACTTCCTGGATAGCGCCGTTCTTCTGGAGGAGATTGGCGACGTTCAGGTTACCTTCGTGGTAGACCTTACGGTTGTCAACACGGAAATCCTCAACAGCGTAGTGTGCCAACGAACGGTCGACAGTTGCTCCGGTCTGCGAACGAATCCATGTGGCCTGACCGTCCTTCTCGATACGAATGGCGGCGGCACCGTTACTCGCATCCAGACCCAGATAGCTACGCGCCGACAGACTGCCGGTGAACGCAGCGCCGGTGAGCTTGGCATACTCACCGATGTTCAGGTTACCCGAATGCCAGGCGGTGGTGGCTGCCCAGCCCGCACCATCGTTCCTCAACGTCCGGAACGTATAGACGCCGGCCGAGGAGAACATCAGCTGACCGATGAAATCCGAACCGACCGCTTCCATGGCGATGACCGACTGCCCGCCCATGGTCAGGTTACCCTGATTGAGTCCGGGGGCATGGTCGGCAAACGTCGCGGAAGTCAGCTGTGCGTACGTGACGCCGTGGGTGTGGTTCTTGTCGGCCTTGTTTCCAAGCGACGTGTTGATGCCAGCGATCTGAGTGTCGTACCCGGTGAACGTGGCGCCCAGACCAATGATCTTGACCTGGGGAATCGAATTGTCCGCGATGGACGCAGTCAGCGTCACATCCTGCGAACCATCGATCGAAACGTTACCGACGAGGATACCGCCACCCAGCGTGATCTTTCGTGCCGCCGGCCAGATCGAAGGACCGCCAGCGGGATCTTCCTCCAGCGCGATGATGCGCTGGATTGCGTCCGCGGTGATCCACGTCTTCAGGTTATCCATTCGGGAGTTGAGGAATTCACCCGACGGAGTCTGGAAGACGATCCGCGAATCGGCGGTATAGGCATTACTCAGGCCCAACCCCGACAAGCTCTTAAAACTCAACATAATCGTTCCCTTCAGAATTGCGCCCTCGCAAGAGGGCGCCGTCAGTTATTCCAAACCCAGATGGGCCATTACTCGATCCAGCTTTTCACGCAGGTCACGATTCTCAGCTTCCAGCACGATGATTCGATCTTCGTTGATATTGGCTTGCGCCGCCAGAACGGCAATCAGCTTCATCGGCTTGAGGCGATACGTGTCAGTGTCGACCTCGTAGTGAACCGCCTCACGATACCGACGCATGGTGGTCTGCGCACCAAAGCCCAGATCCCACTTGCCCGTATCGGACCACATGTACTGCAGCGGCTCCAGACGACCACGATATTCCAGTGGCGTCATGTAGCTCTTCTGCCGTTCATCGGAGGTCAGACCGTAGTCGCCCGCCAACATCAGACCGTCGGCCTGCATGACGTAGCGATGGTACTGGATGCTGCCCTGGCCGAAGCCGAACGTCATGTTACCGCCGACTGAGAATATCGACAGATGCGCTGCACCGTCCTTGAGACCATAACCGCCACCGTAGTTACCGCTGGTGCGGAAACCGCAAGCATCGGCACTGGTGTTCGGAGTGTGGGTGGTGAACGTGGTCTCGAACCAGGACGCAGCGAATGCTTTGTTCTGGTAGGTGCGCACGTAGGTTGTGTCCTGCATGAACACACCACCGCCGAAGTCTGCGAAGTACAGGCCCGTCTGACCCGAAGAACGGAACCAGTTCGAACAGCCAATCGAATTGTCCGTTCCCGGATTGAACCCAGCCGCGAAGCGAGTGCCAGTCACCGCGCCGTAGGTGACATCGGACGTCCAGCTACCCCAGGTGCCGCTCGAGCGATAGCGTCGAAAACGAGGGGAATTCACGGCAGCCGTGAACGGCCAGACTTCCTGCTGGATCCAGTCACTATTGTGGACGGTGACCATACCCAACCACCAGCCAGCCGACGGAGCATTGGCCGCATCGCTAGCCATATACCAACCATTGGTAGCGGCACTGTTCCAATCAGTGACGATCGCGGCGCCGACGCCGAGACGTGCCGGCAGGTTCGGTTGGAACGTGGCGGGATCGAAGTTCCCCGTGTGCCACAACTCAACCCACGGACGCCAGGCGTTGGTGGTATCCACGCGATGACGGAAATACAGCCGATCGACCTCAGCGTAGTTCCAACTGAGCTGCCCGTCACGACCACCATTGGTACCCAGGTTCCATGTGGTCATGTATGGATTCGGGGAACCCATAGCCGTACTGCCCGAAACAGCGTGCGCCAACTTCCCGTAGAGGTCATCAGCATTGCTATAGCTGGCCGCGTTCTGGGTGACCGTCACGTACGAGCTCGGCGACATATCTGCCGTCGTGAGGATCTTGGCGAACGCACCGTTGTTCAGCGAGAGCTGACCCAAGTTGTCAAAGCGGGTACCCGCAGCAGCGGACGCACCGACCTGCAAGATCTTCCCAACCGGTACTGGCGAGGCTGGATCGAACCACGACTCATCCATCACGCGATACTGCGGACCCCAACCACCAGCACGCGTACCGGTACGACGATACAAACTGCCGTTGACCGAACTGAAGGTCAGCTGATGATCTGGCCAGGTACTGGCACTCGAGCCCGGCGTCATGGTGAGTACAGTGGCCCAGCCCGCACCCGTCAAACCCTGATCGGTGAGTGTACGCTGGTGGAAGCGCCAGGCATTGTCCATGGCGCCGGGCGCCATCGCCACACCGTCGTTCTGCAGAATCCGACCTGCGTTGACGCGGTCGAAGTTCAGAGCGCCAGTGGTGATGTCCGAGGCGTCGTGCTTGTGACCCACCTGGCTGTAGTTGGCCGGGTTGAACGTACCGGCGTGCCAAACCGCATTGCCTGCGATGGACATGCTGGTGGTTGCAGCGAACGTATCGCCGAACCAGTTCTGCTTGGACGCCACAGCCGGGAACTGGGTGATGTTTGTGCCCGTCGGCAGTGTCGTCGTGAATGGCTCGTTGGAGAACGCCTCGTACGACTGATTACCGGAACTAGAAACCACAGCCCATTTCAGACCGTTGTAAGTTCCGTTCAGACGGACGTACAGATCAGCGGTCACCGGGAACGCTGCATGGTTCACCACCAACGTTGCGTCGGTGATGGTCAGGTAGGACGTGCGATCGATTTCCAGATTGACGTACGGAGCTGCCGGCGGAGCCGTCTGCTGCTTGACACGTGCACGCAGTCGAGTGGACCGCATGTTGACCGAACCATCGCCCGAACCGATCGCTTCGATATCAACACTGCAGTCGCCATACAGAACCGCAATCGGCAGACGCAGCAGACGAGTCCAAGGACCCGTGTTGTCGGCCTGCGACGAATTGGTGCTGAAGGACGTCTGACGCAGGTTGACGGTCTGGTTGCTACTGCCATCGAAACTCAGCGTGGCTGACGCAGCGCCGGTGTAGGTGATCGTGCGGGCTGCTTGCAGCTTGGACGCAGACGCGGCATTGAACGTTGCCGGGTTGTAGGTCCCGGTATCCCAGTACGAATGGATGACCGTGTCGTCAACGGAGGTGAAGTCCAACCGACCGTTGTTACGGAACCGCAGACGGCGCATTTCACCGCTGGCGTTGTTGTTCTCCTGGGTACCCAGGTAGATCGCGCCACCGCCACCGCCCAGCACGCCGTAGATGGCCGTGCCGTTGCGCATGTAAAGCATGTCATCACCGCCACGATTCAACGTGAGCGGTGCGGTGAGACCGTTGGGTCCAATGCTGAACCACCCCAGCTTCGTGTCGATGTCCGACAGTCGCGTACCCAGGCCAGTGATCGCGGCCTGAGGGATGGTGTTGTTACCGTAGGTGATGTTGGCACTGTTGACCGTCGTGGCCAGCGAGACGTCTTGCGAACCATCCAGCTGTACAGTACCGGTGGCGCCGCCAGTGAGCGTGAGGGTTCGCTTGGCGGGCCAGATGGACGGACCAGAGTTCTGACCAACCTCTTCGATCAAGGTGATCATCGGAGCGTTGATGTAGCTCTGGAGCGCACTGAGAGTCAGGTTCTCGTAACCTGCGGGCCCAGTATGAGCAGGCAGTCGGAAAGAGCCGGTCAGGGTGTTCTGATTCGGCAGACTGGACAGACTCTTGAAGGACAAAGACATATCTGTTCCTTAGCGATCACTCGCTCTCGGCCGAAGGCGTCTGGCCTACGCGGGCCAAACGCAGCGACTCATGGAAATGCGCCACAGCCTGAGCGAAGTACTCAGGACTCTGGATGAAAGCGTAGAGCTGCTGGAGCGAGTGCAGCAGGATCGGGACCAGCACCTCGGAAGGAGAATCCGACGTCAGCGACACCGGCAAACCGTGCGACTCAGCCAGCGCCTTGATCGACGGCAGGTTCAGGTCGTAGGAAGGCTTGGTGTCGGCATGCTCACCGTTGGGTCGTGCGAGGTTGTTGGCCACGCGCCAGTTGGTGATCTCCGCTTCACGACGTGCGATCCACGCTTCACAGCGGCGCTCGTAGGCCTTGTGCTCTGCCACGGTCGCGCCAGGCGGCAACGGCTCGGGGCGATCGGTTTCCGGCGGCAGTTCGGTCCAGTAGCGCGACTTGTAATCGACCACGCCCTGCTGCATGGTGACATCGCGCAGGAAACCCAGCGCATCGCCTTCAAGCGGATTCAGTTCGGTCACGACTCGACCGTCCTTGGGTCCTACCACCGGAATCGACGGCAGAACGTAAGGAGCCACCACCGGCAGCTGCTCCAGATCCAAATGGACCGGCTCGGGAATTGGGGCGGGCTTGGCTGCGAGTTGTTCACGAATCGCCTGCAGGTTCCGGGACAGAATCTGTTCGACGTTTTGTTCGGTGATACCTTCCGACGATTCGACGTTCAACAGCTCGCGCAGTTCAGAGACGTCGATATGTCGGGGACCCTTGGCGGTAACCACCATGAAGTGCACCGTATCGTCCGGTGCCGGCGTGACCAGCAGCTCTTTGTGGAGCTTGAACACGTCGAAGGTTTGCGGTTGTCCGCTCATGGGAAAAATCTCCAACTTCTAGTGGAAAAATAATGGGGATCTACACAAGATAAGGAACGGCACTTACGGCATAAAGCCCCTCCCCTTGCGGGGAGGGGGCCTATGTCACAGCTGTGCGTCGACCACGGTTTGCGAGTAGGTTCTGCCATTACCGCCACCGTACAGATACTCCAGTTCGTCCGTCCAGAATCGCTGGGCGGAAAACATGACACTGTACAGATCGGCTTGCCAAACATCAGCCACTGTCGTAGAGGTTCGAGTGCCGGTACGCATCGGAACCGATGTGGTCGGATCGATGGGTTTCTCGATGACGGTAGAGCGACCGATCAGCTTGCCATTGCGATGGGCAAACATCTCATGGCCCGATCGTTGACCCGACAAGATCGTGAACTGACCATTGTTGATTGGATCGCCTGCATCGGTCAGAACGCTGAACGGAGTGGAGTCCACCGTCACACCGTAACGGAGCTTGCTCGCATCGGTATTGTCAGCGTAAAGCTGCCAACCCAACTGAGAGGTTGCTCGTCCGATGATGCCCGCGCCTGCCCGCACGTTCGTACTACGGTAACCCACCGAGACGAACATGTCGTTGCGGAAGTTCTGCTGACCTTCCAGGAACTGGCCGTTGAGCTTGATGTGATCGCCACCAGATACCGCATTACCGCCACGCACCGTGAGAGTGTTGGCGATACCCGTGCGGAAGTACGTCGCTTCGATCGGATCGTTTTCCTGGTACTGATCGCGACGGAACTCGAACCACGCATCGACCTTGGCGAGAATCGAACGCGATACCTCGTAGTTGTTGCGACCGGACACAGCCAGAGTGAAGTTCCGTGTCAGCGTAGCGCCGACTTGATCGGTAACCTTGATACGGAATGCGTAGCTGCCCTTATCGGGCTTACCAGCGATATGCCGCGCCTCAGTGAACTCCATTCCGATCGGCAGTTCGTCGAGAACATCGTATCGGTAAGGCGGTGTGCCGCCCAGTACCACGATGGCTTGATCGTAGGCTTGCGACGTGACGCCCGAGGGCAATGCTGCGTTGGTCTGGAAGCCCAGACCCGTCAGCGTGATCGTCGCACTGTCAGCCAGGTCAACCGTGAATCCGCGCGAGTCAGTGACTCGGACAATCCAGGACAGATTGCCGGTGGCCGTGTAGGTGCCCGACAGACGACCGGTCGCTGGATCGATGTTGGTCGGCGCAGTGCCCGAGAAGATCTCGAACGTATACGGAGCTCGACCACCGGTCACGACGTACTGGTAGTTGTAGGCTGTGCCCGTGGAAGAGTTCGGGGCATCGCCAGTGAGCGTCAGCGGCTGGAACTCGGTGGCGGTAGCGCCAGTGATGTAGATCGGGAATGATTTGCCGCCCACGAATCGCTGGGAACTGTTGCGTGTGCGCAGCGTCAACTGACCCTTGGCGTTGGGCTGACTAGACAGCATCATGTTGCCTTGGAGCGGGATGACCGACTGGGAGGTCACCAGTTCCAGATCGGTGTCGTCGAAATCCAGATCGAATGTGCGGCCGATCTCAGCGAACAGATTTTGTACGGTCACCGGATATAGACCGCTGTAGGCCAGGTCCGGCGGTACGACTTTGGACAGGTCGAGTTTGGCGAATCGGTAGTTCAGCTGGTTGCGCCAACGACCGGCCAATCCCGACGGAGCTTTGTCCAAACCCTTCAGTGTCACAGTCACCTCAGCGGCTGTCACTGCCGACAGTTCAGCGGTGACGAAATTCGGATCGAACTTGATGCCGTGTTCGCGGATCAACAGCTCGGTGAAGCACTCCAACGGATTGGAATTGTAGATCGTTTTGGTGCCGGCCATTAGGTCCACCCTCAGAGAACAAAAGGCCTTAAGGCCATCACATTATACGGGACAGGGACTGGAGACAAAAAAAAAGGAGGGCCTAAGCCCTCCTTAAAATGTTGTACTAGCGAGGTTGAAGCAGGGAGCCGAGAGCCGCGAGACCACTCGGACATACTATTACCCTATCTTTCTACCTCAAACCTGGAAATCCAGAAGATGAGCCAGGTTGCCAGGTACGGTTTGTGCCACAGCCGATGCCAGCGATTGCTGGGTACCGACCTTGACGATGCGTAGCATCAGCTGAGAACCGGTCTTCCACATGACCGACGTCGGTAGTGCAACCAGGTAGAGGATGTCACCATCCTCTTCCGGCGGTCGCTCCAGCAGCGTGTCGCCCGTGATCGGGGTCGGATTGCCCACCAGCGTCACCAGGGAGAACTCGTTGTCCTCCAAGACGATGCTGTAGCGTTCCAGCAGATACGCGCACAGATCCTTGTAACGGATCGGGTAGTCAGTCACCACTTCCAGCGGAGCCGGCAAGACCTTTTGCAGATCTGCCTTGGTGTACTGGATGGAGAACTGTCCGCGGAACTGGCCGACCTCATTGTTCTGCGTGTAGGCACGGCTGACGATGAGTAGACGGGAGAATTCCGGCTCGATGCGGAACTCCACCTGCTCAGGATCGAGCGGCTGTGTGCAGACCTTGAGGTACTGCTGGGACAGGTAGTCCAACGCCTTCTGACGCAGCGGACTGTTGGGGCTGGGCTCGGACATGTCAACCTCAGGGCGAGATGGTGATGCGGATCTGGTAGACCACCGAAGTATTCGTGCTGTCCTTGACAGTGAACACCGGGTTGTAGCCACCAGCCGTGATGGGAGTGCCTTGGACCTTCGTGCCGGAGATCGTCAAACCCGGAGGCAGTCCGGTGGCCGTGAGGGTGTAGGGCGCCGTACCTGCCGTGGGGGCCAGATCGAACACGTACGCCTGACCGACCTTACCGTTGGGCGCTGTCTCGGTCACCAGGATCGGAGCCTTGTAGTGGATACTCAGCTGTCCCTGGTAGGTGGTGTTGAAGGACTCATCGACCGTCAGCACCAGCACGCGATTCAAACCCGGCGTAGCCGGCTTCAGGTCGCTCGTACGACGCTGTCCGTTGTACTGGACCAATGCTCCATACAGGTTCGTGCGTCCCTTACCGGCAGCGTCTGTGAACCACGGGATGTCACCATTGATCATCAGCCCACCAGCCGGCCATCCTGACAGGATATTGCCAACCTGATACCCGTTGAACATCTTGGCCCATGCCGAAGCATCCGACGGAGAAACCACACCGACGTTCTTCATTCGCGGAAGATCCGAGAACGAGCTCAACGGAGTGGGGTCGGACTGATAAGGCAGGTAGATGTCCCGCTCGGTGAAGTTGGTGCAGTAAGCCAGATCCAAACGGATGTGCACCAGCTTGTTGAGGTTGGGGTTGGACGGGTGATGCCACGGAGCCGCTGCAGCATCCAGTGCCTTGTCCACGATCACCGCATTGTACAGGTTGTACGGACGCGGGTTGATGTCCGTCACCCAGTCTGCATTGACGGCAGTGGCGTAATGGGGCGGGCGATTGATCGTTTCGGCAACCAACTGCTTGAGTCGAGCATCGTTCTGGAACGGTACGTTGACCGGCAGTGATTTGATCAGTGGCAGGGATGTGGTGGCGTTGATGTAGCTGAAGCCGATCGGCTGAGCAATCAACTCACCACGTTCGGGAACCCGATGGAACGGGTTGGGCGCAGCGCCAGCCAGATAGACAGCCAGGTCAGGCCAGTGGCCCAACGTGACGTCCGACTGACCCACCCAACGCAGCGAATCGGGACCGGCCTTCAGGCGATACGGTTCGCCATTCTCGCGATCGATGTAGTCCTGTACGAAGTCTTCCTCGTAGAACTCCTGCCCGTTCATGCGAACAGACAGCTCCTCGACCAGGAGCTTGGTGGAGGTCGGCATCCGGGGACGGTAGCTGTTGAGCATACCTTCGAAGTACTTACCGATGTCGAGTCGGTGGTACTCAAAATCAAACCAGCCCGGATCGGGCACCGTGTCGGTAATGCCTAGCGAAGCACGGGCGGTCAGACGGATACGGGTGAGCGTACCGCTGATGACCTGGGGCTTGCCGAAGACAAACGAGTCCGGACGGAAGATCGTCTGGTTCTCGTAGTTGACCATGGCCACGATGGCCCCTTCGGGAGTCAGATGCAACAGATCTTCAGTGCGCATCACAGCTCCCTCAGATGTCGTAGATAGCGATGTTGACAGAACCCTTCCAGCGCGGCGAGCGCGCAGAGGCCTGCAACGTGTAGACCATTTGTTGCGTGGTCTGGGTAATCGTCTCAGTGACCACGTCGTTGGGTTCAAACGACAGCTGCAGTGCTTCACCCAACTTGGCGGCCAGCTCTTGGCTGGTGAACACACGCGGCATTACAAAGGCCAGGGGGATACCGGCGAAGGTATCCCCCATGTCCAGTGCAGTGTACGCGAAGTCCACATCGCCGTAGTACGGCCAGTTGGGGTCTTCGTATGCAGATGCGGAGATGTACACCTTGGAAACCATCTCCAATCCCGACGCCGGTTGAGGAGTCTCGATTACCAGATCACTAACGCTAACGCCAGGCACCAGCTTGTCTTGCACCATCACGCGGATGGCTTGAGCATGGGGCATGGACAACAGCGACAATGTCCCGGACATTTTCAATACCTCTTAAGGTTGCGGCAAATCAGGATCGCTGGGGGCGACGTAGTTGTGACCGTCCAGGATGTTCTTCAGTCCGAGCATGGTCATGTACCCGAGCATTACCGGCTCGAGGGTCTGAGTCGGCGGAGTGTAGACATGCCCATCCAGGACATTCTCCAGACCCAGCATCACCATGTAGCCCAACATGACCGGCTCCAGGGAGATGGTCAGCGGGGTGTGTCCCTGCAGGCGCTGGAGCAGTTCCACGGCCGGCATGTCAATCTTGCCCAGCTGCGTGACCAGTTCCAACACATGCGGCTCGAACGTGCCTACCGGAGACACCAGACCATCGAAGTTCGGGAACGCGGTCAGTGCCACGTCGAACTCAGTGGGTTGGTCGAACTCTGGCAGCAGCGGACCGCCCAAGGCGATCTCGCCCGGATCCCACATATCCGGATAGTGGTAACCATCCAGGACATCCTGCTCGATGAGCCAGGTCGGATACTGGTAACCGCCCAGGTGTTCCTGAGTGATCGTGTAATCCGGATCCGGCAGTTCGATCGGATGGTCGTCTTCCCAACGCTTCCAACGATCGATCAGCGACTGGCGTTCGTCAGGCGTCAGGGCGTAATGCTCCGAACGCAGTGACATGAACGCATCTTCCAGCGGCAGCCGATCCTTGGGCACGTAGTACTCGGTCTGCGTGTCGGTGACGTCTTCGATCTGATTGTTGGTCAGTTCGGAGGCGAACACGTGCAGTCGCGGCAACAGCAACGACTGACGGATCACCGGACGGGAACCTTCACGGACGTACGTGTTGTAGATCAGCTTGGCTTCTTCACGACCACGCGCATGGAAGGACACGTTACCGCCGAACTCGGCCGTATCGACAAAGTCCTTTCGACGTGCGATTGCCCAGTCACGCTGTCCACGCACAGACACGACCGGCCACTGAGCGTGGTGATCTGCATGTACGTCAGGATCAGTCGGAGAGACCTGCTGCCAATCCACGACCTTGATGGGCGAGTCGTTGATGGTCTGCAGGAACTGGATCGAGTAGGAGCTCAGTTGACCCATCAGCTTCAGCATCGAACCCTGGATCTGCTTGAGCGAGAGCTGGGTGTTCTGATCGGCACCGGTAGCTGCCTTGAGCAGCTCGCTAGCCAACAGATCCAGATCTTCATCCGAGTAGGTATCCAGTTGCAAGCCTTGCTCACGCAGCCACGTGGTATAGGTCTTGGACCCACCCAGGTCAACACTGTAGTTCCCGTAGAACCTCAGCGCAGCAACCTTGAGCTCACCACGAGTGCGGAAGTCATGCTGCATGGCCCACAACGTACGCTGACGCATCAGGTTGTTGTAGACGCTGGTGATGCCATCACGGAAGCCTGCCGTGGAGATGTACTGCGACGGCATCGTGTAGATGCGTTCGTACAGACGACGCAGCAGATCATCGCTGATCTTCTTACTGACCAGCGGACGCAGCTCAGTGAACATCGGTGTGGGAGTACGACGGATCATCAGGCAGTTGACTTCACCCAACGTTTCCAGTACCTGACCACGGGCTTTGTTGTAGCTGTACAAGAAGGCCAGGAATGCATCCTTCACCGACAGCGTCAGCCGATTGCCGGTCTTGGGATCATCGACCGTGACCACTGCGTTGTAGCGCGAACGGTTGGCCAGGAACGCCCAGTGATACAGCAAGAAGTCCGACAGCGTGTACGGGAATGCATCGGTCAGGTCCAGGATCGACGACTCCAGAGCCTTGGTCTTCAGCTTGTTCTGCAAGCTGTTTTCCATTTCTTCCTGAACGACGCTGACCTCCTCGACGATATTGTCGGGATTGCCCTTGACCAACGGCGCTTCTTTCTCGAGCATCTGCTGGATGGTGATCGTGTCACGGCCAGCGGTGATGACTTCGATGTTCAGGTTCTTGCGGACGAACTCCACATTGGGGTAGAGCTCATCGGGCATCTCTGCCGTACCGTGCTCCATTCCCCACTCGGCCAGCGGGAAGCCACGACGCGTCAGCAGTCGATACATCAGCTGCTTGAAGGTCTCTTCCTTACCGACGTTGCGATGGATCCATCGAATGTTGCGATACAGCCACAGGCGCTGCTCGGTGTTCAGAGCATCGAAGTACCGGTCCAGTCGGCCTTGGGAGGCCAGGAACTCACGGATGTGATAGCTGTGGGCATAGATGGTGTGGATGTTCTGAAACCGGATGTTCTCGATTTCATTGGGGATGTTGGTAAACATCACCCACAGCTGAGCTGCCGGGTAGAGCAGATCCACAAGGGAATACGCCTGCACATCCCAACGCGCCATGAAGTTCCGCGTCCAATCCTGCAGCAGCGGGATCAGGTTGGTTTCGTTCTCTTCCACCAACGCTTGGTTGTAGAAGAGAATGTCGCCGTCCTGTGCCGCCATCGCCACACTAATCTCAACGGGATTGAGGATGCCGAGAATCAACATCTCTTGGTCAGGATACTGATTGACCAAGGTACGATAATACTCAGTTCCGTACTGATATTCCCGAAGTGTGGCAGAATGTAGCAGAAGATTTGTACGTGTGAACTCTATCGTCTGAAGTGTGTCGAGCGACTTCACCTGCATCGGTTTGTCCGAGAGGTGATATTGTCCCGCCAGGTTCTGGTAGTACTTCCAGGTCCGAGGGTCGTTGTCGTTGAACGCGAATCCAGCTCGTTGAGTCGCTTGGTTGATGGCATGGGCAGTCGCCTTGCTCTTCACCACCAACGTACTCGCGAGGTCTAGGACCTTCTGGCGGTAAATCGCATATTGAGCCTGTGACACTGGGCTTCTCCCAATTTGAATTAAGTTTTCCCGAGGAAACACCGATGACGATCAAGCCTTCTGCTTTCAGCTCGAAGGAGCTGTCCAGCAGTTTCAAGCCTGTCAGTCCATTCACGGATGCACCGATCAGTGAAGTGGACGCTGTTCTGTCCAAGATGGTGGCTGATCCGCGCCGGGGATTGAGCCCGCGCCAGCGCGCAGGAATTTCGGGGCGTGCGCTGAACAACGGTACCCTGCAGCGTATTTCGCAGCGCACCTCGGCGGACATCCAAGATGCACAGAGCCTGCTCCAAGTCCTTCCGGATTTGGAACTGGCCATGCAGATCCTGATCAGTTCGATTCTCTCCCCCAAGGACCTGGGTCGAGCCAAAATCGGCTACACCGTGGATCGTGGTCGCTTCAACAGCGACGTGACGACCAAGCTGGTGACGTGCGTCCAGGAGTTCTTCGATAACACCTATAGAATTAACGACCTCCTGCCGAAAATACTGGAGGACGTGCTCTTCATCAGGGGTTCCTACCCGGTGATGGTGCTGCCGGAAAACGTCATCGACACGATCATCAACAACCCCGATCGCGTCAGTTTCGAGTCGGTGATCAACTCCGATGCCTACCGTACCTGGATGTCCGATTCGATCGGTCTGTTGGGTCCGTCCCAACTGGAAAATGGTCAGACTGGTACGTCCTGGGGTATGGAGCACGAAGGCGGCTACGCTCAGTACGAGACCAAGCTGTTTGCCTACCGCGAGGACAACCGCAAACAGAAGGCCGAGTTCGATCCGATGATCACCGTGTCGGACAACCCGGACATCCTCAAGCGTCGTCTGCTGGAAGAGCGTCTGCGTCAGGCCCGCGTCTCCGACCAGCTCAACCGTCGTGGTCTGGGCAACCGACTGCACACCGGTAAGGGTCGTCGTAGCAGCGTATCGGTGGAGCGTCTGGCCTCCGGCAACGAAGCGATCTCCGCATCCCAGGCGGTGGGTGGCGGTGGTATCGGCAATGTGACCGGTACCGTCCGTAGCTTCAGCGATCACGGCCTGTATAACAACCGCCGATCGCAGCGCGTGTCACAGGTCTCCACGATCCCCAATGCCGATCAGGTCTCCCGTCCGTCGGTTGGCCACCCGCTGGTGATCAAGCTCCCGGCCGAGTCGGTGATTCCGGTCCACGTACCGGGTGAGCCGGAGAACCACATCGGTTACTTCGTGTTGCTGGACGAACGCGGCAACGCGGTGTGCTACGAGTCCTCGCGCGACTACTATTCTGACATGGGCATGATGCTCAAGCAGAATGAGTCGATGACCTCCCAGCTGATCCAGACCACCCGTCGTGTGTCGGTTGGTCAGCGCGATCCGAACAACCTGGAAGATCAGCGCCAGCTGCAGGAAGCCTACATCGACCTGGTCGAAATGGATCTGCAGGGTCGACTGAAGAACGGTGCCTACGGCGAGAACGTTCAGATCGCCCGTCCGGAAGAAGCGTACCGTCTGATGATGGCGCGTTCCTATTCGCAGCGCATCACCCAGTTGCTGTGGGTGCCGGCGGAAATGATGACCTACATCGCGTTCGACTACAACGAATACGGTATCGGCATCTCGCTGCTGCAGAAGTCCAAGATCATCGGCGGTATTCGTGCGACGCTGCTGTTTGCTAACACGATGGCCGGCATCAAGAACTCGATCGCCCGTACGCGACTGCAGATCACGCTGGATCAGGACGATCCCGAGCCGGACATGACGGTGGAGGAGTACATCCACAACTACGTCCGTCAGAGCCGCGGTATGTTGCCGGTGGGTATCAACGAGCCCAACGACATCATCGCGCATCTGAACAACGCTGCTGTGGAAGTCGAGGTCGAAGGCGATAACCCGCGTTATCCCAACACCAAGATGCTCGTGGAAAGCTACCAGTCGGATAAGGGCAAGCCCGATACCGAGCTGGAAGACTCCATGCGTGACCGTCACCTGATGGCCCTGGGCATTCCGCCGGAGCTGATCGTGCAGGCCAAGAACCTGGAATTCGCAACGCAGATCGTGCAGAACAACCTGCTCATGACGCGTAACGTGATGAAGTACCAGGATCTGTTCCTGCCGTTCATCGAAGAGCACGTGGTTCGCTACGTGGTCAGCTCCCAGCCGCTGATGGACGAACTGCGTGAACTGGTGCGTGCCAACATCGACACGCTCAGCACCGCGCAGAAGAACGACCAGAACGAAGCTGACGCTACCGGTAAGGTCGATGTGGATGACAAGGACCTGAAGGCACTGGTGGGTCAAGTCCGCAACAAGGACATCGACGATACTGTCGGTGTCGATGCGGTGATCTACGAGTTCCTGCAGAGTCTGCGTCTGACCCTGCCGACTCCGGAAACCAACGTCATCCGCAACCAGAAGGACGCGCTGACCGATTACGAAGACGCTCTGGAAAAGATGCTGAGCTACTGGTTCAGCGAAGAGTTCCTGACGTCGGACTTCTTCGGCGAAATGTCTTCGGTGGTGGGACCGACCAAGGCTGCGATCAAGGCGCACATGATGCGTCAGTACTGCCGTTCCAACAACATCCTGCCGGAGCTGGACGATCTGACTTCGATGGATTCGTTGGAAGGTCCGTCGCTGGATCTGATGAAGACCGTGCTGGGTCACCAGGATGGTCTGCGCGGATCGCTGCTGAGCTTCATGAAGCACGTGTTCGAACAGCAGAAGATCGCCAACCCGCAGTACGACAAGGCCAAGGAAGCCGTAGGCGGCGATGCCGGTGGATTCGGTGGTGACTTCGGTGGCGGTGGTGGGTTCTCCGATACCGGTACGCTCGACGGCGGGGACGTGACGAACGATCCGGCCAGTACTGACGGTCTGGACGCGACTCTGAGCATGCCGTCTGGCCCAAGCGACTCGGATTCGGAAGATGAGGAAGGTACCGACCCGTTGGGCGACCTGCCTCCGATCTGAGGAAAGGGCAAAAAAAAAGGGAGCCCCGGAGGGCTCCCTAAAATAGGTGGGGTTTCAAATCCCACCCCCTCACTCGGCATCTTCCGATCGCCGAATTCTGGTTGAGTATGCTTCTACGAGCACATCTCGAAATGGTGTCCCCTCCGGCTGTGAGGCCGGAGGGGGTTTATGCCGTTAGGCAGGTTTAGAACAGTTCACCGCGATCGAAGATCAGCAGCGCCGTATCGTTCAGCAGACCACGCTTGAGTTCCAGGAACTTGTGGTCGGCGGTCATGATGTAGCGATGCTGATAGACCATCTTCACTTCCACCGTACGTGCGAAGATGGCCGATGCCGCTGCGTGCAGTGCCGGCTGATGGCTCGGCACGATCAGGCAACCGGTATCCAGACGCAGGCTGATTTCCTCACGGGTCTGCGGGATGGTGGTGACCGAGATACGATCCACGAACACAACCACATTCGTGAAGGTGAACTCGGCACCGTCTTCGACTTCTTCCGTACCTGCAGCTTCGACTTCAGTCGCAACCACTTCTGCCGGCGTATCGTCACCGGTCGGCAGTTCACCTTCGCCTTCCGGATTGTCCAGCTCGACCGCTTCAGCAGCCATCTCTTCCGCGGCCATACGGGCCAGTTCATCCTGGGCTTCCTCTTCCGCGGCGTGCTGCGGATCGAAGTAACCCAGCTCGGTCAGGTAGACGGTGGTGTTGGCTTCGTCCAGCATGGAGAAGGTAGCGTCGATGATCGACGTGGAGTTCTCCTGCAGGATGTCCAGCATCTCGTCGTTGCCGAAATTGGCCACCAGCGCAGCCTTCAGCTCTTCCCAGTCGCCCAGGAACGAGTCGATGCTCCACTTGGTCAGTGCCATGCCGTCAACCAGAGCGCCGTTGACTGCTGCGGTGATACGCCCATCCAGCGAATTCAGCAGATCGGCATCTTCCAGCTCCTTGAACTTGGACAGCTGCGTGTGCAGATCATCCAGCGAGTCGGCCTGTGCCAGCGCCTTGGCCCGTTCCGCCCATTCCTCGTCAGGGAACACGAACAGCTGCGGGATGGCCATGTACATCTCGATGGACGACTTGTCCAGGCCCGGAGCACCAGCCAACTTCAGACCGGCAGCACCCTTGCGGATACCGGCCGACAGCGTGTCCACGATCAGGACCTCGCTCGGGTCGGCGACGAACGGAGAGATCTCCACATCGACCAGCTCGGTGCTCGGCGGCAGTTCGAAGATCGCGTCTTCGTCGACCGTGGACATGGTGTTGTTCCAGTTCGGCTTCAGTGCCTGAGCCAGTACCCAGCCCGAGGCGACCTTCTTACCGCTCTGGATCGAACGCCGCTGACGTTCCTTGGCAGCCAGATCGCCATTGATTTCGTTGTCCAGGTAGTCCATCTGTTCGGTCCATTCGATCAACGACTCGAGAACTCGGCCGTCGGGGGTCTTGATGTAAGCCAGCATGAACTCTGCCGGATCGTAGGCCATCGGGTACGGCTGGTCCCGATCACCGGTGAACGTGGCGTGGCCCAGTGCAGCCGGGCTGACTTCCATGCCGTCGGGCGTGATGATCAGGTCGAACGGACGCATGTCCAGACCGGCCTGCACCAGATCGTTCGGGTCGGTAGCCATTTCTGCGACCGGCTCGTACTGACGGGTCGGCGACAGAGCAGCGGCCGCGTGCGGTGCTGTGGGCTGTACCACTTCCGGCTTGGACGGAGCTACGCCCCAGGTGAAACCACCGGACTTTTCTTCCGGAGTATTGCCGACCTGGTGCGTCGCTGCGTTGACATTGCCCACGTTGCCCGGCGGTACGTTGACAACCATCGTCATCGCACGTTCGTTCGAGCCACCGGCGTTACCCGGATCATCGGCGATGTTGGTCATGTCGTAACGACCCGGAGCACGGACCGTTGCGCCACCGGCACCGACGTTGATCGGAGGAGCATTGGTCGGGGACCAATGCGAACCTGCCGACGGAGCCGGCCCTGCGTTGACATTGCCCAGCGTAGACGGACGACCCGTACTGCCGATCGAGCTCTGCATGCCGTTGTAGGAACCCGTCTGCATCGGACCGGACAGGCCCTGCGGCAGACCGCCCTGCTGACCCATCGGCATCCCCGGCATCTGCATGGAAACGACGCCGCCCTGGTAGGCCATCATCTTGAAGTTCTGGATGGCGCCCTTGAGCTGCTGGCCGCGGTTCTGCAGGCCCTGGAAGTCCGCCAGCGTCTGCTGATCCATGATCGTCAACAGCTGCGGGTTGCCCATCGTGGTCACCGCCAGCGTCACCTGGACAGCTTCCTGTGCCGCCCGACTGGCAGCGGTGTTCAGGTCGTTGCCCTGGGACAGGAACAGCTCGGCCAGATCCGCAGCGAACTGCACGGCCTTGCCGAACTCCTGGTTCTGGTACCACTGCTGCGACATCCGGGAATGGTAAGCCGCGCGCCAGTAGCTGGCGGCACGGTTGTTCTGGATGTCAGTGATCATCAGCGTCACCATCGCGGTCGCTGCGGGAGCGACCGTCGGTGGGAACTGTGCCGGGATCTGGAGCTGCGGCAGTTGTGGCAGCGAGTTGATGATGAAGGTTTCATCGGTCTGTACGCCATTGTAATGCATGGTGTCTCCTGCTTCGAGAGGGTGGGTTTTATGGCTGTTGTTAGCGACGGATCAAGGCTTGCACCTTGTCCAGCAGCGGCGCCATTTTGGGGTCTTGTACGAGAACGCCGTCACTGTCAAACGACAGGTACGGATTGAGCTTGTTACGTCCAGACGGTTCGGACTTGGACATCGTGTTGTACGAACCGACCTCGGCGATGGATACGTCCAGCTGGCGGCTGGCATCCACACCAGATCGACCACCTGCGGTACCCGTACGCGAACGAGGGCCCGAGGAGTCCGCCTGCAAGACGGCCTGGCAAGTGAGCTTGAACAGCATGTTGTCACCTGGGCACGATACCGAGGTAACCTCACCGTGAGCGGAACCAGAGATCTTGTACACCACATCCGGCTTGATGTGCCGGCGCAGTGCGTTTTCCACATCTTCACGACGCAACGGCCGTTTACGGCTGTTGGCATCCTTGTCGATCTGGAACATGAAGCGATTGACCGCATTACGCAGATCGTCCATCACGTAACGCAGGATCATCAGACGCTTGCCGTACATCGAAGCAACCGTCGACATCGCATCGGTAACGCGGTTGGAGAACGTGAAGCTGATGTTCGCCATGAAGTCGTACATCGAACTGCAGTAGATGCCGATCTTGCGCAGGTTGACCTGGGACTCCTGGTCGAGGCCGCTGTCGAGTGAACGCAGATGCGTGTACACGTCTTCAGCCAGCTTACCTTCGCTGTGATCGCTACCGAACAGCAGATGCCCCAACAACACAACCCAGAGCCGTTCCTCATCGGCGTACTCGGCAGTGACACGGTTGGGGAAATGGTCAGCGACGTAGAAGAACGCACCGACCATCGTACGGGTGTCAGGGGTGATGCCAAACTCCGTCTCCGCATTGCGACGTACCGCCATGCGAAGGTTCGTCCCCAGCTGCAGGCGGCCATTCGGAGCCGGCTGCTGATTCTGGTGGATAGAGCTGCAGATCACCCAATCCTTGGGCGGGTACTTCTCAGTCGTGATTTCATCTGCAGTACCCACTTCCACGGCAGCATTGCAGTAGAGCGCGAATGCTTGCTTCAGGCCGTAGCGGGCGAACAGGTAGTGAGGCAGGATGGTCTTCATCTTGGTCAACAGCGAGCGGCTGCGACCACGCGACTTGATCTGGGCATTGTGCAGCTTGCCGTAGACCATGTAAGGCGAATCCCTTCGGCCATCCAGGAAGTAGTGATACGGAAGTCGGAACAGATTCGTCCTGAGCTTGTTGAAGCGCATGAAGATCGAATCCATACCCACACTGATCGCCACATCCGCCACCACTGGCGTGATATGGAACCAGGCTCCGCGAATCCGGATCAGACCGCCCGGACGTACCGAGGGCAGTTGGATCGGGATTTCCTCCATCAGCTCTCCTTCGAAGCTGAGCTGATAGAACATCGTGTAGAAGTCACTGGGCGCCGTTTCAAACGTGGTCTTTCGGAAAGCACGCTTCTGACGCTTCAGGGTGTCGTTCAACGCTTCTTCCGGCGTAGCACGCCGGCAGCCAACGTACTGCACTTGCGCCGGGAAGTCCTGTGCTGCGACCTTCCAGATGCGTTCTTCCACGTAACGCTCGACGAAGGGCATCTCAAACGCAGCCAAGCCCTGGGTGAGCTTCTGATTGAACTTCGGCTGTCGCTCGAGGAGCGCGTCGAACAGTGGGATATCCATCGAATGACCTCTCTATTTCTTCTCGCGGATTTTTTCTATCGTCTTCCAGAGTGCTGCAAGACCCACAGCTACGGCCGGTCCGTACTTGATAGCTTCGATGACCGCCTTGCGATACATCGATTCCTTCTCGGCATTCTCTTTCTGGATAAGAGCTTCTTTCTTGAGCCTGTCTTCCAGCTCTCGCAATTCCTCTTCTCGTGCAGCTCGCTGAGTTTCGAAATCACGAAGCATTCTGGCATGCTCCAGTTCCATCCTGTTGCGGTCACTCTTCAGAACTTCTGCAGCCATCGCTGTCTGCAGCTTTGCCTCATCCAACGATCGCTTGTAGGCCGACTGTGGATCGCCCAATGTCGCCGCATCGCCAGGTGTGCGATACAACGGCAGGATGTCGTCCTTCAGCTCCCGGAACTGATAGTAATCAGCGCGGGCATAATCGAACGGCGAGGTACTCTCGCCAGGATGAGTCGAAGTGATGTACACGCCGTCCTGATAAGCGCCCGCGGTCACAACTGGTACTTGGAATACCTGACCGTTGATGTTCATCCATCGCGAACCGAACTCGCCAGTCCGATCGACGATCTTGACCTGATAGTGCAATCCGTTGGTATGGTCGAACATCGGATCCACCGTGATCAGCTGCTTTCGCAATCCCAACAGACTGTAGGGATGTACTGGGGCAGATGCGACTCCCTTCAGGGAGATCACGATATCCAATGCGGGGACATAAACCGAGCCGCCTTTGGCAGCCAGCTCTGCGTGCGTGACCGTGAACTTCAGCGATGCCCGTCGGTGAGGCGAGTTGTTGAAGCCCGACGGATTGTAGACCACGCCCAATGCCGAGATCAGGTCCTCGGAGGGTTTGGTGGTCTTCGTTCCGGAATCATCAGATAGCTCTGAGTTATCCAGATTTACATTGCTCTGGTACTCCTGTATTTGGACCACGCAAAAATCACCCGATCCACCGCGAGTGGGAGGGGTTTGGATGCGCTGGCCAGACCGAAGGACGACCGTGACTGGGACTCTCATCCCGTTGTGATAGCTCTCCTTGATTGTGGCTGAGCTTTCACTCAGACTGTTGGATTCCTGAGCAGTCATGACTGCTGACGAGGGCACGAGATGAGGAAGTGGTACTGCTGGGGTTGCTCGCATGCCGGTTACCTACACGTTTCATTGCAGCGCTCTACTTAGGGATAATACGTGTATGAAATTCGTTTCAGTGAAAACGGCATAGCGGAATAAAACTCCGGGGAGCCGAAGCTCCCCGGAGTCCACAGCGGGCTACTACTGTTTGTTGCGAGGTTCCTAGGAGAGGGGCTATTGCTAGCCCCTTCCCTAACCTACGCTGCCCAGGTCCGATTACGGAGCCGGCGGGACGTAGGTGTGGCCGTCCAGGTACGGATTGGAGATATCCGTGGCCAGGGCCGGGGTGCTGATCTTGTCGGTGGCAACCTTGTGCAGGTTGACGACGTCGATCACGCCCATGATGGCGCAGTTGACCATGTGCAGCGTACGCGGCTGGACCTGGGTTTCCTTGATCTGCTGGTTGCCGCGGGTCACGTTGGCGACGGTGGTCACCAGCTCCGGGATCCACAGGTGGTTGCCGAAGCTCAGCGGATCCGGACCGTCCTGGTCGTCGCGGGTCAGGGTCAGGATGATCTTCCCGAACATGCGCTCGTCCTGGGTGACCACGATCTTCGAGGACTGGAAGGTCTCGCCGAAGGTACGGGTGTCGCCCGGAACGATCAGGTAACGCGAGATCACCTGGTCCGTACCGACCACCAGGGTCGGCATGGTGCCGGTGCCGCCGGTCAGCACGTCCAGGGCGGCCTGGTAACGGCTGCGCTGGATCAGGCGGATCGCGACGTCGCGGATGGCCTGCACGAACACGGCGCTGATGTCGTGCGCCTTCTCGTGCGACTTGATCGAGTTGATGGCCTTCTCGAGATCCAGCGTGTGCTTCTCGAAGTACGGCTTGATCAGGTAACGGCCCATGCCGGGGAACAGCTTGACCACTTCTTCATCGCTGAGGCCCGGAATGAAGTGCTCTTCCAGGAAGTCGGCGGTGTTCAGCAGCGCGGTCACCGCGTTGTTGCTGTTGCGCACGCGGGTGGTGGCGATCAGCGCCTTCAGGTCGGCCGCATCGGTGTTGCTCGAGTGCGGGGTCTGGATGCTGATCGGGGCACCGACCGGGATGTGGTAGCGGTTGGTCTGCAGCGTGTTGTTCAGGCGGATGCCCACGGTGCGACGGTTGCTGTTGGTACGGCGAGCGTCGACATCGTAGCCGATGACCTTCGAAGCTTCGACCGCGGCCTTGATGGTGGCGCCGTCACCGGTGGTGGTGTCGACTTCCAGGCCCTGGTCGTCCTTCAGCGAACGCAGCTTCAGGCCCATGGCGGCGACGGTGGTGTTGCCGGTTTCGACGTTCATGTCGCCCTTGATCTTCACTTCGAAGATCGCGGTGTAACCGGAAGCAACCAGCGCGGCCAGTTCGGTCACGGCGGTGCCGTCGACGGCCTTGGTGTCCTTGTCCATGCGCAGCAGGGTGTCGAACGCCAGGATCAGTTCGCGGTAGTTGCCTTCCGGACCCTTCACGAACGCATTGCGCATGATGGAGCCGGTCGAGAACTTGATCGCGGCCTTGCCGGCAGCGGTCTGCACGTACAGGTTGGAGATCTTGGCACCCTTGTCCAGGGCGTCGTTGATGTCCAGCGCGTTCATGCCCAGCAGCGGCTCGTAGGCCGACAGGCCCAGCAGGTCGTGCTCTTCACCCATCAGCAGCGGGGCGGTCGGGACCGGCACGCCGGCGACCATCACGTTGCGCACGGCCACGGCAGCAGCCGGGACGAAGGCGGCCTGGTTCGGAGCGCCCAGGTGGGCCGGGACGACCTTGGTGGACTCGTCGGCCAGCACGGTCGGATCGACGTAGGCGTCGACCAGGTTGCGCATCTTGACGTCGTAGCGCTTGCCGTCGTTGTTGTGCTCGGCCTTGTCGAAGACGCGGACCAGCGGGACGGTGATGTCGATGCCGCCCAGTTCCGGGGTCACGACGATGGTGCGGAAGTGGGCTTCGCCGAAGGCGTCCTGACGGGCCGCATGCAGGTTCCAGCTGACCGAGTAGTCCAGCATTTCCTTCAGCGGGGTTTCGTCGAACGCTTCCTGCGAGGCGACCGGGTCGCCGAACATCATGCTGCCGGCCGGGCCGTGGCCCGCGGTCTGCACGACGTTGTCGCCGGAGGCGGCGGACTGGATGGCGACGCGGGCGTAGTCGGACAGGTTGCCCGAGGCGGCCAGGATGACGGTGGCGGCTTCCAGGCCCGGACCGAAGCTGGCTTCGATCTGTTCCTGCGAGGCGGTCGAGGCGCCCTTCAGGGTGTTGACCAGCCAGCCACGGTTCTGGGTCAGACCGTTGGTGGCCATGCCCAGAGCGGTTTCGTCCAGGGATTCGAGGCCGGCGACGACGTAGTTCGCGCGGGTCTTGTCGGACAGCATGCCGCCTTCCTGGGTCAGGGCCAGCTTCACGGCGCTGTTCAGGGCATTCGGGTTGGTCAGGCTGGCGTTGCTACCGGACTTGAGGTGTTTGGAAACGACGGACATGGAGCTATCCTTTTTTCTGCGGATGTGGATAATGGGGCAGCAGTAGTAGCCTAGGTACCTACCCTTCACGGGTTCAGCGTTCCCACAGCGGACTGCTTGGCCGCTATGAGCAGGCCGATCTCTTCATGAAAGGCTGCCAAGAACTGCAAAACTGCAAATTCAGTGGCACCGCCCGGTAGAGTTTTACTACCAAATCATTAGGCATGAAATGGTTTGAGTTTTTTCTACCATATCTTTAGGCTGTTTTTACCGAATGTTAAACGGCAGAAACAGAAGGGCGGTGTTTCACGTATTCCGCGAACACCGGAAGGGCGGCCAACTGGTCGAACTGGTAGAACGGATGGATCTTGGAAATGAACTCATACCAACCATCGGTCGGCATGCCTTCAGCAACAACTTCCGAAGAGTTCAGAGTGTAGACAACCAGCTGGTCATCGACGTACAGAACTTCCGGAGTGGTCGACGGACCGATCTCGACCACGGTCTTGGAGGACAGTCCGCTGAGGGCGCGCTGGACGAGCTTGTCCAAACTGCTGTAGCCGGTGGTGGAGAAGATGCCTGCCAGCAGGTTCGGAAAACTCTCGGTCAGCGCACCATCGAAGTGTCGGTCAGCCGTCACATTGGCGTGGATGTAAAACGCTACGTCGGCCGGGGATACTATGCTCGTGAGCAAAACCGCGTCCTTCCACACTGCACGATCGGCACCGGAAGCGCGGTACGCCTCGACCAGGGCCTCGGGCACGAAAAGACTTTTCATCAGTACACCTCTTAGCTGGAATTAAAAATGGATCCGAAGCTGCTGCTCGTAAAGATGTGCACCCTCCTGTATAAGGAGAGCGTCTCATCTGATAAGTCAAGAAGTAGCGTCGAGATCGTCAAGCAGGTGATCGACACCATCAAGTTCCCCGAGACGGGGATGGACTTCGATAGTACGCGTGAGACCCTTCAGGCGCTGCGTGCTACCGTGAAATGGATGTGTGAGAATCCGCGAGACCACATCTACGACCGTGGCTCGTTGCTTCAAAGAATACGGCTCAATGCCTCCGAGGACGAGATTTTGTATCTCGCTTTCGAGCAAGGCATCGATGGAGTTGTGGATGGCGATGAACTGACCGTCCAGATCTCCAACGGCCATATGGAGCTTCGAGACTACCTGACCGACATTCAGGTAAAAGAAATCATCAAGAAGGCGTACCAGCGTGCGCACTTCAACAATTCCGGATCGACCACCATCGGTCCGCGTGCCATCGCTCGTGAAATCTCCGCCCTACTCGAACCGTTCACAGCGGCAGGTGAAGACGAACATATCGATGGCCTGGTGTACTCGTTCGACATCACTGACGATCAGAAGATGTTCGATATGTTCGATCGTGCCGCTGCGGAGACCTCTGCAGAAGGTATCTTGAAGATGGGCTGGCAAGGTCTCAATCGCATGACCGGCGATCATTGCGGCTTCCGTCGCGGCGAGACCATCGTTGTCGGCGCTCTGCAGCACAACTTCAAGACCGGCGCTACGATGAACATGTTCAAGCATGCAGCGCTTTACAACAAGCCCTGGATGCGTGATCCGAAGAAGAAGCCGTGTCTGGTCCACATCTCCACTGAGAACGATCCCCATATCAACATGATGTGGCTGTATCAGAACCTGATGGAGAACGAGACTGGCGTCGAGTGCGACCTGTCTCCGTTCAAGGATCCGGATCCGGAGATTCGTACTGCCGCCATCAAGGCAGCAGCGAACTACGTCAAGGAGCAGATGACGGTCAACGGCTACCACATCAAGATGTACCGCTTCGACCCGTCGACCACCACGTTCTACTCGATCACCGACGCCCTGGACAAACTGCACCAACAGGGTTACGAAGTCCACATGCTGGTTCTGGACTACCTGAACATGTGCTCCAAGGCAGGCTGTGTGACCAACGGCCCGATGGGTTCGGAAATCCGCGACCTGTTCCGCCGCGTGCGCAACTACACGGCTCCGCGTGGCATCACCTTCATCTCTCCCCACCAGCTGTCCACGGAAGCCAAGGCGCTCGTGCGCAATGGCGTGGAAGACTTCGTCAAGGAAATCGCCAACAAGGGCTACTACGACGGCTGTAAGACGCTGGACCAGGAAGTGGATATGGAGATCTACATCCACATTGAGAAGCATGACGGCAAGTCATGGCTCACCCTGCAAAGGGGGAAACACAGAAAATCGGGCGTCCTTACAAAGGACAAGGACCTGTACTGCGCCATTCCGTTCCACGACGCAGGCGGTATCAAGGACGATGTCAACGGCGCCGATCAGAGTCGTCGGAACATTCGTGGCGGCGACATTGGTAGCGGTTCGGAGCAGCCCTGGTGGGCAACCGGTCCGGCCAACGTCACCACGGTCGGTTCCTCCACCACCCAGGTGGGCGGAGATGCAGCGAACCAGGATCCCTACGCCATCGAAGATGGCGGCCTTCCTCAGGCGGCGTAAGTCGTCATCCCTCCCTGCTTCGGCGGGGAGGGAGAGTTGTGCCCATTTTATGGTCTTCATGGCCACGAAGAGGGAGACCAATGTCAGGGTCGTTGTTGTGGTTGTTCTTTACGGCCAAACATGTGTTACTAGCTCACGTCGTGGACTTTGGCTACAGCCAGGCCCGCTCCACCGAAAAGGACTGGAGGTGGTTGGGTATGTTGGGATGGCTCGCAGCAGAGCTGTCTATCTCTACCGTCCTGTTGCTTGAAGTGATGAAGGTCGATCCCCTCTGGTACCTGTTGTTTGAGGGGGTGATCTTGATCGGTACGTGTTTGGTTGAACGTAAAGCACCCCTTACCCGTCTCCTCGGCACGCATGTCAAATGTGAGTTGACCGTGCTGGTAGCTTACGCAGCTATTGCCTGGTGCGTAGTGCGGTGAAAAAAAAACAGCATATGTTCCCTCCCCTACCCGAAGGTAGGGGAGGGTTTGTGCCGTCAGGCCGCTGCAGCGTTGGCTTCCCAGCGACGCTCGCTGTTGAGGTAGACGTCATCGGGACGACGACGCAGGTTCAGGCTGGGGACTTGGACGTAGCGATAGGTCATGCCCTTCCAGATCAGCGTATCGCCCGGCGTCGGCATCGGATTGGCGCGACGGACTGCGACGACCAGCTCTTCGGCCTCGCTGTGCGTCAGGCGATCTTTCTGTTCGAAGATCGGATTGGACACACGGAAACGCGTGTTGATCGAAACGACCGTGTTCGGTTCCCGCTGGCCGATGGTGTTGGTGGCCGGCATCGACTCGATGACCATCTTGCCGATCAGTTCACCATCGGTCGCCTTCTGGTGGGGCAGCTCCACCAGTGTCACCTTGCCTGGACCCTGGCCGTACCAGGTCAGGTGCAGGAACCAGCGCCACAGCCAGCGCACAGTCTTGAAAGCGGCGATGAAACCGTCATGCAGAGCCATCGTCATGATGACGGCAGCTGCGACGATCGGGTGGGTTTTGTTTTCGGTTGCGGTATTCATATACGGTCTAGCTCCTTTGAGAGATGAGTGCTCGATCGAGATCGGCTTGCACAACGAACTTGGTATCCAACATCTTGCGGTCTTCACGACAGGCCCGTGCCAGACGATGCAGACCGTCGATCACGACCCAGCGGCCATTGTCGATGGTCTCATCGTAGAACACCAGGATCGGTACTTTCAGATCAGCTGCTTCCACACGCTCCGGATCGGGAGTGGAGTGGTCCAAGATCCAGTCGAGCTTGTCGATCGACAGAGCGCGGTTCAGGCGCTTGTGTGCGAGCCGTAGCAGCGTGTTCAAACGATACTGCTTGCCATGATGGGTGACGGTGGATGAGGACTTCTCTTGATACGGACGATGGGCCATGAGCGGTAGTGATCAGTTGACGGTGTTGTTGCCTTGGACGATGTTGCGTCCACTGGTGCCGGCAATGCCCATCTCGGCAGCCAGCATCGGGTTTTCCTGGACCAGCTCGTCCTTCAGATCATTGAGGGCATCCTTGGTCATCCCACGCTCGACCTTGATGATGTACGCCGTACGCGTCATTGCGTCATGGACCATCATCTGGTTGCGCGTATGATCGTCCAGGACGGCCGCCCATTCGATGATCTCCTTGTCATCCCAACGTCTGTCGAAGTCGCCCATGACGCGCTCACCCATGTCGCCCTTGCCGCTGTTGAGCAGTTCGATGGCGCGGTTGATGAAGTAGGTACTCGGGATGCGAGGGAACAGAGTGGCGCGCTCCTGGATCTTGGCAGCCACGTCGTCATCCATGAACTTCAGGAACATGGTCTCGATCGGAGCATCCGGGTTCTTGACCATGTACAGGTACGTCATCTGGATCCCGGTTTCGTCCAGACGATCGCGAGCGGACGTGACGTAGTTGGCGGCTTCTTGGACTACACAGAACATGCACATGAGTTAACTCCTGGTGGATTAGTGTTCGGTTTGGGTGACGCCGTCGTAGATGCCCAAGGCAGCTGCGACGAGGTTATTGTGCAGCATCTCCGCGCGGTGCAGATTCGTACGGCCGTTGTCGGACAGGTTGGCGACGATCAGGTGTGCGAGAGCGAAACAGCTGTAGGTGTGATACACGTCTACGGCACTGCGCTGCTGGGAATCCAACTTGCCCAGCCAGCGACTGTATTCGTCATCAGGACGAGGATTGATGCTACGTCCGTTGAAGTGCGCGATGGTACGCTTAGCATGCTCGAAATTGCCGGCTTCGATATCGGCGCATGCGCCGCGGACGAAGTGCATGATCGGCAGACCTGAGAAGGTCTTCAGATAGTGCTGGACAACATGACGGGAATCGCCTTCGGGCAACTGCTCGATGCAGATCGATTCGGGATCGCGACCCTTGACCGATTCGTCATGGAGGGCCATGAAGATCTGAATGCCGATCTGGGCCTGGAGCTTTTGCTGGAGCTGGTGAAGGGCGGTATCTGCTTGCTCGCTGGACATTGAGTTGACTCCATAGTTGTTTGGGGGATGTACTCCCAACAGTGTTATGTATATCAAATATATTCCATTGGGGTTCAATGATATGCCGTGTACGACCTACGAGGCCTGACATGTTCGGCACCAACACGATATTGTGGTTCGCAGTATTTATGATACTGCTGTTGATCAAGCATTACGTGATCGACTTCGCTATCCAGGGCAAGTACATGACTCGCCGGGCCAGTAAGAAGGATTGGCTCATGCCTCTGGTAGCGCACTCCGGTGCCCATGGCATCGCTACGCTGATCGTCCTGGTTCCCCTTGGCTATGTCATCGGAAACGTCCAAGCGGTCCTGTTGGCCGCACTGGCGGACGCTACGTGTCACTTCATCATCGACCTGTCCAGATCCCGCCTGTTCCATTACAACGTGTTCCAGCCGTCGTACTGGACGGTACACGGGATGGATCAGCTTCTCCACAACGTGACGTATGTGGCACTGACCGCATACATCTGCAAAGTTTCGCTGGTCTGACCTCTAGTCGTGCTAGGGCCAGTTTAGTTTTCATTGCGCGACACTAACCAAGAGGTTTCTCCAATGTCCCTCCCGTATTCCGGCAAGGCCGGTCTGGCCTCCCTGATCAACAAGCGCAACGGTACCGGCTACACCGCCGACACCGTCGGCAACGAAGCACCGGCGGCCCATGCTGGTCCGAACGGTGAAAACACCAAGGTACTGGTGTGGCATACCGGCAAGCCCGATGTCAAGAAGGACGTGTTCTACGACCGTCTGGACCTGGCCGACGTCGTGGTCGACCTGGAAGGCGGCTACACCCCGGACACCCTGGTCGACCTGCTGACCGCGATCAATGCCGAACGCAAGCTCGACATCGCCGTGGAAGACCTGGAAGAGATCTCGCCGTTCCCCGAGACCGGCGACGTCGTCCTGAAGGCCGCTGCTGACTCCCTGGGCTACATCGGCACCGTGACCGTGACCCTGGGCGCTGCCCAGCAGCGCGTCGCTCCGCAGAGCTTCTCGGCACCGCCGGCTTCGGAGCCGGAACCGACCGGTGACGCCTCGCAGGGCGAAGGCGCTGGCGAAGCTTCGGACGCTGCGGCCGGTGATGATGAAGAGATCACCGAAGAAAACACCCGTCCGGACTAACGGTCGGCTGTAGGCGCATAAAGCCAGCCCCTCCCCGCTTAGGCAGGGAGGGGCTTTATGCCGTCTAATCGATCACTCGATTTCGATCGTTCTTCCAGCCGGACGTTCCGGCTCCAACTTGGGTATCGGGAAGTTACTCTTCAGTTCTTCACGGAAACGACTGATGTCGCTACCGATCTTGCCTTCACCGACGTCGTGGATGTACTTACCCGTATCGGCCGAATGCGGGAGCGATGCGTTCCAGCGCTGCACGTCCAAGCAGGCCAGTCGGTAACGCTCCAACGCTTCCAGATCCTTACGGGCGATCGCCCACTTCAACTTGTACATCAACCAAGCGAACATGTCAGCTCTCCTTCCGGGTGGCCTTCCGCAACAGCTCATTCAGATCGCTGTTGTCGACCACGAGGTACTTCCGCTCCGGCTTCCATCTACCGAAACGCAACCAGCAGAACGCCCAGACGAAAGGCGCGATGAGTTTGCGGAACATGGCCCTTCCTTAGAAGTCGACGGGGAACATGATGCCGGCGTCGTTGCGGATCTTCAGGTTGGTCTTGTACTGCGCGTGCTGACCTTCCTGCGGGGAGTGCTGGGTCTTGGAGATGTCCAGGTACTCGCCGATCCAATCCAGCACCGCCACGCGTTCCGGAATCGGGAACTCGCTCTGGAAGCCGAACTGGTTGTAGACGTCCTGGGCCGACAGATAGATCCAGTCGCGCAGATCTTCGTAACGCAGGTGCTTGCTGCCATCGGCAGAAGCCAACGGACGGCTGTCTTCCACCAGCAGCCAGTGTGCCCAGTCCAGTTCGGACTGCGTGACTTCACGGATGATCTGCAGGATTTCTTCCCACTTCTGCTCCATGAAGATCTTGCCGCGCTCGGTCTTGAACTCGTGCGCCAGCACCAGCTTGTCGAGCGTGACGTGCACTTCAAACTCGTCCTGGCAGATACGCTGGACGGCGTTGACGATCGGCATGAACGCCTGGGCTTCCGGGATCTCGGCGATCGCGAAGGTCACCGCGAACGAGGCCATGAACTGGATGCGTTCCAGCAGCAGCAGCGCGATGGTGAACATCATCGCGTGGTTGTAGGTCTCCTGGTCATTGGGGACCAGACCCAGTGCGTACTGGTGGGAGCGCTCGTAGGCGGCGTGCATGACACGGCCCACGGTGGACAGCCGGCGCATCGCTTCGGCATTTTCCAGCACGGTCTTGAAGACGGTGTCCGGATTCGGGATGCCCAGGCGAACGATTTCCGAGTACGTTGCGGCGTGCAGGTTCTCGTTGTCGGTGACGCGAGTCCATGCGGCCTGCAGTTCGGCGTTGGAGATGAAGTTGCCCATCACCGCCAGGATCGAACGTGCTGCGGTGGAGTCGCCTTCCCACTGCCAGCCCAGAGTGTGGAGCATGCGGTCGGTGATCGCCGGATCGACAGTCAGGAACGCAACCTGCGCCTTGTCGAAACCGAACTCGTCTTCGGACCAGTCCAGCGACTTCTGTTCCTTGTACACGTCCCAGATTTCCGGGAACTTGCGGTGCACGGTATCGAACAGGCCGAGGTCTTCACCCAGGAACAGCGACTGGTGTTCGGCGTAATCGGTCTTTTCGGTGTTGAAGATCTTCGATGCCAGGATCGGCTCTTCATGCACTTCTTCGTGGATGGCAGCAGCCAGGCCCTGGCGAACGTGTTCGCGCTGATGGAAACCCGAGCCCATCTTCAGCAGCTTCTGCAGCAGCTCGTTGACGTTGCCGACTTCGAACTGGGAGATCAGCGACTTGATCTGGTCATCGCCGGCCTCGTGCTTCTGGAACGGACGCGACTCGGCTTCCAGCTCGGCGACAGCGTCGGCCATCTGGTCGTCGATCTTGCCCAGACCGATATCCGCACGGGAGACCTTGTATTCCTCGCCCGTCAGGCCGTAGTCGCGACGAATCTGCTCGTCGAGCGATTCACGTACGATCACCGGAGTCATCGGACCATCGAAGCTGGTTGCCAGACATTCGATGGCGGGGATGGTGCTGTACTCGGCATAGCTGGCGTTGGTGAGACCGCGATCCACGACGTCTGCCGCGTGATCGACCAGGATATCTGCGGCAGGCCCATCAGCAAGGGATGGGGAGTTTTCGCCTGTTTGTTCTTCGGACATTGCTTTGATTCCTAAGTGGGGCAGCTGGACACTGCCCCACACGAGGGGTTGATTACAGAGCGCAACCGCCGGAGCCGCAATTGGCACCGCCGTTCACGTTTTCTTCGGATACCGACACCAGCTCGCCGGACAGGAGCTTGACTTCCTTGGCGGTGTGGCTGTTGAGGTAGTAACGCGTCTTCATACCCACCGAGATGGCGTGGATGAAGTTCTCGATCATCTCGACCGTACCGATGCGTTCGCCGTGACCGATCTTGCGATACTCGTCTGCGGAGATCGCTTGGTCGGTGAACTTCTGGATGACACCGTAGACATTGAACATGTCCTTGGTCTTGATGTTCCAGGCGTACTGGTACTGGTACTGATCGTGATCACGAGCGGCCCAGCGGATCTGGTTGTTGCCGTCCTTCTTGACCAGCACGTCTTCACGGATCGGGTAGACGGCGTTGGACACACCCATGCCCTTGGACGACGACTCGCCCGGCATGTAGGCCACCAGGCACGAGTTGCGGATACCGCCCTGGACCTTGACTTCACCACGCAGACCTTCCCAATCGCGCTCCAGCACCGCATCGGTGATCTGGTCGATCTTGCGGCAGTAGGAGTCGATCGGCATCCAGCCTTCGGCCCACTTGGTGCGATGGATCCACGGCGCATTGCCCAGCTCCTTGGCCAGACGCAGCGACGCCTTGACGGCGAAGTACATGTGGCTCTCGGCCACACGGTGGATTTCACGCAGGCCTTCCGGACTGTCGTAGGTCAGGCCCTTGCGAGCCATGTGGAAGGCCAGGTCCATCATGCCCATGCCGGCGTTCAGACGCTGTTTGGCAGTGTAACCGATGTGCGGCAGCTCGTAGTGCGACATGTGGATGCACTTGTCGATCATGAGCAGACCGTAGTACATGGTCTTCTCGTAATCTTCATCGTCTTCGATGTTGGTGACCACGATGCCGCCGATCGAACACATGGCCACTTCCGGCTCACGATCGCCATCGGACGCAATGACACTTGCGGTGCCCTTGGCAGTCAGCACGGTCATGCCAGCACGCAGATCCTGCGCAGCCAGGTTGTAGATGACGCCGTCCTGCTGGAGGATCTTGAACGGTTCGACCGAATTCAGATCCAGCGAGTCGACCTTGCCGTCGATCTCCCAATCGACCCTGGTCTTGGCAACCGGGCCGGCAGTGTAGAGGTCGTTGACCAGCTTGTAGCCCCAGGTCGGTTCGACGATTTCCACGCACAGGTTCGAGGAGAAGATCGGATCCTTGAACGGGGTGTGGCGGTTGATCTCGTCGATGGCAGCCCAGTAGTTGCGGCCGGTTTCCAGCGCTTCGTCGACCAGAGTGATCAGCACTTCACGAGCAGAGACCCACTTCTTGTCGAAGGTCTCGTCCGCTTCGTACTTGGCGTACAGGGCATCGAACTTCGGGCCGTCGCCAGAGAACATGGCGGCGTAGAGGTCCGGTGCGGTGAAGCTGTTGAACAGGAAGATTTGCTCGTCCTTCGCAGCGCGGCGAACGAAGTTCTTGTTGACCAGTGCGGTGTAGTCCATGCCACGCAGCTGACGGTCAGCCGGGGTCATCGGATTCTTCAGACGCATCAGAAGTTCGACTTCCGGATCGTATGCGTTGTAGAAGTCGTTCTTCGCACCACCACGGCCGGCCTGGGTGTTGGCGCCGACGTTGCCCAGCGACGAACGCAGGTAGGGGTACTTGCCCATGTGCGGGAACAGACCGCCACGGACCGGGTCACCAGCCGAACGGGTGTTCAGGTGGCTGCCGATGCCAGCGCTGGAGTAGGTCATCGTGTAGTTGATGACTTCACCGGCCAGGATCGACTGGATTTCATCTTGGGTGGTGTACAGGCAGCACGACGCGTAGCCGTGGTGCGAGGTGCCCAGGTTGATGTAGTTCGGGGTCGGAGCGTTGAGCTTGCCGAGCGAGAAGCGGTCGTACCACTCCTTCAGGTCGGTCATGCGGCGATCACGCGGCTGCGATTCGGCCAGAGCCATCGCCATGCGCATGAAGATGTACTGCGGGGTTTCGTACTCGGTCTTCGAACCGTTGAGACGGCGATCCTTCAGTGCGTACTTGCGGCGCAGCTGATCGAGCTGGAAGTGCGGGTAGTTCATGTCGCGGCTGTGGTCGATCATCGCTTCGACCTGGGCGTATTCTGCGTCGCTGTAGTCCAGCACACGCATGAAGTCAACCGCTTGGAGGCGCGCGTGGATTTCACGCACGGAAGGCATGTCTTCGGTACCGTACATCTCCTTGCGCATCAGCGGCACGTAGAGACGACCGGCCATCAGATAGGCAGGCCAGGAGCGCTGGGCCAGGCAACGCTCAATGAAGCGCTTCTGGAGGGCCGCAGAGGAGATTTCTGCGGGGAGCTGACTGGTGACTTCGACCAGAACGGTCGGCCAGTCGACACGGTCGGCCAGGTTCTCGGCAGCCCAGCGTCCCCAACGGGAGAGTTTGCTGGGGGTGAACGGCTGGCGGGTACCATCACGCTTGATGATGGTAGTGGTGGTGGTTGGTGACATGAGGACGTGAACCTTGAAAATTCGGATTTCGAGGATGGCTAGTATGACCCTAGCCGCATACCTCAGGTCTCCCCCAGGAAAAAAATTATACTTGACATAGCGGTTATGAGACGACTCAAAACCGTTGTTGGACGGTGAGTCAAAAATACGAACAGGGCCTATGCTTTGCCCACTGAGGAGACACCATGAGTAAACCCGAATTTTCGATGATCGTCGCTCACGATCTCAATCGCGCCATCGGTCTGAACAACAAGCTGCTGTGGCGTCTGCACAGCGACATGGCGCATTTCCGTCGCATCACTGCTGGCAAGCACGTTCTGATGGGGACCAAGACCGCCCTGTCCATCGGACGCGCTCTGCCGGGCCGTACGAACCTGGTGATGACTCGCCAGAACATCGCCCCTTACGAGGAGCAGCTGGCCGTAGCGAGCCTGGAAGAGGCCCGTGAGATCGCTGATGGTGATGAGATCGTCTGCATCGGCGGTGGCGAGATCTACTCACTGATGATGCCCTTCGTCAATCGCATCTACGTGACCGAAGTCCAGATCGAACTGCCCGAAGCAGATACCTGGTTCCCCAAGATCAACCCGGCCCATTTCCTGAAAGTGGGTAGCACCGACTGGCTGAAGGCTGATCGCGATCAGTACCACGTGAAGTTCGTCGAATACAAGCGTCTCTAAGATGATTCTATGGGCTCCTTTAGAGCCCCTTAGACATCACTTGGGAGCATTGCAATGGACTTCACCAAAGCTGGCAAGGATCTGCTCGTCGAGCTGTTCAACACCGCCAACCCGACCCTGAACGTTCCGGTTGCCGCCGTGACCTTCAACGCGCCGGCGGCCAACGACGGCGCCGATTCGGCCACCCGTGACGCCAAGATCACGATGACCGCCGTGCCGGGTTCCGGCTACAAGGGCGCTGCGAACCTGACCTTCCAGCGTCTGGCCATCGATACCGACGTCGTCGCCAAGGGCACTGCCACGGATGACGAGTTCGACAAGGGTTCGGCCACCCAGATCTCGGACATCGTGGCCCTGCTGAACACCCGCTTCAGCGTCAACCTGGTCGCCGGTACCGACTACACCGACGGCGCCCTGCCGGCGTTCGACGGTACCGAGCCGAACGAGACCAAGACCTTCACCCTGACCATCCTGGCCGGTTCGCTGGTCTACAAGGGTTCGGTCGTGCTGACCGTCAAGGCCGGCGACGTCGACCTGGCTGGCCGCACCACCGGTCTGGACGGCTTCGCTTACGACGGCCCGACCCAGGGCGGCTAAGCCATTCCTCCCCTCGGGAGCTGCGTCATAAAGCCCCTCCCCGAAAGGGGAGGGGTCTCTTATGCCGTCGATAGGTCAAACGGGCTTCAGGATGATCTTGGTGGTGCCGATGTAGGTCAGCGATCCCGGCTTGGCCGTGATGTCGACTTCTTCCGTACCGATCACCGGACCGGAACGACTCCACTCCAGATCATCCGTACCGAAGCCGAGCTTGTAACGCTCATTCATCATGTCCAGCACTGCCGGCAGGGTGACGTCGGCAGGCACGCTGAAGGTGACGTTGCGACCACCCAGAGATGGCTGCAGATCCAGTCGGGTGTAGAACAGGTCCTTGGGACCTTTGAACCGGGTGGTGCCAGTGCCGGTAGCGGTGACCTTGGTGTTCTCAGCGGGATGCTCAACATCGGAGTGCGCAGCAACATCAGAGAACGTCAGGTCACCAACGACGAACTTGGTGCCGTTGGCCTGGTTGATCAGATCGACCATCAGCTCCGGACCGGGCTTGCTGTAATCCAGTTCCATGGGGATACCTTCAGTGGAAAATAGGAATGCTCATAGGAAGAGGCATAGAGGACCCCCTCCCCGAAGGGAGGGGGCTATTCATTGCCTTAGGTACCTTGGTCGTCTTCAACACCGGGGTTATAGAAGGTCGGACCGCCGTAACGCAGAACGCGTCGGCCGTTGGACTGCCAGTTCACCGCGACGAATTGACCACGCATACCCCACTTGCTACGATCGCGCGTGTTGACCGAATGCATCCAGCTGGTGAGTGGCTCGAAGTCGATACCCGGACGCATGGGCTGGCCGGCATGGCCGTACGGGCCGATGCTGATCCGGTAGTTGCCGTTGTCACCCTGGTAACCAGTCACGCCCGCAGCTTCTGCCGATGGCGTGAATGTACCGCCGATCCAACCACCCAGACGGTAACCGCCGGAACCATTCTGCATGACCGACAGGGGGACGAAGGTGCTCAGGTCCAGCGTCGCAGAACCCTTCAGCACCAGATCGGCATTGGACAGCAGGTGCCACGTACCGGTTGCGCCATTGTTGAAATCATCGTTGATGTTGGCGAACCAGATCCGACCATCGGTGTGGGCAACCACAGTGCCCAGGCGAGAACCGGTGTTGTTGCGAATCTCCACCGGCCACAGACGTACCTGACCAGTTGCAACCGGCAGGTCGTACCAGAAGAACGAACCCAGACCACCGCCGGCACGATCGTGGTAGCAGAACTTGCCGTTATGCTGCGTCCGATGCCAGAGTGCAAACGCCGGTTCGCCCGAGTCCACCGTCTGGATGTGGAAATCGTTCGGCATTGCATTGCCCAACAGATCGATACCACGTGCCCAGTACTGACCCACCGTCGCATCCGGAGTACCGAAGCTGTTCAGCTGTGCGCAGTACAGCATGATCACATCGTCCACCGCAGCCGACACCATCTGGGCGACCTTGTTCTCACGAATGCGAACCAGGCCATGGCCGACCACGGTGGGGGCACGACGATCGATGTAGATCCAGGACGGTCCCTGGGCGACAGCATCGTCCGGGGTAGATTCCACCAGAATACCGGTCGGAAGCGAGACGGCAAACTTCGGGAAGCTGGGGCCGAATGCGTGACCCGCATCGATGTTGCCTGAACCCTGACCGAAGATGGTCGGGAGATCGGCCGGCACCGGGGTACTGTCAGCACTGGTAACGCGAGCCGAATCGAAGGCGAACCACTGGCTGATCACCGGCACATCCGGTGAGGTCTCATCACCCTGAGTGGGCGATGTCGCGTACGTGTCCACCGTATCGATGTAGACGTTGAGCTTGTTGTCCAGTAGGTAGATACCGCCCCACCAGCCCGGCGCCGTACCAGCACCCGCCAGGATCTGGTTATTGACGCCCGCCTCGAACTGCGGAATGTCAAACATCTTCGAGCCCATCGGCTGGACGATCCGGACCTGCTGGAACGTCGATGCGTTGGCAAAGTCGGTACCGTCAGTGAACTGAGCGTTCTCGAACTCAACCGTCAGGTTGGAGGTGATGTCATTGTCGGCCTGGTTGGGGACCTTCAGTTCGACATCGAACACGGTCTCCATCCGGACACCGACACCAGCCGACGGCATGACGAGCATCGCCCTCATATCCGACTGGACGTACTCGATGACCTGGCCGGGACCGGTCAGCGGATAGTTGCGGGTCGAATCGTTGACGTCCCGCACCGAAGCCGGGTGGCTGTTGGAGACCAGCGTCAACTTGATCGGGCGGGTGTAGTTGCTCTGGTCGATGCCCATCTCCACGCTGCAGACCTCATCGGCAGTGCTGGGAATGTACCACATCGTCAGACGCTTACCGTCCGGAGAGAGCTCGATACCGCCAGAACGACTGTTCTGCTCGAACTCGGCCTTGTTGTCCACGATGTCAGCCGCTTCAAAGCCCTTGTAGAACGAGTAGTCGGCATTGTACATCTGCACGAAGAAACCGTTGTGGATGTCGATACCGGCCGTCACCAACGAACGGTTGTCCAGACGGGTCAGTGCCAGACGAATGCCGTAGGACGTGGCGATGGGCAGCAGCTTACCGCTGTAATCCAGGGTCGTCGTGCCCATCGGCAGTGGACTCGGCTCGGGGTCGTCGGCGTTTTGTCCCGGCGGGAAAGGAGCGAACGTATCGCGACCCGCAGAACTGATGAAACGCCCCCACTTCGCTTTGGGTTCGTAGATCAGCTCGGCCTGCCATGCGTTGGCGGTGTCAGCCTCGAGTCGGATTCGCAGATTGATCCCGGTCGGATTGTAGTTGTCATGTGCCTGATCCGGGACGATGTAAGCAAAATCGCCACGGTCATTGACCAGATCGCCGATCGGGGCGTACTTACGCTGCAGGTCAAGCTCATCCCAATGGATCACGCCGAAGTTCTCGGTGTGGCTGACTGGCTTCAGTTCGGGCTCCATCGGCTCAAAACCAACGCCGAGTTCCTGGACGGGACTGAAGAGCTGTGCGGTCTTGGCCATCAGCAAGAACTGCTCGAAACTCGGCTTGGTGACTTCGATCGTCGTCTTCACTTCCTCATCGTTGACCGGTGTGTTGGCGTTGAAGAAGAAATGACGTTCGGTCGGCAGAACCACCCAAGGTTCGACGATGGTGATGTAGGCCATATCCGGAGAACCGGCCTCGTATCCACTGCCGGACATCAGACGCACTACCAGGGTCTTGTCGCCGTCGGAGACACCATTGTCCAGGGTCTGGACCGTCACGCTGGCAGACTCAGCGCCTGCCGGGATCGTGAGGGTGGGACCGGGATACGTGTAATCCACGTCGGGGCGGGCTTCCGAGTAATCCAGGTTGACCACGGTGTCGACACGAACCGGACCATCGATCGAACGGACCGTGAGTGCGAACGACTGGCCAGCATCGACGTATCGCTGCGACTCGATCGTCAGCAGCGGATCGAGCACTTCGCCAGCCGGCTTCTTGATGGTCAGCTCCAGCTGACCGACGTAGGTCAGACAGGTCACGGTGGCTTCGATGGTCACCTGCAGATCGTTGTCCGGATCGATCGTCCAGTTGTTGCCGACGATGTCTTCCGCACCCAGCATGATCTCGAAACGGGCATTGATCAGCGGGATCAGATCGTCAGTGGTGAAGTCCGTCGTACCTTCCGGCAGATCGAAGGCGACATTCTGCTGACCCAGCAGCAGGTTCAGGTCCACACGTCGATAGTGCAGAGGCTCCGGGCCCTTGAACGCCACGCGATCGGTTCCCTTCACCACGATGATCGTGTTGACGAAACTGTGTTCGGGGTGCGTACCGGGCTGGGGGTTTTCCAAGACCAGGTCGCCCAGCCGGAAGCTGGTACCATTGGTCTTGTTGACCAGGTCGTAGAAAAGCTCCGGACCTGGTTTGTTGAATTGCGGGAACGTGGACATGGGGACTCCTTGGGTTACAGCATTCGCAGTGTCAGGTCAAGCGACCCGACGAGCATCACATTGGTGGGAGCAGCCTGGAGAGCGATCTGCACTGAGTCGCCCGTCAGATCCCACTGACCGTCCACAAACTCGCCTGGCTCCAGCTGCATGACGAGTCGGGCATTGACCAGAGCCAGTACATCAGCCAGTGTGTAGATACCCTTACGATCGACGAGATATTCAGGATCGTGGACATCGTAGAACTCCGTCAGGTCCCAACGTTCGTACTGAACCAGGGTCGAGGAGTGGCCACGGGCAGGGATGGTCAGCAGAAGACTCGTGTTGCCGCGAGCGGACTGAGACGGTTCCGGATCGGACAACTCGACGTCGGCCAACGTGAGCGTGAGGTTGTTGCGGGTGTTGACTTCGTCCAGGAAGAGTTGCTTCAACGGAACGGGAAGGTTGTACATCAGGTGCTCCAGCAGCCCCTCCGTTCAGGAGGGGCGATTATGAGGGATGCTGGCTCGCGGTTGCCCGCTGGCTTATGGGTTCATCTCGAACTGCAGACCGGACACGGTGGTCGGATAGAACGAGGCGAAGTAGCCTAGCCGATCGTTACCGCCCGGCATGGTCAGGTCGTCAATCATCAGATTCCGCTGGAACATCTCCGGCGGAGGGTTGAAGGTCAGGGTCGACAGATCGGCCTTGCGATCAACCGTACAGTTGTACGGCGCCACATAGACGTAGTCGGTCGACGAAGTGGTTTTACCGACCCATTCGGGGATGTCCACACATTCGGTGATCTGTCCGGCGAAGGAGATACGCCAGAAGCTGTACTGGCCGGGAGCGCTATTGAGTCCGCACGCGTCCTTACCCACCAGCAGACCACCGGTGAGTTCACTGCCCGGCTGGATAACACCGGCGTCACCGTCGGAGGCCGAGCCAGGATCCTTACCGAACCTGGGGAACTTGAAGGTCAGCGTACCGTTGGGAACGACCGAACCCAGATCAACGCCAGGATCGCCCGAGAGGATCAGTTGCGGTTTCCAGGTCGCCGTGAATCGCGCAATGCGCCAGTTGTAGCGCATCGGAGGGGCAGTCTGGCCAGGTGCCTGAATGACAGCCTCAGCCATCTCAGGACACGATTCGTCCAGAGTCACCACCATCAGCGAACAGCCAGGAACGTACCAGCTCGGAGGCTCCATGCCCGCATCGATCACCTGCTGGATAGCAGCCTTGATCGTGGCCTTGTCCATGACCTGGACGTTGTTGTACTGGGAGTAACTGCCAGCGTAGGTGTCCGGCTGCTGCTCTTCCGGAACGGGGTTACCTCGAGCATCCACCATCCAGAGAACCGGCTGGCAGAACCAGCCCGGCGAGCTGAGGATCGTGCAGCCCTGCAGGTCGTTGGAACCTCGCAGCAGGAATTGCTCACCATCGGAAACCATCAACGAGCGATCACCATTGGGACGGATCAGCAGATGCTCACCCGGACCCATCAGTGCCATGCGATAACCGACAGGACCATCGGCGTTTGCCTTGGGAACGTGGATATCGAACTGGGTGGCGTACAGTAACGATTCGGGTTTGGCCGTGATCGTGATGGTGTCGTGCGCATCCGTACCCGGATTGCGAGGACCGATGACGATCTCGCTGAGGATCAACTGCGTATAGCCCAGGGCATTGGTCGCATCGACAATCTGCTGGTCAGTAGCCCCAGCAGGAACATCGACGAACACGTGCTGGAACAGGAACGCATTCTGCAGATCCACACGGCGATACCGCACGATACGATCGTTGCGGAACTGCTTGGCGCGGATGCTAACCGAAACCATCGTTTCAGCCGGGTCGCCAGCTACAGACCGGGAGGGTCTGCCGATGATGACCGTGGTTTCCGGATGGTTGGTATGCGAACTGCGAACGACCAGCTCCAGGAACTGTTCCCTGGGCGATCGGTTCGGATCGATTTGGATGTTGGCCATGTCACTCCTCGCTAATCAAGCGAATGCGGATACGAGCGAGCTGGGTGTAGTCGGCCGTGCTGCCATTGTTGCCGATCGGGTTGAAGTTGAATCCGATGAAGTTGTTGAAGTGGACGCCAACAATCGTACCGATCTGGGTATAGCTGCAGAACGGAATGACGGGATTGATCGAGTCGACGTGGAGATTGACTTCGCCCTTGTTGAGCTCACTCATTTCCATCATCAGGTTGACGGTCTTGCCATCAATCTCGATATCGGTCTTACGTCCCGGCATGCGCACAAACACCCAGTAGTTGCGCATCATGCCATTGTGGATTTCCAGGGTGTCGTCATCGATCATGTCGATGTAACTACCGTCGCCGTAATAGCGGCGGGTACCTTCGACCTCACTGGGTTCCAGCGGATCCACCGTACCGGCCAGACACATCTCCACAGAGACATTGGCCATGTCGGTGTATGGGAACGTGCGCATGTCGAACTCGGTGTCGATGTCGACGTTGACCTGTCGGATCTTCAACGTCAGCACGCCCACCGAAAGCAGGTTGGCGATGTTGGGAGACATGGTCACTTCGACCGTACCGCGAATCTCGGTCAGATCCGAGAAGGTGAAGTACTGCGACTTCAGAAGCGGTACGCCGGCAATCTGGTTGATGCGATCGATGATTCGATCGGCGGTGATCTCGCCGGCGAAGTCCAGCACGCGATCGGAGATCAACGGGTTGATCAAGTCGATCATGTCCACGTACGGCACCCGTACGGTGATCGCTTCCCGGCCCGGCGTGGTTCCCTTCGGAGTGGCACGGACGATGGCCTTATCGCCATCCAGGTCGTCCTGGGACCATTCGTAATCATCAGCGGTCAGGATGAACTGGTGTTGCTGCTCGATACGATCGATCAGGTAATGACGAAGATCAAAAAAATTGAGTGGTGAAACAGCCTGGGGACCCGAAGGTCCCCAGTTCTCCAGAACATCCATGACGGATTTCCTTAGTCTTGATTGTGGTTGTCAACGAACCACTGTGCCGCCACGACGGTGACCTTCCCCTTGAAGTGGAAGAAGTCACGCAGCGAGATCGACTGCTCGGAACCACCGCCCACGCGGATGCGACCGGAGCTCGGCCCGACAGGATTGATGTGGTCGATCATCTGTCCTTGGCCTTGCTGGCCCTGGACGAACACGTTGATGGTCTGATTGCCGATGTTGGCAGCCACGGTGATGTGGGCGCCCTCGAACGCCGCCCAGTCGACCGAAGCCTTCTGAACGATCTCGCCGTAGCGAACCAGGAAGCTGCGATCGGCAGCGTCGTACTCCAGGGACAGGAACGGATCGTCCTGGCCTTCCACCGAGATGATCTTGGTCACGCCCGTGGTCGGCAGGGTGAGGACATGCACACGTGCGCCGATGAAATGTCCCGTGCTGCTCAGCTCCATCAGGTCCGATTCCAGGCGCTCGAAGCCGGAGAACCGGATCAGCGACGGACCGGCCATTTCCGGAGCGTACTCCTCAACCGTCTGGGTCATGTAGACCTGACGATACGGCGACAGCGAGAGCCTGACACCGATGCTGGTGGTGTTGGCTGTGCCGGCAGAGTGCGTGAGCACCAGCACGGACGATTCGGCAGTGATCGGAATCGCATCCCAACCCGAGGTGCCGTTCAGCTTCCCTTCCCAGCTCAGCAGGCGGGTACCGTCAGCATCAACGTTGAACAGCTGCGCGATGACTGTGTCGGTGGATTGCTCCAGTGTCAGCGAGTAATCGCCACACAGGTAGTGCGAGTTCAGGTCAACCTGACTGCTGTCGACTTCGATCGGGAACTCGTAGAAGTGTGGATTGTCCGGACCGCCCAGGGTTTGGATTACAGCCAGAGGACCAGCCAGCGGTTCACGACGCGTACAGAACAGCACGCGGTCGATACGGTTGGGCCACTTGTTGGGCAGGGCAGCATGTACGCGACCCAGCCGCTGGGAGTGATTGATCTCAGCCAGCTGCGCGGCAGTGGTGAGCGTGTTCATACCACCGTTGGTCGCCTCGAGCATCTTGAATGCGTCGTTCGGGGAGATCAGTACGATCTCACCATCAAACAGCATGGTCTGATTGTTGCATACCAGACGAGTGACCGTCTCACGGCCGGTGTCCAGGGTCACCACTTCGAACGTGTCATCCAGCAGATCGACGTTGACGTGTTCCTTCAGCGCCGCGCAGATGGTCTGCGGTGTCCAGGCTTGCGGGAAGGCCAGCACCGAACCACCCGAGAGCTGCCGGTTGAGTGCGTTGGGCTGCATGACGATGGTGAAGTCTTTGATGACCTCGTTCAACGGCGGCAGCACCTGGACCTTGAACTTGCGCGGCTGGCCGGGATGGTCACTGTCGGGAAGGCGGGTGATCTCGACCTGATGGGGCGTCAGACGCGGACCGCCCTGACGAACGATAGCGTCCAGCAGGACCTGATCGATGGTGGTGTTGGACATGGATGGATCCTGTCATTAGTCATAAAAAAGGGGATGGTCGTAGAGGGCGGCCCGTAGGCCGCCCTCGTAGACTTAGGAGATCGTGGACAGCATCACGGCGTTGGCCTGACCCAGACCGGGCAGGTTCATCTCGAAACGGATCGAGGCCGGCGTTGCGTTGTGGTAGATCTGGACGACGATGTTTTCTTCGGGGGCGCGCTGGACGCTGTGGATGTAGAACTCGGTATCGGCGGTCCAGTGGGTCACCATCGTCAGGAAGATCTCCACGATCGGATGCAGACGCAGGTGACCATCTTCTGCCGTCAGCGCGTAGTAGTCGGCGATGATCTTCTCGATCTCCGACAACTGCAGGCGGCTGTTCTCGTTGATCTGCGACTTTGGCATGCGCAGCACCGTACCCGGATCAACAGCGTCCGGTGCCGAAATCGTCACCTTGCCCATGGGGATCGTGTCGATGTCCGCATCGGCCGGCAGCTGCGGGAAGCGGGAGACCAGGTAGCGATCGTCGAAGAGCACTTCTTCGTAGGGACGTTCCACGGCCGGCGCGGTGAAGCTGTACTCGAAGCCACCTTCGGGCAAGGCGCCGAAGCGCAGGTCGGTGTGGGCCATCAGGTGGTGGTGATGCGGCAGCTCGATGGAGTGGCGGATCAGTTCCAGGTGATTGATCGCGGCCTGACGATCTTCGGACAGCAGGTTGTCCAGGGACAGGATCGTCCTGCCCATCGACACGGTCGACCACAGACTCCAGTCGACGATGACCATCTGGCTGCGATCTTGGTCGGACGGCAGACCGGAGAAGCCGTCTTCGTGTTCGACTTCGAATTCGTTGTTTTCGTGGGACATTGCAAGTACCTCTGGAGTAAGAGTCGGGGGATGACACATTAAATAGAACCGCTATGTAATTCTGCAGGAATCTCTAGCGACGGCATAAAAGCCAGTGGGGAAATCCCCACTGGCTTTAGCCGGAAGAAAAAACGACTGAACGTGAATCGGTCGCTGCCCCTTGCGCGCCCATACCGAAAATAGGGTCTAGGGTTAGAGCGTGTTATGTCTGTCCAGCACAACACGTCCATCACAGATCGGCGCCCTGCTAAGCGTATACCCGATCTATAACATAGGTGAAAAGGTGTGGGTCTACTAGCCCACATGGAATCCAGGATCATCGGGGAGTGATGACGGGAAACTTTGCCGCTACGGGATGGGGATATCCCTAGCAGCCATGCGCGGTAAGGCCTAGGAGCACTCGTCCGCAGATCATTAGGGAGTCATGTCAGAAATTACTTCAGGACGATACTGATCCCACAGCTTGACATGAACGTCCTGAATGACCTGGCCTTCCAGATCGATTCGATACAGGATGTCGTCACCGACCAGCACAACCCGCATGACGTTCTGCGCGGTCCGTTCGATCCTCACCAAACTCAGACCGAAGTTGCTGATCAGTCCGGCCAACGCAGCCAGTCCCGATGCCAGGTAGGCACTGGACCCTTGGACATCCGAATAGCCCAGGCTGTTCACATACCCACGAGGATCCAGTTCGTCGACAGCCTCATCGTGCCCATGGATATCGCGCAGTACCCAGCCTTCGGATTCGATCAGGTCCAGGAGCTTCTGTGCGTCCATACGACGGGTTTCGATCGACAGGAACCAGGGCTGTTCACCCAGCTCCTGAAGGATCTCGTCGGAGTACTGCGGGCCGACAAGGATGCACTGCACGTCCTTGTCGTGCTGAGTGACCATCTCAAAGCGCAACGGTTGGGTGCGGGTGCCCATCCTGTACAGCGTGGCGGCGACGTTGTCGCAATACACGTCTTCAATGTCCAGCGGACCGTGTTTCAGACTCATGATAGATATCCCCAGAGTTAGTTTTCTTCGAACGTCGGCAGAACGATCAGTTCATTCGACTCGTTGTTGAGATCCGGCACGATGTTGTCACCGTATTTCCTGCGCAGGAGGTCTTCATCCAGGGCCATCTGATGGGCCTCATCTGTCGTCAACCACGGACGACTCCTGTAGAGCTGCGGGTACTGGTCGCCCGGCCAGGTTTTGGCGAAGTAGTCTTCGACCTCGTGTCGATCGACCGACTCACCCCTGCGCTTCACCATATCAGCCAGCGGCAGCCCTTCTTCACATACACGCGGTCGAGCCGGGATACCGTACTCCGTCCGGGTTTCGGCCTCACGCTTGCACGGGCCGCAGTGTCCGCAATGACCTCCTTCATGGGGGAGCTCACAGACCCACGTCAGGTCCAACAGACTGTAAGTGTCTGCGTCGTCGCCAACGCCCAACTCGATCTTCTGTCCATGGAGACTGGACATCAGCTTGCCTTTACGCATGGTCGCCAGTGGGAAGTAACACTCCACCGGAGTTCCCAAAACCACCCTGCCGAGATGATAGAACGTCTCGGCAATGTCGTGGAGCCATGCGCTGATGTCGTCCCCCATCAGATAACCGACTTCAACACGGCTATGCACTTCCGGATTGAACTTCATCAGAGACGCGGCGATCCATGGCATCACCTGTCGGAACTGAACGCTGTTCTCGCCCTGCGGACAGAGTTGGGACAGGTTCCTCGTCTGCATCACGGGTGAGCGGAAACTCTTAGCTGCTGTTTCGTTGACGACCTGACCGAACTCTTCGCAGTGCAGGAATGCACTCTGGATCTTCTTTCGCGCCAACATCTCCCGCGACAACTTCTCGGGCGCCACGTAGGAGTCTGCCGATACGGTGTCGAACACTCGGCCATGACCGAGATGACCCCAGATCAGGTACGTGGAGTCCACACCGCCCGACCAGAGCACCAGCGGTCGCTTGTTGGTGGGGGTCTCGTAGTCGGGGTTGAACATGTCGTGTTTCATATCGATCCTTGGTAGTGCCAGGGCAGTTAACTGCCCTGGCGTTTATGCCGCTTACCTGCCGAAGAGCTTCTTCCACAATCCGGAGAAGCCAGGCCACCCACTCCCGGAAACCCCACCTTCGTTGACCATGATCAGTGGAGGAGCTTCGATTTCATCGGGTATCCCGCCAGCCCCAGATGCCACCGGCAGCCGTTCCGGCTTTGGTGACGTATCCTCGGTCTTGGGGAGTTCAGCCTTCGGGTAAGCTGCGAACCAATAGAGCGCCGGACCGTAGATGCTGTCCTTGAGCTCATCGTAGTTCTTCCCGTGCCGGGCAACCTCCATGGCGGCATGGGTCACGCTCCGCACCTGTTCTTCGGTCCCGTACTGGAAGTCGCCGATACCCCAGGCCACCGCCTGGTTGGGATACGGCTTGCCCTTGACCAGCGGGAAGTAATGCATCTCCATCTCCAACAACCACTGGCGATTGCCGGTCAACTTCTTGACCAGTGCCTGCGCCCGCTCATCCCCACGCCACTGGTCGATTTCCTCCCAGCGATCCATTTCGTCGGTGAGCGACACCACCATCCAGAAATCATTGTCATCCCAGTAGTAGCGATGACGGATGGAGGACGGCAGTCCGTTGACCTCGCCCTGGAGGTAATCCTCCTTGTAGCGGACCTGGACGTGGATCGCACCGTCGTTACGCAAACCGAAGCGGCCACGGGTGAAGCGCTGGTCGTCGGAGTCCTCGTACTGGTAGCGGAACTCACTGAACTCCGATTCGCCGATCCAACGGCGCCAGCTGAACCTCTGGCCACGGTGGTCGAATTCCAGACCCTTGATGTGCTTGAACGGGAACAGCGAGTTACTGGAGGTCAACTCCCCGCACGGCACTGGCTCGCGGAACAGCAACGGACTGTGACCATCCTCGACCAGCCGCGGGATCAGCAAGGCGGTACCGTCGGCCGAGCAGATGATCTTGGACAGGTCCGGGACCATATGGGCGTTGGGGTTCTTCTTCCGCAGGCGATGGACCATGTCCGGAACCAGGTCGTGGTAGATCACCCGACGGTGGTAGGGCAGCAGCACCCGAGCATCGGCATCGTCACGGGAGGTATAGCCCAGGCTCTGCAGCTTGCTCTCCACGGTTTCCTGGTAGATCATCGGGTACAGGTTGGGGTTCTGGACCTGGACGATACGAGCCGCACGAGCATCGCCCACGGCCCTGATCACGTAGTACTCGACCTCGGCGCCGTAGACGCCTTCGATATAGCCCAGAGCCAGCTCCTGGCGTTCCTCGTCGATGTAGCGGATGTGGCGGGGG